TCCATCCCTGGTATACCACGAATGGATTACGTCAACGAAATCCCGGTAGTTGTTATCAGCAAAGCCTACCTCGGCACTCGCATTGGCTCTGCGCATTTTGTAACGAAGACGATCAGGTGCATCATCCTCGGGCTTGATCACAAACGGCATCCCGCCGCCATCAGGGTACCAGGTCTTCAACCAGTTACTGATCGGCTGGTTATCGCTTTCAATAAGCTCACAGCTGAACTTGTTGTTAAGCGTAATACCTGGCTCGAGAAGAAACTTCTCATCTGGCTGATCACCTGGCATATTGATCACCTTACCTTCCCAGGTAGGATCGAAGACCCTTAAAGGTTTGATCAGATGATCGGTCACTTGCTTCAGGAGGTCTGTGTTTTCGGGATGGGTGATGTAGTGCCTACCGGTGAAAGGCTGGTTCCACGGCAGCTTATTACGAGCAACCGCGCCACCACGTACCGTCAACAAAGCCAGATCAAGCGCGCCCTGCAAGTCTGGGTTGATCACGACATCAATATCAATCGGCGGCAACATCGGAAACTCTGCCATCAACTTGAGCATTGGGTTCTCTTCAACCCGCTTCACCGCACCATCACGGATTACTTCAACCCGTGGGAGATTGCGACGACGTTGCTCTTCCCGTTCCCGCAGAATGAGTGCGCCCTTAGGACTTACCCCGAACGTTCTTTTCTTTTTAGACATGATAGCCTCCTAATTAGAAACCAGCCCAGAACGTATTGAGAAGCGCGGTCAGTTGCTGCTGACCAAACCCTTCGTAGCCGGTAAACTCACCAACCACTTCACCACCCTTTTCCCTGATAGTAACCAGTTTGTAGGAGATGTTTGGGTTCTTCTCGTGTACCTGGACAATGACAATCGATTCACTGCGCGGACCGGGCATTAACAGGTAAGGAACAGCGACCACATCCTTGTCCGACGTGTAACGCCAGATAGGGTAACCGTAGCCAGGCAATGTCAGAATATCCTTCCACCAGCGGTCTCGCCAGTATTCCTGGTTATCTAGCGTTAAGCCGCCCATGTCGCGTTCCTGCTCAGCAACCAATGCAGCCTCCTCCGGAGTTACGTTGTTGTCCCGGGCATGCTGCAAGACCCAACGCAAACTGATCTGGCGGGTATCCCCGATAAACATGGTGGGTGCTGGGTCGAAGACAGGAGGACCTGGCATCCGGTTAGCCTTCAGTTCTTCCCGTAACCGCACAATCAGCCCGAGACCCATTGCTATCGGATCGTGAGTAGCAAACCACGAAGGCGGACAGAGAAAAACCGGCTGCCCAGGGTTTTTCTCTTTCCAGCTTGCGAAGTACTCGGCTTTTTGTTTCGCATTAAACCAGTTAGCCCAGCTCCAATAACTGGTATCATAGCGTGCACTACCGTACTCATTAACGTTGACAGCAGAGCAGAAGACACTTGGTTCATCTTCAGCCGGAATGTAGTACTCGATTGCTTCAGACATCTTTCATTCCCTTATCAAGGTAGTCCGCCAACTTGCCCCAGAGTTCTTCACGCAATGGACGGTCAGCTAATGGGTTTTTCCAATGAACGAACCGGTTACGCTGGATCTGATATTGCACGTCAGACGGTTCGAAGTTGGTCATGATCATTTCGATGGTAGGCGTGAGGAGATTAACTTCGATCAACGCCAGTACACCGTGTTTAGGATCAGCGGGGTCAATAATACCCACTGTAGCAAATCCCTCAGCCGACACAATTGGTACGGGCTTGATAATAAACTCTTTGCCCGAGTTCAGCGTGAGGGAAACATCTACAGCCAGTCGATCTAATAACGATTCGTTCATTGGACACCTCATTCGTCGTTGTATTTAATCCTTACTAAGCGAGGATCATGCGGATCACGGTAAGCAGTTACACGCCAACGGGTCTTTTCACCAAACTCGTTTTCGATAACCTTTTTAGCAGCTGCTTCCCAGGCATGCGTTAAACCCAGGTCATGCTTGAGTGCATACCAGACCAGCCACTCAGAGCGCACCATACGGCGGTTACCGGGTTCTGTGAACTCAGGCTCTGGATCTTCACGTCCACAGGTTGGGCACGGTGCTGGATTAAGGAGAACGTTGCCATAGCGATCTCTGGAGCCGTGCTCATGGCCAATAGCAGTCGGGGCACTACGGCCAAAGCTTAGCCCCTCAAACATTCTAGCGAGGTTCTTGACCTGACTGACGTCCACCGTCCCGTCAACAGCATGAGACAACGTAGGAGCCCTGCGATCGAACTCGAAAGCATCATTCGTCCGAACAGTGTAACCGGATTGAGGAAGCTCCTGATTGATCAGCATTTTCATAGACACAAATTCTTCACTCATCTTCAGGAACTCATCGAGACCTGGCGTGAGCCCGTGCCGGCAATCAGCAGTCAGGAAGCAGGGACCTTCCTCACCTTCAAACCGCTGGAGCCCTTCCGGATTTAAGCCTGCTTTAATACAAAGAAGTTTAGCTCGTTCGAGCGCTCTATCAATAGCCATCTAGCCCCCCATGTTTTCCATCTCGTCGTCAAAGTCTTGACGGTTCATTTCGTCCAACACCAAGAAAGCGCGACCGCACTTACATTTGGTATCAGTCTTTACGTTAAAGCCGTAGGACGAGACCAAAACAGCTCGACCTTCAGCCAGTGTTTGAATGCATTGAGTCGCCCCCTTACCAGGAAGCTTTACACGGCGCAACGCATCGATCACACTCACACCGAACACACCATAAGTGTAGTCATCCAGGATTTCCTCGATGGCCGCCATGACGTGTTCTTTATTAAGGTCTTTAAGCTGTGCGCCGATAGCATCGCCTACGATCTTAGCCACATCATAGTTGTAATGCGGTTTATCCGTCACAGAAAGATCTCCCGTGCCATCCCTGAGAAGCCGAACTCGTCAAACAAAGCAATCTTTCCGTGGAAGTGTTTAAGGCCTTGATCAGCCATCCACTGCTTAATAACTTCGTCCTGGATGTCAGCTTCCTGCCCAAGATCCCAGCGATCGTTTTCACGCAACCATTTCGGGTTGGCCTTGACCTCGATGCCGTAGATGACGTTCTTGTTGTCGACGATCATACCGTGAGCGCCATCAGCAATCAGGTCAGGTACGATCTGTTTCCACTCAGCCATCATCTTGAAAAACATCTTCAACATCTTGGCAGGGTTCACATCATCGAGAATGTTCTGCAACAGACCACGCTGGATGAACTCAGGCTGATCATTCCAAATCCGACGAGCCATTTTGCACAGCTTCTTAGGATTAGTTGTGAAGTTATTTTTGAAATACTCCAGCACTTGGTTTTCCTGTTCGATAGGGGACAGGTCTGCTACGATTTCTTGTGGATCCACGATACGTTCCTTAATAGTCAAGTTAAACCGTGGGGAGTTGTTTCCCCACGGCTATTCAGTTACGGGTTAGAAATACCAACCAGGAATACGTGTACCAATACCCTGGCAGGTGTTGATCACCTGGGCTGGCTTGTATTCTTCCTGGGGATTCCAGGCACCACTGGCCAACGCCCAGTTAGTGAAGTAGGTGTCAGTGACTGCACTTACAAACGGATAGATATGCTCCCGCCTGCCAACAAACAAAGTAACTTGATCGTTCTCCAGTAACAGTTTGGGTGTGTCTGGATGGTTCTCGAGTGTAACTTTGATCTCTTTCAGCATGTCGTTGATGTGGCGTTCTCCCGCTTGGGCGTAACCCTCCATGTTCTTGGCGATCTCAAGGAGGAGTTTGTCCAGAGTACCTGGAAGAGAGGCATCTATCGGGCCCACGTTGATCGACATGAACAACGGAGTGTTTGGATACCACACCCAACCACCGGTATGACTCTGACGGCGGTACTCCCCGTTACTCACCGGCGGCGCCGAAAATTCATTCATTTGTTGGTTGAAGTAGCTGTAACCAGGTCCGTTGAAGTTGGTACGGTACATCGAGGCCTGCTGGTGCATAAAGCCAGGCCGTTCACCATGACCGTAGCCGGCGTACTGCGTTTGCGAGTTACGACCCAGCCGTTCTTGTATCAGGTTCACCAGATCCAGGCCATTAGGAATCGGCATGTTGGTTGCAAAGGGTGGGAACGGCAGGATCTGTGTTACAGCGAAGTGGTTGAGCAGTTCAGCAATCATTTCATCACTGATATGACCCCACTGACCAGAACGATGACGACCAGCCTGGCGTTCGTGGTAGAAACGCCCTTCCCCTGCCTTTACCTCTTTCGGAACAGTCGCCACAATGAATCGAGCATCGCGCTCAGGATGTGAGAGCACAAGGTCGGTGACGATCTTCTGCAACCGCTCGTTGATATAGTTGGCGCTGGAGATGTCGTACAACTTACCCAGTATCAGGTAAGCCTCTTCAGCGTCAGATACACGCGGATCCGCAATCGCGTTATCCACCTTGACCATGAAGCGCTGAATATCCCAGGCGTTATGCGTTTCGATAGTCCCAACGAAGTCAGCAATAGCCGACTGATTTTCATTCCAGAACTTACGGCTCTCCGAAATATGCAACGCCGACTTGGTGAAGTAGGCCTTCAGGTCGATTACCCTGACCCGATCCAAAGCTGGTTTAGGATCGTAGTACTTTTCAGCACCTTCCGGACGATTCTTGAACGCGATCTGGAAACCTTCGCCCACCCAGAGAGCCCCGTAGCCATGTTCACGATCTGCAAGGTCACCGTCTTCAGAACGAAGCCAATCAACGACCAGGTCGATGTCGTAGGTGTTGCTGCGGAAACGCTCCAGCACGCAGTCAGTGTTCAGGTTCTGGCCAGACGGTGTACCAACCGACAGCATGTGCTTGCCGATGCTGTTGATCACCTTTATAGCTAACTCTTCGTCATAGACGGTAAGGACTTCCTTAAACAGGTCCTGCTGGCTCCAGGTACCCGCATACAGATCGAAAAACGGGAGCAGGTTAATTTTCTTCATGCTGTTACTTCCCTTCCAGTTGATTTAATGTTGGAACAATCTTTATCGCCAATCTTTCTTAGGCGACGAGCGTAAACACCGGTGTGTGCAGACTTGTGGTATCCGTCGCGCATTGACCAGCACCAGAGATCGTCACCGCTTACAATCCAGCCGTCTTCGGAGATACACTGGTATTTAACACCGTTAAACTCCAGATGCCCCGCGCCAGCAGGAACAAACTTCTCGAGCGTTACACAACGACCGAGATTATTGATTTCAATTTTGGGGTCACTTGTTACAACGATGCAGATATCCCCTACTTGCAGATTCTGGTAGTTCATCTTGACGACCGATCCTTTATCAGACAGGTAATATAGGTTTATGAAAAATTAAAAGTTGTGTGAATAGTACTACTTCCCAGGCAAGCCCAGGAAGTAGTATACCGCACTATCCCCAGATCCAGTCACAGATCTTTTTCAGTAGGTTGCGTTTTGCTGCCGGGCGTCCAACCCCTTTGATGTAGCGCTGATAGTCTGCACTCCCATTAGAGGAATACATGCTGGCAGGCAGGGAAGTAATAACACGACGTGTATGGACCACTGTATAAATCCTTTTATTGCGGGTAAGGGATAAGATAGGTTCAGCAGTAAAACAATGTTAGGCTGCTACCATGTAACGGTTATTCACCTTGGGCTTTGGGAGGAAAGCAACCTCCTCGGCACCAAGTTCACGGATTTCAGATGGCTTCACCAAAGCGAAGTCGCTGATGATCTCCCCGCGGAAGTTGGTCTTGCGAACCAGGTCTTGCGCAGTAACAATCCAGCCACCTTCCACATCAGCGGTAAAGTAACCGTCGAAGTGGTGCACGGTGTTGCCAGGGTGTACGTAAGCAACCAACTCAACCACACGGTTGGCGTTAGCATTTTCTTCGTTTGCCACGATTACTTTGTCGCGGACTTTGAATTCTTCAGTCATGATTTTGTTCCTTCAAAATGAGTTAATGGGGTGTGTTACAAAAGGGTTGGGTGTTAATAAAAAATAAGGGGACCTTTCGATCCCCTTTACAGCTACGGCGAGTTACATGCCGAAGAAGCCGAGCGAGCCTTGTGGCGCGGTAGGCTGAGCTTCGATACGAGCCGGTGCAGCAGCGACGTTGTTGTTCATTTCGAGCAGTGGGTTACCAGGCAGGACGCTACGACCCAGGGCCGCACCAGCACCACCCAGGCCCAGACCGATCATGCCGCCGACTACGTAGCGACCGAACTGGCTCTCTACGTGCTGGTCAACCTGCTCACCAGCGAAGAATGCAGCAACACCACCCACTACGGTACCGACCGCCGAACCGACGTTCAGACCACCACGGGCGAATGCTTCCATACCACCGCCGATCACTGCGGAGCCTACTGCGATCCAGCTGGTACGAATGCCTTCGTCACGATCGCCCATCAGGCTGTAACGCGACTTGTCGGAGTAGTGAGCATCACCTTTTGGCTGGTTAGCTGCAGACCAGCGCATGAAGTTGGTGACCAGAGTCTTGCCTTCTTCTTCGCCCAGGCCTTCGCTGAACGTGACGAAGTTCTCGTCGAACGACTTGGTGGCGTCAGCAGTTGCCGAGAACAGAGCCCACAGAGCAGCTTGTTCAGGCGAGGTAGCAATGAACGCGGTCCAGGCTTCGGCGCGTTGTTCAGCGGTGTTGCGGCCGACCAGGGACATGGCCAGTGCGAAGGCTTTAACGTTTTCAGCGATGTTGGAGGTAGCGTTTACTTGTGCGTTCATGGTGTCGTTTTCCTGTTCGTTTGCAGTGGAGTTGATAGAAGAAGTTTGACCGGCTTGGTCAGGCGCAGTGGTTTCTGCGTTGTTGGTTTGTTGCAGGTGCACGTGGCCATCAACCTGAGGAGCCTTCTCAACGAAAGTGGCTTCAGCAGGTTGGCCGGAGACATTGACCTGTGCAGTACCGTTCAGTTCTTGAACCTTGATTGGTTCATTGTTCTGGACGAAGTTCTCGGCTTTCTTGATCTGGTTGAAAGACCATTTGGTACCGAGCTGGTTGTTCACCAGTTGAAGCACAGGCTGGCGGTCACGAGTATTGACCTGTTCCTGATCCATCATCACCGTTTTAGCATAAGCCAATTGAATCGGCTCCGGTGCGCCATCAGTACGAAGTTGGGTGATGACCGCTACCATCATGGAAGCGATGTTGGCAACTTCTTGGTTCTTGGTATTCATAGCGGTGCTCCTGTTAAATTGGGTTAGACTATTCTTAGATACGAATAATCTTTATTATTAATCACACAAGTAATATAGACGTGAAACCAACTGTATCTTAAATTTCTACATTACCGTTGTATGGCTTGCATAATGCCCCGAGTGATGTACTCAGTGCTATTGAGGTTGTCGGAAGTATCAAGCTGACCCGCGACCATTACGCAGGAAGTTACAATGCTTAACATCCCGATAAGGAACAGCGCGGTTCTCATTTCGATAACTCCTAAAAGAAGTATGTTGTTTATACACACGGATGATGTAGTTCTGAAATAAGCTGTAACTCAAAAAGCAAAAAATAAAGGTATCCTACTCCTACTCCCCGATAAAGGGAGTAGGAGTAGTACCGAGTTACGTTTTCTTTGGTTTCGTGATACCGTACTGCTCGTTGTTGAAGATCAGCGTACGACCACCCCAATTAGCAAACGCCTGATTAAGCGCGAGGATGTCATACTTATCGAAGTCATACTTCAGCGACATGTGGAACAAAGGCGTGCCGTAAGAGTGTTGATACCCGGCTTCCTTTAAACGGCGAAACTCTTCCAGCATATCAACGCTGGTGAGTTTGAACACCAGACCGTCCCCCAAAGTTTCCAGGGCAATGACGTTCGCCGAGAATTCCTTGGAAGATGGCGCCAGGTCGCACAACGGCGCTGCGATGCTGCGATCGTCATACACCATGGTGGCGTGTAGTTCATGTTTGGCTTCTGGAGAGATACCCGCCAGGATCAGAGTAGAAATGATCTCGGCCTGCATCTCTGACTTAAGCTGCACACTGATGTAACTGTAATCCGGTTTCATGTGCTTAACCCTTGGTACGTTTGACTTCCACACGCACCAGGGTGGCGCCTGATTGGATACGGGTCTTCAGCCGCTCGGTGGCGATGAGGATATCGTCATAACGCTCTGGGGCCATCAGGTACCCGAACCCGTAACGATCACTTTCTACAAAGAACAGGTTATCGCTTTCCATGAGTCGCATCTCTTTAATTGCTCAATGGTCGAATGTAGAACTCTTCGACTTCGGTACCTTCAGCAAAAGGTACGTTGTCGTGTTCCGCCATAGAAGCGCGGACGACAAACCCGTTACGCACTTCGATGCGCAGCTTCTCCATCTCTGGCTTACCAGTGTCACGGCAAACATACACCAACGGACCACCCATGACCCCCAGGATGCTTTCCAGGGCACGCGTATCTACCTTGTCCGCCACATCCTTGCCGATCTCTTTATAACGCCAGATCCCAGCGTAACGAAAGAATTTGACTGCCCGCATTTACTTCTTCCCTAGTAGAAACTTCAGCGTGACGATTGGGTTCTTCAGATAAGCCATGATCTTGTCGCGCAACGAATAGTCGAGCACTTCATGACTACGGGCAAAACGCTTGTCGTCATAACGGATCGAGAAACCCGAGGCGTCAGCATGACCGCCACCACCAAAGTATTCGGCGATCTTGGAAACGTCCATACACTTCTTCTGGCAGCGAATGGAGTACTTACGTCCGTGTGGTAGATCCATGTAGATCAGTGCGAACGGGTAATCCTTGGAGAGCATGTCGCCCAGGTCAGACGCAAAGAAAATGTTGGCGTTTACCACGGGTACCGTATACCCCATGCACTTCATCATGCGGGCGTTCAATGCTACACGACCGGTGTCTTGCTGGTGCTTACGCAACAGGATCTTGCCCTCGTGGATGAGGTCCAGTGGGTCGCTGTTCATCAGTGCATCGAACTGCTCAACGTTGAACGGATAGGAGAACGCTGCGGTTACCCAATTGTTGGTATTCGGGTATTTGAACTTCCACAGGTCTCGGTCTTCAACGTACAGCAAACCTTCTGGTGGAGGAGTGCTATTGAAATACTTCCAGGCCAGCATGGCGCCAGAATGACTCTCGTCGACAACGAAGAGCCCTTCCAGGTTTCTTTTGGCACTGGTATGGTGATCCAGAACCACCACGTCATGCGCACGCCCTAACAGTTCTACCATGACATCGCGCGGATAACTGAAGTCAACTACGTAAACCACCTTGCCATCGACGACCGGCAGCTTGTCTTTGTAAGCAGCAGCCACCAACTCGATGTCAATACCCATGTTCTTGAAATGGCGCCACACCACCCATGCGGCACCGATGCCGTCCAGACAGTCTTTGTGATAGATGCACAGAACAGGTTTAAACTCAGTATCAGTCTTCAAAGCCATTGCCCCACGTCCCCCTAATGAATGTTGTTGTTAGCGCGCGTACTTACTGAACAGCTTGTGAGCGCTGCCATCAGCAATGGCCTCATCTACCGCCATGTCCAGTCGTCCGGCGTAAAGTACTTCTGGCGTCAGCTCGGAAGGAGCAGGCACGATTTTTGTAATCACGATGCGCTGGATACAACGGGAGAAGCGATGTTCAGCCACTTGCGTCATGCTCTTGCTGTTACCGCGACCGAGGGTCATGTTGCGGAAGTGGGTGACGATGCCGTTAAGGAACACGACGTATTTAAATGCGCATTTAGCGTTAGACACTTGATTACCCCAGGAAGCCTTCGTCGACTTCAGTTGGATTGTTAGCCGCTTCTACCGCCAGCTTGTCTGCCAGCTCGTTATCCGGTACGCCCGTATGGCCTTTAACCCAGAAGAACTTAACCTTGTTGGCTTTAAGCAAAGGAGCGATCCGCTGCCACAGGTCTTTGTTCTTCACAGGCTCCTGGGTCTTCCAGGTGATCCAGTTGCTACGCTGCCAGCTGCTGATCCACTTGGTAGCGCCATTGATCACGTACATGGAATCTGTGGTGATCTCAAACAGTACACCGGGCTTAGCGTTTGTCTCAAGGGCTACAATTACGCCCAAGAGTTCCATACGGTTATTAGTCGTACGCTTGTAACCTTTCGAGAGTGTGACAACCTCGTCTCCGCATCTCGCTACAATCCCATAACCTCCAGGACCTGGGTTACCCAGCGCACTGCCGTCCGTATGCACCTTGTAGGTAATAGGGGGTTCTTTCTTGCTCATAACGATTCTCTTAAACCCACCCCATGGTTAGTAGGGTGGGTTATGGTTAGGGATTAAAACGGACGCTGGTACGAGAAGTCGCCGTACTCACTCTCGTCCCGGAAAGCTTCACCGGTTACCACACGAGCCGTACGGACAGCGCTGTCCAGCATCTTGATCACACGCAGACGCGAACGAATCGCTTGCACTACGTAATGGATCAGATTGGAAACCACCGGGTCCTTCATGTCAGGATCAAGCGGATTGTGGTAGCTGGAGTCGCGCAGTACTTCGCGGACCTTGGCGTCGATCACATCCATCGTGGCGTCGATCTCGATATCAACCGGCTGACGATAGCCAACGGTAATGCCAACCTTCGTCAGCGTTTCACGGCGCATGGACAGATGATCATGCGGCAGGTCAACTTTCAGCGTGCAGAACTTGTTCGGGACGTACAGCGGTTTGTCGCCCAGGGATTCGTCCTTCATGATGGTGTTCACGATGAGGATAGAACCGGTCGAAGGAATGTAAGTCTTTTCCAGTTGCGCAAACTTCAGGCGTGCACGGTGACCCTTGATGGTAGCTTCCTTCAAACGCGAGTTAGCCGCAGAGAAGCCCTCGTTGGTTTTGATATTACTGTCGTCAATCGTGGTATCCAACAGCTGGATCGAATCACTGATCACACTGTTGAACACCGACGAACGGCTGAGCGACGAGTACTTCAAAACCTGACGAGGGGATTCGCGGTTACGCTGCACCACCCAAGGTGCTTGCTGCTGATCAAAGCGTGGTTGCGAACTGACGGTGGAACTGTTGAACACGCAACTGTTGGTCGACTGGTTCTCCAGAATCACTTCACCCAGGAAGGTATCGTGGGTGCTGTCGGTATTCGTCAGAACGGCTTGGTTGACCATATGACGGTTGATGTCCATCGCCTGGTAGCCACCGCGATAGATGTCGAAGCTGTTGATCTGCACAGACGACTTCTCGTCGAGGAGCAGCTGCACAGTAATACCGTCCGACTCGATCACGTAGTGCGAGAAGACGCGTGGTTCTTCTTTCTCGCGATAAAGAGCGCGTGGCATGTTCAGCCAGAAGGTATGGCCGGAGTCGGTGGAGATGCGACCGGCTTCCTTGATACCTGTCTGCTTCGGTTCGATCAACACACCCTTGACCATGACCCAAGGAGTCTTCATAGCGGCCAGCTCTTCCTTGGAGTAGTACTTGAGTTCCAAGCCACCCCATGGTCCGTTAGCCAGTCCAAACCGCGGTGGATCCATCTTGATGCGGCCGACAGCTTCTTCCACGGTTTCGGAAAGGACTTTGCCGTGCGATGGCGACAGGCCCATGCCTTTAGGTTTCACTTTAGCGCCGTTAGTGCCGGAAAAACTGCTGTTAACGATCTTTACCGGTTGAGGCTTATCAGCAGAAACCGCTTTACCTTTGTCGGCAACTTTTTCAAGCGCTTTAACCGCTTTGTCCACTTGCTTGGGATTGACGTGCGGAATAGCGAGTTTGGACAGAGCACTTTGTTGTTCGGTTGCATTGGCTTTCTTTTCAGTTGCGGTGGTCATGAGTTTGCTTCCCTTAGCTATGGTTATTGATCTGTGTGATCAAGTCTTCAATACTGGAAACCCTGGCGATAGTTACCATAGGTATATCCAGCTCGGTTGCTTTTAACAGTTTCTTTTCACCTGGCTTCTCCCCCACGAGAAGTAACTGGCAGTCCTTGGTGAAGCTATCCGCCAATTCAATACCCGCCAGTTCCAGGAGATCCTTTAAGCTTTCGCGTGGAAGACCCACGTCCCCAGTGATACAGATCTTCCGTTCGGTGACATTCTCCTTGTAAGTCACTTCAATCCGTTTGAACAGCCGACGACAGTTATTAACGAAAGCATCAGTCTTCACGGCAGCCACAATTGGGTCTGCCAACTTAGCACCGAAGCCATGGATTTTCTTCAGGTTGTCTTTATTGGACAGCCATTCGATAACTACTTCGCTGTTAATCCAGCTAACAGGATTGCGGTAGCCTTGGTCGGTTCCAACCTTATTCATGGCCACTGCTAGTTTCTTGGCTCGGATAACATCGATACCAGGTAACCCCAGTGCCAGGATTGCTTTGTGGAACGGGGTGAACCAGACATTACTCAGGCTTTCCCAAACGTTACCGTTAACCGTAGCCGCATCCAGAAACAGGATATCTGCCGGATACTCGACATCACCTTGGTCAATAAGCTCAGCCAGCAGCACTGGACCAAAACCATCAATGTCCAAACATCCACGGCTAACAAAAGCCAAACAACGATTCAGCAACTGACTCTTGCAACCGGTAATGTTGTCGCAATATAGAAAGGCGCTTGCATCACTGGTTTTAAGCCGGAGCTTGCTACCACAGCTTGGACACTCTTCTGGTGCTTTAACCCGCTCACCGGCTCCAGGATCAATGACACGGTGAACCCGTGGGATAACATCGTTGTTACGACGAACCGCCAGGGTGGAGTCCTCACGCAGTCCTAGCTCCATGAACTGGTGGTAGTTGTCAATGCTTGCACGACTACAGGTTACACCGCCCACCTTTACAGGGTGATAGAGGATGGTTGGGTTAACTCGACCGGTCTTACCTGTTTTCCAGATAGTACGGTCGTAAACTGCCTCCACCTCTTCATCCGGGTACTTGTAAGCAATCCCCCAGTTAGGGAACTTGTTGGTTACGCCCAGTTCTTCCTGGGTTTCGAAGTTGTTGACCTTACCCACTACACCATCAGTAGGCAAGACATCATCACGCTCACCACCCTTGAGATCTTCCAGGGAGAGAACAGGTGACACTTCAAACCCGGCTTCCCGGAACATCTTCCGCTGGTCCATGTAGGTCTTGGCGCTGAATCGATTACTGGAGCCGTACGCAATAAAACGTAGTTTGCCCACAGCTTCGGGATTCTGATTACCACGACTGGTACGTACCCAACCACTTGCCGCATTACGAGGAGTAACCATAGGCTTCTCTACAGCCTCGTTGTAGGCCTCGAATGCAACAAACGGCAATATCCCCTCACCACGAATAGAAAACTCGTCAGGGTAGCCAGGAGGGAGCGTCAGGGGTATGTTGTTGAACAGGTTAATCGAGTGAGTAACATCCTCACCAAACAAACCATCCCGACGTGTACACATACGTACCAATTGACGGAACTCATACAACAGGTCCAACGCCAACCCGTCCAGCTTCAACTCCCAGATAACGACAACATCCGGTGGAAGCTTACCCAGCCATTTATCCAAGGCTTCAATACTCGTGGCCTTTTTGAGGCTGAGCATGGGTTCCTTGAATTCCACAAGCTCTAGCCCACCAACAGGAGCCGCCATGGGAACAGGGGCATTGTCGGTAACCAGACTTTTGGCAACGTCCGGATAGAGTTCACACAGCTCATCAAACCGTAGCTGCTTCTGATCGAACTCAGCGTTGGGAATCAATTCCTTGTCATTCTGGTGGAACTCGGTGTTGAGGCGAGTGATCTCTTCCTGGAGAGCTTTCATCATCTCGTAGATGTTTGGTACATTCATAGCTCACCCCGCGTATCTAACAATTCTTGTGCCTGACGTATCACAGGGCCGTTTAAACAGAAGCCGCAGCTCTCTCGTAAACATTCGTTGCAGATTACCCGGTTGCCTCTAACGCTGAGGTCTTCCTGGTTCAGCAATATGTCCAGTTGGATCTGGTTGATCTCTTTAGGCGAAGGATGATCATCCCAACCCGTAAGACGGTCTAGCCACTTCCATGGCCCAGTGGTCATTTCGAGGAAAAAGAAAAGACAACCAACGCTTATTAGCGATGCAATAATGGCAGTCATCACTGTTACCTAAAAACCAAAATGCGCTATAAAAAGATTAGGCACTGGGGGAGTTACCCGCCAATGCCTAATCGTCAAGGAGCAACTTTATTACGGACAGCCAGAAGGTCGTTCAGAATCTGGATATCCCGGAAGTCTTTCTCCCGTTGTTCCAGAGACCGGTGTGGATCGATGTAGCTGGTGCGCTTGAGTATCAGCAGGGTCAGCTCGTCGAATACATCAATGCCGTTATCCAGGGTGTGGCTTTGGAAGTAACGGTTACGACGGCGGACATAAACCTCGGTGTCCGGAATGTGCACAACCGAATCACGCAGCGGGTGTACCAGGACTTTGTGGTCTTCAGCCAGACGTTCGAAGTAAGGCGAATCCACCCACACGTTGACATCGCGTGCTTCGTTACGGATGCTCATCAGCACCATTGCCGCACTGCCGCCCAAACAGATACTCTCGACCGGGATACGTTCTTGGTCGGTCAGGACAGCGAGCTGCTTAAGGATACGTTCTTTAGCGGCCAGCCACACATCAACTTCAAGTTTAAACATGGTACTTCCCTAAACAGCTTTAGCAGTAAATTTAGTTGATTGACCCATTTGTTCCAGCTGGGTGATTTCGATCTGGTCTCGCACCAGCTTACCCATGCCGCGTCCAGGGATACGGAGCATTGCACGTTTTTGCATAAGCAGTTCACGGGGACTGTAAACCCACACGCCGTCGATGCAAACCCTTCCCCGGTCTTCATCCAGTACGTGCAGATCAACCTTATCGGAATACTTTATCCGATCGTTGACCCCTTCTTCTTTAAGGATCGTCTTGCTACTCGCTGCCCACTTGAATACACCGGGCAATACATCGACGTCCAAATCATCCGTTTCATTGCGGATGTCCATCATAACAGCAGCCGACCCAGCGCTCAGTACTACGTTGTGTGCGCTCTCGCCCAGCTCACTAACCAATGCCATGTACTGTACAATCACGTCGTCCTTTCTCATGACCTATACCCAATTGAAAGTTGATTAAGTGGGAACTCGTGTCCCTTAGTTTGGCAAACATTTGAGTGATATCCAGTGGATTCACATTCTTTCTTATAAAGCCTTCGAAAGGCGAATTCAAAACAAAATCCTCGAAAGCATGCCGGAGGAACTCACGGGTATACAGAGGACTTTCACTCCAACGTTTAGGACGTGCCTGGAACGTTAGTTGCGACACAGAAGACACGGGCTTCTGGTCTAGAATAAGTAGCGATCCATCGCCAGTTAACCGCTTCCCGATAGAGAAATGCAACCTTCCGTTATCCTTAACGAGTCCTACCTCTACCAGAACCTTTTCCCCAGCCAGTGCGAACTGCACCACTACTGGTTCAAAAGGTTCGGTAAACCGATCCGGGTCTTTGATAAAGAACCTTAATACATTCATAACGCACTCAATGAAGGGTAGCAACCGCCGAAGTGAGGTAACGGGCGATGTTCTCGACCGTGGTCATATCCGACGCTGTAGCGTTCAGGTTCAGCATGTGGTAAGACACCACGGTGCTGCCTGTCTCATCGAAGGTAACGCTGGCCTGATTGATGCCGGCGAAGTTGATGATAGCGGTTTTGCCGCTGATGTCGTAGTTGTAGCTCACGAACGCCATCCCCATACCTTGATCGTGGGGGGAATAGGAGCCATCAGTGTTTTGCGCAATCGAGATCTGTGCAGTTTGCATGATCGTTATCTCTTCCAGAAGTAGTAGGCTGTCATAAACAGGACCTTGCAGTACGAATACAACTAAAAGAGACAACGACACTTATGTCTCTACCTGCTAGTAATATAGGTTTAAATTACTATTGAGTGCTGGTTCACCTCACCCGGTAGAGTAAGGCCTTCGTAACGCAAGGCAATGATGTTAGGATCTCTGAAGACCCCGAGCTGATTAAAGTAATGGGACACCAGGAACAGTTGGCGGGCGTCGTTACTCTGTGTGTATTCCTCCACAAAGTTAAAGAACCTGCCGCGTTTGATTTCATCCAGGAATGGCCCCACCTCATCCATGATCAGAGGAAGCGGGAATCCGAGGTACCCCAATAACACGAAGCGAAATGCCCAATCTAAAATATCAGTTTCGCCGCCACTGCAATCTGCTACATCAGGGGTAGGGGATTTCTCACCTTTAACCACAGGGAACTTGTAGGTCAGATCACCGTTCTCTTTGCTGCACGGTTTGATGAACAGTGGGGTGTTCCAGATTTTGTTAACCACCGCATTCATGTTGCCGCAAATGGAGCTAATGAAGTCACTCATCAACTTACCGATCAAACCCTTGTTAGGGCACAGACCGTCCATATGCACTTCAACGATGGTTAAGCGTCGTTTCAAGCGAGCGATGTCGGCGGAGATGGATTGCACCACCGCTGTCAGGGAACGACTCTTGATGATCGAGGTCATGTAGTGTTCTTTGTCTGAGGTCAATTCACTGATGCGATGATCCACCGCAACACGCAAATTTACTTTACCCTCATACTCCAAACCTTGCAGAATCTCGAACCGCAATTGTTCCAGTCGCTTTAAATCTTCCCCATAGGTTTGAATACCCCGTAGGGTACCGCTCAGCGCGTCGATCTTGGCCTTGTAGAAAAGGATCTTGTTGTTAACCGCTACCAGCTCTTTTTCAGTGGTGCTAACGTAGATCGCCACATCCAATACCTTATTACGGTCTAGGAGGGCGATACGAGCGTCCAGGAGCTTTTCTTCTTCGCTCAGGGTGTCACGGTAGCCTAACAGCTCAGCTTTGCGGCTAACGAGTTCCAGGGCGTTCTGTAGACGGGGACTGGCGTGACGACCTACCTCAAACTGTTTAACCAGTTCAGGCAGGATACGGACGTGGCTGTTCTCGCGAATAAACCCGAACAACTGGTTCATGCTGACAAACCATTCCGAATCGTTTTCCAGCTTACTTTCGAGATCCTTCTTCTCGGCTTCTAATTTAGCGATCTGACCCAAGGAGTAGTCAATGGTCGTTTTCAATTCGCCGACTTGTTTAGGTGTCATCCCGAGTTTGAACTCATGGGTACAGTCAGGACACGAAACGGTTTCGGCTTGTTCGTAGTGCTTGTACTTGTGCTGCCAGTTAGACAGATTGCTGTTCAGATCGCGTAGCGTGGTAGCCACCACTTCCAGACGACTTTGGTAAGCCTTGTACTGGTTACCTGTAAGCTCCGTAGTGCTCGCAGGAGTCACGCGATTAAGAAACGGTACCAATGCCGACACTATCTGCGGAAGACCGTCCAGGGGGCTCTCAGGGTCACAGAAGACCGGGTATTGCTTGAGGGCCGTGTCGATCAGTTCCAACTTGATTAAAGTCTCGGCAATGTCGCTCTTAACGTGTTTGGTCTGAGCCTTAAAGGTATCGGGATCCTTCAGGAACTCTTCCAAGCCGTCCAGCATGCCAGCGTGTTCACTGATCACACCGTGCAGCACGTTGGCCTGGTCTCTGTAACCATCCAGCATACGGCGGGCTTGTTCGATAGCGTCGATGTATTCACGCTTGCTGAACCACACCAGGCTGAGCTTGTTGGTGAGTAACTGGTCTGTCAACAGATCGAGTTCGACCTTCTTGGCATGAGTAGCCGGATCCAGTCTAACCGATTCCAGACTACCGCGCAGTAGAAGGGATTGTTTCAGCTCTTCTTCTACACTGCGAACACGACGTTCCAATTCCTCTACCCCACACTCGTTAATGTAAGAGAGCTTGCGGTTCTCTTCGGTATAACGAGCCACCTGGTTCTTGATCGCTGCTTTCAATTCATTACGAGCAGACTTCAAGCGGTTGTAAACACCCAGTGCATAGTCGGTGTCATTCGGATAGATCTGCATGAGGACGTCTTTACGTCTGGCTGGAGACATAGCCGACAAGCGATCCGCAATACGAATACCGCTGATCACCTTAACCATACCGCTGTCCAGTTTAAAGTGTGTTTCGCACAACTCTTTCTGTACGCTGAAGGTACCGTTCTTGTTGAGTTCCTCACCGTCGTCGATCTTGAAGCTGTGACCGTTACCAATGCCGGTGTAGGAGTCCATGGTGTAGACTTTACTCCCAACCTTCCACTGAACGAACTTACGTCCATTCTCGTAGTTGCCATTCTCAGGCGGTAGGGGGTTCATCTCCTTGAGGATCGAGCTCTTGCCTACGCCGTTAAGCGAGATGAAGAGGTTGATCATATGTTCGGTATCGAGTTCCACTTTATGAATATTGCTACTCAAGAGTGGAACATAGTTCTCTAGAATTAGTTTAAGTAGCATAAAGAATTCTTATTTAAGAAAATTAAAGGGTCTACAGAATAGGACGTCAAGTATGAACATAATGCACTGCATTGGTATCGGTGTGGTGGCGGCCACCAAAGATACCAATACTGATCAGATCTTTGTTTACATTCCTAGCATGTTTCCCAACGCCGATGGTCGTATTAGTGCGAACCCTAAACAGGTCGAACGCACCAGTCTGAACGCCCAGGGGGAAGAGGTAAAGAGTAACCTGCTGCACAGTAACGTACTGCCTGCCGTCTGGAAGAACATGACTGATGGCAACCGTACCAGCTCGCCTGACGTACGGGAAGGTTCCAAGGTTGCTATATACCAGGTACCCGGGCAGAACAAGCTGTACTGGACCCTAGACGGTGTTAACGTTGACACCATGCGTCTGGAAACGGTGTTCTACAATTGGAGTGCTTCTCCAGAGGTCAGCGAGAACACCCCGGGTGACATTAACAACACCTATCAAATGAAAGTATCCACTCACGAAGGCTTGATGGCGTTACGGACGTCGCAGGCTAACGGGGAGAAGGTAGCGTTTGACATCCAGATCAATGCGATGGATGGGGTGTTGCATCTCGGTGGTAGTGAGAACGGCTTCATCGTCTGGGATGAGTTGAATCACTCGTTCACCTACACCAACGCGGATGGTGCTGTCTTTAAAGTGGACAAGAAGTCCATGACGGTAGTGATGCCTGACACGCTGAACCTCTTCATTGAGAAGAACATCAACATCAAGACTGAGACGCTGAAGCTGCAGGCTAAGCTGATCCAGGCTGATGTGGAATTGACTCAGTGGAAAGGCAGGTGGGAGCACACGGGTGACGTAGCGCAAATCGGTGACTACACTCAAACCGGTAACTTCACCCAGGAAGGTGATTACGAACAAACGGGTGACACCAACCGTACTGGTAACTCAACCAGCACTGGTGTTGTTAGAGGCCTCACTGACGTACAAACCGCAACCGTTAGTCTTAACCTCCATGAACACGCCGGTGTTCAGAATGGCGAGGGTATTACAACCCCACCTATTCCTGCTTAACAACCTTACTAACCCCACTAGCCTTTGTAGGGCTAGTGGGGTTAGGGGTTATTTTTACGCCTTTACATCTCGAGCTGTGAAGAACTGGTTGACGCCTTGTCCGCCATTATCAGCGAAGTAAGGAACCGCAGAACCATGTCGTGTTGGGCTAATGGATTTACTGTCCATCACGATGTAGTTCTTTTGCAACACCAGGACACCGTTGGTTGCGATACCGAACAACACCTCGTTGTTAACGGGTTGACGTGGTACAGGGGAAGCTACCGCAATCAGCGTGGTACCCAGACGTTGCAGGTAGCAGTAGTAGGTACCGGAGGTTCCCACCTTAACTGCATAGTCGCGATCCAGGATCGTGGTACGGCCGTTCAACACCACACGAGAACCAGCAGGCAGTCTCACCCATCCAGCTTCGTTGACATTGAAAGGATCGATCTTCGCAGCACCACCACCAACCTCATTCATCAGTGTAGTGAAACGAGTGTTAGCGGGCACATGCTGGTACACACCCTTACCCGCCAAGAGCAGCGGTGGATAGAGTTCCTCGACAGTATCGAAGGCATCATTCCGTTGGTACAACCGAGCCTTGTTGACCGTACCGTTCACAAACGAAGGTGTTGCCGTAGCGAAGCCATTGATCGTGAAGCTGAGATCACCGTACACATTGCCGAAGGCCCGAGTCACTACGACCTGGAACGTGTCCTGTGCAACGTATACCGCCAACAGGTCCGAGTAGGTCAACCAGACATCATCACCCGACGCAGACGTACGGTTACCCGTCATTGCCGGCTGCCCACCTGCAGTCACTGGCTTCAACTTCAAGCCGTTGGTCAGGGTGAAGTCCAGAGTAGCTGTAGAGCCGTTTACCACCAACCCTACCACAGCCGCTTCTGCATAGCAGAGACCGTCACTGATCACCAACACAGCACGCCCGTTGGTCAAACCGAATACCTGGATCTGTGGCACTCGATACGACGCCAGCTGAGCAGGGTTAGCTGCTGCTGCACGAGCCATCACGCTACCACTGGCAGCCTTGATCGCCATGACACTGCCAACCGCCAGTGCAACAGAAGGACCAACTGTCAACGTGTGGTTAGTGAACTGGAACGTACTCTTCCCGACGAAGTGGTTGTTCTCATTGAACACCAACGCCGAAGGAGCTGCCCCAACACCTACCTGGTTCACATAGACCGACATACTGGCCGGCATGTCTGCCATGTTTTCGTTGTCGTCAATCGAATCAGGCAAGCGGATCCCGAAGGTTCCATCGCCACTCTGCGTACTGACGATACTGTCGGATGTCCAACCAAACTCCTGCCAACCGAAGCGACCCGTTTTGGAGTTAGCCCCGTACACCAGGAAGGAGGATTGCCCACCACCGTTGGTATAAGGCAGGATGCGTTCAGGCAACAACCCGAAGCAGGCATGACGACTAGGCGCGTACACCTCGGACACAGCCAGCTTAGGGTCAACCGTAGGGCGTTTAGCCAGCAGGAAGTCCTTGAGGCCTTTATAGGCTGTAGCGAAGCGTTTAACCCGCATGCCGTTCTTGGTAGAACAAGCTTTAACCAACTCACCCGATGTCAACATGGCCCCTGGGTACTGCACGAGGTTCAGCAGGTCAAACTGGTTACCGTCCTGGAAGTAGTTAGCCGTGCCAACCGGCAACAAATCCGGGCCCAAGGTATCTGGGGTACGAGTACCGAGCATGGTGAACGACGCACCACCACCTGCCAACAACGACCCAGGAATGATCGACATCATGAAGCTGAAGACCAGAGGTCGAGAAACCCCACCCAAACGAGCCGTTACAGGAACTGCCACATGGAGGTACATTTCCGCGTTAACCACGTTCCACATTAACGTGGTAACAATACCGTGGCTACCACCGGAGATTTCGACAGTTGCCCCCGCTGGCAAGTTAACGTAGTTAGCCAAAGGAATGGCTTGACTGCCGTTAGCTGGACCAGAGTAGGTCGCTGTGTCCATCCGATTGAACAATGCCGAGTAAGAACCCGACACCAGCTCAACCAAAGTTGGATCAGTACCAGGGTTAGCCGTGTAGAAGAACTTGTGGTACAACGCCAGTACCGTATTACCACCAGGACCAGACGGAGCCACACTAACCGCCAACCCTTTGTAAGTAGCGCTACCCGTCAAGCTGTACAACAGGTAGTTCTTGTTACTGCCGGGCATGGCGAGGTTGTTCTTGTACTGATAGATCTGCTTGTCCGCCAACGGTTTAAAGAAGGCGGTAGATCCGTCAGCTGCGTCACAACCTACCGTGTTCCAGGAAGCAGTCAGGAAGTTAGAGCTTAACCCAACAGTTTCTCCCAGCTTAGCACCTTTGGAGCCCCCCAGCGGCATACTGGTAAAGATTGACTGGTTCAGGTACTGAGCAGTATCGGAGTAAGGCGAGAAGATCAGGCGGTCAGCATTCAGCAACAGACCCGTTTTCTTGCTGGCGCCAAAGTAGCGCACTGGCTCTACCCGAGTAGGCGTAGGAATAGGGTACTGGTCTGGATAGAAGAACGACGCAAACTGGTACAAGTCGTTCAACTGGTAGTCAGCCAACACAAACGACGCGTTGTTAGCCACCAGGGAAGCCTTGGCGCCCTCAGGCGTTACAAAGGCCTGTACCGGTGCCAATGCAATCTGTTCAGCCTTGGTAGCCGTCCGGAAGTTATCCTTCTTGCTCAGGCCAATCGACGCGCGGGTTTCACCGTGTTGAGCACCCCGAGAGTCCAAGTGCACATCAATTGGAGCAGCCACCGTGTCAACGAAGATGTCTACGTTCTCGCCGATGGTTTCCAGCTTTTCTGCGTTGTTGCGGTTGAATTCTTCCGTGGCCAGCTGAATGGCGTAGGTGAGTTTGTTGAACTTCTTGATCACCTCACCAAACCGAGGTGCCGGGTTTTCGATGAATGGCGGTTCCCCACCCAAAATAATCATAGCCACTCTCCGTTAAAGTAGGGGGCACCGAAGTACCCCCCGGATGTGTTAAGGCAACAGCTCAGCCTGATGAAGGAATACAAACAAGCCTTCATCTTGAGGGTAGCCCGCGGACATAGGAATCGTCCCACCTTCACGGGTATAGCTCAGCAGCAGATCGCCCACCATAAACGGCTGTTCGCGAGTAATCGTCAGGATCTGTTTATCGTTGGTAACGATAGTCGCCACCCGCAACATGGACCCACTCTTACGGAGTGGTGTTACCGACAACAGATACTTAGGCGTTTCGTCCTCGATGGTCGCGTACATGTAAAACGTTTTGTTCTGCGGAGCAGCATCCACATCCCGTAGATCGATCGTCCCACCCTGAATAGAGTAAGAAGTCCCGTTGACCATCATCCGGATGTTGTCCTGGATAAACAGCAGCCAGCCGACTTCTGGATAGACCGTCGTAGAAACAATGTACCCCACACCTGTCTTCAAGTAGATGGCCGCACCACCACCCGTGTAGGTATACGGGAACAGGGTTTGCGAGATGAGCTTACCGTCGAAGCCGGACTGGTCCGTGATACTGACGTCGGTCATACCAACACCAGGCCACATCACCGCCACATCACCTAGGTTTCGCCCAAGCGAACCCACTGCCAAGTTCTCGATCTGACTATTGCCCAGGTTAAGGTCAAAGATGCAGATAGGGACGTTGTTAGACGTAGCCACCACATGCGCATGCCCAGCCACCAGAGATATCTTGATGTAGTTACCATCACGATACGCAGTCAGCATTGGCTTGCAGATGTAGTAGGTGTCCAGATAGTGCCATTGCGTATTCCCTTGCAGTACCGCCCAAGGACACGTAGAGACATCAGCAGGTGCGGACACCCAGTTAAAGCCCGTGATGAGGTAGATACCAGGATGGTCTGCATTCGGAGCTTCAACCACAGGGACACCGATCAATACACGAGAACGGAACCGTCCAGTGCCATCAACAATCCAGTTGACCATGACCACCGAGTGATTTAAACCTCGGAACATCCCTCCGTTCTCAGCCCCCAAGTGGTTGACCGTGAATGACCACTGGGCCGCATTACCCGTTAACGCATGGACCTGGTCGATGACGTTCTGACGGAAACCGTAGAAGCTGGTTGCCGAGTAGGTTGCCACCTTGTTGATTGCGTCCAGTGCCTTGGTGTACGTCCGTGGGAACGATACCAAAACGTTGCCACTCGCTGGCGCCCGCAGCTGTGGGCAAAGCGGTAGATGCTGGCTTGCTGGGTAAAGGCTCGAGTAGGCACAGAAACTTGCCGACCCGCTCCCCTGGTCGACTCCTGCCGCAGCCAACTCAGCTCCCGAACCAGTGATCCCCAACATACCGTCAGTACGAAGTAGGTTGGTTGTATAGATCTCTGTAGTCAGCGGGCGAGAGTAGATGTTTGCGCCCAGTGTCAGGTTGTTTACACCATCCCGGATTGCATACCCACCGCTGACCTTGCGGAAGAAAACCTTGCGCGCCAGATCAGGTGTTGACATGTCAGCAGCACCGAACACTTCTCCGTCAGCTTCAAACGTCATCGTGGTGCTGTACACCCCGTTTCTCGTAGCCGGCTGTACCCTTGGGGTATGCACGGACTGGCGTTCTACTGGTCTGGTGGTGTCGTCCAACATTCTGGACAGCAACTGTTCTGCACTGTTAACACCTTGCATTTTGAGTACGTTCAATCGGCAAGGAAATTCAGCTGCACCCTCAAATACCATCGTCGTCACCAGTTCACCAGTCGATAGGACTACCGTCGACGGTTGCTGGTATGTAACTAACGTGTTGTAGAGGTGCTGGTAATTAGCAAGTCCTTGCGCACCAGCGTCAGGCGCCAACGACAAGAAGTTAATGCTAATCGGAGGTGACTTACTCTGCGTTGACATAACGCCGTTAGCCGGATTAAACAGGTGGTACATTTCTGTAATCCCACCCATGATCTGCACAAACAACGGATCCACAGGACGGTCGTAGTAGGTCATGTGGTAGAACTGTACCGTATGGAAGTAGTAGTTACCACCTCCCCCTGTTTGTGGCCAAGACAGGTTCAAGTCACGGCGCAAGATATACGCGTTCGTAGCAGGCTGCTGCAAGTTGAAACGCCCGAAACGAACAATCTTCCCGTTACCGTCTAGGATCGGTTGCTGGGCCTGATAGTCCAGTACGCCGCTAAACTGGTTACCGTCCCAGTCCGTGTAGGTAAGAGGAATGGCTTCCCAAGTCACCCCGAGCCCGTTAACCACATCCGCGGTTCTCACGCGGTAGAAACGGCTCTTACCAATACCGTTTGACACGTAAGCCTGCACCAGCACGAGGTAAGCACCCATGTGGTGAATAGTGGCCTGGTCATTATGACCAAACACTGGCGCGTTGCCGTACGGAGAACCGAAGACCGCGGTGATAGCGCTCATGTTGCAACGAACGTAAGCGTGAGCACCTGGATCGAACGAACCGTTGGTCAAGCAGATGAACCAATCGTCGGTTCCTGCTACACCCGTCATGATCACCTTGTTGCCACTACCCGCAATGATCCGGTTAACGTCGATGCCAAGGGCCGTCAGCGCTGGTGGACGATACTTGTAGTTGCTGTAGGTAACCCGGATATTGTCCTTGTTGTAGTTCTCAACCACGGAGAAGTACAGACCCTGAGTACGGCCGTCGTTGTGGTTAGACAACAACATCATCAGACCACTTGGCTCCAGGCAGATGCCGGAACATTCAGTCTGCTGCCCCATCCCTTCAAACGAGCCACTGATGTTTGGTGGCAAGAAGGATTCACCACTGTACGAGCTGATTGGGAAGATACCCGACAGCATCGCCTTATCGGTGTCTGGGACGTAACTCTTCGCCAGGGCTACCACGCCATGGGGTGTACTGAGAACGTCGCTCTTAACGCCTGCCAGGTCCTCTGCAAGGGTGGCAGTACGGTAGTTGTCGTGGTTACCCATGACAATGTCGAACGCATCAGCTTCATGCGGGTTGTTGTAGTTCTTGTCGTGTGCTTGCAGTCGGGTCAATTGCTCATCCCGTGCTGCATACAACTTCTGGTAAGCATCATCCACTGCCGCGGTCAGCTTGTCATCGAAGTCAGGATCCCGAGTACTACGGATACCTTCCAGCTGAGCGAAGAAGTAGGTGAAATCATACCAGTCCATGATTTCGGTTTTGATGTTGTGCGTGTGGTACTGCGGTGGCAGGGTAGGTGGTACAAAGAACACCTTGCTCCAAGGGATCGGAGTGCTACCCTCGTGCATCTTGTCCAGCCACTCTTGCAGGTCGTTACGGGGTACAAACCACGCCCCGATGCTCTGGTAGTCAACAGTAATGAAATCGTTAGCTGCCAGGATTTCGTCAGAGACGCGGATGAAGGAACAAATGGAACGACCAGTGATCTCACAGAAGGGAACAAACTCACCTTCTACAAAGTAGTCACGGTCACGAGTGAGAATGCCACCCGCTTGGTTACGAACCACGAGCAGACCAGGTTCGTTAAAGAAAGGAGCCCCGTTAGGAATCGTCCAGTTCAGGGTTTTATCCGTGAGTGGGATCTTTTCACCAGGGATGGTGTTGACAGGATTGGTGCCACGGATGTCAAACACTAAGAGCGGAATGGAATCCATCACTTTAACCTTATTCAAAAAGAAAGGACGCCGGGGAGGGATACTCCCCGGCTATCCGGACCTAAGTGTTAAGGAAGGATTTCACTCTGGTAGAACCAAGGGATTTGTCCTTCCTCATTGACCAGACCAGACGAAGCTGGAATGGAGTTACCGCGTTTAAGCTCACTGATGCGGTGGCCGTTCATGGCGATCACGTTGTACCGGTCAATGGTAAGAATCTGACTGGCGTTCGTGGTGATCTTGCCAACCCACAGTTGGTACTGACTTTCCAACCGCTTGAGCGTGGTGATCTCGTACTGTGCAGCACCGTCTCTCAAGAACGCATAAATGTAGAACGTCTTGTTTTGCGGAGCAGGGTCGATATCACGCAAGTCAATGGAACCTGCAGCCAGTACAAATGGCCGACCATTGAAGATCACGTTGATATCAGTTTTGAAGAACACCACCCAACCCGTTTGTGGATAAACCGAACCCACTACCGCGTTGTTAACTGGACCCGCCTGGATGGTAGCCGCGGCACCTGTAGACTCCGCCCAGCCAAAGGAACGACTGATCCCGTTATCTGGTGTAATGCAGACCGTTGGGTAGCCAGTACTGGTGTCCTGCCTGAGGTTCGAACTCCAACGCCGAGTGTTACGATCGTTGTAGGAGAAGATCCAGTCCTGCATGTACGCATCGCCAGCCGTATACGAGAAGATCCCCGCACCCATGTACACTTGCAAGTTGTTACCGCTCAGGTAATAGCGGCAGCGCATTGGGCAGTGCATCGACGATACGGACTCATAGTCATCAACGGCCCCGTAGATACGCTGGGTGGTGTAAACAGCCTGCCCTTGACCGATGTTGTGAACAATGTCAAGCACCGTGAATCCGGTAACCTGATACCGTCCATTAACAGCCGCGTAGGTTGGCTGGATGGTCATGAACGTTGTGTACAGCGTGTTGACGTCCGCACCGCCTGGAGGGCCGTACTGAATCGACACACAGACTGGTAACCAACCAGCTCGAGCAGACATTGCAGAGTAGGTCGGGTCACAGATCGTAATGAACTTGAACCGCGTTGCCATCCCCGGGAACTGGATCTGTGCAAGCAGTACATTGACGATAGCCTCTGGGTAGAGGATCTCGAGAGTAGGTACGATGGTTATCGACCCGTCTGGTTCAATGCGGTTGTTGTGGTTAGCCACCAACAGTACGTCATTTGGGTTAGCAGTGTTAGCTGGCCAAGCCGTCCCAACCAGTGATCTGTCGAAGTGCTTGGTCTGAGAACTCATGCAGAACGCACCGTCCCCCACATCCACGCCGTAGGCTGACAAGGACGCTGTGTCAAACACCACAGTCGCCATGCCCATACCCGGCAATGCGTTCACTGGCCGAATATCCCCAGTTAGTGGACGCGACACCACCGTACCAACGTTGAGGTTGGTTACTTCAGGCCTTACCGCAAATCGCCCAGCAATGGTCTTGAAGAACAGCTTAGAGTTGATCTGCTGAGTCTTACCACCGGCAATAAAGAACTCACCTGTTGGCGTATAGACATGACCACGTGGACTAATCGACGATGCCAACGGACTTGTGAGCACCTCGTTCCATGACTTCTGTGTGAAGTTGTCGCCCAACCCGAACAGTCTCGAGATGGTTGTATACCGAGTATGGGAACCCGGGATTGTAGCCACGATTGCTGCACGTGGGAAGCCAGCGAACCCAGGAGAACCAGACCCCGCTACCCGTCCATCGGCCAAAACGTTAGCGCCCTGCCCGGAGTAGTAGAACGCCATGAGGTATATCGCGTAATTCTGCTTGTGTGCGACAGCAGGATCCGGCAGCGAGAAATCAACAGGGAAGACCGCAGTCTTACTGGTCAGCGACAAGACCCCAGTGTTTGGATCGAAGTTATAATTCAACTCCGGCACGTAACTGAACTGCGTGTTGAGGGTTGGTCCTGTTAAAGCTCCATAGAACGCGGTCAGGAACTTCATCGCGAACTGCCCAGGTACAGCTGGGTTCTCCGCCACCAGAGTCAACGCAGAACGGTAGAACCCGATCATGTTGTTGCAGGGTTGGACAAACGGGAAAAGGCACTTGGTCACAAAACCATTGCCGTCTACAAGCTTGTCACACCAGCGGTGGTAAGGGGAGTTATTCCACTGAACACCCTCGGCATCCTGAAACGTAATGTTCTGTCGAGTCGCCGTTACAGCAACCTGTGCCTTAACACTGGCCAGCGGAACCCGGTAGAAGAACTTGAAGCGCATGTCCTGCTCAAGGAACGGGGTCGCTGCCGGTACGCCTGTTGACGCGCTATGGAAAATGTAGATCCACTGCCCGATCAGAGCGACACTAACCCAATCGAATACATCACTAACACCGTGAGCACCAGGGTTGGTGAAGATAGCGTTAACCAGCGGTCTCAAATCAATCGGCGAGTACACGTGTTTCGCTGGATCCAGCGAACCGTTGGTTACACCGATGTAATAGAGTTCACGTGCCTTGTCGCCAACCAGGATAACTTCCTCACCGCTACCCTGTGCAATCAAGTTAACGTTAGCACCGTCAATTGCGATACGAGGGTGAACGTACTTGTAGCCAGTGTACAGCAACTTACCGTTAGCCTGGTCATCGGAGTCAGTCAGCACTGAGTAGTACAGGCCAGTCGTGCGTCCGTCGAAACGGTTCCACAGATAGGCCAGCGAACCATCAGACTCCAACGTGATTGCGGCTGCTTCACTGAACCCACCGAAACCTTCGAACGAACCGTCGATGTTGGCAGGAATGAAGTTGGTGTTACCGAATCGCGAGATAGGCAACAGACCAGTCTTCAGGTATTGCGAGCTGTCGAAACCAAAGGTCTCGATAATGGTTTCCAACCCTTGTGGGGTCAGATGTTGGTCAGACCGTGCCTGCAACACGTTACCGCTGTTAGCGGTTTCGAAGTTGTCGACCTTTTCCAGGTTCACCTGAGCAGCAGTCAAACCGTGTTCATTGTTGGTCCGCATATGGCGGGTCAAGAACTCGGTCAACATGTCGCTGTAGACGTGGATGTAGTTCGTCAGCAGGTCGTAGAAGTGGTCGATACGGATCTGGGTGGGTTCCCGACCGTTAGCCGCCTTCATGGCCAGGTAGAGGTCCATGACGTCCAGCGTGTCCTGCCAGCAGATAACCGTACGGATCAGGCTGTGACTGTGCAGGTGTGGCGGGAAGACCACAGGCTTGTCTTTCAGGTTCTCCCAGAACACTGGACGATCGTCATTGACAGCCGAGAAGATCATTTGCAGCATGCGGTTGTCAATTAACGAGTATTCCCCCACGACATGATAATCAAGCAGCACGTCGGTGAGGTCCGGGTCCAACAGCTCGATGAAGCAGGCTACCGGTTGACCGGCCAGATCAGTGAGGCGTGGCATGATGCTAAAGATCTGGTAATGCACACCCAGGTCAAGGGGTTGACCGTTGGATGCTTTAACCGTCAGCGACTTGGTGAAGAAGGGTGCATGTTCAGGAACAATGATCCGCGTCCAGATACCGGCGGGCGTGGATTTAGGCTCGTCCGTAATTTTGTTTTCCGGATTAAGCCCTTCAAGGTCCTCTTGATATTCACGGACAATAGGGAAATGCATATCCAGTTCCTTAGTTGAGGTTCAGGGTGCCTTGAGCCAGCTGACGGAACGCTTCTTTCAAGACATCCACAGTAACGATGAGGTTGGCACTGTTGCCGGAAAGGTCATCTTTCTCAGCAGGGGCCATGTTCGGGGTCAACGGAAGACCGATGTCAGACTTCTGTGCCAAGTGAGCTTCGATCAGTGGCAACGAGATGTGTTCTTCCAACAGCGACTTCAGCGTAACGCTTTGGCTGTTGTCAGTAACCGACAGGATAAGACTCTTCAACTGAGTCATCATCTCGTAGTAGTCGTAGGTCTGGCCAGCAGGGTGATCATGAGGATCAGCCGGGAAGTCCACAGGGATAGTAGCTGGATCGAGATCCGCCCAGTCAGACACACGAGGGGAGTTAACGATGTTGGCTACCAGCTCAGCGAACGCCACTTCATCCAGCGTGAAAGGACCGCCAATGGTGTCATACTTCGGAAGCAGCACATCACCGGCCATAGGACGCAGCATGATGATAGAACCGAAGGCGTTACGGTTGTAGCCCGGTACCGCAGCGCCGTCCACTGTAAGGTAGCCGCCAATGAACCTGTCGAAGGCGTGGGCGAAGCAGTAGTCGTAGCCCAGGATCAGAGGATCAACACTGCCCTGACGGTAGAGTTCGAAGTTACGGCTGAAGAAAGGAGCTGCACGGGGAACGAACTCCACCCGACCGGTCGCGAAGTCGGCGGTCTTGATGGTCTCATCCGTAATGCGGTTGTTGATGTTTTGTTGGAAGGGGTTCCATTGGTAAACAATGTTGGCCATTTCAGAGCTCCAAGGTGCAATAAAAGGGCATCTTATGACCTGCCCCACATAGTGATACCGGCCTCTACAGTAGCCTGTAGAGGCTAGTTTTTTCATAGAATCGCAAGGAGTCTAGCCCAATGTATACGTATAAAAGGGCGGTCGGGATCAGCCGACTGAATCCCAGAGGAGAAGAACTTTTAGACATCAGCACTATTCAAACTAAGGACCTCTTCACTAAGTTTGATAATCTGATCATTGTGATTACTGATGAGTTGGCCTTTCAGGACGTGGCACTGGATGCTTCTTACTATCAGAATCAGCTCACTTCTTTTACTGGGGTGATTCAGGATTGGTTGACCGCTAACGCTAGTGTCCCACTGATCACCTCGAACACACTGCCTGGCGGTGAATACCGTTATGTGACGTCGCATGACATCCAGTACCAATGGTTCTCCCTGAAGCCCGGTGATGTTACCCGCGGTGATGACCACCAGGATCTATTGACTGTTCATAACGCCAACGACATTCGGGTTACCAAGACCGATGGTTCGGCGGTTGAATACGACAAGCTGGTGGATAGCTCGCTGTGGGTGGTGAACAACCATCTGGTGCGTGCTGTTGAAGGCACTGAGTGTGTGTACTTGTTAGGTGCCGGTAAACACTTCCGGGTCAATGACAACATCCACGTCAACAACCTGAACTTCAACACCGTCTCCAAGTTGAAGTGCTACCCGATTACCGCTGACATGCTGCAACTGGAAACACACGACCGTTTCCGTTTCCTGCACATCACCTCTCCGGTGTCTCTGGTAGGTAAGACGGTGTGGGCTTCCATTGGGGGTCGTCTGTACTTAAACGACATCCTGCAAGCTCGTGGTGAGGACTCCTTGGTTGTTAATACGGAGATGGTGGACTGGTTCTCTCGGATCTTCGATTCCAAGGACTACATCGACCTGTCGTCTATTATCGCCCAAGAACGTCAAGTGGTTCCAGACGACTTCTTCAGCACTGATGACTTCTTCACGAAACTTCTGACCGACCCTTCAAGCTTCTTGATTGTGTTGGACAACCCACATCTCTATACAGAGATTAAACCGCTGGTAGTCTACCAGTATCCATTCACGTACCACACAGAAGAAACCCGTCCGCTTCCTTTCCTTACCGGCGGTGGGCTCTTCCCTAAGTACTGGACTCGCAAGATCATCAACAGGAGGTTGCTCGACATAGACATCGGAACACAACGGAAGTACCTCAACGAAACGACCGGTCCCTACAATGAAGGTAGTGTCTTCCACGGGTATACCAACCGGTTTAAGCCAAGTGCTCTACACACAGGGTATCTTCTTTATATACGTGGTCTGATTCAAGAGGACTAAACCACATGGGTGCGGAGATCAAAGATATGTTCTTCACGGATAAGCTACGAAGTATCGTCAGTGCATTATTCATGCTGATCATTGTCGTCCTTATTGCGGGTAGCTGGGCTTTCCCTCGCCAGACTTCCAGCAACCTCGACGAGAAGTCGCTTTCCACTCTCCAGGAAGTCAGTAAGCAGCTTAAGAGTGCCGCTGACAATTTTGAACGGCAGGCTAACGAGTCGGCTCAGCTCAGGGATACCCTAAGCCGAACGCTTGAATTGCAAAAAGGTGAACGTGATGATGTTTACGTTAAAATGCTTCAACGGTATGGGTTGGACCCTACGCAAATGGACGCCCCTGGAGCTGGTTATCAGAGTGCTGCTCCTGGTTCCACTATTATTAATGTTGGGGTGCTCCCACCAGACAACGGTAAACGAAGCGTCGACGTATCTACAGGCTCAGGCAATACAAGTAGAGATCGACAGTTACCGAATGCAGCTGGAAAGAACCAGGACGGACTTAACGGCAGTGTTACCCCGGTTCCAACAGGTGTCCCCGAACCCACCCACTAGCCTGACGGTACCCCTGGCAGCGTTTCTGGACGACAATAACTGTCTGAAGGCAACTGACAAGAAGTATTGTTACCAGATGACAGTGACCCAACTCATTCTTACTACACAGAAGTTGGATCAACAAAACCTGGATGACTGGGCTGCCAAACAAACGATCGCACAGTTGGTTTCTAATATCAACTTTATTATCTCCGGACTGGAGAAAAAGAGTGACTCCCTAAAACCCGATGGGGTAAAGGTTGCTATTCAGAAAGCGATTATGCCGTCCCCGCCACCTCCTGTTCAGGGGCCTCCCCCGGATAGACCACCGCAGTAACGCAGTAACAACGGAAGTAATGGGTAGTAATGGGATGTAATGCGTAATAGCCTAACCAGGAGCCTTTGCGGGCTCCTGGTTAGGTATATGGTTGCTTTATCAGTATTGCGGTGGTACAGGTCCAGGCGGTGGAGCAGGAGGCGGTGTATCCGGTCTGTCAACATCAGTAGACCGGCGGTTGTTATCCTGGTTCGAGAGGAACCCTGACATGGCGTTCTTCAGACGGTCTTGTACACCACGCACTTGCATGATGGTAGAGATAGTCTTACTGGAGTTCATAAACGTCCACGCCACCACAATAGGGCCGATGTTGGCAATGAACATAGTGGTCTCGGAAGGCCATCCGTGTCCGCTGGTTACCGACATGTAAGTGGTGTAGGCGTTTACAATAGCAATGATGCAGGTGGTGGTTGCAGCGAGAATACCGCCAGCGTTGCGCAGCATAACCGACCACATACCAAAGACTTCACGTTCAATCCCTACAGGAGTGACTGTACGAGTAACCTTCTTTACCACAGTGGACGACTGAGCGTCTGCAAGGATCGCAGAGGGGTCTTGGTTGTCCAGGACTGATGTCATTGCACCTGACTCATCCTGAGACCCTGTGTACTCTTCCAGAGGCCCTGGCTGCGTCTCTTCAGTTACCGTCTTGGTCACAGAAGCACGATTACGACCACTGGTAGCGTCAACACGGCTGATAAGTTCACAAACCAGCTGGGTAACTCGCTGGTCCATGTTGGTGAGTCGCTGCTCTATTCTTTCCTCAAAGGAAGGTGCGGGCTCCACCTGTGCACCTTCCTCTGGTACAGCAGTATCGCTGGTGGTCATTTCCATACCCCAAAGTTCTTGGCAATCTGGATCGCACGGTAGATGGTAACAGCACCAGCATCGATGGTGTGCTCATCCGCTAACGTGAGGTCAATGCCATTCCAGTCCAGCAAAGGGAATTCCAACAACCCTTTGCGCACGTCTTCCTTTTGAGTGCCCTTGAAGTTAGCACCCACAGCACCTTTGGCCAGATTGGGAAGTACCATGCTGACATGGATACCGCGTTCAATATAGCCGCCGGTTAACAGACCTACAAACTGAATCAACTGCTTGAAGGTCAATGCCGACATCCCCAGGAAGTTATCTTCACAGATACCCGTGTCTGGTTGGAAGATGTCGATCAGGGTATTGTTAGCACGTGCCAATCCATAGCTGCGGGCCAAGACACTCGTACCAGACGTGTCGTCGTATTGCGTGGGAATATCGTAGATGACTTTGTCACCATAGATCGTGTTCGCATACACCAGTTTAAAAGGGGCAGGCTCGGCGATATTGACATCTACGATAAACGCCCCCATATTCGTTGTGGACGGGTCGTTTCCTTGGACCCGTACCGCATTGGGGGACTTTACGTCCTCAGGCATATGTATCCTTTCTGTTGACCGTGGAGGATCTCAATGACAGCCACCATAGGCGACGGATCCATTGGGAACCCTTCAGGCAAAGAGTCACTCGGTCCTTTATAGACCAGTCGGAAGCCACCCACCGCATAGTCACCAAGTGTGCCGGAAACCCAGCCACCGAGGAACTGATACGCGTTGAGCAGGTTCTTCAGGTCGAAGGCTGCATTGTTGTCGGTACCGGTAGTAGGGTAGGTAGCACCCGAACCTACCGCATCCAGGAACTCGATCTCTACCGCAGACCCCAGCACAATAACAGGACCCATCAGAGCGACGGATTCAGCAGTGCTTAACAACAGAGGGTTGGCCAGCATTAACTCTGGCGCAGCTACAGCTGCGGTATTAACCTTGGAGGCCTTGTTGACGAAGCTAGTAAACACTTCACCGGTGTAAGGATCGATCAAATCAATTTGCAGTTCACTGTCAGGATTCCAGAAGGCTTGCGACTTCTTGAACTGATCAGGGTCTACGTCGGTCTGATAGAATCCGTTCGCCAGTTTAATTGCGTCGTCACTGGTCATGCTGGATGTCAGTGGAACGTGAGCACCTTTAAGGATTTCGGGAAACTCCATGGAGCCTCCTTAAGCCGTGGTGGTCGACTGGGTGTGGAGCAGCATTGGTTCGCTGGCACCGTGGTCGAAGGCGTATTGGATGCGCACGTTGTTCAGTGCAGCACGGGCATCGCGCTCGGTGACGTAGTGAGCATACACAGCGCTCAGCACTTCGTCGTAACGGATGGTGGCGCCTTGACCGATAGAACCATCAGTCTTGGTATCCACGCCGTAGGCAATACCCACTTCGTTTGGAGCAGCCAGGCTGGCGTCGCCAAACTTGATGCGGCAGGCATTTTCCATTTCACGCAGGTCGGTTTGATCCAACGAGCAGTCCAGGATAGCCGAGTTGTTCATGTACTGGTTGCTGATCGGCACAGAGCCGGTGCTGGTGAAGTCCACAGGCTGAGGATTGAACAAGTCATCCTTAACCGGGATATACGGCACTGGGTCTTCGTTGTTGTTGTCGTCACGGGTAATGACCACAACCTGTGGGTTGTAATTGGCAAAGCTGATCAGCTTCAACCAGTAGAACGCGTAAGCCACGCCATTGACGTCTTCAACAGTACGCATGCGATACTTCGCACGGTTGATGTTGTCGAAGTCGCTGTCTACTGGACGGCAGGCGAAAGGGATCGGCACGAACAGGTTGCCGTCTTTCGGCTGGTGCTGGTTGACCTTCAACAGGGTGGTGCCCAGCGGGGTCTTGCCGATAGCGTCAGCACCACGAATACCCACACCGAAGTACTTCAGGCTGAAGTCGTTACCGTTCTTCAGGCCGATGGATTCCGTAGCCAGGATGTCGTGGAACTCGTTGAGGGTGGTGTACTGTGGCAGGACGAAGTTCTGTTTGGTATTGGAGCACTTTGCAATCAGCCCGCCCCAGGCTGTGTTGGTCACCGACTGAGTAGGAACCTCAGAACGGTTCTGGTCTTGAAGTTCGGTTGCAGAAAGAGCCATAATCAAAAATCCCTATAGTCGGGTAATACGGAAACTGTTTTTAAAGCGCATAGAATCTGGGGCTAAGGTAACCTCCACTGCGCTTCTTTCCAGGGTTAAATAGCGGATGTCAAGGGCCAAGAGCCGGTGGCCGGTAAAACGATGCACCCAGTCAGCGATAAAGTCTTTACTGGGGTTGCTCTCCAACTGTTGCCGGTACTCTTTAGGGATGTCCAGCGCACGGTGAGCGGTTAACCCGCTCAGGTCCGTGCGCGGGTAGACATACACCTCGCCAGCCTTGCCATCTTCAACATAGAACACGGGGTCGCCGTTAGTCTGCACTTGGGTAAAGGACAAGTTAACTGAATCACGATCCTTAATCCTTTTGTCTTCGCAGTAGCGTTGTTTGACCAACGCCAAGACTCGTCTGTTCAAGGTGTTGTCCTCATGGCTGGACCGTAGAGTCGACGTCAGGCGCGAGCTCCCCGTAATAGGTTGCTGGGATAACCAGTTGTGGCAAAGCACCATCCGGCAGCATGCGCAGGTAACTGTTGTCATATAGTTTAACCGCATAGGTCGCCAGGCTGTTGCTCAGGTTAACTGATTCAAAGATGTCGTGCGTGATGATATCAATCTTCATCTCGCTGTCAGCAACCAATACCGGATCGTCATTCATGATAATCGGGATGTTGGCTTCCAGGGCATGGATCGTATCCATGTTGGAATGCTGGGTAATCATGACATTCTTGAAATCGCCAAAACTACCGTTGCCGACACCTACCCAACGGGAGTCCCCTACAAAGGTCTCGTTGATCAGTTCGGTTTGATCCGTACCGTCATTGATGTTCTTCACGATGTGAATCGTGTAGGACGACAACTCAGACATGATGTCAATCAGATCGCTCTGTTTAACCCGTGTCGACGGCTTAGCGTTGGTATCCCACCCGGTTACCCGTTTAAAGATATCCCAGGAGAAGTTGCGGGCTTCTTCAGCTGTGTAGTCAGTGAAGTCCAACTCGTAGCTTTTAAGCAGCGAGTCGTAATCAGTGAAGTTGCTCAGGCTAACAATACCCGAGTCGTACATCAGCTTACAGCTGTTCTTGGCCCGAGCCCTTAGGTTGAGGTCATACCACTTGCTATAAAGCTTCTTGTGCTTCCACATGGCGGTGTAGACTTCAGTGGCGTACTGGATCAGGTAATCCGGTGCCAGGAAGGGTGCGATGGGGATCCACAGCTTCTGAATATCAGCAGCTACATAAGGACGAATGAAATCGGGACCGCCGATCTCAATGATCTCCTCAATGGTCGGTGGCTTGAGCTTCATCACGTTCTGGTAATAAGCCGGTTCGATCTCCAGGGGGTTTTTACCCTTGGCAAACTCTACCAGGTATTTCCAGATGTAGAACGCATCGCCAACAGGCAGTCTGTACTGCTTACCGCTCTTGGGGTCTACCGTGATTACCTTGCCGTTGAAGACCTTGTTACCCGCCAGATAGATCCACTCGTTGTACACCACCTTCATCAATGTATCGATGTGTCGGTTGGTGTAGTCCATCATGGACGATTCAAGCGCCTTGGTGGGCAGCTCAGAGTGCAAACTGTACTTACCCTTGACCAGGGCATCATCCAGATAGAACGCCGTCTGGTCGTAGTTATCCTTGGCCATAACCTGTTGCTTGTTGATCATGGCTAAAGTGTCAATAAACGTAGCAGTGCGACCATAGGTCTCTACCAGGTTCATTTGCATACGACGATACAGCGGAGTGGGCGTCAGATCTTCCAGCTGGTTCTCAGTGGAACTCACCACATCAAACCGCGCCAATGGAATCCTGGCTGTGGTCAGCAGGTTCTTCATCAGCTTGTCAAACGTGTGTTGCTGGCCTGGATTGTTACGCACCCATGCAATATTACGAAACAACCACATTGTTTGAGCGCGGTTCAGACTGGCCTTGTACTGCGAGAATTCGCCAAAGGAGTCAATGTGGCTCCAGATAAAGAACTCATGGGTATGACGGGTGTAGCAGTCTTCCAGGCGGATCGCATGGATGGCCCCGATGAGCATGGCGTACAGCTTTTCGATCATCCAGGTTAGGAACAGGTCGTCTGTTGTGACGTAATCGTTTTTGATCGATTGCTGCACATCACTGTTGACAAACTGTTGCAATTTAGGGATCAGCTGATCTTCGTTCCACAGCACTAGATTCTTATTGTAGCGCAGAATCTTATAGTCTTTGGCCTCGATGGTTTCGGAGTACGGGATCGGTGCAAGTATGCCGTTAATCAAGGCAGTCTGCCCTGGGTATACGTCGGCAAGACGGTTAAACCAATACCCGCCTTTGCTGTACTCTCGATTCGTCGCGAGGTGCAACTTCAGATTGTCTTTGTTGAAAACAATCTGTTCGCCAGTATCAATGGAGTTGATCCACATTACTTCATCAGTGGGGTGGTAATCCCCATTGAGGTTCATGTAATAACGCCATGTCGTTTTGTCGGAAGAAACGGAATGCCCAGCGTTAGTTAACACCAGGTTATCTCGTTCGGCCAAGGCCTCGATTTTGATAACCATGGTTCGAACTAGGCTGAAAGTGTCCGTGTGATACTTATCCAGATCGACACTATTCATAGTTTAACTCGTGAGGTTTATATGGGGTTCGAAACGCGCGCAGCGACTAGCGGTAACAAGTCGGTCGACTACACCAAGATTCGTGAGAACATCAAGAATGTGTCGCCAGCAGTCCAGGCTACCTTGCGCAACGCGACGCCTAAGAATGGGGTCGCTCCTGATCGTGAGGAAGTTGGTGGGACTAAGACCATCAACGAATACAAGCTTACACGGCTGAGCAACATTATCAGCAATAACATCAACTCGGCGTATGACCTACGGGCCATCACACCGATGATCGATAAGGCCAACTTGATCTGGAACACGATCATCCTCTACCCTAACGGGAAACAGGACAAGATGTTGACCTACGATTCCCAGAGTACCAAAATTAAAAACGCAGCCATGCACACCGGTCTGCTGTCCATCTGGGACGATTATTACACCAATGACTATAAGATCGAGTCGCTTCTTAAGAAGATGCTCGACGATATCATGTGGAATACCGGGTCCTATGCGATCTTTAACCTGAGCCGTCCTGGCCTGGATTACTTGATCAACGGCTCTGAAGTTGACCCTTCCAAACGGACAGGTAACGAAGAGTACACCAAGGCTTGTTCAGCACTCAATGCTGAGTTCGTTGTTGGTGCCGACGGCAAGAACAAAGTGCGTAACAAAGGTCGTTTTGTTCGCAACCCTTACAACCCAACTAAGGCTGCTGCAATCAGCGGTCTGGAATCCCTCTTTACCTCCAGTGCTGAAACCACTGAGGAAGAGTTCCCGATCTTCGACCCTAAGGAAGATACCGAGAACCTGTTCGGCATTACCATTACCGATAACCCGTCTGTGCTGTACCTCCAGAAGTTCCAGGAGGCCAAGCGCAATCGAGATATCACATCGGTGATGGGTGCAGAGAGTTTTGATAACATCATCTCCTCTGCTATGCAGTCCCAGAAGGGTCGTGACGCTGAAGCAGCTAAGGCTGAGGAAGAAGAGAGCAAGAAGGGCGGTAAGGACAAGAAGACACCTAAGGACGATAAAGAGCCTAAGGGTGACAAGAAAGGTCAGCCACACGCCACTACCCAGAACCTGACTGAAGACCAGTTGAACCACCTGAACGCTACTGTGTTCAAGTCGCGCAACATTCGTTCTCAGTCGCTGCAATTCATCAAGTCCAATGACTCGTTGAGTGTAGCCCCTTACGGTCGTGGTCTGAGCTGGCACATTCCTTCTGAAGCGATCTTCCCGATCCACTTCAACGGTAGTAACGGCAAGATCGATGACTACATCATCCTGCTCGACCCAGAGACCGGTGAGTTCCTCAAGAACACTGATGATCCAGAGTTCTACCAGTCGCTGGCGAAGAACAAGGAAAGCATCGGCAACAAGAACAAGATGGGTAGCGATAACTCGCTGATCTCCAGCTTGCGTGCGGTACAGTCCGGTAATCCTTGTGACTTCGATATGTCGGAGTTTGCGGACATGGCTCAGAAGAGTATTGTTCGTCAATTCATCTCTGCTGTTTATAGCGACAAGGGCAAGAACATCAGTATCACGCTGGATGAGGAGGTCAACAAGATCTTCCTGTCCCGTATCTTCAAGAAGCAGGGTGTGCGTTGCTTGTACGTACCGGGTGAGGCTGTCTCCTACGGCGCTATCAAGTTCAACCGCCTGGGTATTGGTCAATCCCTTACTCAAGCGGCCAAGATGCACATCGCTCGTCTGGCGGCCTATGACCTGGCCGACGCCTTGGCTAACCTGGAAGCTGCTCAGCCTCATACCGAGATGGTTATTAACATCGAGAAGGAGGACTCGGACCCAGAACAAACCATTGCGATTGCCCGTGCTACCTTCTTTGACTGCAACCCCAAGCTTCACTCTATCCTGTCGACGGCTCAACTGTCGGTTCCTCAGGTAGTGGATGCTTTGCGGGAGGCCTCTCTGTCGGTTAAGGTTAACGCTGGTGACAACGTTCACTTGCCTACACCGGATATCAGCACTCAGGGTAAACAGAAGGATAACTTCCATCCGGTAGACAAGGATAGCCGTGACGCAGTAATGAACTCTATCTCCAACTACTTCAACCTGCCTCGTGCATGGCTGGACGTAGCGGATGACCAGAACAACTTCAAGATCGAAGCTGTGACGGAATACGAGATGGTGTTTAACCAGGCTGTTAACTGGCAGGAAATGATCTGCGAATTCTTGATTGACTTCATGCGTAAACACGCGCGGGTTAACGGTCCTCTGATGCAAGACCTTGTTCAGTACATCCTGGACAACAAGAAGCTGTGGGGTCCTGACAGTAAAGAAGCTCTGGAAGGCAGCGACGAGGATAAAGTCAAGGTTATCTTGGCAGACTTCTTCAGTTCGGTTTATTGCTACCTACCAGTGCCTACAAGCACCGAGTCGACTAACAAGCTGAAGGATAGCTTGGAAGCCGTAACTGCGCTTGTACAGGCTTGGGAAGAGGCTGCGGGCAACAATGGCGTACTCCCTCAGATCTTGAAGGCACTGGCCATCGAAAACGAAGACTTCACTGACGTAGAGATTAAGGCCATGGTCAAATCTGCGTTGACGTCTGAAGCCTTCCGTCGGTTTAACTTGCCGATGCCATTTGATGACATTGTTAACGAGGGTAAAGGTGGTGGTATTGCGTCTCTGGTTCAGCAGATGCTGCATCAGCGTATCAACACTGCTGGCTTTGTGGCTGATCTCATTGACGGGATCACGGACTCCAACAAGAAGCTTAAGAAACAGTACGGGGATAAGTTGGCGAAGAAACTTGCGCCACCTGAAGAACCTGTCGAAGGCGAGGAAGGTGGTGATGGGGTTATTCCTGATGCTAGCGCTGGTGGCGGAACTGATGATGCTTCTCTGGATACGGGCGCGGATACCGGTGATCAAGACATTGATGCTCCTATCGATGATTCTGGTGCTGGTGACAATCCTCCTGGGGATGATGATGCACCGACTGTTGCGGATGATGCGGAGCCTGATGCTGATGACACAGCGAAAGACGACGATGCTCCTCCGGCGGATGATGCCCCTGGTGGTAAGAAGTTTGACCCGTTCTAGTAAGTAGCAAAAAAGAAACAGCTATAACTAACCCTCCACTCCTTTACGGGAGTGGAGGGTTAGCCTTATGGTTGATTACTGTGCAGCTGGTTTTTCTTTGCTGGTTTTAGCAGCTTTGGCTTCTGGTGCTGGTGCTGCTTCTGCAACTACTGGAGCTGGCAGATCACGGATAACCGCATCACGCACACGACCGGTCATGGCAGTAACAGCAGCCACTACGGTTTCGCCGTTGCTACCGGCCAGTTCAGTTTCCAGGTCGGCGAGGTTGTTGATAGCGCTGAATTGCTCGATCAGTTGCTCGTCGGTTGGAGCTGGGCCTGGGACTTCAACCTGGACTGGTTCGATGGTAGCTGCCACGGCAGCATGAACACGGTCTTTCATCTCGGCCAGAGCGGTGTCTACCTGCTCGTCGGTGCCCAGATCAGCGGTAGCGGCCAACAGAGTCACGTAGGCGTTAACCAGGTCGTCCAGAGTGCCGATGGCGGATACGGTGGCCAGGGTTTGTTCCAGCGGAGCCAGTACCGGTTGTTCTGGTTCAGCAGGCTGATCGCCAGTCAGAGCGGTCAGACGCTCACGGACCAGCTTGATGAGCTTCTCGCCGAACGGCAGTGCAACGCCTTCGAAACGCTTCTGACGTTGACCTTCCTGAACCAGACGGTGACCGGCCAGGTGTTCAGCCACGTCGCTGTTGCTGAGGTGTTCGTATTCTTTAAGGATGCTCATTATTACACTCTCTTTGGTTTCTGGAAGTTGTACTATAAAAGAACATAACGTTCTCTCCCATAGATTCTTTAACACAAAAAAATAAATGGGTGTTACTACCCCGCCTAGGCGGGGTACGTATTACTCGGTTTCCAATACATCGGCCTTATCCTTCTTCATTGCTATAAAGAAGAACGCTGGATAGGTGTAGCGGGTATTCGGCTTCTCAGTGTTAACCGCTTTTAACACCTTGTTATTTTGGGTGGGGAAAACAACCATGTATTCAGCAAACATTGCGCCTCTTTCGCATAAGCCACTCCGTTGCCACCGGATGACGTCTTCGAACATGAGCTGTGCTGTTATAAGAGGTGGCCACCAGGTCGGGTACTTACCAGCACTCACCATGGCTTGCATTAGGTCATGGACTTCCTTGATTGCAGCATTAATGCCGACTAGATTAAAGCATGCATCAAGAGGGTATGTGAAAGGCGGATGCGGCAGTGTGTCACGACTACCCTGTGGGTTAGGCTCATACAGTTTCAAACGGCGTTGGACCTCTTCAACGAGCTCCTGACCACGAGGAGTTTCAGCACCCTTGAAGATTGCCGGGGTGATGTCACTACGGGTAGTCAGGTAAACACCAAGAAGAGCACCGAGATCTTCGCCGGTCAAATTCTTGAAGTCGTTGTCTTTCACAATAATGTCCTTTAGTGAAGAGTTGGGGAATAAGCTACTGAGCTGGCGGCAGAGAAAACATACACCGGGTCAGCTAGGTGGTTATCCTTCGGTTTAAGGAGGATGATCCAATCCTTGAAGGGCTGACTACGGTAGAAGCTTGCAAACGTACGGGGAAGACCCTCAGGCGCTCCTACGTAAAGGAACGCGTGATACCTATTGAGAGTATTAGAAAAATCATCCCCGCTTACTACAATACCTAGCTCAGTGATAATATCTTTGGTGGGCCGAATGTTTTCCGGCCAGTCACCTGCCACAATCATCTCTTGAAGGTGGTCAAGGATTTGGTCAACAATAGACAAACCCATTACGTGTTGCGGATGGAGTTTCAGGAGCATGGCCATTTCCTCTTAGGAGACAAAAAATAAAGGAGAGTTCACACTCTCCTTTATTTGCAGCCTAGATTACTTAGGCTCGTTTACGAAACAATCAACGATGGAGCAGATGGAACTGGCGACACCAGCGCCGAACAGACCGGACATGGTGCCACTGATGATCTTGCCAGTGGTGTTTACTTCTACCAGACCCCAGCAGGTACCTACTGCATAGCCGGCAACGCCGCCTGCGATACCGCCTGCGATACCAGCACCCAGGGAACTGCCCTGAGATACACATGCTGCTGCGCCAATCAGAGCACCAGCTACGCCGGCGATTTGACCAACACTCACGCCGTCGTTGCGGTCGCCACGGAAAGATTTTTCGATTGCGGCGCGTTCTGTTTGATTCAAAGAAGTCATGTTTATTACTCCAGCTGGGATAAGTATGAAAGACTTTATTGTCTTAATCACCCAAGTAATATAGACGTGAGATTAACTGTATCTTAAAAAACAAAGCACACCATAGGTGCAACCTAACAGGGCGTCACCCCTGTTAGGTTACTTACCTTAAATATCCATGCAGATATTTAGCAGAGTCCCAGCAAGCACAGTGGCTTATCATGAGACACGAAGCGCAGTGTAGCAACGTTACGATCGATGATGGAGTAACTGAACAACCACAGCCCGCCACTTTCAGAGAAGCGCAGCAGTTTGTCAGTGACAGTTACGTCGCCGAGTTCACCCATGGTTTCATCGAAGCCGTCTTCAATCATCTTGAAGTATTCCGGCCACTTGCTGCGCTTGATACGCACTGGAACATTAGCTTCGGTATACGCTGGACCAGTACGCTTGTTCACCACATTAACATACATGCGGCGACCTACGGTCAGTTCCAGTTCTGCTTTCAACAGATCGATAGCCGTCGGTTCTTTGCCTTCAGTCAACGTGTAAGGGTTGACGAAGTCGAACATACGGACCGATTCGTTGAGGTAGTTGGCTTTTTCCATTTCTACCAGGTGCAGCATGGTTTCAGGATCGCGTTGTTTCAGCCAATCAATCAGCTCGCGATAGTCAGTCAGGATGTTGCTAACCGACAGGTGACCCTTACCGTTCTTGTTCGGGTTGTAGCCCGCACAGTTAATCAGCCAGTTGTTGACCACCTGAGTCAGATGACCACCAATGAACTTGATCAGGTCAGGGCTAACCTTTTTCTGGAGTTCGTAACGAGCAACAGCAGCAACAGCATTGACAAAGCTTGCGCGACCGTCGTTGTCCTTGAACAGGAACGCCAGGTCTTCGTGCAGCAGGTCTTTCTCTTCTTTCGACTTGCAGGTGTAAGTGTCCCAGTTAACAGCGTTGAAACCAACGGCGTTAATTTTGGTGAAGCGGGACGTCAGTCGATCGTTAACAGTGTTGATTGTGGTCAGCAGGCCTTCGCTAGAGTTGCCGATAACAGCATCATCAACTGCGATAACCGGTACAGCCTGTTCCATCTTCTCGACGGTTTCGATTGGGATGTCCATGGTTTTCTCAACCACGACGTCTGCCAACGGATAAGGCTTAACCACCCAGGAGTCATCCAACTCGTCTGGGTTTTCCAACAGCGGCAATAACTTAGCCGGGTCCGTGAGGACACTTTGCATATCGAGGCCCTCTTTACGGACGATTGTACTGAACCAGCCGTCGTCGTTCTCGAGGTCGATGATGACAATACGGAAGCAGTCCTTGAGAACTGTTTCTTCTGCCTTCTGTTCCTCGTGACGGTGGTAAGCGTGTTGAATCTTCTTCCAGTCACTCTCCGGGATGAAGTAGTGATTTGGTTTCCCGATGCTGTAGAAGAACCGGTTAAGCCGGAACTCACCACGGTTATCGGGTTTCAGATTGTTGAAGTCTTTACGCACCTCATCCCAACTTTGCATAACCTCACCTCCAATCACAAGTGATCTATCCTGAGGGGGACGCTGGAACTGGCCCCGGTTGTTTGCGTTCTGGTTTACCATGTTGTAAATATCACGCATGGCTTCATCCTGATACGCTGCTGACGGCACAGCTTGGGGCTCGAACGAACGCTGAATGTAATCTGACGCCGGACCGTAAAGCATGTTGTAATCGGTACGGGTCGATTCAGGTCGCTTGAACTCCAGGTTGTTGTACGGCGAGGTCTGGTTAAAGACTTCGTATACCGCTGCGGCAGCTTCCTTAAAGTTCTCCAGGTTGCTGATACGCGACTGGATAGCTTTAGTCAACCGGTTGGTATAACGGCGGCCGTTAGGCGACTTCATCAACCAGTTAATCATTTCAAAGAACAGCACGTTACGACAGGCAATAAACGCCGTGTTCAGATATTCAGCCTGTTGCAGCTGATCACGGTTGCCAGTACGCAACAGCTCGATCAGACCCTTACCGAAGAACGGCATGGAGTTAATCGCGATGATGCGGGTGAACTCGTGCTGCTTGTTAACGTCATCAATAAATGCATTGCGAATCTCATCGACTTGCTGCATCTCGTTCATGCGGAAGTCTTCGCGCGCTTTACGGTACTCTTCAAAGAAAGGTCCAGCACGGTGATAGATCTGTTGCAGGAACATTTGCATTGCACCGGCTACCCGGTCAATCAAGTAGGCGTTGCTGGTTGGATCGTTTTCCTGACTGGTACGCAACGAGCGGAGTGCATCGTCTTCGTAAAGACTACCGCCCGCAGCGCCCCAGTTAAAACCACCACCAGTTGCAGCATTGGTGTTGTTCAGGTTTTGCGACAGAATGTTGCGAATGACATCACCCGGAGACTGCTGGGCGGTGTTCATTTGCTGTTGGTTCATGTTGTAACCTGGCCGACCCATCGGATTCATCGAGTTGTTAGGCCCGTCCGGGATCTGCACAGCAGCTGGGTTTGTTGGTTTAATCATTACACACTCCTAACACCCCCTGGCTTAAGCAAAGGGTTCACGGTGGCGTAGGCGCTTATCCGTTTTCAGATACAACCACTTCAGCGAAGGATCCAACGCTGTTGTTTTGCCCTGAATCAAATATACACATGGGTTGAGATAACCTCGACCATCCGGGTAGGGTCCAGTTACCCGAAGGAAGCTGTTGACGAATGCAATAGACGCATGCGCGCTGCCTGCACTGTCCGTGGGATCAAACTCCCCACGCTTCTTCGCTTTAGTCGAATTCGTATAAACACGATGCTGAGGCATACAACCCAACACATAGTCCACATACGGGTTATCGGTTGGCGTCGCTTCCTGAATGAGATTGGTTGTGCGCGAATTGTCAATCTCCTTAATGTGAAAGTTGTTAGTCAGGAAACGAGCAACCTTTTTCTGGTTGAGCTCGGAGTTGTTTTTGATCTCGTGCTTGAACTTGTTGGCGGCTGTAATCAGCTTGTCCAACGTAAACTCCAGACTCGCCAGTTCCTTGTGGAACATGTCTGCGCGATCCGTGGTTTGCACAATCTCACTGCGGTTAGCAATGATGTAGTTAAACAACTCGAACATGTTGCTGACTACAATTGACTGACTGGCAAACTTCTTGATCGAATCTTCGTCGAGGTACTCGTTAATGGAATCAAAGTGCTCATTCATCAAGCGCATGATGTACTCATTACTGTCACCGGATTTAACCGAGCAACGACCGATAATGAGTTTCCAGTAATCCGGGTTATCGATGTTGTCAATATCGAAGTACGACGAAAGGCAATCTACTACGAACAGCAGGGCACTGGCATACTGCAAGCCCATTGCGCTGAGTTCTTTACGCTTACTGCTTTTGTTACGGATGGCGATGCCGTAGTCGTGGGGGACAAACTCTCCCAAGTACTTAGCGTTGCCGGAGCGAGAAGCGCGGGTAAAGATCTCCCAACGATCCTCAGGACTGCATTCAGCTACCAACACCTCGATAGGCGCGATCTCATAGTCACATTCCCCAAAGAGATCAATCGCCTTGCTGAAGCCCATATCAGCAAAGGTGTACCATGCCAGCAACGGCATAGGGGTTTTGGTGTCGCTGATCTTGCGTGACTCGGTAGGACTGTAGAACCGGTTAGCAGCCAGGTTCAACTCAGTGGTCTTGTACGTCAGGTTACCCGTGTCGGTGAGGACCTGGGAGAACTTGAAGTGCTCAGTACCGATCTTGAACTTGAAGCCCAACACCTTGACAAACAAGGCATTCTCTTTTGTTACCGGCAATCCACGTTCCGCCAATACAAACTGCAAGCTGTACTGGGTACCGCGCAACCACAAGTCACCATAGACATCGGTATACGGTAGCATGGTGTACTGCTGCATCTCGATGATCTCACCAGCTCGGTTGACGTATTCAAACATCAACTTGACCGGGTACAAGGTTTCCTTGTGGATATCGAACAGCTTGGTGCTACTTTGGATCAGGTGACTGATGTACTCATCCGGAGATACCTCTTTCACACATTTGAAGAACACGCCACGTTTTTCGATGCTCTTAAAAATCATCCGCAGAGCATTCTCGTAATAGTGAACAGCACCTTCAAATTCGTTCTGGTGGAACCCTTCCGTGATGGTGGTGTTAAACCGCGCCATTGAGTTATCGATGGCCTTGGCTAATTTCAGTGACATGGATGCTCCGTTATGCAGTTAGCAATTTATACCCCGTGATTGCTACGCCCGCCAAGGTACCTACAGCCTTAGCGAAATCCCCCCAGGAATTTTGGGCGCCCTTTTGTTTTACCAGATCAGTGTTCGCCTTGTTCACTGTATCCTTAATACGGGTCTCGAACTTAAACAAGTCCGATGCCATCTTGCCAGAATGCTTCAAGGTGTTAGCTTCCATACGGTGCTCCATCTTGACAGCATTCATCTCGAGCTTGTGCTCGTCTTTCAATTTAGTCAAATCATTGCTAAGGCGGAAGACATTGGTTTCAGACTTACCCAATGCCTCAGTAAGGTTTTCAATCTGGGTACGCATGCTGTTGGCGTCTTTATTAAGGTCTCGGTTCTTGCTCTCTGCCGTCAAGAACCGTTCTGTATTACCTCCTGCATCACACTCGGCTTTAGTCTTGAATAGACCCAGATGTGTTAGTTTCTGGTCATCCAATTCGCCGAAGGCGTAATATTGGGTCCCCCGTGGTTCAATACCGCGGGAAATGCCAACATACAATCCGGGTTGTTTGTTTACATCACAGTCAACCGGTACCTCAGTCGATTTACCCATGATGTTCGTGTAGAGTGGTTTGTTAACCCGTTGTGGGTCATTTACGTAAACAAAGTAGTGCAGTGCTGCTTTACCTTGTACAGACTCATCGCCAGGATTCTCGAAGAGTTCCTTCATAGTGAAGGCTGGAGTATTGAGACAAGGTTGATCCAAGTTCTCGCTACCCAGGTACATGGTAATGCCGAGCAGTTCGCTGTGGATTGCGTTATTACGCTCCACCATGCTTTTAACCAGGTCCAATTGGACACGCATGGTCACCGGCATACGGATGTGGTATTCAGTGTTGCTTTTCTTCAGCCGCTCATGTTCCTTAGACAACTCCACCAAGATGAATTTGTCCAGCTTAGTCAGAGCAGCGTTGTGATCGATCCTGAGGTTGTCCAGATAGACGTTCTCGATGACCACGTGGATCTGTTGTTCATTGATGTAGGTGGCTTCACTCCCACGCTGCACAATGTAACTCAACCCGCCTTTGATCTTGACAATGATCTCTTTGCTGGAGATATTGGTGATACGGTAGTTGAGTTGGAAGCAATTGAGTTCAGTAGTCATGTTGAGAACCTCTTCCGGCTTCCTTAAAAGCCAATTCGTAGTTACTTATCCTTTTGATAATGTAGGTTTGAAATATCTTAGCAAATTATCTAAAAGCAACATAAACCCCTCCCCCACCCGAAGGCAGGAGAGGGGTTTACATTTAGTCCCTTGTGAAAGGGGTTACAACAGCAGACGCAACAACGGAGTCTACTCGGGAGTCAAGACTCCGTAGTAAGCTGCGGCAACCCTTATTACGGGGTTACTGGCGCGTTGCCTTCGGTAGCAGCGATCAGATCGCTCATACCTTGGACTTCAACAACCTGTTTAGCCAGCTTGGTCAGCAGACCGTCATCACCCAGGAACTCGTGAGCATCTTCGATGGTCAGCGAGCCGATGATAACGTTCAGTGGCCAGTGACGGTAGGTAGGCATGGTCATAACCACACCGAAGTCCTGTTGGTCACGAGTCACGTTGCCTTGCACGACGATGTTCTCTTTCGAGATGTTCACGCCGATGCCGCCCAGTGGGTTGATGAAGTCGTTGGTGGACGTGTTCTTCGGAACGATCAGCAGTTGGCCGATTTGGCTGTCGAAGTTGGTCTCAACGATGGTCATTGGAGTGACCGGACCCAGGGAACGAGCATCGCCCGAACGCATCAGGAAGCGCGCCAAGTTCTGGTGAACCACGACGGTCCATTCGATCTTGTCAGTGCCGCCGTATTCAGCGATCGCAGCCAGACCCGACTTGGTGTTCAGGGCAGCAGTGATGTCGCTGATTTCGTTCAGGAACACAGCAGCAACGTTGTCGAACACGTCGATCGAGTCCAGGGACGATACACGGTCCTTGATCTTGAACGAACGGTTAACAGCTGCAGCCGAAACGTAGTGCTGACCTGGCAGGACGTTGGAGCCCTGTTGGTTGCCGACAACTGGGGAGCCGTCGATCGAAGTGATGTACTTCAGGTGTTCCTGAGCCACATCGAAAGCTTTCTTCGAGCACTGGTTGTTGATCGCGATCGACATTTGCTGAATCGCGAAGTCCAGGGAACCCTGGTTAACGTCGTCAGCCGATACCGGGTATTTCACCGACACTGGGCTGTTGCGACGAACGGACAGACGCTTGTCAGCATCGAACACTTCGATACGGTAGCCGAAGTTACCGCGGGAGGTGTTGGAGACGTTGCCGCCCAGATCGATACCGGTCACAGCACCCAGAGTCAGGGACTTGATCAGCGCTTTCTGAGTTGCGTCAGCTTTGTGCATGGTGACAACGTTGCCGTTGGTCAGGTCACGCAGACCGTGGACGGTCACCTGGCCAGAGTTCAGACGCATTTCGTTGGTCTGACGCTGGTAGTTGCCGTTCATGCTGATGTTGAGCAGAGGCTCGTAACCAGCGGTCTTGAACGAAGCGAACAGGGTTTCGCCGACGGTAGCGCCGGTTTTGTCCAGCACGCTGAAGCCTGGCAGAGCGCGCAGGTGCAGGTTCACTTCACGGTCGTCGGACGACTGGCCTTGGCTGGTAGGGCCGAAGGTGTTGTTCGAGATCGAAATGGTGTTGATGAAGAAGTTGATGTTGGTGTTACCCAACTTAGCCGAAGCCAGAACTTCTTTGATGACCAGCGAGTTGGACTCGAGTTCATCGGTGCTGGTCCATGGACGCTGGCCAGGAACCTGAGTCAGAGCCAGAAGGTTCGGAATGGTGTTCGGAACTTTCAGGTACTGGGTGGCGTGGCTGCTACGGCCATAAGCGTCGGCTTCTGGGTAGGTAGCGGTGGAAGCGGCGATGATCGCGGTATCAACGAAGAAGTCGCGGTTGTCGTCACCAGCGTCGTCCGGATATACCGGATGCACGGCCAGAACTTCGTCCTTGAACATTTCGCCGGAGCGCAGCAGACCGAAGATCGGACGCAGCTCGGAAGCCGACTGCCATGCGCTGTTACCGTAGGCGTACGAACCGATACCCGCAGCGCGGACTACCAGGTTAGCGCCTTCGTCTTCGTAACGAACGGTGATGGTGGAGAACAGTGCTTCGGCGGCTGGAGTCTGCAGGTGCGACTGGGCGTTCAAGGTCAGGTTAGCTGCCTTGATGTCCATCTCGCTGCCTTTGAAGTTCTGGAGCGAGAAACCCTCGATACCAGTTACTTCGGCCAGAGCCTTAGCGGCTTCGTTCATGATTGCCATTTCGGTGCCAGGAACAGAGGCACGGTTCAGGGAACCAGAGAACGCGTCGTAGGACTTCGGAGTGACCGACTTGAACAGCGTGGTCAGTTGGTGGCTTTCGACGCCAGTGATCTGATTGACGCCGTCTTGGAACACTTCGAAGCTCTCAGCACCAATGACGGTGTTGAGTTGTTGGTTGCCCAGGGCTTGACGAACGGCGCTGAAGAGGTTTCCGGTATTCTTCAGAGACGCGGTGACTTGTTTAAAGGCCATGACTCGAATCCTTTACTGAGGATGTGAACAAATATATTTGTCTGTGTATTAGCGCTACACATAAAATACAGTGAAGTTACGGGTTTTGGATACTAACCAGTTTGTAAACCTCTGCCAAGGTAAATTCACCCTGGTTAGGTTTTGGGATTTTGCCATTGTGGGATTCCATGTACCCCACCTTAGCAAAAATTGTTTCCAGCAAAGCGCTAGAGAAAGTGACACACTCCAGCGTGTCGAAGCCAGGAGCCTTAGGAGCGTTCTCCCCATTAAATAGAAAGATAATGGTATTCATGCCCGCATCGATGCAACTGAAGGACTTTGTATCCTTAGCAATCGCGGATAAGCTTTCACCGTCCAGGCTATTAAATGCAGCCTCGACCATGCCGGCGTTGTAACCTTCACCGAACAGATGTTTAGGATCGATCATCAACACGCCGAGCTGTTGAGCCACAATATATTGGAACTTCAGGATGCTAGCGATTTCACCGAAGGTCAACTTCTGATGATATGTTGACAGCTTTGCGATCTCGCTGCCAGGAATTGCTTGACGGGCCAGCAACTGTTGCATATCGCTGGTCAGGTAAAAAATACGGACTGACTTCCCTTGGGGGGTCTTAAGAATCATTTTCAGCTCCTAGGGGTTTCCTAATGAACGATTTATTGGTACTGGTTAAGTTGTTGTCCGCGTTGTATCAGGCTAAGAAGCTGAAGGACACTAACCTAATCACGGAACTGGTAGATACGTTAAACGAGTTGCCTGTACCCAATGCTGATGTTTTCACACAAGACAAAGGTATTCGAGACAGCATTCGCGCAACTATCCACTGGCTGTTAAAACAGCCTGAAGATGAACCGGTCATAAAATCAGCATTGTTGCAACGTGTGAACATGTTCATCAAGAACGATGACGGTCTGAAAGAGGCCATCACTCACGGGTTGGAAGATCAAGCGACGGATGAACAGACCCGCAAACTGATCTATCAGCACATCTCTGAGATCCGTTTGAACTCAGAAGGTGAAGAGTTCTCCAAGAAGTTCAAGAAGGCTATTAAGGACTTCTACTTCAAAGATCTGAATGACATGGGCAAAGACGATTGGGCTAACCTGATCGATCTGGTACAGTCTGGTGTTAACCAAGGCTTTGAAGAGCGACAGTCTGAAGTAGTTGCTCAAGTTACTTCTGAAACTCCTGATTCGTTTAACGCAGTCATTGACATGGCTAAGCGTGAGAACAGTCTGGAAGGTATCATGAAGACCGGTATCCAGGGTTTGAACATTGCCCTGAATCCTGACGGTGGTTTCCGCCGTGGCAAGATGTACATGATCGAAGCACTTACTAACCGAGGTAAGTCTTTGGCAACAAGTCACATGGTAGCGAGTATTGGACTGTACAACAAACCAATGCTCAGGGACAAAGCCAAGATCCCTACGATCCTCCTGGAGTCTGCTGAAGACACCATGGACCTGATCATCATGCGCATGTACAAGTTGGCGCTCTCTGCACGTCATGGCGAGACGTCTGACTTCCAACTGGCTGCCAACGACGATATCGTTAGCGCTATTGTGGGTTGCTTTAAAGAAAATGGTTGGTATCTCATCATCAACCAAATTGATTCCAGTAAAGACTCGGCTAACACCATGTTCGCCCGTTGCCGTCAACTGGAACTCAAAGGTCACGAGATTATCTTCTGGGCCTACGACTACTGCGGTCTGCAAAACATCGACAAGATCCCTGGCGAAACAAAGTCCGACAAGCTGCAAATGCACTTCCGGAAGATCAGGGGTTTCATTATTGCTCGCGGTATCAGCTTCCTTACTCCTCATCAATTGTCTCCAGCAGCCAAGATGAAGCTACAGGAATCTGACGAAGAGTCTGAGGTATATTTTGCTCGAGAGGTTTCTGGTAAGTCGCTTACTGAAACATCGACCAAGATTACCAACGAAGTGGATGTGGTCATCACCATCCATGTGGCCAAAACAACCTTCAAAGTTTACTTCACCTATTGCGTAGGTAAACAACGGGGCGAGGGTTGTCTGCCAGAGGAACGGTTCGGGATCTATGATCTCCATCCTGACCAAGGCTTGATTCACGACATTAACAAGAAACCTGCTTTCCGTCGTAGCTTGACACAACGACTAAATGAGAATGGCGAATTAGAGAATGACTTCGATCACTTCGGTGTAGCCGCATAAAGAAAATATAATGGAGCTTAATACCCTAACCGCTCCTACGAGCGGTTAGGGTATTAATATAGCCGCTACAACGAGCTACAACACGCGTAGAGCGCTTTCAATCAATTTGTCGTGATCTGCCTTGGCAAGTTCCGCTCGCGCCTCTTGCTGCTTTTTGGAGGGCTTTGGGAAGATCAGGCCAAGTATGGTCAGTTTTTTCTTGGTAAGGTTATTTAGCATTTCCCAGTTCCTCCAGTCCTTTGGTCGTGGCCTCAGCATTTTGAACCCAAGTACGCATGAAACCGAGCAGGGTTGCTGTCGAAGGCAACAGTTCACGGTTAAAAGGTTCAGGTACCGGCACCAGACCATTTTGTTTAACATGGCTTCGCAACAATGATGGTGGAATGATACTTAATGTTCTTTTCATTTGACGCCTACTCCCCACAGCAGAAGAATGAAACCCTTACCTACGGTAAGGGGCTTAGTCTATATCGTGAATTTCCCACCTTCCCTCCCCCCTGGTTTCCCAAGAGTTCTACTCTTTCGAGCATAGGCATAGGGAACTGGCTGAAGATTTATTCCACCAGTATCTCGTCATCGGAGATGAACAGCCCCAAAAGAGAAATCTCCCTGAAGGTAGGTTGCCCAGTGCTTTGGGTATCCATCTGCCACTCTGACTTGATTACATGCACAGTGCCTTCCTTGTACACGAGGTTGTTACTACCGCTCATGTAGAAGTAACGAACAGGCATAGCCGGATCAATCAGCGAAGCGTCAGAGTTGTGCCAAGATACCTGCACCAGGTTACCGTCGTTCTTTGCGTTCTCTGTCAGGTGCTTACAGAGGTTGTTGGTAGGCTCTGCATGATAGCTCACCATCTCTTCGCCACTGGCACGCTTAGAGGTCTGGTACTCGGACAGGGAGTCAGCACGGGTGGTCATGGCCTGACCTTTGTTGTAGTACACCCCAGTCTCAGCCATAGCCGCATCTGCGGTAACAATCCGCTTACCCGTACCCACGTTCTGCTTCTTGATGTCGGATCCGTCTTTGGTAACCCCACCACCAGTAGACAGAACCGTCAGAGCCTTCCCTTCCTGGAAGTAGGAGCGCTTCAGAGTGGGTATCACGTCTTCAGGCACCCGGTACACGTTAAGTACCTTAGGAGCCGTCTCATACCGTCCTGTGCGGTACTGTGGGTAAACCCACCACATACCCTTCCTGTAGTACATCCCCAAGCCCGTGTTGTAGAACCCGAACTCGTCATGCTCCTGCATCCACATCCCCAGTTTAACCAGAGGTACGGCAGCAGGAATAGCCACATGACTGAAGACCCGAGCATTGTCCACAGGCTCTTCGATGTTCACGCCCTTAAACGCATCACCACCTGTCAGGGTAAGTCGACTACCGTAATCCGTCAGAATGCCATGCAGCACATCCTTAAGCGTGGCCATCAACAGGGTATCCGAAACCAACTCGTTCTTGAGCAAGGCATAACCTGTCTCAAACAACTGGAAGGATACGGTAATCATGTTGGTGTCGTCTTTGGTTGACAAGTCAGCCATTGCCGAGTTACCACCCTGCATCTCTGGATCAGAGTCACCCAGGGGCACTGCACGCCAGCGGCGCATCACCTGCTGGAAGCCTACCCGCTCGGTCACCTCAATGAAGAGGTTATCCTTATTGGGCAATACCTTACGCATGTAGACACCCGGTTGGATCTGTGCCTTGATACGCGCGTTGTCGCTGTGGGAGATACCACCCCCATGGGCAGGTCCGAACAACGACAAGCAGGCAAACCCGTTAGGGATCAACAAGGGGATCTGCTCAGTAGGAGTGACCACCATGGCGTCAACAGTAAAGATCCGCTCATTACCCACTTGATCAAGGGCATTAGCGTGAGCGATGATGTTGGCTATTGGCTTTGGCATCTCCATGATTAGTCTCCTTTGAAGATCCAGTCGTTAGTGTCGGTTGAAGTATCCAGGTCCCGTAAGCTGTCAGTGGAGATCTTCAGCGTTGGGAAGAAGTTACCTGGAGCCGGTTGTTGGTGGTCGACCTGGTACTGATGCTGCTCGTGGTTGTCCAGCTCGTCCAGGTGGCTCACAAAGCTGATATCCTGACCAACACCCTTGTTCAGCATAGGGGTCATGGTAAACAGCATACCAAGCGATGCCAGACCCATGCCTTCCTGAGCCTTGTTATCCTTACCAGCATCACGGATAGCCTGGTTAACCACAAAGGGCTTGATCTTCGCATACGTAGGAAACAGCATGTACGCCAGACTCTCCAGCTGTCGTAGCTCCTCACGAGGAGGGGCCTTGAACTCTGGTACCGTCCGGATCATCTCACACCACAACGCCAGGTACTCTTGAATGGATTCGTAAATACCTGGGATTGCATCGTTAGCCTTCTGGAAGCCGATGTCCTCGGGTCCCAACAGATTACCCATGAAGCTCAGGATCTGTGGAACCTTCATTTGCCGCAGCTGGGGTTCGTCGTAGTAGTTGGTATCGTTGGCAAACCCCTGCTGGTTATTGTGGTAACGTTCGCGGAGGTCATCCATCGACATCAGGGACTTAGGAGCCACCCAGACTCCATAGACCCGATGGTTCAACACGCCGTGCAGTTCAATCAACCGATTCCGCACAGCGCCGTAACGAGGATAAAGCATTTTCATATCGGAGGTCCGAACTTACGGCTCACCTGAATCAACAGCAACAGGATCGCGCCGTGGTAGAGTTGTTGCCACTTGTCCAGAGCGAAGTACCCCTTGCAATAAGCGAGGAGTTTCTCCCGGTCTACCATCTGGTTCTTCAGGGCATCTACCACCAGGTGTTCAAACTCATTCTGGGGTAGGCCTTCGTAGAACTGAGGGGTGAACAAGTAGGTCGTTTTGTATTCCGGGCTGGAGGCTAACAGTGGGAAGCCATCCATGTTGAAATACGCCCGTTGGATCTGGTAACGTTCGGGATCCGCTACAACCACCCAATCGAACTTGCTGGAACGCAAGTTACCGTATTGACGGGTATTGATCAGACGGTTGGTGGAGACGATCGTTATCTCGGAGTTCTTGACCATGGGCAGGAGATTGAAGTCTCCGCGCATCAGAATCTCCCAGATGGTGATATCACCAAAGCCACCGTATTCCCGTCCACCGTACTGCGTAGAGAACAGGTTAATTGGAGGATAGGAGGTTCTGAGGTCAGCCGGCATTTGAGCCGCCAGGAACTTCACCAGGTATTGGTCGTAGATCTTCCGCCCGTTACCGTCTTCCCAGGCAATTGTCCGCTCAGGGTTCCAGTAGAAGGTGTTCATCAACCAGTTAGCAATCGTCAGACGCCAGTCGAACAACTCCTTGGCCGTAGTGAACTCGTTATCAGTAATGATAGCGATACCACCGTGCAGCGCCGAGTCCTTCGAGTAGACCCATTCCTTAACAACACGGATATCCAACTGCGCAAAGAGATCTTCGGTAAGGATACCGAGTTTCTCAAAGGTACAGAGGTAGACCTTGTTGGAGGTGTCGTTACGGATCTCTGGTTGCTGGGTGATGTGGAACAGACCTGCGCGGCCCTCACCGATGTCCATGATCGCCACGTCATACTGCAACGGGTTCAGATCGAACGCCAACCACATCTCGAACGTACCGCTGGATTGACCGGTAGTCGGGTCGAAGGCGTAAGCGCCGGCACCGTCCTGTTTACCGACCAGGTTCTTGATGCGGGCGTAGCTCTGATAGACAGCCGAGTTATCCGGTTGGAAGGTACTCAACTCTTCGTCAGGTCCCAGTTCCCGACGATAGTACTCCATCAACCGCGGAGTACCGTCTACCATTGTCAGTAACGACGTCTCAGGCGTATAGGCCGAGTCTACAATGGTGTGCTTGTACGTGTTGCTATAAATCTTGGGACGTTCCGGTTCTGGAGGAAGTTCCTGCCCCAAGGGAGTGGTCTTTAGGCCCATTAGCGTTTGTCCTCTACCAATACGTAACTGTTAAGACCGAGGTTCATCATGTACCGGGTTGGATTATCCCCCGGCAGCCCTAAGCCCTTATCGATGTCTTTGCGGATCTGGTGGATATGATCCAGCCAAGGTTCAGGCAACTTGTCCCAGCGATACCACGGGAAAATGGCCGGCAACAGATTGAGGTCCTGAGGGTTCTGATACAGATCCTCCCAGAAAGCGTCTGTGTAGTCCCGGATCGCATAATCGAGGGTTACCACGATGTGGTGCACATTTTTCATCGTAGGCAGCCTGGAGAGCCTTACAGAGCCTGTCTCGTCCATACTCAACTGAGTAGGCAGAATACGCAGGTTGTTGCTGTACACCCAGACCAGGAACGGCGTAGCGTATTGAGTGAACGCCACATCGCGACGACGAAGCATGTAAGCCTTGACTTGCTCATTCCATTTAAAGCCTGGAATCTCGAAGATGTTGACCAGCTCCTGGTTCTCGATGTTATCCACCGACAACCGTGCCTGAATGATAGGCTGTACGAAAGGTACTCGCTTCATTACCCAAGGATCATGCTTAGGCAACTTCATGAAGTAAGGGGCTTCCTGCTGACGGGTGGTCTGGTTAGACAGACCCCAGGCTACTTCAGGGGCCACCCGTACGTTGAACGGTCGAACAAACTGCTCGTTAGGGATAGGGATCCACTTCTCAGGAATCTCATCCTGATAAACGTCCAATGGGTAGAAGAACTCCCAGTTGGTGAACTCGTTGAAGTAGAAGAAGTATTTGAACTCGACTTCATACTTACCGATAGTGGAACCTTTACGAGAACGCTGGATCTCTGGATCAGAGAACTGAATACCGATGAAGTCCAAACGCTGTGGAACTACCAGACGTTTGTTCTTACCTGCCACGTTGGAGATGGTAGTGAACGGTACTTGGCAATACTTGTTGAACCACTCACCAAACTCAGGAGTAGTCGGATCGTTCTTGAGCAGTAGTGTATGGATATCCTGCATGCACGCCAGGATACCGTTGTTAACGCCCAGGTGGACCGTAGCACTGAACGCCATGTCAGCCATCTGGTTATCACGAACACGGTTGATACGGCGCACGTAGTGGTCTGCCAGCTTGCTGCTGTTAAACGAGGCCACTACAGAGACGTTAACCTTTACGCCAGAGAAGGCTGGGTACAGCCCCATAGGCTCTTCGTCATCGGTTAACCATACCGGGCGTTCGGTCGGTTCACGACGCTGGTTGGAATAACCGGTGTTAAATGGGGTGTCTTCTTTCTCTACCACGATGAACAGTTTGTTACGGAAGACGCCATCGGTGTACATGTCACCACGCAGACCGTCATCAGAGTTACTGCCAATCAACTTGGCAACATCATTCTCGCCGTTATAAATGATTTGCGAGGCATTGTCCAAGCTGTAGAACTTTAGAACTTGTCTGAGAGAATCCAACACCGCAGGGCGAAAGAACGATGCATAGTCATCTTCAGACATTACCATTGATTTCAGCATCATGGGTGTATGCTCAATAATGAAAATAAAAAGATAAGTAATGGAAGGGGTTACCTTCCATTACCGATCAGTAAGGGTTACTTCCAGCGCACAGGAACAACCAGGTCACTTGGCAACTTGATAATCACCAGAGCCGAGATACCGTCATGCAACTGGCTGAGCACGTCAGCCAACTGGAAGTCATCAGCCGTAGGCGGTGTTGTGAAACCCAGCGAGCCTACAAACTCTTCCAGCTGTTCAGCGAACTCTTGCGTAAGAGTCTTGTCGGGGTTAACCGGTTCAGGGTCAGTAACTTCAAACACTTTACCTGCCAGGGCTAACCGGACACGATGCTCTTCCAGATCGAGGGTGCTCTGCTTCAGAGGACGAGCAGCCGCATCCTTGTTCCTGACGGTGAAGATCAGCACACCGCTGAGACTGGTACTGGTGGGCAGGATCGAAACAGAAACCTGGACCTGATCTTTACCCACGAACTCGACCAACAGGTCGTCGACGTTGTAGTCCACCTTATCCAACAGGTGGAGCTGGTACGCATCAGACAGTTCTTGCACGACAGCGCCCAGGAGATCCCCTTCTTTGGCTGAGACCTCAGGCGCCTTGTGAGCCATCACCTGCAAGAGATTACCCTTGAGCATGTAGGCCTTTTGAGTAATACCGTTCTGTTCAACCAAGAACGCAGTTTTGCTTTCGGATTCAGCAACAGCGCTCAGAACCGTGAAGCCGTCGGGTAGCTGGTTCTTGATACGCTCGAGAACCACCGGGTGAACGTTTTCCAAGGCCATTACCGTTACTCCTTCTTATCGCCTTTAGGCGCTTCTTTAGGCTCTACAGCTGGGAAGATCTTGGTGTTGATCCCGCTAACTGCTTTGCGGATACCAGACACCAGTTTCTTGTGCGCGGTAACTTTCTCTTTCACTCGTGCAACCGCTTCTTTGGCCGCCGCAATACTTTCCTGTGTACCCTTCTTAGCAGTACCCACAACTTCCTTGTTCTTTTCATCTTTACCAGTCACATTGCTGGCGGCAGTCTTCAGTTCGGCAAGCTTATCCTTTGCCAGATCCAGGAGAGCGTCCAAACCACCTGCTGGGCCCTCTTGCTTTTTCAACAGACCCAGGAGCTTGTCCAGGCAGGATGCTGCGTCAGCCTTGGTGTTGAGGCTACCCACAATGGCGCTGAACGCACCCGATGGATCTGCTTCAGCTGCCAGCTTTACCAGGCTAGCTTTGGCCTGAGGGTTGATTTGATCCCCGCTGCCTTCCTTGGCCGCTACTAGGTCCTTCTTGTTGGATTCCGCTGCTTCGGCTACCGCTTTGGTATCAGAGGTGCTCTCGTTAGAGGAGAACCACCCCTGGATGGCTTTAAAGGACTCTGTGATCATGTCCCAGGCCTTCATTGCCATTTCCTTGATACCATCAAGGATTGCGCCTTCTGTGCCTTCTACAGCGCTCATACGGGCATTGTGGCCACTGGCGGCACCGATGAGGTAGTTAGCCGCATAACTGTTTACACCGTTCAGGTAGTCTTCCATACCTTGAATCAGCTGAAGCGTGTGATCCGCAATACAACCGCAGTCGCAGTCAGCATTCTTCTGGCAGTCTTCCGGTGGCTCGAAGTCCGGCTCAGATGGCTCAGGCAAGTCTTCCAGTTGCGAAGGATGAAACTCCTCCACACCCATGAACATACCCAAGCGGCTGGTCACAAATACGTCAACGATGTTCAACACCTTCTCGGCGTATTCGATCGAACGGATCTGCGACTGGATCGCTACGATGTTAGGCTGTTCATGGCCCTCGTAGAGATCAATGAAGTAGCGCAGGTTCTTGTGAGAGAACTCGATCCACTCGGTAACCGCACTGCCCGACATATTGTCAGACGACTTGTTACCCAACGCACAGACCTGCATGGCCACATTGCGTTCTGGAGTGAAGTCACCGGTGTGAACGTTCTGCAGCAACTCATTGAGGTACTGATTCACCGGCCAGTTAACCAGCAGCTCGCTGCCGTCGTAATACGCCAGACGGTCTTCCAGCGCAGCCACGATACGGAAGAGACGTTCTTTAGCAGAACTCTCGTCAGTGCTATCAGCGTCAACAACGTAGTCGAGACCCATGGAACGGAGTAACTCAACCATCACTGGATTCTTTTCAGCGTCCAGCTTTCCAGCTTTGCCGGACAGCAGCAGACTGACCAGCCCCAGCTCAAAGTACAAATTCATGCTCACACCTCATTGATACTTGATGATCACGGTACCGCAGTAGTACGCAGCCCGACGAGCCGTTACGTAGAGGTTGCCCTCACTCGTACCCAGCTCTACTTCGAAGATGGACAGGTCGCTTAAACCAACGAGACGTAACCAGTTGTAGAAATGGACCGACAAGTCATCTGCCTGACCGGTAAGGGGGCTTTCGCCGACAACAATGCATTCTTCTACCTTGTCGTCTACCAATACCTGCAACGCATCCAGGCTCACTTGTTCTGGAGTATCGAAGGTCAGACCAGAGATGTCCTGAGGGATACCTTTAAACAGTTCGCCCAGGTCAACCTTGTCAATAAGCAACCCGGTGCCGCTGCTACCCAGTTCAAGATAGCTGAACACGGTATCGCTAACAGAACGACCAGCCCCGAAACGAGGGTTCATTCCTTGGATGCCTTGTTGCTCCATGACCTTAGCGACCAACAGCGTTTTATTAAAGCAATTCAAGCGCATAGTGGCTTACCCTTTGGTCTCGATGCTGGACTTGGCAATCAGGTACACAGACTGATAGACCTTAAAGATCAGGGTCTCCAGAATCTTGATACCGGCCATGCCGTTTCGGATGAGTTCGTTCAGATCGCTTGCCATGGATTTAGCAACAGCCTCATTCTCGAGTTCTGTGCTCTTGGCGAATGCCAGGCTCCCTTGCAGGTTCTTGACGAACACGTTCTCCAACTTGACTGCATCATTGATAACGTCAGCGAAGACCTTGTTGGTACCGTCCAATGCCTTGGCGATCTCACGGGTCTTGGTTTCGTTAGGCAGGTAGCCGGCGTTCTTCTCAGCTTCCAGTAGATCAGGGTCTACCTTCATTACCACCTTACCGTGTGCGTTGACAGAGACAGTTGTCCCGCCTACAAAGGCAGCTGGATCGCCACCAAAGATCTTCACCAGATTAGCGTGGTGATCCTTGAAGAGTTTATCGAACTTCTCCTTGGCCGTGCTCAGTTGTTTGCCCACAAAGGCTGCTTCGGCCTTCTCTACGACGTCGCCGACTTCCTTAACGTAAGCCTTAACCTTAGCTGCGGCTTTCTCGAGGTCGTCAACCGACTTGAGTACCCAGTCCAGGTTGTTAGGCACCTTGGCCTTACTGGCCCACAGGGTCATGTAACCGTTGGGGTAGTGGGTGAAGTGTTTCCGCACACCACTCTTATCCAGTTGTGCCAAGAGGTCCTTATTCTGACGAGCGGCTACTTCTTTCTTACCGGTGAAGAAACTGAACACCCACTTGAAGAAGTTCTTCACAGCAGTGATTAGAGCATTCACCATATCACCGATCCAGCTCACGAAACCTTCGTTGCCCGCACGGTTAAGATCATGCTGGCGAGGGATGTGTGAGAAGACGTACTGGTAGTAGAGTGATTCAGTTCCAGACACCTTGTTGTATTCATCCGACAGATCATCGATCTTGTCATCCGAGGCTTCCACAACGCTTTCAGGATTCTCGGCGTTGTAGAGTGCTTCAACAGTAGGTGTATTGATAAAACGACGAGCAAGCACTGGTTGCGTCATGGTAAAAGTACCTGTTAAAAAGGATATGTAGCAAAACCTATAGCATCCCTTGAAAAAACAAAATGCAGCCATAAGACTACTAAGGGCGATTGCTCGCCCTTAGTAGCTACCTTACGGTGTTACAGCCGCAGCAACATCGCCTTAGAAGGAGATGTGAGCCGCAACGCAGTCCAGCGCAGCGCCAGCAGCGTTGACGATGACTTTGGTCAGGTTGGTGCCGACGCTCGAAGTCGAGCTGTACACTGCCTTAACCAGGGTCACTTTGCCGTTGACTTCCGACGCTTTGTCGTTGTCGCCAGCTTTGATCGCGTTCAGGGAACCGATCACGCGGTCGCGTTCAGCAGCGCTGAAAGCTTTGGCCACTTTGCCTTCGCGCAGGGTCTTGCTGATAGCACGGATTTCGCCGATTTCTTTCAGCAGGGCAGACTTGTCGGCCTTGGCTTTGACGTCGGAACCGCTGGTCAGTTTCTTGGCTTCCGGGTCTTTCATCACAACGAACTTCAGGGAACGAGCGGCGTTAGCTGCGTCGGCCATGGTTTTGATGTCGCTGTCGATGTAAGAAGCCTGGATGCGGATACCGTTCAAGACGCCGATCAGCACGTCGTGAGTACCAGCTTTCTTCTCGTTGTACTTGCCAGCCGACTTGGCGTCAGACTTGATGGCAGCGATCACGCCGCTGTAAGCCGACTTGAAGTCTTCCAGTTCGATACCGTTGACGTTCTTGCCCAGCTCGGTCAGTTTGGCCAGAGCGCCCTGCGAAGCGTCGAAGCCTTTTGGCTTAACGCCGGCCAGACCGTTCTTGGCGTAGTCAACCCAGACGTTCCAGCTGCCCAGTTTAACTTGCTCTTTGATCTTGGCGCCGTCTTCCAGACGTTTCTTCAGCTGGTCAGCACGCTTCTCGATGGCCGCGGCCTTGTCGAAGATCGACACGAAGAAGTTGATGACGGTGTTGAAGATGTGCTTGATGAACTCTACAGCCTTACGGCCGTATTCCTTGATGGAGTCCATGATGCTTTCGATGCCCTGACGAGCATACATCTGAGCGGTCGAAGCGTCGGTGATGGACTCAGCGCCCATGCGCTCGCCGCCGATGTTTGCGCCCAGCTTGTTACCGAGCTTCACGCCGCGGTTGTACAGGTTGGCGAATGCCAGGCTGTTGAAGTTGCCGGAGTTGATCAGCGACTCCATGCCTTCCACGACTTCAGTCGCTTCTTCAACGGCTTCTTCCAGCTCGTCGACCTTGGCAACCAGCTGTTCAACCTGCTGGGATTGCTCTTCGATAGCGACGGTCACTTCGGCGATTTCGGTTTTAACGACGTCTTCAACGGCGTCAACCACTGCGGCGCCACCAGCGCCACCTTCCAGTTCCAGTTCTTCGGCACCGGCGTACATATCAAGAAGATTCAGGCTCATTACGTTGTATCCTTTTTCGTTAACGAAGGAAATTTGAGTGTTTAATTAAACATCAAGCGAAAACACCAAGCACACCATGAATGTACCTGTCGGTGTAGCTGACCACCCGAGGAGTGAATCCGCTATAGAATGCCAAGGCATTTGCCTCACCGCCGAGGAGTTTCTCAGCCTCTGACATAGCGCTTGAGCTAACCTTATCCAGCTTACTCAGGTTAGCGTCGACAGACTTAACCATCTCACCCCAGCTCTTGATAAAGCTCAAGTAGCCGTCGTAGGACGATTTCAAGCGTTTGTGCATAGAGTTGATTTTGTCCAGTTTGGTCAGGATTGCACTGACCTCAGACTTGGACAACGTCACAGAGGACCCAGCCTCAGCAGGTGCGTCTCCACCTATAACATATTTCGGGCTGGCGCCATCACCGTACACGCATTCCCAGACCTTGCCACCTGGCAGGGTATCCGAGTACGTCGAAGTGCCCTTTGAATGCGGCAGCTTGAACGTAGGGTACTTAACCGCCTCGAACTCCTCCACGATAGCGAAGATGTTTTCAGCAGAGGAGACCCCCTTGAGTTTGCGGGCAACGAGAAGTTGCTTGTCCAGGTAACTCAGAATATCTTTGCTGTGCTTGTCCAGCGAATCCAACGCACTCAGCAAAGTGTCCATATCATGCCCAATATGGCCAATGTCACCATTAGCAGTCAACAGGGCAATCGTGGTTTTACTGAGTTCCAGCTCATGATCTTCGACCTTGCTGAAGTTCTGCATCAGCTTGCGAATCAAAGTATCGTTGTCACTGAAAGCGCGATACAACCCAGAACCAGCAGCGCCAAGGGCCTTGCCGAACAGGTCGATAGTTTTACCACCTACCCATTTGCTAGCCGAGAGCAGACCAGAGCCTAACTCCTTGACGTTATCCATGAACTCTTCGTTGCCATCAACACGAACCGTTACCCGGTTAGGGGCAGCGATCAGTTGACGACCCACTACCCAGAGTTCGTTCTCGGTGGTCACAGACTCGAGCCGATTCTCCAGGCAGTTGCGATACAGCTGCTTCGTACTCATAACCAGACTCCTTTGCTCCTTACGGAGTGTTGGCCTTAACCGAGAGGTTCGACAGCTCAATCAAGCCGTGAATCACCAGGGTCAGGTAGCTGGTCAGGGTAGCCCGCAGTGCGAGCAGCTCCATCTGGTTCTTGCGCACGATCTGCGAGAACGCCGTCAGGACTTTATCCTTCAGATCGTCATCCATCTGCGACTCGTAGATGCCCTTGGCAACATCGTTGTAATCGTTGTCCGTAAGCTTGAACTTATCGCCGGCTTCGAAGACCTTGCTCCATTCCTTCAACAGTTCTTTCAGGTGTTTCGCAATCACCTTGATCTGCTGAGAAGAAAGACTCTTCACTTCGTTACCGAGCTTCGGATAGACGATCTCGGAGCTGTTCTCGAAACCAGTCATTTCCTCATTGAGGTAGATCTGGAGGAACTGCTCGACATCTTCCGCCGTATGCATGCGGTAGTTCGGCTTGGTCTGACGGATGTCAATGAAGTAAGCACCGCCCATCAACTCAACCGACTGCTTCGCTGTAACACGACCAGTGGTGAAGTCTTTGTTAGGCTTGTTGCATTCCTTGAACGGCGTCGACGGCAGCGCAGAAGGCAGCGACAGGTAGCGATCCAACCCCAGAGCCTGATCCATGCCTGCAAACCCGCCGAAATAGCTCAGGACTGCATTCATGTTGTTTTTGCTGTTCAGGTAGTAGTTGGAACTCAGAGCCGAGATAGTGCGACTCAGCTTGCTGACGTCACCTGTCCAGTCGCCGCTGATCTGACCGTTTACCTTGAACAGGTTAAACAGACGAGCACCCAGCAACAGGTATTCACGGTTCTCATCGAACTTGGGAGTGGCGTCGATCCCGTGTTCCAGGGCCTCTACCGCTTCCAGCAGACTGTCCTGGTTCTGCGTGAACACGATGTAAGCTTCTTTAAAGCCAACGTCGATGCGAACAACCACTTCCTTGGACTTACGGAAGAAGTCAGCCAGGAAGCTCTCACAGCCCATCAGGCGGGTCATGAGGTAATCTTCCGGCATCAGAGTGCGTCCGAGTGCTTCCGCGCCTTCTACAGCGTCCAAGCCGCTTGCAGGAGGAATGTCGACATTGGAGCGTGCCAGGGAGGCATCCATGGCGTTAGCCAGCTCTGGCGTGACATGATGCGGTTCAGAGCCTTCCAGCACCGCCTTCACCATGTTGACACGGTCTCGAGAGTCTTCCAAACGGTTCTGGAAACGATCGAGGTCACCGGTGTCTTTAGCCAGGCTAACAATCTCAGCAGACTTAACCGCAGAGATTGCCGCCATTTCAGCCGCCAACTGTAGCTGTTGGTTAATTTGGCCCATAGTAGGACTCTCCTCCGAGGAGCAGGAAGATGCGCCCTACGACGCCCGCTCCTACGCCAGCCATGAGACGATAGAGGTCGTTGTCAAAGACCGTGTCCCCATCCTGCAAGAAAGCCGCATGGCCGCCTGAGCGAGTGGTGGGGGTGTATGTTCCGTAACGGGTGGTGTTGGCATCCACGAGTTTGTTCTCCTGGATACCCACCGAGGTGATCAACTGACGATGACCACAACGACCATTCAAGTAATGAATGATGTCACGGACCAGGTCAGCCAATGGCCCTTTGCCACTGTCGAAGTTGACTTCCATCCACCCTGCGAAAGAGGTGCCGGTAAGGGCCTTCACTTCACGCAGGGTTTCGATGGTGACGTCGCCTTTCATGATCAACGCGAAGTCCTGGTACGCATCCTGACGGAGGTACTTGAGGTTCTTGAACATCGCCGCCAGCTCGCCATCACCGAGGTGAGCGCTGACGTACCCGTTGTTACCCCGGCGGAATTCAGGCATAGTCGGCCTCGATCTCGGAAATGGTGTGGTCGTTGCGAATGATCTTGTCCTGATAGATCTCGATACGACGATCGAGTTCAGGGTCATTCGTGCCGTTGCGCTTGTTGATCGCTTGCGAGATCTTCATAGCGAAGTATTCGTTGTCACGGCGCATGCGCTCGATACGAACACCCTGGAGCTTGCTGATACCAACACCCAGCCAGAACAGCGGGTTAACCAGGTGGATGCCGAAGCCCTTTTGCAACAGGTCAACTTTACCCTTACCGCCGGTGCTTTCCATGACGTCCAGCGAGGTCTGAGTGACTTCGATGTCCGGCAGGTCGTTCATGTTCTTCATGATCGTTGCTGCACCGCGCAGCAGGTCGATGGTGAAGTTGTTGTAGAACGAGGCAGTACCGTTGATCCAGCGCAGGTCAACGCCGTTCAGGTAACGGGTTGGGTCGACTTTCTGGTTGTTCATGGTCAGCAGTACATCGTAGACCATGCGGGTGTAACGCAGCCAGAAGTTCAGGTACTCGATGACGTTCAGCAGGTTGGCTTGTTTAACAGTCATGGTGTGACCGTCCCACAGGCTTTCCTTGTAGCTGTTCACGGCCTTGGTCAGCTCAGTGGTCAGCGCATCGATAGCGCCCAGACCATGCTTGCTAACGCCCACCAGATCAGCACCACCGAAGCCCTGCGCCGTTACTGCTTTCTTCAGGCTCTTGGTAATGACCCAGTGCTCAATCTGATCGCTCAGGTCGATGTCGTTGCTCTGGAGGTTTTCCAGACCGGCCTTGAGGTCGTCGCCCGCTACCTTGATGTTCAGGATAGCAGACAGGATTTCATTCTTCTTTACTGCCTTTACTTTCCCGATGTAGGAGAAAATATCCATCACATGCCTCCGTTAAGCAACTTGACCAGATCCGCCAGAGTGTTGGAGCCGGAATCTTTCTTGGATTTAACAGCGATGTCCTTGCGGGTGTAAACCTCAGGCATGTCGCTACCGTGGGTGTAGAAGGTGTAGATGCCGCGGTCTTCGTTGCAGACCACGATGGTGTTCGCCACTACAGCCTTGAAGATGCCTTCACGGGACCGTGGGTCGCGGAAACGTTTGCCGAGGTCCAGTTCCAGCTGGGTAGCCGATTCCTGGGAGATGATGAACGAGTTCGCCAGGCTGTTGAAGCTGACCACGCCAGTACGCACGGCGGTAAGCTTGTTGCCGGTTTCACGACGCAGGGCTTCTTTGTAGTAGCCCGACATCTCTTCGTTCTTGATGTTGAAGCGTTCTTTGATGATGTCCTTGCCGCTGAGGAATTCAGGGTAAGTGATCTCACGGGTCTTCGCCATGGTCAGGCGAGCAAAGAAGCCTTCTTCGATCTTGGCGGCCGAGAAGGTACGCTTCAGATCTTTGAACGACATTGGGACCGGGATCTGACGGAAGGTCAGCGGGAAGTCGATCTTGTTACCACGCTCGGTGGTGAGGGTGGCGTTAACCACTTTACCCACGGCCAGCGGAGTGTACTCGTTCAGGTCTGGCATGGATTTGCCGCCAACCTGGACGAAGTGTTGGTCGGGTTTCTTGTCTTCCTTGTCTTCTTTGTCGGCCTTGTCGCCGTTCGGGATGTTATTGTCGTAGGCTTCGCAGCCCTGGAGCGCCAACATGCCGGCACGGTTCGGGTTGATCGAACCGATGACATCCTTGATCTGCACACCCATTGCCACGGTGCCTTCCAGCGCCAAGTGAGTCAGGGTGGCAACCACGTCACGCAGCATAATGATCTGCATGAGGTCTGTCATGAATTCTTGATGCAGAAGACCTTGTTCGATCCCTACCATTGGAGCAATGATGGCGCGGTTAGCACTCTCATGCACCGAGGTGGTCGAGACCACATTGTATGAACGTTGAACCTGGCCCGCCACCTTGGCGGCGGAGTTTATGTCTTTGCTATCGGGATAAAACTTAGCTGCGACGTCCAGCAGGTAAGACCCCAAACCTAGAAAGTTGCCAATCATTTTGTAATTCCTTCATTAATGGGAGCCAGAGAAATGGCAGATAATCCGAATCAGTATAACGGGTGGTACGACAAGACCCCAGGGAATGAAGAACCCGCAAGCGATCTGACCGGCCAGTCGTATGAGGATTGGCTTGAGTATGCGTTCCGAGAAAACGGTGGACCCGGTTACTCTAGCGCTCTGATCAACATGTTGAAAGGGGTACGAATTCTAGGCCCTGGGAACCAGTTGGCTCCCATCCCCGACGACACCATAGGATTAGTCTTTATTAACCGGCCGTTGTTGAACTTATCCGATGAAAACGTGATACTTCACCCACAAATGTTGCCGTTATATAACCCTGATCGAAATACCCTACAACATTACGTTAAGGGGTTGCTGGATCCGGTGTGGGGAAGAGCCAACAGCGGTAACAGTTCCATGCTCGATCCACTCTATCCGTGGATGGCCTGTTTGACCAACCTGGTTAAGGTGTCCTCGGGTTTCCCTGACGTCACCATGCCAGTGGAGAAATCTACTCCGGGTATTCGTAAGGAAGTCTATCAGTACCCCAACGGGATTCTGAAGGTTAACTACGACTACGAGATGCGGTTGACCTTCCACAACACCAAGCCGGGTATCGTCCCGTTTATCTTCGACGTGTGGAACCATTACATCGAAGCGGTGACGCTGGGTGACGAAGGCATGGAGCCGTACGCGGATGCCTTGATTCAGAACTACCGCGATTATGACATGCGTGTCTATCACATCATCATGAACAAGAACATGCGCAGTATCGAAGGGATCTACTGCAACGGCTACTCCTGGCCTAACACCTATCCGTCGGGTGCTTTCAGTACCATCGACCGTACGCAGAACAGTTTGCGTGGCCAAGGGCAAGACGAAGTAGAGATCAACTTCCCAAGTGTGATCTTCCGTTACAACAACCTGCGTGTTGCGGACATGTTTAACCGTACCACGTTGTTCTTCAATCCAAACATGAACCCAAGTGTTCGGGACAACAACTACCGTAAGTTGAAGTTCAGTGAGTATTACGCAGCGAACTACGCGTTGTGTTATCCCTGGATCAACCTGAACTCGATGGAAATGGAATACTGGGGCAATAAGTAAATGGCCGACATTACTCAAAGCGAATTGATAGCGCTAGCCAACAACCCCATCCGCGGGGTTAACCGGGTTGTTAACCAGATCGAAAATGATTACTTCGGTCGCTCGGTAAAGCTCAACAGCAAGACTCACCCGTTTGTCTTCGGTACTGACATTATCCTCGGTACTGCATACGGTATCCTTAACCGGATCGACGACAGCATCGCTAAGCTGTTCCCTGCTCACGCTCGTACGACCGCTGACCTCAGCCGTCACATGTCCGAGGAAGAGCAGGTTGGTATGTTCGGCACGCCGTCGATCATGGACCTGCAATACGCGATCAGCACTCAGACGTACGCCAGCCTGGCCAAGGATGTGACGGTAACCCTGGGTAAGAGCACCTTTACATACAAGATGCTGCTGTTGCCTAAAGACAGTGAATTGACCTTCGGCGGTTATACCTTTGCAATCGAGAACGGTATTGAAATCCGTTACAGCGAGCAAACAGGTTACCAGGTGGTTTACGACGACTCGACCAACAGTCCTCTGAACCCAATCTCCAACAACCTGCTGGACCGTCGTGTTACGCCGAACGGCTACCTGACCATCACCATCCCGTGCCGTCAGTTATCTTGCCTGCCTACTGAGAACCTGACGTCTAACCAGAGTTCGGGTTGCAGTGGTAATATCGTCTTCGCTGACTACCTGTACTCCGTGCGGGCGTTCCAGACAGTCGGTGGTGTCAAGAGCGAGATGCTGGTGAGCTATGACCAGGACGTGTTCGATCCGAATACGGTTACCTTGGCGTTGAGCCTGGATGTTAGCAACCAGCAGTTCAACTTCAAGATTCCTGACGTCTATATCGCCAACGGCCTGGGTGTCGGCACAGTTGACATCTACACCTACACCACCAAGGGTGAGTTGCTGAAAGACTTCACCCAAACAGCAATCGGTGATGTGGGCGTTAACTACCAGGACTATCGCTTTGGTGCAGGGACCCTGGGTCCTTACTCCAGCGCCCTGAAGTCGTCGGGTGGTATGGCATGGATGGCAATGACGCCTACGTCGGGTGGTAGCAACGCTATTCCATTCGCTCAGATGAAGGCTTCCTTTATCTCGGGTCGTCGTCAGCGTAATCTGCCGATCACTGAAAACAACCTGGTTGGTACCGTGGAGAACTACGGTTACAACTCGGTTAAAACTATCGACTACATGACCAAGCGTAGCTACTCGGTGACCAAGGAACTTCGGATCCAGGACAACAAGAAGCTGTTCGCCCCTATGGCGTGTTTCGTGGGTAGCTACCTGGCTTCGGTTAACAGCCTGATCGGTAGCGGTGTGGTGATCGACAACGGTCCGCGTATTACCATCCCGCATAACGTCCTGTTCGACATCAGTCAGCCAAGTACGGTGCTGATCAACCAGGTGACCAAGAACAGCTTCGAAGCCAAAAGCAACGAAGGCAAGGTTGACCTGATTGCTGGCACTACGTTGGTGTATACACCGTTCTACTATGTGATGGACCTGACCAACACCCAAGCGGTGTTGCGCACCTATCACCTGGATGCACCTAAGTTCAAGAGCCAGACGTTCCAAGATGCCAACGGCACGCTGGGTATTGATGTGGGTGTGGGTTCTGTGGCTATTGAGCAGAACGACAACGGTTACCTGATCACGGTGGTTACTGCTTCTGGTAAGAGCTATCAGGAACTGGACGACTCCACACTGGGTGTCCAGCTGTCGGTACAGCCTGAAGACACCAACAGCCTGGCGAGCATAGCGGGGACCCTGTACGGCCTTACTGAGGATGGTGAGCGTATCTGGCAGTTCACTCTGGACAGCCGCTTCGACGTAGACGTCAACGACGTGATCTACTTCACCAACTTCAGCCAGTTCGGTAGTACCCAGTCTACAACGGGTGTGCCTCTGGATCTGGACATGACGTTCATCTTCACCTTCCAGGGTGATAAGGCTAACACAGGTACTGACTCGGATCGCAAGATCGACCAGAGCCTGTTCAGTGTACCTATGGTTGCCATTATCGAAACCCAGTACGCGGTAACGATTGGCAAGAAGATGGGTAACCTGTACAGCCGTATCCGTCCGTTGGTGGGTGAGGCACAGTACAAGAAGTATGGTGTGGATGTTCCGCTGCGCTTCCTGGAAACCCTTTACAAGCGTGACACCAATGGGGAGATCATCTTCATTGACGGTGTAGCGCAGGTAGAGCACCAGGCAGGTGACATGATGTACGATAACAACGTACCTCCTCGTGTCATGTTGGAATACACCAAGGACGACTACCAGTTGGATGGTCAGGGTAACTACATCACTGTAGCCCCGCGTGACTTGCTGTACCACTGGGACTTCATCGGGTTTGATGGTGCCTACTACTTCAGTCATGATGCGTATGACGTGCAGTTTGCTCAAGAGACCAAAGACTACTTCGTGGATGTGATCAGTCAGGACATGGCTTACTTTGCATCGTCTGCACTTGATCAGACCAGCCTGGTTTACCAGCCGCGCAACAAGCTGGGTTATCAGAAGGTAGTGGTCAACAGCAACTACACCAGTTATCTGCGTCAAGACTTGAGCTTCGTGGTTACCTATTACCTGACCATGGCAGGCATGAAGAACCCAAGCCTGAAGGACTCGCTGGAGGCCAGTACTCCTCAGACGCTTAACGAAGGTCTGTTCGGGGCTAAGACATTCAGTGTCAACGACCTGGTAACCCAGTTGAAAGACGGGACCTCCAGGGAAGTGGTGGCGGTTAAACTGAGTGCGTTGGCAGGTGACAGTACTGTGGACGTAATCAGTAACGCTGATGACCTGACAGGCTTCAGTATCCGTAAACTGCTGCAACAGAGTTCGGATGGGTTGTTGTCGATTAAGGAAGACATTGACATCGTCTTCTTGCCGCATGATGTGTCCATGGTAAACATGGGTCCGGTGTAAAGCAGCTATAAGCCTCCCTACCCTACTTCCCGCAAAGGAAGTAGGGTAGGTATGGCCGGTACAGCTTATTCAGCAGATACAGCAGGGTACTTCGCGTTGAGGTGCTGTGCGAACAGGAACGGCATCTGAATCTTGCTGGTCATGTCGCTGGTACGCCAGGAGAAGTCCTTGAGGCTGTAGCCCGACATCTTCAGATCTGGATAGAAAGCACTCTCCAGATAGGTATCGTGGGCCTTAGCCAGGGTTTCCTTGAAGTCGTTGACGAACAGGTAGTCCCCGTTGATCACGATATCCGGAACACGAGTGAGCTGATCCCACGAAGTTACCGTGCCATCACGCAGCGACGGTTCAACCTCGTAGAAGTAGCTATCCGTGTACGCGGCGTACTGCAATACCTCGCAACGGAACTCGTTCAGTCGTGCCTGAGCGTCAACAGTAAAGCCAGCGTCCACCAACTGCTGCATGGTCGTGTTGACCGCGTCGCTGATGTAGGTGTAGATCAGCTTGAAGTAGTCCTTAGACTCATCCAACTGACCCAACTGCTTGCGAGCCTCCTGGATAGGCAGACCTGCGTACAGCACCACTTCCTTGTTGGTCTCAGGGAAACAGTCCGACAAACGCACCATCAAAGCGTTAGCGCGAGAGCTGGTACCCCAGATACCCCGGATGATCTTTGTTGCAACAGGCAGAGGAAGACCCTCCTCATCCATTGCTGCAATCAGAGCATCGAGTTCGTCGGTGTACGTCTGGGTAGTGACAATAGCCACATCCTTCAGTTTGACGATCTCTTCCCACATGGCTTCTCGGCTCATAGCAATTTACCTGCCCCGATTTGTTTGGTGAAGTTGTTGATGCTAGTCTTCAACCCACCAATGTCATGTTCAACGGCTAAGTTAACGTTAGCTGTCAGTTTCTCGAAGAACGTTTTGGCGTCCGCGTCCCTGATAAAGGTCTGGGCAGTGACGATTGGGCTGAGGCCCTTGGCGCGAGCTTCAGCGGCCACTTTCTGGCACGCATCGATGTCGCCTATCACGCCGTTGTAGTAGTAGCAGTGAATGCGACCGTACCACTCAACCAAACTAACGATCTGCTTCTCAACACGCAGTACTTCCTTGCTGATGCTGTAGCAGCACTGAGTGTAGTTGCGGATATCAACCGACAACTCCTGATAAGCAGCGAGCAAGCCTGGTGTGTTGTAGTACCCGGCCATGTGGGAGATCTTCTCAGCATCATCTTTAACGATGATTCCGCCGATAGCCTTCCAGTCGACCTTCGAGATGTCGTACTCGTCGCCAGCCAGCTCCTGGTAGCGTACGTTGAGCGCCTGGATCGTTACCAGCGTCTCGCTAACAGTGATACCCTTGACCGTTGCAGTGGCATTCTGCACTTCGGCCTTCAGACGGTTCTGGACCTGGTCAAACTTGTTAGCCAGCTCGTCGTTTGCGAAATCAAGGCTGTACAGATCCTTATACAGTTTCTGCATCAGGCCAGCGATTTCTTTAACGTCCAGAGACAACGATGTTTCCAGGATGACCTTGAAGAGTTGCTGTACTTCGGAGGAATCCCCACCGCCTACACGATCACCCGCTTTGCCGCGAACGCGCGAACGGTTGTACTCGTCGAGGATAACCTTCTTCAGTCTCTTCTGAGCCTGGGTAACCTTGTCACCTGCCTGATGTATCTTGGCGTTGATCTGCTGGATCAGCGGGATAGCCATTTCCAGTTTCTTGATCTGCTCGATATCGCCATCAAGCCTGTTCTTCAGCAAGTGGACCTGGGCAACGCGATCCTGGCCAGCCGGTAGGTTACCGAGGAAGTTCTCGACGTTGTATTCAGCAATGTTGAAACCGAAGCTGATCAGCGTGTCTTCGAACTCTTTCTTCAGTGCTGGCAGTGAATCATCGATGGCCTTGGTGATCCGCTCACTTTTGCGGAAACCAAAGATACCCTTGACCATGTCGACAACCCAGTCGATAGCCATACGGATATATTTGATAATGGTTTCAACGAAGGTCTTGAAGCCCTCGTAGATAGCGCTGAAGAAACCCTCAGCACCCATGCGAGCATTACGCTCCGAAGGAAACGGGTCATACTTCTCAACGCCCTGCAGTTTAAGGTGACGAGCCACCTGCTTGGAGAGACGACCGAGGGCCAGCTCTTCAGAACCCATGACCATAACAGTCGCGTTGTTCTGATCACTGACCTGGTAGTATTCCGTCAGGTCTACCCGTTGTTTGTTTTCGCCTGGCTGATAGGAATCAACTGGGCTCGAGTTACCGATCTGTTGGTACTCGTCGATGCTAGTAGTAGCTGGATCACTCACGGTTAGCCTCCAGCTCTTTTACCAGGTAATCGGTCAGGACGGTGCAAGCAGGCAGTTCGCCTACGTCAACGTCGTTAACGACAGTGGTGAAGCCGCTCTTGCACGGCAGGGTACCAGTGGTCATCATGGCACCGTTGATCATGCCGATGCGAACCTGGGCGGTCTTGTGGATCAGAGGCGCTGGGATAGGCGACACGTTGTTCCACTTGTCGAGCTGAGCCCAAGCCTTCTCATCCATCTCGGTGGTCCAGCCACCAACACGGTACGAACGGCGGATCAGTGCGCGAGCGAAAGGTTCGGCCAGCAGCTTGCTCTGTTCGATCGGGCAGGTGATACCTTTTTCGGTCAGGGCTTTCTTGTATTCAAGAACGTGGATCAAGTGCGACATGGTAGAGTTCCTTGCAAGGAGGGGAATGGTTAAGCTTCGATACCTTCCGGATCACGACGAGCTTTCAGGTTGGCCAGTTTGACAGCAATGGTATTCACCTCGTGGTTGGCAATCACGGAAGTGTAGTGTTCAACTTCTTGGGCTTTGAAGTCAGCCTGGCTGAACACCCAACCCATGAAGCGGTGGATCACGGTACTCTCATACCAAGGACGCAGATTGTTGGCATGCACCAACAGATCTTGCACTTCGTTTGCCAAAGCGAGTTTGTCTTTCTCTGGCATCGAGGTGTCTTCTTTCAGCTTCTGGATCAACTGACGCACAGCATCTTCGAAACGACGATGGTCGGCGTTGTAGACACCCGAGTAGCCTTTACTGAAGTAGCTCATGACGAAGATGAACATGTAGAAGACCATCGCCGTGAACAGTGCTCCTGCAATACCCATGGTGACGGTCAGAGCGATCCAACCCGGCAGCGCAACGAGGGTTACCACAGCAGCGATCAGCAGGCCATTGACCACGGTCTGGATGCAACCCTGGTCAGTCAGGATACCGATAGCCGCGATAACGCCCTTCTCGCAACCCATACGAATGGCGTACATATCGGCCACAACTTCAGAGGACATGGCCTCTACCCCAACCGACAAACTGCGTCGCATATTACGTTGGGCGATTAATTTGTCGAAGTAGAGGAAGAGGGTTTTGTCATCTTGGTCTTGTGCCAGCTTTTGCAGCTCACCCTGTTTAGCAGGCGGAACGTCCAGCAGCGAAGCGATGTCCTTGAGCACTACAACGCGATCTGAGGCGTCGTTGGCCCCACGGTAGTACTGCAGGGAGGCTTTCAGATAAAGGTTGTCAGACGCGACTGTGAGCAGCATCATGCAACCGCTGAACACGTGACCGCATTCGTGGGCAATCGCACCCGCCAAGATACCTGCCAACGGAACGCCGAACTTCTTTATCTTGTCGGCTGGGAAGGTGGCGCTGAGATCCGGGTTGATCAGGAAGGTAACAGGCAAGGTCTGGAAGCTACCTTGTACTTTACCTGTCGAGTAATCAATCCCACCTTTGAACACCTTGTCCTTGTTCTGGGTAAACCAGCGGTACAGGGTCGACTGAGTAGGTTTCAGCAGCTCATCCGCCAACTGGTGATTGAACACGTGGTTGGGGGAGAAGTAGCCAACGTCAACAGAGAAGTTACCGCTGTTGGATAGCTTCATGTCGATGTTCTTGAAGCCAGTGTATTCCTCGATGAGGGATTTGATGCCAGGAATGGCTTCTTTACTCAGAACACCGTCGGGACTAATCTGACTTTCGAGGAATGTCACCATCTTGCGATAAAAGTCAGAAGACTGGAAGTTAATGAACTCCAACCCTCCGACGGGTCGTTTCAAAAAGTCCATTGAGATCATGCACCTGTACTCCTCAAAGATATTTAATACTGGGACGCCATTGATATAGCGCTAAAAGCGGGCATAAAATGCAGGATAAAATCATGACACAAACTGTCGCAGAAAACCTATCACCTATTATTGCTCGTGTCTGCAAACATGCCATCTACACAGAGCATCGTTTTGACAAGAGCAAAGACTTGCTGAGTGCAAAGATTACCAACATTCACGAAGACGGAAGTCGCAGCAATGTGTTCCAGTCTTACGAGAACTATAAGCAGCCTTGGCACCTGGTCAAAGAGCAGCATCGCAAGTTCAACCAGCCTAAAGACTATCTGGAAGAACGTTACTGCCGTGAATACCGCAGCACCCGTCGTGACATTCCGTTTGAAGTACGCAAGCAGCTATTTGGGGTAGCTGACCGCGGTGCAACGATCTATGACGTCAAGTCGGGCAAGGGTATCCAGTACGTGTTTGGTTTGGACCAGACCACACCGGTGCACTTCAAGCAACAGTTCTTTAAGAAGTACGCAGAGTATCAGGAAAAGGAACCCTATTCGGTAGCAGCGTTCGACGTTGAAGCGGATATGGAGTTTCCGGGTGAAGTCAAGCCAATCATGATGGCCTCGGTCACTATGAAGGGTAAAGCTTACTGGGCAGGACAACGCAGCTGGTTCCAGAGTCGTCAGGACAGGATTGACCCCAAGGTTAAATTAACTGATGCTGATATCATTGCTCGGTTAAAAGCAGCTGAAGAGAAATACCTCCAGGAACACGTTGACCGTCGCAAGTGTGTGATCGAGTATGAGTTGTTCGATACTCCTGGTCAGATTGCTTTTGCGTGCATTCAGAAGTTCCACGAATGGGAGCCGGACTGGGTACTGAGCTGGAACGCTGGTTATGACATGGAAGCCTGTGAACGCGCTCTCAGGTGTGAAGGTTATAACCTCGCAGACGTCTACAGTGATCCATCGGTACCGAAAGAGTATCGCAGTTACGAGCTGAACCTTGGTCGTACGCACAAGATCAAGGAGAACGGCGACAAGACGCCTCTGGAACCACAAGAGAAGTTTCCAACGGTTCGTACTCCGGCTAAGTGGCAATGGGCTGACGCTATGTCGGGTTATGCTATTAAACGTTTCTCGTCGGGTAAGCTCGAGGGTTACTCGCTGGAGGCCATTGCTACTCGTGAAGAGGTCAAGGGTAAGCTGTATACCGAAGAGGGCATGAGCAAGGGTCCAGGCTCGGGTCAGTGGCATCGATATATGCAGAAGGACCATCCTTACCTGTATTCGATGTACAACATCGCCGACAACTGGCCTATTGAAGAGATCAACGAGAAAACGCTTGACTTCTCGCTGTCGATTCCAATGCTGTTGCGTTATTCGGAATACTTCAACTTTGTTTCACAGCCACGTCTGATCTCGGACACCCTGTCGTTCCTTGCACGTGAGCATGGTTACGTCTGGGGCAGTACGCCGTCTAAACGTGACAAGACCTTTACTGATCGTCTACCAACCCTCGACAACTGGATTGCCCTCCTCGATACTGAGAAGAACGCAGACATGGGCCGAGCGATGTTTATTGGTCTGGACGATGTACTCAGTTCGGGTCGTGGTAGCACGTCTGACCTTGACGTTGAAGGTGCTTACCCAACAGGTACACTGGCCGATAACGTCAGTAACAAAACGACTCAGATGGAGGTCTATGCCATTCAGGGTGCTAACGACATGAAGTTCCGGGAGATAGCCGTGAACTATGCCAGCAGTACTCAGGCGAATGCCATGGGCTTGGGTCATGACCTGTTCCGTTTCCCACAAGCAGACAACCTGCAATCCGACTTCGAGAAAGGTCTGGAAGAACTGGGTATGGGGGACATGTTGAAGCAACTGCGTGAAAGTGCAGAGAAAGCCAAAGCAGAACGTGAAGCACGACAAGCACAAGTATTACCAGAAGTATTGAAAGAAGCGGCGTAAAGCAGCTATAAACCCTCCTACTCCCTTTGACGGGGAGTAGGAGGGTTTATTCACGATCGATGCTCAGAACGCCTTACAGACGTTATTAAGCAGCAATACCGAACACATGGTTCAGTGCTTTGGACGCTTCGGTCACGCGGCTGTAGTTCGCTTCGATCAGTTTCGATACACGAACCAGACCGGTAGTGATGGTACGCAGCGCGGCGATGTCTTTCTGCAATTCGGCCTTGTCTTTGGCTTCTTTCGCTTTCTTCATCTTGGCTTCTGCAGTGGACAGAAGTTTATCGATCTTGCCCTTCATGCCCTTGAAGACGTCGGAGAACGCTTTCAGGGATACGATGTTGGCAGCGCAGTCTTTGCTGAACTGGATGGCGGCGTTGGCATCTTTGATGTCGATCGCGTGTTCCAGCTTGGTCAGGAACTGAGCGTCACGGGAAGTGAACTTCAGAGTTTCCGAACCCATGTCGGCAATAACGTCGGTGAACTCCTGGTTGCTGGCCATGTGAGCAGCAGCTTCTTTACCGCCTTTAGGGCCTTGAGCAGAAGTGAAGTCAACGAGGAACGCTTTCTTCGCCTTAACAGCAGCGTCAACCGCTTTCTTCAAGACGGCAGCTGCCTTCTTGTTCATCTTCGGCATTTCTTTCAGAGCAGCCTTGACCGCAGCACGCTTCTCAGCGAGAGTGCCTTTCTTGCCCTTGGCGATTTCTTCAGCCACGCCCTTGTCACCACCTTCGCCACCAGCAGCTGTCGCCATAGCGTTCAGTTGCTTGTCAGCAGTGGCTTCGTCCTGGGTACCGGCAGCAGCTGCTTGCAACTCAGCGGCGTTCTCGGCGCAGGCTTCTTTGGCCACTTCAGCGTCTTTGGCGCTGTCACGGTTGAAGAAGAAGTCCCAGATCGACTTCAGGGTTTTGGTGATGTATTCCCAGACAGCTTTGAAACCGTCGCCGATGGCCGAGAACACGCCTTCGGTACCAGCTACTTGCGAACCAGTAACGATACCAGCAGACATCAGCACGCCCTGGGCGTAGTGTTGAGCGGCGGTCAGGCTGAGGGATTCGGTGCCTGCTACGTCCATCTGCTCAGCAGTGTCGTTCAGAGCATCGAACATGATCTCGACGTGTGGGACATCAGGAATGCCAAAACCGGCGCCGTCAGGTTGGTAGGAGCCTTCTACATATTCCATTTCTTCTTTCCTTGCAAGGAGGGGGTGGTTGGTGAATTGACGGCGGTGGGTTAGACGTTGGTCAGGTAGCGGAAGTACTGGGTAACGTTTTCTTTACCCTTCTTGTTCAGGTCAGTAATGACACTGGCCAGATCGATGAGCGTGTGCAACTTGTACCGCGACTCCCAGTTCTTGGCAACCATGGCCAGGAACGACATGTACGTGTGGTACAGTCGGATGGTCTGAACAGGATACTTACGATCCAGACCAACGGTGTGGCGGAACGTCAGGCCACCGTCGAAGACGTCACGGTTCTGACGGATGATGTTGAGCAGGTCGTCAGTTACCACAACGAACTGATCGAAGTCGAGACGCAGGGAGTTACCGACCGTTTCAATGAAACTGATCTGCTCTTCCTGTTCTTCGGCTTTGTTCTTGTAGCGCTTGTTGCCGGAGAGGAACTGCATGTGGCGCTCAATGCGCGCAACCATGACGTCAGTAGTGGCGTCGCCCTTGGCGTTCAGCATCTTGCCAATACCGACTACCATAACCGGTTCCTGGAAAGTAGCCTCTACCACAGCTGGTGCTTGCTTTGTAGCGGCTGGTGCGGCCACGGCTGGAGTTTTAGCGGCTGATTTACCGGTGGTCTCCTTGGTAGCTTTACCACTGAGATCTTCGCTCTCAGGTGGCGTGTATTCTGGTGTGCTCATGAAAGGGCCCTTTCGTAGAGAGTTAGATAGACCATAAATAATGGTTTCAGCATAAAATACGGCTATACCCCTAGGGCCCGTTGGGACCCTAGGGGCTAGCAGTGATTAGACCAATTTCTTGTCCAAACCCAGTTGACGCATTATTTCAGCCAAGTCTTTATTGCTGTCCGCCACCTTAGGCAGTTTGTGGTTACCACTGGCATCAGGTGGGTTGTCAATCTTGTCTCGCTCAGAACGTCCTTCAGTCACACCACTGATCAAGTCATCGATAAGGAACATGGGCATCTCCATGTAATCCCGCAAAGGCAGAATCTCATGCAGTTTGTAGAACCCATACTTCTTAGCGACAGACTTAATTGACCACTCATGGTAGAACGTGTTCTCCTCAGGGATGTAAGCAACTGAAGAGAACGGGTCCATGGTAGCCGGGGTGTAGTAGTTCATGTTCAAGTCATGCAACATGCCCTCGTTAAACACCATGGCTTCTGGGGTAAGACCTTTGATGGACTTCCCCAGCAGCTGGTTGTTAACCTGATTGAACACTGGGCTGAAGACAATCCGATTGTCTACTCGGGGGATTATTCCGAGAGGGCTTCGGACTTGATTTGATTTTGGACGGCCGTTTGCTTGAGCATCGCCCACTGGGTGAGGGTAAAAAAACTCATCACAGGGTCAATTGGCGTGTAGCCCAACTTCCGATCCAGCAGGCCTTCAGGGTCTTCCAGGTCGGCCATGTTCTTCCGGCACTTCGGACACACGTAGTTACGCACACCCATAAAGGAACGCGACATGTACGGTGTCTTGTTGAGGATGAACTTCACCAGGTTACGGTTAAGGTCTTCCTGATCACGCAGGACGTCCATGATACCGCCGTTGAACTCGATGGCGTCCATCTCGCTACGGCGGAACACAGTTTCTTCCTCGTCGGTGTTTTCCGCTGGCAGGTCAACTTGTGCCTGTACCCAGTGGATGAACTCCGTGGAACCGAGGTTGTTGTAGGTCATGGTGACCTGAGTCTGATACTCAGCCGGGTCAATCAACTTCGTACGCAGCTCAGCCAACTGCGGGTTGATTTCACCGATGAAGAAGTCAAACGCCCCGAACGCTTCAGCCAGGGTAGGCGGAGCACATTCCAGGTAGATCGACTTCTCATCGTTGTACACACGGTTGCTGTCCAGGCCGTAGGTCGAAGCACGGCTCAGCGCACGGGTTTCTTCCATGCTGTACTTGGCGTGGCCGTTCAGCAGGTTGGCGTAGATAGCCGAGTCTTCGTCAGACGTGATGTGGTGACGATGACGCAACAGCTTGCTCGCCTGTACCAGCTTGAAGGCTTCCCAGTCACAGTTACCGGAGAGGCAACGCAGGTTCAGGTTGATACCCTTGCTGTTGGTCGACTCGATCAGTGCAGTGATGATCGCTTCCATATCAGTCAACAGGATAACGTTAGACAGCTGATTGAAGTCAGCCAGGTCTGTTACGCTCGAGTTGGTGATACGCTTAGCGATGAAGTTCCAGATCACGCGCAGCGAGGCGATACGCGCCAGCACAGCACTGTTGTTACCGATCTGTTGAACGTAACCAGTCAACGTGCGACGGATGTCGTTGATCAGTGCGCCCATCTCGGTATGGTTGGTACGCGAGAAGGCGAACGTAGCGAACGAGTCACGGCACAGCACGTCGTAAGACAGCTTGTCAGCACCAGAACCCGTTTTACGCGCAGCACGGCGACGCATGTTTTCGCGCTGGGAGAAACCCTTGGTAGAAGCAGAAGGTTTCTTACCGATGATGTCACCGGTGTTCACGCCACCACGGTTCGAGGAGTTGGCAATGCCAGGCTCGTTCATAACCGAGGTACGGACCTTCAGCTCATCCTGGATCTCCGACATGAAGGCGTAGAGATCGCTGGCGTGGTTGGACACTTGATCCGACGTCTTGCCAGGCCATGACGTTTCGATGTACTGGAGCCAGTCTGATTCAGCCTTACGGAAGACTGATTCAGGAATACGCTCCTCGTCCCACATGGCCTTGGTGCCGGTGTAACCCAACCAGCGGGCGATAACGTTCTGAGCTGCGATGATGTCTTCTTTACGGTTGCCCAAGAAGACAGTCATGAAACCGCCATCCTTCTGTTCTTCGGCGGTAAGGTCACGAACGACCTCATCTTCCGGAACCAGGACTTGTTTCATCGTGGTGTTCACCGCAGTGTGCGGATCACGGTGAGTTGGAGCAGGCGCAGCTACAGCTACCGGAGCTGGAGCCGGTACAGGGTTTGGTACCGCTGGTGGCTGGTCTTCCAACGGATCAATTGGGGGGAGCTCAGTACTCATGTACTACTTCCTTGCGTGAAGTGATTAGTTGATTTCTTTAGCGCCGATGTCTTCGTACGCGTCTTCGTCTACCAGTTCGCCTTCCAGAGGCTTGGCGCCTTCAGGGATGACGTCACCCGACGGTTGAACGGTGCGATACAGCGAAGCCACACGAGCAATACGCTCGCCGTGCAGACGCATGCCAAAGTCGTAGTTGGTTTCGGCTTCGTGCTTGTGTTCGGTCACGTATTCGTTGATGACCAGCTCGTTAGGACGCAGGGTCTCTTCCATCACCGCCGGGATATCGAACTGCATGATCTCGGCCAGGGTGTTGGTGTAGTGGACGTACAGGTCGATGTACTCTTCGACTTGTTGTTCCTTGTTGATGAACACGAAGATCGCGTTAACGTCTTCGGCGACGGAAACGATCTGGCGGTCGAAAGCGTCGATCACTGCCTGTTGTGGCTCGCTCAGGACGATCTTCTTCATACCGACCAGTTTTTCAACAACTTCGATCACGCCGTGGATGTTGCCCAGGATCGGGATCATTTCATTGATGCCTTGCAGCACAATGACGTTGGTCAGGGATTCGGTGGTTTCCTGCTTGTTCTGCTTCAGGTCGAGTGCCGTTTGGATCACGCCCTTGGTAGCGATGTCGTAACGCAGACGCGCCTCAGCAGCCTGGACACCTTCCGGTGAAGCTGCATCACGAGCCTCTTGACGACGGCCCAACAGGAACTGGGTGAAGTTGCGTTCTTTGTTGGCCACTTTCTTTTTCTGTTTGGACGCCGCAGCCCGCTTGGCTTTCTTCTGCGCTTGTTTAGTAGACATATGCTATGATTCCCTGTTTAACTAACGTTAGGAAAGTCCCAATGCTTACTGAGACTGACGAAGTGGTGATGATGGAAGCGGAAGAAGACTTCGCTACTACTCTCATCGGTGGTATCTGGGTTGACTTCAAGGCCTCTATACCCGACCTCCAAGCTAAAATATTGACCGACGGGTTCAATTTAATTCTGTTGAACACCCCCGAGTCGTTGCTACAGAACGTAATCACCGAAATCATCGTCGATGAGAACTTCGACACGTACATCAAGAAGAAACAAATCTACGAATTGATCGCCAACAATATAATCGACGTACTGACCCGTCTTGGTTTTATTATCAACCTGGATGAGGTCACTCACGAACGACTGGAGGAACTTATCCATGTTGGCAACTTCTTCCACGAGATGGACCGCTATGAAGACGTCATTGGTTTGGGTAACATTCTGGATTCTGTTGACATTCCCCCTGTTGATCGGTTCCTACTGATTTTCCAGAAATACATGGGTGACAGTGTATCCCTCGTCAATTACGAGTTGCTACTACAAGATGTTAGCGAGGTAACTTTAAAGGCGGTTCGCGACAACCTGCTGACCGGTGATGTGGAGGATGGTATCCCTGCTAACCTGATTAAGCGTGTAAGAGCGAACAAGGCCCTTATCGATAACACCTTGGCGTATGAGCACGTCATTCACAACGGCCGCGTAGGCAGCCCTGTGGACACGCTCATGAACTTCTTTAAGCCGGATCTGGCTAAGCTCCTCGATTACCCGTCGATGGACAACCAGGTTGCTTACGGCAAGGAGGTCATGGGCCTGTACCTCATCAGTGAGTTGAACAACGATACCCTTCGTGAACAGCTCCTGGTCTTCATTAACGATGTCATTCATGATCACCTGGCCCTCTTGGCAGTTGAGAAGATGATTGGCCTCCTGGACCTTAACCCATGACTAAACTCGATTTCCTCAAGCTCTGGTTTAATAACCTGGGTTACGCCAACAAGGCGGCGGTGCAGTCAATCATCTCGATCCAGTTCGAAGATGCTGAGTCTGCTGGCGCCTTCAAGAAGATCCCGTGGACTGTCTTTGTTGAGAAAGGCAAGTTCCACGCAATCATTGACAGCGAAACTGTTGTACTGGACGGCAAGGTAGATGAACCCTTTGCTGTGATGGACGACAAGTTCTCGTTTCCTGCGGACTTCCACCCAATGCTCAAGGGCAAGGCGGTTGACTCTACCTTCGGTCTGATGTTGTTCAACATCGTGCTGTGGTGGGAACCGTTCAAAGGTAAGGTGGATTACGTCAACGCTGGCTTCACCAAGAAGTTGATTGAGGGGCATATCAACCGACTCATGGTGGACAATCCAAAGGAAGGCGAAACTGTTCCTGACGATAAGGCTTCCGTTGACGACTGCCTGAAGTTTACTGAGAACAGCTACTACCTGGAAGGGTTGGGTTCGTTCTTCGTTAAGCCTGGTGGTCTGGACGCCCTGTCGGTCTCTCAGGCGGTACTTAAGCGTAAGGACGAACTCTTCAGCAAGCTCAAGGCTGAAGGCAAGATGAACGACCCTGTAGCCTTTACAGCGGCCGTTGACGAACTGGTTCAAATGGACCGTGAAGAAATGATGAAGGGGAAGAGCAAGAACTTCTTCATCAACGACAAGTTCATCAACACTGCGCGTAAACGTATGTTCATTGCTTTCGGTATCGAACTGGATGAAGAAAGCGGTGAGTGGGTTGCATTGCCTCGTTCTCTCGATGAAGGTCTTGACCCTGAGCAGGTCGTGGTACAGACCAACGCCGCGGTAGCAGGTGCGTACTCTCGTTCCATGGCAACCGGTGAAGGTGGTAGCCAGGTAAAAGAAACGCTGCGTCTGATTGGTCGTGGTAAGGTTGAAGGCACTGACTGTGGCACTCCTCGTACTGAAGAGATGACCCTGGTTAAGGAGAACGGCAATAGCTGGGTGGGTGGTTACTACATGCAGGGCAAAGAGCCTGTACTGATCACTCCAGAAGTGTTGGCGAAGATCCTTAACAAGCCTGTACTGATGCGTGTACCTCAGTTCTGCATGACCACTGAAGGTAACTACTGCAAGATCTGCTTGGGTGAAGGGTTGGCGATGTTTGCTTCCCGTCTCTCTGCGGAAGTTGTACGTGTACCAACAGAGTTCATGTTGCAACGGATGAAGGCCCACCACCAGGCTGGTCGTAAGCGGGTTAAGTTGAACCTGGCTACTGCTGTCAAGTAGCAAAAAAATAAAGCTGTTATATAACCCTACCAACCCCACTGAGGGGTTGGTAGGGTTATACAGTTGTCAGCATGGAGGCAACGTAGGTAGCCCAGATAGCATCAGACCACCAGAGCCGATACTGGGTAACCCCAACTCGTCGGCTTGCGGCGAGATGTTAAACACCACCCGGTCTTTCAGGTGTAAGGTGGAGAACTTGAACCGCTTCTGAAAGCCTGGTTGCTTCAAGACATTCTTGATAGCTTCCATTTCAGATTGGTCGTTGAAGGCGTTGATCGCATCAACCGCGCAACCCAACTTGACCATAACTGCATCTCGGTACCCTGGGTCGTATTCAACAAACTCAGAGTCCAGGAGTTGCACCCCATCTTGCGGATTCTTTTCAGCCAGATACGCCAGCAGATACTCCACTGAGGCTTCGAACTGGGAATCAGGATCATCCGACAGATATTCAATATCGTCAATCAGCGGATAGTCATAGGGATTGGCCATCTGGAATATAACGAAGATGGCCTCTAGCATGATCAAGTCGAGGAACTCTAACGCAACATCCGAATAGAGTTCTTCGCGGGTTTCTGGATCAAGTTTAAGGATGAAGGAAAGCATTAACTCGCCAGTTCCTTATCCTCGAACCTCAACAAGACCTGAACGCCTACATAGGTCGTGCTGGTGATCTGGAACATGGTGTTTTCATACGGCTTAAGCTGCATGATCGCGTCGTGATATTCCGGCGTCTTCTCGTACTCGTTAAACGTCTGGAGAATCGTCTTGGACATTTCGTTGACGTACTTACCCACCTGCTCCGGAGTGGTGAAGGTGGTCGGCACTTCAATGTACTGACTAACCAGGAAGTGCGACTTGTCAACGAAGCTGTCATTCTGGAGAATCGACCGAATACGTTCTTCGATCAACTTCTGAATCACGTAGAAGTGGGGAAGCTGTTCGATCCCTGGGGTTGGGATGAAATGAGCTTTTGTAGTCATGGCATTCTTCCTCTCACAAGTAGGATGAGTTTGTCTTTCAGGCTGAGGCCTATGGTAATCTCTTCCATGTGCATGCTGGAATACAACAGATTAATGTCGGCTTCATTCAGTCTTGCGATAGCCTCTAGGTAATTGCTTACCTGTTGGCCGTACAACATCAAGTGCCCATACGGGTCTCTTTCAAACATTACCTTCTCCTGTTCGGAATACCACCAGGAGACCACTTCACCGTCGTCGTTATAAAGACGATCTCTTAGAAGCGAGTAATACCACTCATCGTCGATTCGTGCTTCGACGTCTGTCAGGTTAAGCAGGAAGTCAGTGATGGACTCACCAACAACTGTCGTCACCAGATCCCCGGCCAAACCAAGGCCGGGACATTCCAGTATCACAGCCTTGGTGACAGTTCGTGCGCCTTTAGTTTCAAACTTGTGCATGTCTACTGTCCGTTTAGGGGCACTCGCCCGTATTAATTGAGCGAGCAGTTAGATTCAATAAGCTTGAAGCTCTTCTCCTTGGCAGCGAAGGCAACTCGCCGTTTCTGGAAACACTCCTGATGCTTACCGATGTCGTTGCAGAACGCGAAGATGAACATTGGAGTAATACGCCCAATGAAGTGCGCAAATTTACCACGGAACTGCCGGAGACGACCGATCATCTGTTTATTCCGTTGGGTCGAGAAGACCGTGTGGAAACAGAACGTCCTGACCAATCCTGGGATGTCCTTACCCGTACCGCAACTGCCTGGTGTGGTAATGACGATCTCATGCTCCAGATACTTCGTGGGAGTCTTCTTATCTTTCGTACCAAGGTAGGTACAGAAGTCCATGTCTGGGTATTTCTTTTGGAACATCGCCAGCATGGTCTCGCACATTTCAATACGCGAGAAGAAGAACAGACACTTGGTACCCGGCTCCCTGATAGGCGGAATGTACCCGTACTCTCCTGGACTGCCCTTGCCGATGTAATACTCGACGAACATGTTGTTGGCAATCTGGAAGTAGAACTGGGTTAGTACAGGACTGCGAAGAATGGACGCCTCCAACGCCATGTCGTTGTAGCTGCCGAACTGCATTGTCTTCAAGAAGAACTTGCGCTGACACAAGTGATACATGTAAGCGACAATGTCAATGTAGTTCTCAGGATCAGGTTCTTTAAGCCTGAGACTGATTGGCAGCATCAAGTTGTACATCCGGTTCATGAATGGATCATCACCACTCAATGTAGCCGAGTTGGTAATCAACTTCTTAACGTTGCCATGGAACAGTGACAGACAGATCTCGTGGAACGATTCATGTCCCTCGTCCACAATACGGAGACCCGGGTTGATCTGTTCAAAGATCTTGCCAAGCGGTACTGCGGTTGGATCCTTACGACTATTGCGCAAGTACCCCGAGATCCGGGAGAACGGAACGATAACGATCTTGGGATTAATGAGTCCCTTCTCGATGTTCTCTCCCAGTAATGGCAATGACGTGTTCTCCCACACCACGATATCGCCTGGTTTGACGATCAACGTTTTCTCGATGTCGTTGATCCAGGTGGTGATGTAACGTGGCTGCACTGTAATGAGGATCCGCTTACCGAGCTTAACGGCAGTATAGAGGCTCATGTAGGTGTTGTGGGTGACCAGGTAGTCCTTGATCACAAAACAGTGTGACGGGTGTTCTACAGCGATGCAAGTGGTATGTGTGGGCAGGGCAGGTACAATAGCCGAGATCTTCAGTCCCAGGTCACGGTTCTCACTCCCACACAGCTTGTCTACCTTGTCCTCATCAGTAAACAGGATCTCTGGAGTTCGGTGTTTAATCCAGACCACGTTGTTGAAGTTTTCAAACTTTGCCTTGGCGATACCACCGATACTGCGGACCAGATCACGAACCATCTTGGCTGTTATACCGTATTCAGTCCGGAAGATGATCGATCCATCAGGCTGTGGTTCACCGGTGTTATCCAGTAAGCCGCGTATTAACCCCATCCGTTGTGAATGGGAACCTTCTAGATACTTCTCACCCAGGATACGATCTGTCTTACCGATTAAGTAAGAATCGATGATATCACCACGATCGACATTGCGTTCACTGGCGGTCAGCGGAATCTGCCAATTCTTCTGACTGTCCACTAACTGCTGTGTTGTCAATACCTGCCATTCGGTCTCGCCTTCAGCACGCACTTCCCATTGATGCTCAGGGCACGCTACAACGTTCCTGCCGTCTTCAAACGTCAGACGGAAGGTCTTGGTCTTGCCTTGTGGGAAAACGCCTGTAACGTACGTGTGGGAGCCGTCAGGAGCCATGACCAGATCGTTAACCTTGATCTGACCAATAGGGCGCCAGCCGTGTACAGTTCTAACCGGTGTATCGTTAGCCAGAGCCTTACCACCGCCTGTAGGGGCGTTGTTGATCTTGATCGCACCTTCTGCTAACTGGTACTCAATCCATTCCTCTTGTTCAGCCAGAGGTGTGGACATTTCGGGACGTAACTCGAACTCGCAGTCTACGCCTTCGATCTCAGGTTCTGTTTCAATAGCAATACGAGCAGTATTGTAGCCCCGGTACTGTGCAAACTCCAGGAACTCTTTCATTAAACTAACAGGAATTCGGTACTCAGTTTTGTCGTGGTTAGACTGAGCGAACACGTGAGTCACTTTCCACACCTGTTTATTGGTGCCCGGCAATGGAACCTTACCAGTCTTGTACAAATGAGCACGGCAGAAAGGAATAATAACCTTTGCACAGAAATCGCCGTAATACCCAAAGATACGCAGGTAGGTGTGACCTGAGGATAAAGTGGCGGAATGCCTCATACCAAAAAGCCTCAAAAACATTAAAGGGGGACCGAAGTCCCCCCTAAGGAGGACTTCGAGTTATGACACCGCATGCTGGAGGAAACATTCCAGTACACTTGATTGACGGTCTTTAACCGCGAAGGTTTTCGGAAGGTTCAGGATGTTCTGCTGGCGTTCAAAGATTGCCGTTGTTCCCGAACCACGGTTGTCCACGCAAGTTACAAAGCTGGTGAAGTATTTCTCACCAGGACCCGTTGCCAGCTTGTACGAATGCCCTGCTGGATTCTTGGTCAGTGCACAGGCCAGAATGACCTCGACGTAAATCATGTTGATGCCTTTAGTTTCAGCATCGATCAACGTCCAGAACTCCGCAAGTACTTCGCCGAAGACTTTAGGAGTAACGACCTGTTTCTTCCACGCCGCATTACGTTTGTTGAACGTAAGGAAGTTTTCCACCCGAGCACGGTGTGCGTCCAAGTCCTCACGAACATAGGGCAACACGAACATCGGGTCTTTGCTGTTCCACTTGGAGAGGTCCACTGAGATGAACTTCTTGTCCTGCATGGTCCAGCCATGGTCCAGTATATACTGGAGAAATCCCATAGAAAAGCGGGCACGGCGAGAAGATACCGAGGTCTGTGCGGGGTGTTGCTGCGTGGTGGTACCGCCCACCATAATGTCTTCCACCTCATACTGGAAGGTCACTTCACCAAAGTAAGGCAACTTGCTGAGCGCGATCTCGTCCATGATGTCCAAGGAACGCAAGTCAGACAAATCTTTCACAATGGTTGACCGGAGAATCAGTCGCGTGCCCTCCTTACACAGATCTTTGTCAAGGAAGATCTGGTCACCGTTGGAATTGATGATCTCCTTGTCGCGGTGGTGTGGTACGAACTTCTTACTGGTAGCGTTTCGGATGAAGTGTTTGGTTGACAACATTTTCTGACCCAATGGGTTACAGATCGTGGTGCCAGCAAACATACCAACGTTTGCATCTTTCTTCATCATCCGGTTGTACGGGATCGCAGACTTCATCGATCCGTAACAAACGCCACACGGAGTACCCAGAGGACTGTTACAGAACGCCACACTGCGTAGGTTAACCAGATCGCCGGCTTTGATCGTCTTAACGTTTCTAACGCTGATCAGATCAACTGTACCGTCGTCTAGGACGCGATACTTGCCGAGCAGGCTCTTGGCCATCTCAGTCGACGCAATGCGCGCAGGCACGGTGTCAAGCGAGCCACAGTCGTGCATGTGATTGATGGAATGGATGATCGCCGTGAACAAGTGAATCTTCCGGTGAAACCATTCCGAGTCTTTCAGTGCACGGCCGTTACTGTTCAGTGCCTTACCTGCACCACGGTTATCGCCAATGGCATCTGCCAAGTTGGTTACACCATCAGCGTAGCGCGCCATTACAGCGTTTGGCATAATGGTGTTATCGAGGTCGAATACTGCCCCTCGAATGATCGCCGTCTGATAAGCCTGGTTGATACTCACGCCACCAGTACGTGCCAACAGAGCTACCGTGTTGTAATCCAACGTCTCAGACGTCTTGAGGTAGTCCGAGAACAAGTCCTCACCTTCGTCGATCGTGACTTCCTTATCCAGTACCTTGCGATGGATCTCGCGGATACCCGGATCTTCAATCAGGTCGTCTACCGACTCCGCCATGGCAGAGATGACCGACGTCTCACTCATGACTACGATCAAGTTATTCAACTTGGTCTGCCACATGTGAATGGTCATCTTGATTGCATCCCACGCCACTGGATCGTGGATGTTAGGACCAATCTCTCCCATGATCCAGTTCATTGGAATGGCGAGCGTCTTGTTGTTATACACGACGCTCTTGCCGGTGGGGATGATCTCTTTCACCGAGTACGGTACATCGTTGTAAGCTCGGTGGATCATCATACCTTGCCAAGTCAACAGCATGGCATAGGTGTCACTCTTTACTTTCTCACCGTGGTCGTCCGTGACCTCAACGGCCATACGGAAACCGCGCCAACGCAGTACCTGGTGTTCAGGCAGGTTGGCAAACTCCCGTAGACTAATTTGCAAGGCCATTACACAATCTCCTTATGCAAAAACTCTTTCTCGAACTCATCATCTGCTCGGAGCCCGGCTGGGTTAACAGTCTTGCCACCCGCCAAAGGTTCGTCCATACGTTCACGCGGGATCATTACGTCAGGCGCCTCATAATCAGAACGATCCGTTGGCAGTTCACGACGCAAGGTATAACCGGAGTCACTGAGCATGCTCTGCGACATTTGCACTGCCCGGTTCAACCCATACTCTTCAGGCTTGATGATCTGGTTGATGTTAAACCCATCGTCAGCCCGAACAATACGCTGTGCCATCCGCGTACGGAGTTCAGGAGCGTAACCCATGGCCAATTGCTTGACCGTTTCCTTTGCCCCAGTCTGACTGAGTGACAGACGTGCTTCCGTTTCACCCTTGTTACGGTTCCAGACCATCCGCAACCAACTGGAGTACTTGTTGGCTTCGTTAAGTTTGGCTGGCATACCGAACGGGTTAGACATTGGCAGCGACTGAGCCGACATGTCAGTACCGAACTTGTCCAACAGCATGAAGTGCTGGTGGGTGATCAGTACCGGGTTAACCGACCGCACCATCTCACCGAGGGAATCCCGGAAGGTGATGTGCTCTGGCTTGTAGCTGTAGACCTTACGCAAGGCTTTGATAATCTCAACGCCATACAGCTTGGTGTCGCTGCGCACATGCACACTGATCTGAGTAGCCACGATCTCGTTGACGTACTCGACGATGTCCTCGCGGGTCACCATGGTCTGCTGTACCAGCTCTGCGAACTCTGGGAACCCAGTCTCGTAGAACAGCATCAGCTTTTCCATTGCTGTTACGTAGTCGCCTTCTTTATGACATTGCACCACTTCTTTGTGGATATTAATGTTAATGAAGTTGATCGACTGTTCCATCAGCATCGAGAAGATCTGACGACGGAAGGCTGGTGTGTTGTTAACAACCACGTCACACACAGTACCGTCATCATAACGCGGTGCATCTTCGTCTGGAATAATCCGAACGATTACACCTTTGTCCCCGTTCATGCCGGACATCTTGAACTTGGCACGACCAGAAACGATCTCACGCAGGCGGATGGTAACACTCCAGTCTTTAACGCGTACGCGCTTGACTGCACGGAACAGCGGGTTAGGCTTACCGGTGTTAGGGTTGATCGTGAAGTTGCCCTTAGCGAAGCGGATGAACCGATTCAGAGGACGGGTCATGGCAATGTCGTTACCACGGTTAGCCGCTACGCGACCACTGTGCCAACGGATCACCTCGTTCCACATGTCATTCTGGCGGCGTTCATAACGCTCCAGCATATTGGTGTGGGCCTGTTTGATGTAATCAGTCGAACGGTTGTTCGCCTTGTTCTTCATGCGTTCAGAAATGACTTCAACAGACATCACTTCAGAATCCACCGGCGCCCTGAACAGGATGTCGTGTGTTTCATCAGGGATGGTCAAAGCTTTCTTGGTCAACGACACCAGAGCGTTAGCAGAGATACGACGACGGAAACCCATGACGATACCGTCTTCACGAATACGTTCGCCACTCTGTGGGAATGGGTTCTCTCCGTACAGTGTCAGAGGGATCCACTCGTCTTCGTTCCAACCGTGAGCACGCACATGTTCAAACATGCAACGCAGTTTCTCACGCGCACAGGTCTCAGTGATGCCGATGCCGTCCTCCTCGGTATAGTGGAAGGAAGCTGGCGCAACCTTGAGGTCCATACCGAACATCCACTCGCCATCTTTACTGACGCGAGGTGACTTGGCGAAGATGGTACCTTTAGCGAACACAGCGCCTTTACGCAGTTTGCGCATGACGTTCATGTCGTAGACATATTCGAACCCGACGTAAGAGTTCTGTACGTTATACCGTGGGAATTCCAGGATATCGTACTTGCCCTTTTCCTCGTTACGGAACACCACATACACCGGAGCCCATTTATCGGTGTCACCTTCCCCGCCACTGATGGACTGAGCGTAGAAGATTTCCTCGATGATCATGTTCGATGGTGCTTTGATGCAGCGAGTTGTTTCGGCGTACTGGTATTCGTTACCGGTTTTGAGTTTGCGCTCACTGGCACCCGAAGTAACAACCGACTTCGGGATCATGTTGCCCACCATGTAAATACGGGTAGGTGACGATACCCATGGGAACACAACCAAGTTTGCACAAACACCCATTACCGCTGGGTGCAGTTGGTTTTCGCCGAGGTAGGCCCATTTCTTGAATCTTCCCAATCCTACCTCAGGTACCACGACAGGAGAATCTATCTCTTTCTTACTCACAATGCTTTCTCCTATTATCTTAAACTTGATCTACAAAGAGATCTGACTACCCATTCATCAAGATGATATAGGTTTAAGTTTTATTAGGGTTGCCATATCGCTTATAGCAATAAAGGATGGGGCAGCCAGTTAACATTTAGCTTGGAGAGGACCATGCCAATTCCAAACAATGAAGCTGACAACGGTAAAGAGCTGTTCTATACCGATGCCTTCAAGATTCTAGTACGCTCTGAAAAAGAAATACTGCTGCGTGGTTCTCAGACCATCCCAATCGTAGACCGTGCGATGCTGTTTGCCTTCCGCACTGACTTCTATCGGGTAATGCGGTCGATGAATGTTCCTGCGCATCTGCGTTGGGCCACAGCGTATATTAACGACATCATTGATCCCAATCAGGATGTGTCCAACCTTCACTCGTTTCAGTTGATCAACGAGAGCGATCTGAACAAAGCCATAGCCAGAGCCAATACAGTAAAAGCTTAAAAAGAAAGGGTATTGCGGGCTGGGGATATCCCCAGCCCGCTAGCCTTATGGCCGCTTTAGAAAGTCGTGGCCGAGTAATCAACAGAACCGCCTGGTGCACTGGCAGCTGTCGATGGACGCATCATTTGTTGCAGTTGCTGTGGCATTACCGTCATGCCGTTAGGAAGCAGGATCATGCCGTTAGCCAATTGCTGGCCACCACCCATCATGCCACCCATGCCGCCCATCATGTTGTTCATCCCACCCATCATGTTGTTCATGCTGCTTTCGATACGACGCAGCACGTTACCGTGACGAGTGCACTGATAGATGACCTGGTTGCCATTGTTGTTCATGGCGTAGTGGTTGACGTGACCGGCCATGTAGTCGATCTCGGTCTTGACATAGTTGTCGCCGTATTCCATTGCTGGAACAGTGGTGTCGTAGCTACCATCATTACCACCAACAACATTGGCCTGGTTATTGCCGCCTTTGTTGTTGTTATTGTTGTTACCCTGGTTGTTGTTTTGGTTGTTGTTATTGTTCTGGTTGCGATTGCCGCTACCGCTGACCGAGAACAGGTTTTGGTTGTTGCGTTGGGTAGTGCTCTGCTGAACTTCTTCGTCTTGGGTGTTGTGGCTATTATAATCAAGCGTAGGCACCTGACGATAGATTTCTGGCAGCTCGTCCAGGTGTTCGTACCAGTTGGTGTCGATTGGGTAGACACCGGCCTTGTCGAAGTCAGCACGGAAAGTGTTCTGGATACGATTCAGCTGTTCAGCCAGTTCGTAGTAGCAACCCAGGTAAGCACACAGACGCGCAGCCACTTGACTGGTTGCCTCGACTTCGAGATCGTCCGGGGTTTCTACGATTGGCAGGATTTCCTTGAACAGGTGAGCCGCCAGCTTTAGAGCACCGATGGATACGCTGTAGCCGTTCAGTTCAACGGTCTGGTTCTCGGACTGGCCTTCAGAGCGAGCCAGGCGCTTGACGATCTCGTTGTAGAACGGGAACACCGGCTTGGCTTTGTAGTAGACCTTCTCACCAGTCTTGCCACGACCACCGCCTTTGGTGACCTTGATGTGAATGAACCGGTTGTCCACACCGTTGTCGTTGACTTCTACCTGCATCTGCTGGAAGAGTTTCTTCAACTCATCACGGTAGACACGCTTCGCCGACTTCAGAGGCTCGAGCATGTCGAGGATGTTCTGGCGCCAGGCTTGCTTGGTGTTCTTGCTGGCCACACCGAACATGATCGGTACGTATTCGGAGAACGTGGTCAGGAGCTTGAGGGTCGACAGGCGACGGATCACCTTGAAGACTTCAGTTTCCTTGGAGGTGACGTTCTCACAGGCCGGGTGGAAGAACACCTTGTCGATGCAGTTGCCGTCCAGTACTTCGGACTGCGGCAGGTACAGGTCCATGTCGTCGATACGAACAGGGATCTCGTCACCGTTGATGGAGACCACGATGCGTGCGTCATCCTTGATCACGGAGCCCCACGACATTAGCATGGCTTTATACAACTTGTTCAATTCATTCATGACGGATCCTTATTTCGTAAAGTAGTCGGTGATGTTCTGCATGAAGTTTTGCGCTTCATTCAGACCAGCTTGGCTGCTGGTGATGTTTGTACTGGTCCGGTTAACGTTGTACGTAGCATTAACGTACTTACGCTGTTTGTTTTCTTCACCGTTGAAGAACACAGTGACGTCGGTTTCACCGAACAGGTGACAGCTAACCTGCACACTCAACAGCGTGGAGGTGTGTACGAACTGAGTCGAGTACTTGCTGAAGAACAACGACCGCAGCAGATCCTTGAAACGTTCAACACGGTTGATAGCGGTGTCATCGTGATCGAGCACCGAACCGAATGTACCGGTTACCACTTCCACACCCGTATCAGAACCTTCCAGGCCGCTGAAGTGATGTGGGTTGTTGGTGGCACTGAACACCAGGTGAGTCAGACCGCACTTGATCAGCATGTGCACAGTCAGGTAAGCCAGCTCGGAGGCGATTGTCTCGAAGCTGTTAGCGCCACCATACTCAGTGGAGTCCAACGTGTGGTCTACGCCCACAGTAGCGTTTGGATCCAGCAGGGTGATGTTCATCACGTCTGGCAGGTTGGTGAAGACCGAGTGGATCTCAGCCATGCTCCAGCCCATGAAGTTAGCCATGGAGAAGCTACCACCAGCCGACATCATGGTCTTGAAGAACTCGTTAGACGTCAGCGCTTCTTCACCAATGCCAGGACCAATCATTGCATCGCCGATAGCATTCGCAATACCGGTGTACTGGCCTTCAGTCGTAGTGGCCGCGGCAATCTTCAACAGCTCACGAGCGTGGTGAGTTGGGTTGAGGTTGTCGGTCTTGGACATCACTACGTTGTTACGCAGGTCAGCTGCCAAGATGCCATCGAAGCCATCATCCATGCCGTCTGCAGTACTGGCCATGTAACCCAGTACTTCCTGAGCCATGTCGATAGGACGAACCGACTTAAGTTCATCACGACCAGTTGGGTCACCCATCAAGAACTGGTGCGAACCAGTAATAACAGTCGACGCCATCGGCATACCCATGTTGTCGAACTTCTGGGTAGTACGTGTATCCCAGCAGCGAACCGGTACAAACATGGTCTGCGGTTCAATACCTTCGTGACTGGCCTGACCGCCTGTCATGTAACCCAGTACGGCTAACTCAGCTGTTTCGATCGAGTTGTTGGTAATGAGGAAGCTAAGCATGCCGAGACCACGGCGAGTGTTGAACCCGTCTTCGATGTTGACGTAACCCAATGGCTTCGTGGTCAAACCACCCGACTGTGCTGCAATGGAGTTCAGGGTGTTAGCAGTTACGCCACCCTGGTGCTGTTCCATCTTCACGGTGTCGATGTTGTAAGTGGACATGTCCAGGATGTTGTGCCGATGAACATGGTCGTGGTTCTTGTTGCCCATGCCGAATACGGCTTTGATCAATGTAATTTCAGCCATGTTGCTAACCTCGAAGATAGTCTTGCTTTAATTGCTCAGGCGTTTACTTTACGGTTCAACGCCATGAATTCGTTCTTAACTTCAACACTGATTTCCAGGGCAAAGAGTTTGCCTGGGCGCACGAGTGCGTAAGTCTCTGGTGTGTCCAACACCCCATATTCCAAGTTGGACTGCCAGATGCCGCGACCGAACTTATCAAGGAACGATTGCGCGGCTTGTACCGCTTCGTTAAACGAGCGGCCTTCATTGTTACGGCTCTGGATCTCGCAGATAGATGCCATGAACTGACGATCTTCTTCGCTCAAGCTGAATCCATCTGGCAACGACAATTCACCGTTAGGATCCTTGATCGCGCCAATCACTGACGGCAGGTATTTGTAGCCCTGCTCGTGCAGTCGTACCTGTGCCACACAGATAGCCGCCATTAACTGATCATAACCGGCTGCTTCAAAAGCAAACGGCGAGACCTCAAATGCAAAGACCAGTTGCAGGAGTTTGAGGATATGATCTTCCAACTCGAAGTCCCAATGAGGCGACAGGTTGTCGTAGATCTTTTCCACCAACTCAACGTTCTGAATACCCAGCGCTTGGCAGGTATACTTGAAGCGATCCTTATAACGAGGATTGTCTTCTTCGTCGAACAGTGTGAAGCTGAAGAACTCAGCCGCTACTGTATCGTCAGTTGAACGCACTTCTTCACTGATCTGGTGTTTGTCCAGCATCGAACGTTTGTCATCGTCCGACTCGCTTGGGTAATCCCGTTGCGTGAAGTTACCGCCCAAAGACTCGTGCTGCTTAACCGAGGCGTTGATAGCAGTGGCAATGTTCTTGCCTTCTTCCGTTTCAGGAATAGCCGCACAACATAAACGATTGAACACCGTGTTAAAAAGTACTTTATCAACAAAGTTCTCAACACTGGTGACGCTGTCAGGCTGGGTAGGAATACCGCGCTTGTCAAATGCGAACTTGACATAGCCAACCAGCTTGTGCCAACCCGGCAAGTTGATGATCCATGGGTTGTCCTTGATCAGGTTACCGCAGGCCAGATCACTGAAACCACCGCTGCCCATGACCACTTCGAATCGTGCTTGCAAGCCGAAGACGATCGGATAGATAACCCGAGCAACAAACGCCAACTTAACCTGCTCGACGTAGTCGTGGTCGCGGATGGTGGTTTGTTCTGGGTAGTCGCCTTTACTCGCCGCTTCACTCAGATCTTTGGGGATCTTCATGTACTTGGAGTAATGGATGAACGAGCAGTACTTAGGTACGTTAATGAAATCGAGGATCTCATCAGTAATCGGTTTCAGCTGAGCCAGGTCATCGTTGTAATCCTGGAACTTGCCGCTGTCAACAATCACGTGAGCTTTGTTGTACAGGTTGAACAGCTCTTTCTGCTGCTCGTGGTCCATCGTGCCTGCGATGTAATCGTTAAGGCAGTCGAACAGATTGTAGGTGGCGTCGCTGCGATCCTTGATTGTGCGTTCCAGCTTGATGGCTGCCTCGCCATTGAACTTAATAATCTGATCGTTGAACGTGATCAGGATCCCTTCGAACTTCTTGCTGGATGTGCGACGTATAGCGAACTCAAGCATGATGCTAACTCCAAACAGTAATAGCGTCTACAGGCAAATAATGTAGGTTTTAAATCTTTTTAGCTAACCACTCTGAGCTTGCCCAGCTCACTCGCCTTAGCGTACAGATAGTCCAGAACTTGGTCAGTAAATGCTTGAGGGTTTGCACGGAAAGGATTGTAACGCAGATCCACTGGAGTACCCCAAGATTTCCCCGTAGAGATTTCTGGCTCTTCAATGGTGATGTAGAACTCCGTATCCGATGTCCCATTCTTGTTTATTAAAATGATACACCCCAACTTGTCGTATCGCTTATCATAACCAAGCGGTGGTTTACCCTCGAAATAAATGATGTAGCAGGTATTCCATTCTCCGAGATCTTGCTTAAGGTCAGGGCGGACCAGTCTGACAGTAAATGGGTCTAGTCCTGGTATTATCATGTCGAGAGTTTGGGTAGGCGGTAGCGCGTCCCAGGCAGCTCGGTTAATAGCAAGGTTTTCGGGACGAGCCATAAAGCCTCCGATAATCAGTTATCAGCCATAGGGTTTGGTAGAACGGAGGAACGCCCTCCGCTCTTATCAGCATTTGGACGATTAGAATTCGTCGTCGAAGTCGTCAGTGGCACTGCCAGAGGAACTGTTGCTGTCGTTGTTGTTACGACCACCGCCACCACCGCCGTTACCGCCGTCGGTGTTACGAGGCTTAGGTGGTTCCCAACCTTCGAGTTCCATACGTTCCAGAACCGGCTTCATGAAGCCCACCCAGTGACGCACAGCCCAGCGGGACATGATGCCTTTGTCGTCGACCACTTCGCCCGACGGAGTACGCATCATTACGGTCATGCTGCGAGGACCTTTGAAGCGGATCAGTGCTTTGTAGTCGCCCTTGCTGTAGCCCAGGGTGATCTCGCCGTTGTCTTCACGGGTGATGGTGAAGTTGCACTGCACGACTGGCTTGTCGGACATGCGACCCGAACCGCCTTGGAACACGAACTGGTGCTTAGCCGGGATAACCTTGGCAGCTTTGAAGTTCGGGTTGCCGGTAAGGTCAGCGGCGTCTTTCAGTGCTTCGAACAACTGACCGCGGTCGTAGGCATCGAGTTCGACTTCTTTGTGTGTCGACTTGCCTTCGGAGAACACGCCGTCGTTGATCTTCAGCACGATTTGGCCGGTGATCTTTTGCTCGAACATCAGTTGAGCGGGGTATTTACCACCGTTGATAGGAGCGTCCGTTGCAGGATGCGCCTGGCGGTAGTCGTTCAGGAACGTCTTTTTACGCTTCTGACCATTTGGAGCACCTTGAGGGCGTTGTCCGTTCATAGCAGTTTACCTTCTTTTTCAAACTGGGGGAAATTGGTGGTTTAGTCTATATGAATGGTGGTGCAGTGGAATGTTAACTTACCACGTATTCTGGTCCTTACAGCATCATCAAGAGTCCAGCCTTGTCGACTTGGTTGTCTAAGTTCATGATAGTGTTCCTCACCCGACTCAACGATGTGGCTGAAGTCCATTTGCCATCAATGGCCGTCTTCTTAACCAGGTCTTTAATCGCCTTAGAGGAAGATTTAAAGTTGGTTGAGCGATCACCAAAGATTTGAATAGTGAGACGGTTGAACGGCATGTAGTGCAAATCCTCACCACCCGTCAACTTGGTGTACCACCCCGTGAATGGTTTTAATACCCCGGTGTAAGATTCCAAGAGGAAGAGACGGCCGTACCCTGGTGCTTCTGCAAGGTCGACCACGTGGTGCGTCATGACAACGCCGTTCCCCTTAAAATCAGGCATACCAATATCAGTAGCCGTGAGGATCTTAGCGTGCTTGCTCATTAGAGCGGACGCAACGTCTTTGGTAAGGCGTGCAAACTTCTTCTGCTTCTCCGTACCGTTATTAAGGAAGTCGGTCAGCTCGGCGTACTTGTACCGGCTTTTCAACCCCTTATACGACGGATAGTAGACCACCATCGCGATAGGCTTACCTTTACGCAGCCCTTCGAGATACTGGCCTAACTTGACGAGGTCTTCTTCAACATCTTTGGTCAACGTATTAACGTCATCCGAACCAGCATCATCTTTCTCGTAAGCCGCTTGGGCGTTACGTATTAATGTCCTGAGATTGAACAGCAGGGTATCCGCAGAACGAATAGCATCCCCGCCGAGTTCTAATGCCAGTGAAGTCCCCACCGACATGCCTAACGCACCCAGTGCTCTCATTTGAACTCCTCAAGCACCTCAAACGCCTCTTCTAAATCAATCCCCAACTCCAGGAACCGATCTTCGACTTCAGGTCGAAGCGAGTCGTTTAAGTTATCTTTAGTTAATGAAACCCCCTCATAGGCCTTAGCATCAAACAAAGTCTCGTCAATACTGACGCCCTTCTCGACTTCGTTCTCTGCCTTGATCCCAAACATGGGGTAGTCTTTTTTCATGACTTCAACGATCGGGTTAACGATCTCAGCCTTGCCTCCTTTAATACGCACTTGCGAAAAGGGAGGAAGTCTACGGGCTGCAACAAAGGTGTGGAAATCCGTGATCAGCTTTTCAGGCGTGATATCGGAAGCCACGTGCATTGTGAGGAACGGCAAAGCATTCTTGTTTTCCCAGAACGTTGGTAAGAAGGTGTTCTTCTTCTTATCCAGGTCCACCACATAGCCGCCCTTGGGATGTTCTTCGCCATGAGCAGTACGGTCAAACGAACCGGACGTATAGAGTTTCCCCTTTTGCACCGGCTTGTGAATATGGCCTGCAAAGATACCGAAGTGAACGATAGTTTCCCACCGCTCCAACAGGTGTGCGTGCTTTTGGGCTGCGGCGTGTAACTGAAAAGTAAACCCGCCATGGAACCAGATCATATCGACCTTGTCCATGTCGTTTGCCTTTAAGACCTGGAGTGCCCGCTCCCAGATCTCATCTGGCGACATACTGCCCATGTTGTCTGGAACAAACATAATGGACAAGTTATCTAGGTGTGGGAGCACCTCAATCGACAACGTGTCAATGTACCGGACATCCATGCCTCGGGGTGCGAGGTTTACAAAGTGTCGGGGTTGACCTGCGTCGTGAGATTCAGTGCCCGCTAACCAGATCACTGTAATCTTGGGGTTAGCATCAAAGGCATCATGGAGGAAGTCACGCCCCCAGTCTTTGACTTTAAACATGTCAGCGTTAGGGGACTCAACCATGCGTTCCATGAAGTCGCCACCAAACCCTACCAAGTCTACTTTAGCCAGATCATTTTCTTTCTGGAGAAAGGTAGTCAGGTTACTTAGGATATGCGGCGTGGGTGTTACTTGGTGCAGCGTGTGTTGATCAGAGCTCCAGAGAAAACGCACTTATAAATCCCCTAATGGTAATTAGCACTCCAGCGGGTCGGACGGAACTTCCCGGTCATCGGAGCGACGAACACTGACACTTTTCTTGGCGTCTTTGATGGATTCTTCGTTGAAGTGGAACTCGGTGTTACCGGTCATCAAGGCGTTAACCTGTTCGACCTGTTCCTGGGTTACCGGCTCTTTGCGATGGTTTGCATAGAGCGTAGGACGAATCGCATTGATGTCCTTGATGTCGCGGCTGTTGTTGTTCAGGTTATCCTTGATGTAGTAGATCTGCTTTTCAGCTTCAGGGATAACGCCGTGCTTGGCGTAGAACTCAGGCGCGATCATTTCAGTAAGCGTAACGCGCTTCTTCTTGTCCAGCGCCGCTGTCAGTGCCTTGGCCAGACTAAGGTTGGCGTTGGGATCGTTCTTCTTCATGGTGTCGGCGCTGTGACTGTGGATCATCCGGCTGGCCTGTTCCATCATGCGGTATTCGCGTTCGGTCAGGTTGTGGTTGATCATCGGTGCAATGATCAGCACTGGCTTGTGGTCGTCATCCACTACCATGACAGCACGGGTACCGTTACCGGAGATCTGGAACCACTCGTTGACTTTGAAGTAGTTCTTGCCCAGATCATTACCGATGGCGAAAGGCATCAGCCAGTCGCGTACGAATTCTTTCTCGTAGAGGACGGTTTCCACGTTGAATGGAACTTCGCCGTCACTCATCATCAACTTGCCGTTGACGTCTTGTACTTTAACGGTTTGAAGAAAGGCAAAGTCTTCCTGGAGAATATCTTCGCGATCCTGCTTTGTCATCTGACTCATTTACCCAACCTCGCCTTATCCAACACTTCATATTTGCTGCCCGTAACTACTACCACTTCGGACAGATCGTAAGACACACCATCAACGATTGCTCTTGCCGAGATCAGTAGATGGTAGTTATTTATTTCGCCCTGCACCACTTGTTTCTGCACCAACACTTCGGACTGTGGGAACAGTTCTTTCATGTAGGAGTCGAATTCTTGTTGCGTTCTTTCAACCATGGTTTCTGGCGTCGTACCATGGGTTGCCCAGAGAAAATAAAAACTGGGTACTTGACCGATAACCTTGCCCTGGTCACGACGGGAGGTAAACCAATACATGAAATGCAGTGCCATCGCTTCTTGGGGGGATTTGATCTCCCAGCCATTGCGAGTTGACATACTAGCCACACAAAAAGTTGCCATATCGCTTTCCCTTTATAGAAATAACCTCTATAAGAATAGATTTACAGACAGCGCTGTAAGATAGCGTATAGCAAAAAAATAAAGCAGGAAGGGTGTTACCCCCTCCTGTTTATCTACGTGGCACTATTCGGCCTCTGGAGGCTTCTCAGCACCCTTCAAGGCCTGGTTCGTTTCACTGGTGATGTCGAACAGGTTCTTTGTCCGATGAAGACCAATAGCGTTCCAAGTTTTCTGGATATCGACACGTTCGCGGAATGACAGACCACCACCTGAACTTTCCAGATAGTGAGCATGCTTCAACCGAGTCAGGTCGTCTTTGGTTTCCATCTGCAACACGCCGTTCATTGCACGACGCCAGAAAATGTTCTCCTCGCCAATGCCTGTGTTGAGCGGACTGAACACACCATCGTAACCATGGATCTTCTCGTCCAGGTAATCCTGATGCAGTCCTTCATGCGCCATGATGTAATCACGCATGAAACCTTGTGCACCTTGAAGACCTGCCACAGAACCCAGGTAACCAACTTCGAACCGTCCAACGTAATCGCCGTCAGACTTACCCAGCAGTCGTTTACCCATTTCCCAGGCACGAGATGTCAGGTAGTTGTTAAACCCTTCCATCGCGTTTGTAGCTTGTTGTGCTAACCACCCACCGGCTTGTTGAAACGCCTGAGTGGAGTTGTTCACATACTCGGCGTACTTCTGCATCTGATTCTCGGTATAACTACCCGAGACCGCATAGCTAAATGCCTGAGCACTGTTCATCGTGTTTACCTCTTAGCCTGTGTTAGGCTGCGTCGATGATGACGGTCTGCGCCATGAGCGTGTTAAGGTTCATGAGGTTAGTAGCCGCCTGACCGGCGTAGTCGCCCACTGTAAACGGAATGTTGCGGTCCAACGTCTGGTGGTGACCCCATGCGCCGTAAGCTTTTGCTTTCGACTCGTTATCAGCCATAAGGACGATATAATGGTTGTCGCCGTCAAAGTCGGTGTTCGATTCACTAACAGCCAGAATCGGTACCCGGATACTTTCATCGCGGAGATCGCGGTTAACCCGCAGGAACGCACTACGCAGACTGAGGAACTCAATCGACGGGTTACGCCCACTCTGGATGATGGCCTTGTTGTTGTCTTCCATGTCGCGGAAGAATTCATCAATCAGCGGGTCGATCCAATAAGCAGCTCGACTGATACGCTGAATGGCCTGATACGGTGTATGCCCACGACGATACAGGAAGCCCGTGATGTGGTAGTCCAGAATAGCCAGACACATCTTCCACGGAACCATCCACTCGTCCGGGTTCAGGATACCTGTTACCGACGTCACTACGGAACGACCGGTAAACGGAACTGCACCAGAGGCCACGTGTTTACGGTTGATCGCCGGTTTACCAAACAACGCTTTCGGGTTGTTCACCTTACGGTATTGGTCGGCCAGCTTAACCAGGTTCTTGCCCACGATGTCCACGTTACGGCGCTTGTCAGCAGCGTTAAGCTTAACCACAGGGTTGGAGCGTTTGGTATCAGCAATCGCGGTGTACAGCTGTGCAGTCACTGGCTGGTGAGGATAGGCGTATGTATCTTTGCCCGACTTCTCCAGAATGGTTGCATAGCGATTCGGTACCTTCATGTACTTGGAGAACGCGATGTGCTTGTTCTTCTGGTACACTTCCATCAACACCACACCTTCGTGCGAGGTGGTGCAATGACGTTTGCCATTACCTACCAGCATCCAGTGCATGATGTCGTCACAACGATCCTGGAAGCCGTTCATGTTGACTTCAGTAATCTGAAGCTCTTCCAACATGTTGCGGATCAGGTTAACCGTTGTGTTCTTCTGCTTGTTGATCTGCGCCCGATAGATCGGGTCGATAAAGTATCGAGGTACACAGACCTTTGGACTACCGATACCGATCTTGTTAAAGAAGGTCGAAAAGAAACCCAAGTTAACAAAACCCTTTACCCCTTCCGGTAGCTTCAGCCACAACCGGGTGTCTTCACCCCGATCGAGAAACAGCTCTGGCACTTCACCGCACTTAGGACAGGCTTTACCCTGCTTCAGGCGGTAGTTACCACGATAGTAGCCACACGCTGGGTTACAGCTTGCCACCGTGTCGAATGAGTTACCGACGAACTCCATACGCGTTAAGCGCTCGATAGCCTCACGGTCTTCCTGAATGTTGAAGTCGAACTCGTTCAGGTAGATTGGCTTGAATCGACTGGTGTCGTGCAGGTAGTCGTAATCTTCGAAGTCCCAGTACAGCGGTTCCGAATAACGAGGATCATCTTCCAACGATTTGCCAAAGGCTGCCGCATAGCGATTAAAGAACGGCATTGGATCCAGGTTTGCTTCGCTGTACTGCGTGAGCTTCTTAATAGCTAGCTCATTTGACGGAGTGAGTTCCGGTAGATACATATTGCCCATAGCCGGCTCCAAAAAAGAGAAAACAGAAAAAAGAACCAGCGAGCGAGAGGGTGTTAACCCCCTCGCCCACCAATCCATTGCAGGCTACAACAATTACATGAATGGCATGTTCATGTTGTATGCAACACCGAGACCGTTGCCGGTCGCGTTGTTCGAACCAGCGCCCACGAGGGTAGCCAGACCGATGCCAGGCGTCGAAGCCAGGCTGGTGTTGCGCCAGCTGCCCAGGTTGTTGGCAACGTTCAGCTGACCGATGGTGTCCATGGCTTTCGACATGGCGGCCATGAAGTCAGGCGCCCAGATGTGAGGCTGAGCCCAGCCGTTGATGTGAACCTGACCGTCGAACAGCGACGACGAGGTTTCCACGCGCAGCTTTTGTGCCCGCTGTTTAAATTCCTCACCCGGGATGGTGCCGTACATGGTCGACAGCAGGCTTTCGGCTGCGAGCTGACCTTTCGGGCCCTTGATGTGCGAGATCATCATCTCGTCCAGTTCCTGGGTGTTGAACTTCTTGCCGGCGTATTCAGCCATGCCGTTGACTGCGATCATGCCAGTCGGGATCAGCACTGGCTTGGAAGGCACCCAACCTTGTTGCGAGGTAACGTTGCCGCGGATCACTTCCGAGAACGCGCCTTTGGTCATGGAGTCGATCAGAGCGATGACTACCTTGATTTCAGCGGCGTTCTGACCGACCTTGGCCAGCTGGAAGAAGAAGTTGTTGATGGACGCGTTCGGACCTGCCGGGATCAGGTTGATCTGGAAGGTTGCGTGCGGGCTAACGTTCTGGCGAATCCAGTTGTTAACCAGCTCGGTGTCCGACATCTTCTTCTCGTCGAGGCGGATGCGTTGTGGGTTCTGGAAACCGCCTGGGATCTGGCTGACCATTTGATCAACACGAGTTTCCAGGTCGGCCAGGTTACCACGAGCACCTACCGAGTGACGACGCAGAGCTTCAGACCAGACGTACTGGTTGTTCGTCGCCATCAGCGCGTACAGGCCGCTGAAGAACGGGAACAGGCCGCCGTTGTTGCACAGTTGCTCACCAGCTTGCACGGTGCCGATGGTGATAACTGGACGCAGTGGCTTGAAGCCTTGTGGGTATGCGCCCATGCCCATGCTGTTGCCGAGGAACTGTTGCAGCGAGTTCATTTGCTCTTGCGAGCGGTGCGACATCATGAAACGCTGGTGATCTTCCCACGACACGCCGTTCAGGCTGACCGCACCAGTAACCCGGATCAGCTCTTTCGAGTTGGCCTGGAAGTTGCCGGTGTTCTGGTTGTTATTGTTGATGGTGCTAACAATAACTTCCATGTTGTCCGGAGTCAGAGTGCCGGCCTTGCTGGTGCGGAAAGCGATTGCGTTAACGCGAGCTTCGGCGCAGCCATCTTTGCCGTACGGCTGATCAGGAGTAGCGAACGGAACCGGAACTTGGTAGCCCTTGCCCACGATTTCGCGCACGGTCTTGACCATGATCGCTTCTTCCCACTCGGAGGCGATGTAGTTCGCCTGACGGTGGGCGTAGTCTTTCGGATCGCCGGCTTCTGCGTGGTGCAGCATTTCCAGATCGCAAACGATCATGTTGATCACGCTGACGTTCTTCACGCCCAGGGCTTCGGCAACCTTGGTGTAGTGCGAGGTCAGCTTTTCCAGGAACAGGCTGTTCGGGTACTGAGCTGGAGTCAGTGGCGCGGACATCTGCTGGACGATGTTGTTGGTGTTGACGGTGATGCGCTCTACGCCGATGCTCAGCGTGCGGTTGTAGAACAGAGCAGCCATCACGTACATGGTGCCGTCGAAGACGACGTACAGGCCGACACCTGGCAGTTGAGCCGAGATGGACGGAGTCAGCATTTCAACCGTCGGAACGATTTTGCGCTGGAGTTCGTTGGTGGTGGATTTCTTGGCGTTCTCGTAGATCGCCTCGAGTTTCTCGATGGTTTCGCTAACCTCTTTCAGGTTGCGGTTATCGCTCGTCATCGACGGCAGACGCAGCAGACCAGCCAGACCGTCCAGAGGAGCCATGGTGCCCGAGGCGCCTGGAGCCTGATTGGAGTTCGGCTTTTCGTTGTTTTCGTTCCAGGAGGTGCTTTCGGAACCGTTATTCAGACTCATGAGTTGTTTTCCTTGTGTACGAAGATAGTTTGCTATAGCGTGATTATCTTTACCGATGTGGAACATCTGTATTACTAATCACATTGGTAATATGGGTTTGAAATTTTCTTACCCCACTGAAATCACCCTACTTTTCAGCAGGGATGATATAGAGTAATCAACTTCTAATCATATCACTAATTCTCGAATTGCGCAATGGTCCCCAGTAGAGGACACTTCCTCTGATGTGACTTGTTCACATAAGATAGGAGATTGCAGTAATACTTTATTCTTACATCCCCATCATTTGTTTCGGATAACTACTATGCCCATCTTTACCTATCCCGCTGAGGATATCAGCCGGAAGTATCCCCGCAGCAACTTCGGTGACTTGGGGAACCTACTCCGTGTAACAGAGTTCAACCGCCGAGACTATCGGGCCTACGTAGACCGTACGCCTTTCCACCTCGAAGACCAACACAAGCTGGTAGGGATTCTTCGCCATCTGGCGATCGACCCTGAGTGGAGCTTGCAGGAGGTTGTAGATAATACTCGCTTCCGTGCTAATTCACTGTGCACGATTTATCACATCACATCTATCAACCGGATTGGCAATGCAGAGCCGGATGGCTTCTACCGCCGTAACGTCAGAGAGCACTGGGTACTCCTCGATTCTTTCCAGACGTTTGATGTGGATAAGCTGAAACTGGAAGATTTGCGTTCGGTCATCCCCCTCTATTCAACAGTATTGGATCGTGGGTACAAACATACTGTTGAGAAGAAACCGGGTGCTAACAATGTGATCACAGACGTGGCCATCATTGGTTTGGACCTGGTAGCCTTGGCGGTAGGCTGGTGGATGTTCATGCGTGAGAAGCGGGAAGTCAGCACGGGGATTGCCTCGTATGTCTGTCAGTACCCGCTCTATCAGGCGACCTTCTACCAGAACCAGTTGTCGGTCATCAACGTCCTCTACGAGTTCTTCGTTAAGGAGAAAGACCTCAACGACCTGATCATTACTGAGTCGGTTACCTTCACCACGTTGAATGAGGAGAAGCTTTTTAAGCAGTACATGTTCTTCCTTATAGATGTGCTGACGGGGCGTCGTCTGCAGGATGTGTCGATGATGCTGAAACAGATCGACAGTTTGTATCGGGGTTATCCTTATACCAACTACATCGATCCGCATGACCAGGCGTTGTTTGCTCAGACCGGTTGGGCTTTTGAGCCTGGTATGCTGAAGGTCTGTGCCATCTACTTGTCGATTGCTAACCGCATGAAGTACAAGTGCCCGGACATCAACGTTGAGTTCGACCGTCTGTATCGTCAGATTGCCAATCGTCAAAAGAATATCCCTGAAGCGTACTTCAGAGAACATCTGGGTAATCTGCTCGAAGAAGTAAAAGTGTTGAATGATCTCAATTCGAAGGGTGTTTTCATTATACGGGAACAGACTTAACGGTTAATCCGACGAAGTGATCCCATATTTAATATAAAAATTTAAAAAGATTGATTTCCTTATACTCCTACTACTCCGCAAGGAGTAGTAGGAGTTATAGGTTTATGGCTGGTTGTTACTTCAGGTGCCACTGCTCTTGTAGCTTGTTCTTAGCCCTCATGAACTCCCTGTAAGCTTCCCGTTGTTTGTGTTCGGCCCTGGCAAACGTTTCTACCGCCAACATGTGCTGCATCGGATTTAAGAAACGCAGGACAGGCCCAAAGAACCCATACCACTTGTCCAACTCATCCCGAGCTTTTATCATGCTGGCTGTAGCGTCAGTGTAACTACCCAGACGGCTACCCAGTACTACCGTTCGGAACTGACGTTCACTGAGTACTTGTTCAAGGTGTTCCTTGTTCCGGGAAGTGGGTAAGTAATGTACTGTACCCACGATGATTAACTCCCCATCCGATCAGGAGAACGCGACCAGGAATCCAGATGCGCCTGATGCTTGACATCCATCAGGTAGCTGTAGTAGTCAGGTTCTACCACGATCTTGGATTCACGACCTTCCCACAGTGCTTTCAACAGCTTAGGGACTTCTTCTGGTTTACCCACGTAGAAGGCGTGATCGTGGTCACAATAGTTGAAGGTAACGTACACGCCCTTTTCGACATGCATCTCGTCGGTCATGGCGACAGTCACCGTTGGCTGAACCATGATCTTCATATTTTCCGGATACAGGAAAGCCCCCTCCCCTGCAAATACCAAACCAGTGGCACTATCCTTGAAAAACATGAAGTTATCAGCCTTGGTCAATTTAGTCATTACGTGCTCCTTAATGCTCGTCAGATACCAGACGAGTTACCTTGCTGTTCATGATGTACAAGCCCAAGGATTCCAGAATGGCGTAGATGGACTTGAAGTTCTGTGCAATAAGCAAGCGTGTATCCACAATCGGTAGGATCTCTTTCGGGATACCACCAATCGATTCGATCATGTCAATCGGAACATACACGGAGGTTAGCGATCCACGCGCCTCAATGTAAGCCATCATCTTCTTGACCACATCGCTTTCCCCGTAGGTCTCAGTAAACTTCTTGACCTTGGTCTTGTTGTCCAGTGTAACGTTGACCTTATACGCACGGTACGGCAGCTCTGGTGCGTCGCCATAGGTATCGGCGAACACCTGCTTCCACATCTCGTGGTAGAAGTAGATCGACGAATCAGCGTTGCTGTAGGCCGTCTCTTCTTTGATTCCGTTCTTGGTCAACCAGCTCCAACCACCCTTCTCCAGTTCTTCAAACAGAGCGCGTTCCAAATCACCCACACCTTTTAACAACTCTGGAGCATCCAGTTGCTGGTTGGTGTAAATGGCATTCAACACATCGCGCATCAGCTTGTTCGTGAACTCCCGGACCTTGAGTGCGATCTTGATCCCCCTGAGGTGCACGCCCTTGAGTTCCAGTTTAGGGTTATCGTAGAGAATACCCTCCAGCATCAACTGCAACGCATAGTAGTGCTTGGACATCGAAGTAGTCACGTACGAACTGAAGAGGTATTCGTTCTTCATGTTCAGACGATAACGGAACTTCTTAGCCACGTTCATGTTGGTGCTAAGACGCGCATGCTGGTCTACGGCAATGCAACGAATGAAGTACGTCAGTACCCCGTTAAATGCCAGCTCGTCTTTCTTATCGGTAATGTAGTCATCAATGATGGCGTCTACCGAATAGATCATCGAGTCAGTGTCGGAGGTTACAACGTTCTCACGTACCAACTCCTTAACGCTGAATACACCAGACGGCGGGATATCGGCTTTCAAGAAAGCTTCAATGAAGTCTCGCCATTTAACTTCCAGGCTGACGTGGTAAGCGTTGAGATACGCGGTCTGATCTGCCGTCGCCCCTTTGCCCAGCTTGGTAGTGCAGAGTGTCTTGTAGTCGTCGTTAGCTGCCTTGATGGTAGTAACGTTTTCAAACGACGTTGGCATCTCAGGAACTTTGCACCATTCATCGAAGAACCGTTTGATCAGTGCTTGGTTGGTGGTGTACAGCCCACGGAGGTCCATGGTGCAGAGGATGATTGTCAGCTCCAGAGGTGACAGCATTTCCATAAAGGTACGGATAGCTGCGATCTGGGTCGGGTTGCTCCAGTAGTACGACGCGCAACGTTTCACCATGTCCATGACCTGGTCTACGGTGGCGTAACTCATTTCGTACTTGTCGATTACCGCCTGGATCTTGTCCCGCTTAGCAAACGCCAGGGTACTGATAAACAGTTCCATGGACTTGTTGTAACTGAGTAGCAACCGGTTACCCGTAATCAGTCGCTCGTTCATCAGGTTGGCGACGGAGGTCAGGGAACGGCAGATAGAGGTCAGAGTAGTGTGACCCGACTTGTTCATCAGCGGAGTACCGGAAGACGACATCGCACCAGACTGGGCGTTGTTAAAGATCTTCAGGGCCTTCTGGATTTCATCAAACGCTTGTGCAGCTTCTTTATCGCCAGACGAAATAGCTTCTTTCATCTTGCCTTTATAAAGGCGACGGAATTCGATAAAGGTTTCAGTACCAATCGAGTTGATCGACTGTTCTTGGTTGGTGTGCGTGTAAGCCACAAACGACGGAGACAGGTGCCAGTTATTATCCTGAACTGTCTGGAAGAACTCACGAGCCGGCATGATGTCAGGAACACGGTCGCCGTACTTGTTCTTCTTAAAGACTCTGAACTTGGCTTCCTTAAAGCCGTTCTGGTTGGGTACAAATACTTTCTCTACCAACTCCAGTACTGTGTTGTAGTCCCACTTGTAAAGAGCCGTCAAATAAGCGGCGGCCATGTAGTGGTAGTTCTGGAGCAAGTTACGATTGGGTATATACTCCTCTGCTAGGAAAGGAGATGTGTGTTTAGCTGCGGCAGTCATCAGGTTAACACTCTCAGAATAAGCAAATTAATTAAGAAATAAAAATCAGATTGCAAAAAAGAAAATAGTCACTACACTCCCCTATGAATGAGGAATGTAGTGACAGTTTACCCTTACTTGTCAAAAACCGTGAGGGTGTAAGACGCCCCGATGCTCTGCATGAATGTAGCCAGCGGGGAACGGAAATCTTCACGCCAGTTCGTAACCACGAGGTTGGCGTTACGCCCATCGATAAGCTGGAAGGTCGAATCATTGATCCATGGAATCCCGATGATCTCCAGTTTGTCATTACGACCCAGCAACGCCAAATACCCGTAGGTGTTTGGATCGTCGACGTTGCCTACCTTATCCTGGAAGTACGGGAAAAGGTTTTTGTGCTTGATGGCCAACTGTGGGTCAATCATTCGAGCCGTTGCATACTGGAGGATACCGTCGACTTTTACGTCAATACGGTCTCCACCGTTGATGCCGTTCTTCACCAGCTGAAATGAAACGATGTCACCACGTGAAGGATTCAGGGTTGCCATACGGGAGTTCTCCTTGCGAATCGAGTTCGATAATAACCAACGGAAGCTTCAAAGGATGTCCGTCTCGAAACACGACCGTACCTGGAAGACTCGTTACGTGCATGGATTTAACCGACCCATAAATGTGATGCTTAAACAACAGGTCCGTCAGGTGGGTGTCTTCGCAGCACTCGCCGTCTTCCATGATGGCTTCCACTTGATCGATCAAAACATTCTTCGCCATCTGAAAATCAAATGGCTCGGCTGGCATGTCGCTGCAATCCATTGCATACACCGCCAACAAGTGGTCGGCCAGCTCTTCGTAGTCAATTGGTAGGATGCGTTTCCACATGATGGTCTCTTTATGCAGAGGACAAATCTTGATAGGTAAAGACAAACGTCACGGTGCTGTTACCCACTGTGGCGTTAATGCACTGTACCGAACCGTACATCATTTTGAGGTCTTGCAGCTGGCGGAAGAATTCGAAGAAACCCACCTTTAGCTGCTCCTGACATTCTGGAATAGGATGAGTAAATCCATCCACATTCTCAAAGAAATCCAGCGTGTGCGGGATTTGCATTGACTCCATAAGGTTGCGGTGAACCCCGATGAATTGTGTTACGTCAGTGTTAGGGGGCAGCATCACTGTATGCGTAATGGTCTTGGTAGTCATCGTCTACTTCCAGTAAAATGATGTGGCTATGCACAACATAACGTTGCAGACAGCCTGTAGCGGCCATCCTTCTAAACTGTGTACCCACGTCGAGTAACATGGGCAAAGCATCCAGGATCAGGATCTGGGCATGCAGTGGATCCAGATCCATCTCCGTACGGATATACTCCGCAATCACCGAGGGGATGTACTCCACCTCATTATACCTGCACACTCCCATTAACAATGTGATCAGGTTTGTTATTTCTGCTGGGTGGAAACCGCGTTCACCAAAGGCTATCGGTATGCACCCCAGTGGTATGCCAAGAATCTTGCTCATAACCGCTTTCCTCCTGACTGATGAAATCGTCTGCCAGGGGCTCTAGGTCCCGGACATCCACACTAACCATTACGTCCCCGTTTGCAAGGATCTGGTATAAAAAAGGATGATCCAGTGACGTTCTATTGGTCGCGTTGCCTATCTGTGTCGATAGGTGAGAGATAATGGTGGCAAGGATATCGTCTCTCTCATCTTTGTACGTGTAGCAACGAGCGGCTTTCTGATTGTAATGACAGTCGTTACGATTAACACCTTTGGAATACGTGAGCTGTTCAACACCCATCTCAAGCAAACCCCAGGCCATTTCCCGATGTAGATGGGGAACGTAATCGTTAGTAATTTCTGAGATCTCGCTCAAAAGGTTCTCTAACAACTGTCGGTTGTCGATCTGAAAGCTGCGGAGTTCGCCGAAGACTCCGACGCTCAACAGTTTCAAGGAATTCATTGAGGGCCTCCTGACTTGGATTGTCGTTGATAGTGTCGCCTGTTACCTTAGCCCGTGTAATGCGCTGAACTGGCTTAGGCTTAGCTGCAGCTCTCAACGTAGCATCCAGGTCCATGTCAATAAGGGCCTGATGAAACGCGTGGGAGACCTTGTTAAAACGGATCTGAACATGGAGTCGCTTATCCCACGACCGCCGCTTCATTTCCTTTTGCAGTGCTTCTTTAACCTTGATGATTACAAGATCCGGTGTCAGCATCTCGTAATGATCTTCGTACACTCTCCCCAATTGATCAAGGATGCTGTCTTCACGCGATGGATAATTAATAATCTCCACGGCAGCTTCGAGCATCCGTACAGCGATTGACTCCCTGACTGCTGGAATGTCTTCCACTTCCATGACAAAGCTATTAGCCAAGTTCATGACGTCATATCTGATCACTGCTCGCCCCTTCTTAGTATTTCAGTGTAACCAGTACTTGCTGCCGAAGTTTCCCAAAAGTCTTTATGCAGACTACAGCGTCTCTAGGTACCCCCAACAGCTTACTAGCTACCTGATCCCTTAACGCGTTAATGTCATTTCCCCAAAGACGGTGATACCCTCTGGGGACCTCGAATGAATTAAACCCTTCATCAACGAGCATTGCATGCAGATCAAGCGTGGTTACGGTCCGATTTAAGACCGTTGGTTCTGCACCCAATGGTACGTCCAGGGTATAGGATTTTAAATCCAGAGAGAAGCTTCTAGACACCTTCTTGACCCCTTTATAAAAACCATGCCTCATAGTAATGAGGATGCCGGTAGAAAAAGATATCAAAAAACAATATAGCAGCTATAAGGTACCGAGGATCACTCCCCGGTACCCTACACTAGCTAAGCGGACTTACATGAAGAAGCCTTTGTCATCCGCACCGGCAGAGAGATCTTTCTGCTGGGTGAAGGTCGACGAAGTTTCAACCTTGCGGGTTTCCATTGCTTCGATGTGTTTCTCCAGCTCTTTCAGAGCTTCGCCGTGGTCCAGGACCATGTGCAGTTCCTGGGCGTTGCTTGGACGCTTAACGCCGTCAGCGAACACGCCGGTGGAACGGATCACGGTGCCGTTGAAACGTGGGATGACTGCATCGCTGCTTTCGAACAGGGAAGAGACTGCAACCGGCACCTTGCCCTTGAAGTCTGCAACACCTTTCTCGTCGTAGAAGCGAATACGCGACATGGACGGTGGAACGCCGTAGTGCTTGCTGAAGTTCAGCAGGTTCTTCATGTCAGTGTGGTCTTGTTCCTTGTTGACGTTGCTCAGGAACAGGCTGGCCACATCGAGCTTGTCGATGACCATTTGGTTGACTTCACCACGAGTGTTGGTCAGGGTGTTGTCGAACTCCATGTACGGAACCACGCGGTTCAGCGAACCAGGAGTGGTCAGCGACGCGTACGAACGGTAGCTGTTCACGACGTTGATCTCTTCAACCTGCGAGGTCTTGTCGTTGATGAAGCACAGCACGACCAGTTGATCGCGTTCGAACAGCATGCGCGCCAGAACGAAAGCCAGCATCGAACCAGTACCACCGCCGGTGGAGCAGACGATGATGTTGTAATCACGTGGCTTGTGCTTGGTCAGGAACTGGTTGATGAACTGTTCAGCTTGTGGGTAGTTGGTTGCTTTGACTTTACCCGAACCCTTGGCCTTCTGGTCAGGGTCGTTGGCAACGGCCATCTGCACAACTTCGAACAAGTCGCCGGAGCTGTTACGATCCGAGGAATCCAGACCGACGAAGAAAGCGTTTTTGTTGTTGTCGGTGTGAGTACCCTTTTTCAGAGCCACGCCGATGTTAATACCGGTACCACCGCAGAGGAAGTATGCCAGATCCGAAGTATTTGCATTCATGTGAAATGTTCTCTTTGAGTTACCAGTTGAAAGAATTCGTTAGACCAATTGGGTCAACGTGTTAGTAATGTAGGCTTGAAATCTTTTTACATGACTTCAACCCATTGCCTACATCGCCCAAGAATCTATCCACAGATGAAAAATAACCCCTGTCGCAAGTAGAGTGCTTGGCATGCCCAAGAAACTCCGCAACAGGGGATGTCCTCAGAAAGGCTGCACCTGTGAGAGAAGCACCTGCTAACCGAAGGACAGTAGGACCCACCTCCAATCCACATCATCGGAAAACCCAGCTATGAGAAAAACCGAAAGACGTGTGCAAGTATAAAATATATCCATCCGGTAACAAAAAACAAAATGCGAAATAATCCCACCGCATCCGGACACCACAGTGGGATGTCCGGACACGATGAGACTAAGTTGGCAGGTGGAGCTTTTCCCAGCGATGCTTTGCCGGGACAGCCAATCGTTAATGGGGGACGACTGACTGATGTGGGTAGGGACTCCAAACTATTCCCACGGGGACGCCAGGGCTAACTATCTTCAAGCAGGAGCAAACTCACGAGTTCACATAGCATAGGAGATTTACAACTTGACAACCGGATCCAGCTGACCGACGTCGATCCACTTGCCAGCTTCAGTAGTGGTGTCCGCCGGAGGGCGCTTCGATGGTGTTTCAGGTTTCGGTGGAACTTCGAAGCTTTGCAGGTTACCGGCCGAATCAACGTTCAGGGCAATTGCTGCCTTGATCGCCGACCGAGCAGATTTACCCACAGCCATCACTGCCAGTGCGTATTGATCACCCGTCCCAATTGCGACGATGCCAGTAGTCGGGATGAAGCTGATGCGAAGCTTTCGATCGTCCCCATACGCCACCCAAACCGCCACAATCTGGTAAGCCAGACCTGTCTCGTCGATAACGATCGCGTCAAAGTTTTCGCTGAAGCAGCTTGAGTCGTCCCCTTCGTTCAATCCCTTCTGCAAAGCTTTGCGAAGTTCCAGGTTGATGATCGGTAGCGAGAAAGCTGCGAACGCCAACGCCCGTACACCGTTGATCTCCCAGTACTCGTTATCGTCAATCGGTGTAAAGATCTTGCGGAACTGGGTTTGGCTGATCGTCTCGTCAATCGAAACCGACGAGTCCGTGACCAGTTGTTTTCCGTCGAACGCTATGGTGCTCATAGATTTATTCCAGGTTAGGCGGCTGGTGTTTCGGCCACTTGTGTTTGTGCGGTTGGTGCGACGGGACGAACAGACTTGACGTCCGGCTTAGGTGGAAGTTCCCAGATTTGTAAGTCTCCACCTGACCACTTGTCCAGTTTGATCGCAGCCTTCACAGCAGTCTCGATGTCCTTGCCAATCCACATGACCCCCAAGGCATAGGCGTGACCAGAACCGACGGTGCAAGGTGGCATGAGTTGCAACAGGTCTTGGTGCTGTGGCCGGCCATTCCGTTTGTTGGTCTGCCAGCGGTAGCAGTTGCCGTCCTCGGTAATCACCAGCGCGCCGAACGATACTTCCTCGATGTCATCGAAACGCGTACGGTGGCTAATCCCTTCCCGCAGTCGATCGCGCATGAAGCCAATTGCTTTGCCATCCCCCGAGATGCCGAATGCCACGACCTTGGTGCCGTAGCACTCCCAATACTCACCTTCCTCAGGTTCGAAAATCTTTTTGACCGGTCCAGGGTTCGCCGTCGTCCCCAGCGACACTTGCGAATCCGTTACCAGTTTCTTGCCGTTCCAGGCTACAGTCGTCATGGATCTTAACTCCTCATGTGTTTCGCAATTCGTTTTTCTAGAATATGGTTTCCTAGGTGACAAAGTAATAATTTAGGTTTGAAATACTCCATCCCTCTGTATACCTCGTGCGTGTGCGTGCAGGCGTTTCTTTGCTTTTAAAAGCTTTAAAAGAGCAATAAAGAATAAATATATATAAATATATATTAGGTTCTTTAGCGCACGGAGCGCGTGTGCGCGAGGTAAACAGAAGGGAATAGTTTTTCTTGAAATTAGCCAATTGGAAAAACAAAAAACTTAACAGAGTTTCCGAAGGAACTTTAAAAACAAGAAATTTAAACACCCCGCTCCCGGCCCGGCGGCAGATCTCAAATAGAATATATAGGTAGAATGCAATTTAATTATGAGAGTCTGAGTGAGGGTTTCTATTCACCTCAATCACCCCTCTCAGGATCCGTTCTAAGCTGTCTAGGAAACGATCCTAGCGGTTTTCTGTATGTCAGGTACCCTACGGTACTAGTTTTGGAGAACCGTTTCTCTGAGACGTTTTTAGAGGGTCGGTACCTTTCGACTCAGAAGGTCGAAGCAGGATGCTATGACCCCTCTTAACCCAATTTATTTACACCGTCTCTCAGGAGTACCAGATTATGAACGCGGTGGATTACGCCATCAATCGGGTCACCAATTGTGACATCGACGATTACCTCTTGAAGTTGGCTTTCGAATCACCCAACGGTAACTTCGCAGGCAACTGGTACAACCTCGTTAACCACACCACAGTGGAACAAGGCATTCGCGAAAAAGTGATTCACCGTACGGTACTGCCGGCTTGTAATGCCAACGGCGGTAAGACCGAGTTGATCGATCTGAGCGGAGCGCGTATCCGCGACTTGGGTAACGCCTGCATTGAAGTGAACGTACCCGATATCGTCACCGGTGGTCGCAAGATCATTTCGGTAACCGAGATCTACCTGGGTTCGATGACTTCGTCGACGGGTATGTTGGGGATGAGTACCAACACCAACGACATGTGTGGTCAGGGTTCTATCACGGACATGACCGAGGCGCTGATCGACAGCCTCAGTTCTAACCGTCAGATGCCGGTGACCTACAACAACATCCACATGACGGGTAACAACTGCTTTGTGATCTTTGGTTTGAACTCGGGTACTTACTCGATGTCAGCCAAGATGATCCTGGAGTTCGATGAAGGCCTGAGCAGTATTTCGACGCGCCAACACGAACACTTTGCTCATCTGGTAGAACTGGCAGTCAAGGCATACATCTACCGTTCCTGCCGTCGCCCTACCCAGGAAGCGATTATCCGTAGCGGTGTTTCCTTGAGCGACATCAAGGATGACATCATGGAGTATCGTGATGCCTGGAAAGATTACCACGAATACCTCACCGGTGAATGGACCAAGCGGATGGCCTACAGTGACCGTCAGCGGGTAACCGACGCCGTTCGTCGTTCCGTACCAAGGAGATTCTGATGACATCGTTTCTTGAACCGTCGATCTTCAGTTTGTTTGAAGGCATGGAAGATCACTCAATCCTGGCCAAAGATGGGCTGTATCTGTTTCCGATGGATCCGCATGAGATCCAATCGGTTACGGGTACTGAGGCGTTGCTGTCGGGCATTGACTTCGACAGTAACCACGCCATCCTGGACATCTGCAACAAGTTTGGTGACTTCCTGGTTGTTGATGAGAAGTGGGCCAAGGTGCTGCGTCGCTACGTCTACTCGTTCGTAACTCGAAGTGTGGGCGTGGTCAGCCATATGGAGTTCTTTGGTTCTCCGTATCTCGGTTTGCACAAGATCACCTTCACCACGGCTGACCGTAACCAGTGGTTCTCTGAGATCTTCGACGTTGACGAAGAGGAACTCAAGGAAAACCTGCACGCAGCCAAAGCGGTGAACAAGGAATGGAGTGTTGTGGGCGATACCTTCAACCTGACCATTCCCTACCTGCTGTACCGGGTTAACCGTTCAAGCCTGAGCAAGGATACCAAACACCAGGCCCTGATCGATATCCTGTCGATGTACCACTACAAGTGTTTGACTTCGATCATCCACAACGACTATCCGTTTATGGCACGGAAAGAAGTGGTGCTGGAAACCTACAACCGCCTGAGTCTGAAATACGACATCAAGCGTTACGGTAGCTGGCGGATGCTGATCGAGGCTCGGGCTGAGTTCATCATCAACCCGAAGACGGGTATCCACTACGACGCTTTCAGCAAAATGGATGACGACAAGAAAATCGTCTACATGGTCGGGGATATCCAGAACCGTTTGCGTCGGGCGATTAACGACATCAACAAAGTCTTTCACGACGTCAAGAACAAAACCAACATCGTGCGTATCGACGGTGCAAAGGTTAACCTTGGCGATGAGTTGGCGCTGAAGTCTCAGACCAAAGAGATCACCCAGTATGGTCTCTACCTTGATCGCATCCTCACCGAGGACACCTCGTTCTACAAAGACGAGCTGATCAAGTACTCAGCGGATGCCCTAGAGGGTACTCCCCGTGACAAGTTGGCGTACGTGATTCAGCAGTTTCCGAAGCTGTACAACAACCCGAAGAAGCCGGAATACAAACAGTTTGCGGATGCCGTTCTCCAGCACATGTTTGAATACCTGCACACCAATGGTATTAAGAAAACTAACGTGTACGACGTCTTGATCAAGATGCGCGGCGCCTACGGCGCCCCTCGAAGCAAGAACGATACCGTCAAGGTTATTCGAACCCTTGGTGACGAAATCGTCAAAGAACAAACTGGGGTAAAAACCCAGCAAACCGTGCAACTGGTACGCACGGCACTGTGTCTCTACATCGTGCTGCGTATCCTGAGCAAGGACTACTTTGAGTAAGGAGGAACGATGCACTACTTCAACGTTGATGGCCAGTCAGACCAAACTGTGTCGGCTTGTATTTCGAAACTTAGTGATCTACTCACCCTGCAAGGTAAGAAGGTCGGGATCTGTTCTGACGTCGGCGTCGGAGAAAATGCATTGTTGGACAACCGGGAACTCTGGTTGGTCCTTACTCATCCTGAGAAAAGCAACGAGGCAAAAATTGCAGCGTTGCTTGATGCACGTTCAAAGTTCTACAAAGAGATACTCCTTCCTGCACTGGGAGAGTACGAGATCGTTTTGGTCCGGGGAGGGATCATCCACGATATGCGGTGGATGGATTACCAGATCGATTCGTTTCAAACAGTGCTGAAGGAAAATCTCGAGATGTTGCAATCCCTGGGCGGAGTCGCTTATCCTGCCGGAGTTATCCTGGCCGATAAGCTTGGGGAGGACTGCATCGTTGAAGATTACGCTGAACGGTTTTCTGAACGTGCATGTCGCATGGGTGACGCCATGTCGCGTTTCAAATGTCTGCACTACACGCTGGGTGACACCCAAGGTTGGGAGGTAACCCCATTACTTAACTCATAACACCGGAGACCAGTTATGGTTCTTCATCACTTCGTAGGAACGAAAATCGTCAAGTCAAAGGCTATGACTCGCCAAGAGTACATTAGCTATCGGGGATGGGAACTCCCCGCTGACGAAGATGGCGGCGATCAGGGCTATTTGGTCGAATACTTGGATGGCGGGAAACCAAACCATCCGGACCATCAGGGGTACATCTCCTGGGCGCCAAAAGAACAGCACGAAAATGCTTACCTAAAAATGGGCAACATGGGTAAGTACACTCCAGAGCAACAACGGGTCTTCGCCAAGAAGGTTCAACTGGAGAATGACATCGCGACACTGAAACAAGAGATCAATGACCTGGAGCCGTTCCACGTCACTGAATGGGAAATACAGCTGATGGTAACCCAACTGTCCTGTATGGAAGCAACACTCAATGTGATCACTGAGCGCACTGAGTGGTTTTAATTTTATGTAAATCTCTTTAAACCACCCCTACCCCAGCCGTAAGGCCAGGGTAGGGTTATGGTCGGTTGATGGGGAATTACACAGCGCCGTGGGTAACCGTCAGTTCAGAGATCACAGTCACTGATCCGTCTTCTGCTGGAGTATCATCGGCATAATCGATCTGGTTGTACAAGCCGCCATGGAACTGAAGCACCTGATCTTGCCAAGTGTCATCCAGTTTCCAGGACAGCTTGATCGACGGCACGCCATTGCACAGGACGTTGATCGATACCGACCCGTTAGAGGTCACGCCAATACTGAGTTTAAACGTAGCACCCAAAGGTACGCTGTTATGGATCACAGTGTTGACGATATCAGGGCTGGCAAAGCTACGACGAAACCCGATGGTGATCTTGCCCTTGTTCCAGAACACCTTCAGCGGAGGAGTGGTAGCGTCTTTGACATGGATCTGCCCGATAACTACCTTCTGCGCTGAGTTGACTTTCTCAAGTGTAATCTCTTGACGACTCCAATGTCGCGCAGCACTAGCCAGAGCCCAGTACTCAGGTTCCTTCCATTCACAGCGAGTGCGTTTGGTGCTTTTGCTGGAAGCTCCTTGGGTAGGAGCGGTAAACCTCACAGCGCCACCTTCCAGTAACGAGATAACTTCCGGACACTGAATTAGAGCCAAATCGCCCATGAGTTCAAGTGCCACCGGATTGGTATCCGAAACGGGCAGTGGTGTAGCAATGAGGAACTTGGTGATGTCAACAGACATGGTTTCTCCAGGGAGTTGGGTTACGCAGCACGTTTACGTTCTCTGAGCATCCGCTTGGCACGCTCAAGCTTAGCTGTTTCGATTAAGGTATCCACGGTAAGAAGTTTAGCCGTCTCAACCGGAAGCAGTTTGCTGAGCTTGTTGATCTCGGCTTCCAGTCGCATGGCCAGGATGTTGTCGTTGGTGTTCAACAACTCATCTGTAAGCTTCTGTACACGCTTCCTGATGTTGTCCATAAACGAGACAATACTTGGATCGACTTCAGGAGCATTGCGGTTCTTACCAGCGTCCAGCAGGTTACGAGTTTCCGACAACGCAATCCCGGTAGGAATCCCGTACATCGGCTTGTTCTGCCCCAGCTTGATAAACCAGTAAGTCAACAACCAGGCGATAACCAAGTCATCGTGCTGTTTGCTATCGTGGTCGATTCGATCGCCCCGCGTCTTGAGGTTGATAAGCTCGTCAGCAAGCCTGTCGTAGTTCAGACCATACCCCGTGTTACCCACAGCTTCCTGAATCAGCCCGTACAGCACTTGACGCGATGTCTGGGTGGTGACGAACCCGAAGAACTGTTTGTACTTCAGGTAGAAGCTTTTACTGCGGTGAGCAAACTTGGTGTTCTGAACTGCCTCATATTCCTTCGAATGGTTAACAGGATCTTGGAAGACCGTGTTGTAGATTCGAGTGAATGGATCCATCCCTTTAGCTGGCAGCATCACCAGCAGGTTGTCGATCATGTGGTGAGCATAGTTGCGCTCAATCACCAACAGGCTGTTCTCGAAGGTAGTCAGCATGTCGACGATAATGCCCGTCACGTCATCCAGGAACGCCAACTGATAACGACCCACCCCAATGACCTTACCGGTCTTGATACTGCGGATGATCAGCGTACAGGCATCCTTGTTGATAGCCGACGAGGTATCCACCCCAATGAGGAAGAAGTCATTATAACTCTTCTTCGCCATCTCTAGCAGTTCTTGCTGCGTGACAAAGAAGTCGATAAACAGACCCGTGTCACGATACTCCTTACTCCAAACCTTATCCCGCTTAACGTTGTTAATCGCTTCACGCGTCACGTCGTCGAACACACGGTTCTCACCGTCTTCAACCCACATGAGGAGCAAGTCGATCTTCGCCTTAGCAAGGCTGAGGTTGAGGCTGTCGATAGTCTCCCGTACCCAGGCCTTGTCTTTACCCAGTTGCAGGTAGTTATACACAAGGGCCACAGAAGGCGAGGTGGTCTTCTTCGGAGAGGCTTTAAGCAAGCGCATCTTCAGATGACTTTCGCTGTACGAGTCGAAGAACTTCTCACGCCACTCGGTCGATGTCATCAACTTCTCGAACATGAATGCACCACTTGGATGCAGGGTCGTATTCGGTGTCGTGATATAACTGATCCCGTAAGGAATGCCGCTGTCACGACAAATCTCCATCTCTGTCAAAGCAGAAGGAGAGCATCCGTTGATGATCGCCTCGATCCAGTTGATGTAACCTGGCTCGTCGTAGTTCGTGGTACCTACCGTGAGACCCCGTCCAAGGTCGCCTGCGGCGTCTTCGCCCATCTGGGGTACTGAGATGGTCAGGGTGTTCACGTGCTCCTCCCCAAACGCTTTATACGTCAGGTAGTTACCCGCATCCTTGTCCTTCCAAGTTGGGTTAACCAGGTACTTCGGCAGACACGTTCGGATCTTCTTGATTGCGTCAATGAACTGAGCCCGGTTATCCGACTTCAGCGTTACCAGGTGAGACTTGTAGCCCCGACCCATGATGTACGTCAGCCAGAAAGCAATAACCTGTACCGACACGGTGTTGTGAGTGACCAGGAAGTCATCAGTGACGTAGAGGTGATCCTCGTTGTCGACCTCGATGCAGGTGCAAGGTGCTTCGCCCTGATACTCGATGCGTTCCACAAACAGTTGGTTCTGATAAACGAACTCGTCCTCGACATGCTTGTACTTAAACAACGCCATCGAATGCGGCAGGGTTACGGTGATCTTGTTACTCGATTTGGAAGCAGTACCACCCAAGCCACGCGCCAGGTATTGAACATGACCGCCTACAAGCCTGCTAGTGGTGTTGTAGACCACACCCTCCTCACCGATGGCTCCTTGGTCCAGAAACGCTTGTAGGAGCGCCAGGCGATCTGACAGAGCACCTTCCAGGTAGTGCGACGGCACACCCATGTCTGGATCGAAGGTAATCTTGACATTCTCGTCTGTCGAATGGATCTCACGACGATTGCCCTTCTTAACCAGCTCAAGACCTTCAGGCAGGTTCTCTTCAATCCAAGCATCAGCCGCTTCAGAAACCTTCTTGATCAGAATGAACCCACCGATACGTTGGCCACCAATCAAGGTACCCATCACATACGGATCAATCGCCAGGGTTTTAGCAACCCCTTGTTCGGCTTCGATCAACGGAAACTCAAGGATCACATCAGACTTGAGCTTGTCAATCATCTCTGCAGTGGTGTAGTCATCCCAGATCGGATCATCGTTCACCTTACGGCTGTGGTCAGCCAGCGTCCAGAGGTGCTCAGGGCCCGCGTCCACATAACGACCATCGCTGGCGTAAACCCGGTACAGTCGTTTGATACCCTGAGGATGGATACCGATAACTGTACACTTCTTGCCATAACGGTCGATAACCTCATCACCCGCTTTAAGGTCACCAATACGTACCCAGGCGTCCTTAGGCTCGTTCACCTTACCGTTAGCCGTAGCGATACGAACCTTGTTGTTGTCATCCTGATACTTGCCCTGCTGACGAGGCATGATCATGTACTGGGTAATGTGGTTCAGGTAGTTCCAGATGAAACTGATGTTACCCCGGTTCGCTAAGAACTGACGGTCAGCCCGGAGCTTACACACCTCACGAAGGAAGTACCAGAAGTTGGTCTCCGATTCGTGCATGATCATGACCTTCTGTTCGTTGGTCAAGTTCTCGTCATACGGGTCTACCCCGATCAAAGCCGGGTTGTTCAGTTGCAGGAGGAAGTAGTAGTTCTTGATCCCCTGCTGACGGAAGATCTCTGCTGTCCGCAAGAAGCTGGTGTTCTTGGTAGTACGGTCAGGCTGTGCTTTGTAGCGGGCAAAGTCCTTGAGGAAACGAACCGTCTTGATCTTGGACAAGCTGTCTTCGTCGAAGTGCGCCATGACCAACTCATCATCAGTGCGCTTCTCCCAGTCCACTCGTTTCTTGCGGTCGTCGATAAGTTCCTTGGGGAGGTTCTGTGCACCCAGGTAGTTCATCAACTCTTTTGCAAACTTTAACGTACTGTCTTTTGCCGTGTTGTCACTGTCAACTGTTTCCATGATAAGTTCCCATTACACATATCAAAAAATAAATATAACGCATTAAGAATAAAGCAGGCCCAGGGTGTTACCCCCAGGCCTGTTGTAACGGCGTTACTCGGCTACAGCGACTTCTTTAACACGCTCATGCGTGATTACCGCACGGTCGTCGTAGATCAGCAAGTCACGACTTTCGCCGTCTTGCAGAACCACTTCTTCCAGCTGTTCGTTGGTCACCACGTTAACAACACGAGCGACAACTTCCTTGTTAGCAGCACAATGAGCCGACACTTTAACTTGCGAGGTCATACATTTCTCCGATGAGGGATTACGTGTATAACATTAAGGTGCCACTTCCACCGTAACGCCGGTCATGCCGAGTTGCAGCTCAACGCCAGCCACGTCTTTGTTGACCCAGTTGATGTACCAGGTCTTGCCCTTCTGCATGGCAATGGTGATCGCGTTGTTTTGATTCCAGGCGGTAACCGGGAAGCGCCACTTGCGGCCATCTTCATGCATCAGATCGAAGTGCGTTGGGGTTGGAGCTTTGTCTTCGTTGAAGACGTCGTAGCTCGGGTAGATCGACCAGTACATCACATCCAGCCACTCGTCCAGCGCATCCTGACCGTTGACGAGACTGAACCGGGTGTTAACCCCGTTGTTAGCCGCCACGACATTCTTCGCAGTGTAAGTAGGCTTGCCGTAGGTGTAGTTCACACTCCAGCGATTGCCCGGACCGTTGACATCCTTCAGCAACACAATCTCAGTATGCTGAATGAACGGCACACTTTCGTACGTCGGAGCGACGTCCTTGAGGTTGATGTTGAAGATGAGCGACTGCGACAGGCCGTACGAGGACGGCTTGTAGGCTGGGCTCTTGTCGTTGTAAGTAACAACGGCAGTGACGTCGACGAACGTTCTGCGGTCCAGGTCGTACAGGAAGTGCTGCAGACGATAACCGTTGAGCGACGCATCCCATTGAGGGTAGGTGAAGATCCGTGGGCTGTAAGCACCCTTGGACGCACCGGCCTCGAAGGTATACGAGTGACGCACGAAGTTCGGGTTACCCGGCTGAGCCTCGTAGTGTTGTTCGTTCACCGCCAGCTTCTTGACCAATACCACATCAGCGGTTTGACCAGGGAACTTAGGACGGTACTCGTTAACACCAAACAGGCTGTACTCGCCACCGTTAACCGGCTCTGGATCAGAAGTCGAACCGTCAGAGTAATGCGTAATTGCACGCAACTCGACTGCCGACAGCTGAACGTTAACCGGAATGATCAGACGATCACGATCACTGATGTGGGTGAACCATGGAGACAACAGCTCAACACCAGTGACATACTTGACGCCGATGTTGTGGTCTTTCATGTACGCCGAATGCTGAACCATCAACGGCTGAGCAGGCGGGATGAAGTTATCACCCTCGAAGAACACCAACCAGGCACGAGTGCCATCAGGCAACGCCAGTTCGTTCTTGGTAACACTGAACGGACCGGTGGTCATGATCGACTTGTTCGAGTACTCGTTGATCAAGGCCAGCTTAACCGGAACGGTCTTGCTGATCATGTTCATCGATTGGTCGTACTGAGCCGAGATGATGTTACCCTCAACTGCCGCACTACCCAGGTACACGAATGCATGGGTTGCACCCGGACGCATGATGGTGGAATCCACGCGCGCTACGTTCGGACGTACCGAGTAGTCGATAGACAGCAGGGCCTCACCCGCCATCGGACCACCACGGAGACCGTAGATGTAGTCCTGGTCACTGGTAGTGCCTTCGTCAGCGTTCTGGAGACGCCATGGTACCAGAGTCGACTTCAGGGTAGCCTGCCAATCCACTTTAGCCACATAGTAGATCATGCCGTTAGGGGTGTCGAATACCAACTCCCCTTCCTGAGGAACCACGTACTTCGTCAGGTCACTAGGCGGATGGATATCCGGATCGTAGACGTTTTCAATGTAGTGGAAGTTCTTGCGTTCACCGGTGTTGAGAGGACTGATGTTCGTCCCCGCCACAGCAGCAACCGCGTTAGACAACGGTGATTGGTCAAACATTAGGGGTTACCTCGAAATAGCCCTCAATCACAGTAACCGAACTCAGGTAGAGATCGTTAACCTGTTTGAAGAAAATGAGTTGTTTGTCCGAGACGGTCAGCTTACCGAAGTTAGCAAACGGGGTGATCGCAAAGTAACGACGATCATAGTTACGAACGATTGGGTCATACCGCAGCCACCAAACGTAGGGTTGTACCGCATCCCGAATGTCCTGGTCACTGTAGTAGGTTTCCCCATCTGCCTTGGGAGGCAGTGCAATCAAACCATTCAGCACACCGTTTACCACGACGTTCATGAACGGACTGTACAACCGGTACTTGTCTTGCAGGTTTGCGATAACCGCCGAACCGGAACCGTCTGGGCGGTGAGGATCCCCATTCTCCCAGTGAATCTCTTCGTCGTTGGTTTGCGGCTTAGGCAACCACACGGTGAGGTAATCACTTACCCGTTGATCCACATCGCGACTGCGTTGACGATAAGGGAGTTCATCGTAGTCCTCCACAAATCGAATTGGACACCAGGTGTGCTTGACCATGTACGGTCTGCCGTTCAGGGGGTTAGCCTGATCGTCTGGAACGTCTCGCTCTGCCCGTGGAACTTCATCGGTCAGGTAAAGGCCCCCATTAATAACCGTACGAGTAACTCGATCCCCGCGCAGATTGTAGCGATCGACGCGGCCAATAACCCCGCCATCCACAAATCCGAGTTCGGTGTCAGAGTTCGGTAGCACCACAGTTTTATCAAGACCCATCGCCCGTACAACAATGTCTTGCGGGCCGTCGACGAGGAACTCTTTGTTGTTGATGTAGCAGTACTGCTCGTCATAGATCCAATCTACCTTGTCAATCAACGGATGGCCGTTTATCCAGATGTCGATCTGTGCCCACGTCAACCCGGTCAGATGCCCGCCGTCAGGATAGATATCCGTGATAGCAAAGGCCAAGCTGTGATCAAGGTGCTCCAATTGGAATTGGTAGCCCAGGATCTTCTTGTTACTGATCAGGATGCCGCGCTTGTTGATACGGTCCAATCCAGTCCAGATCAACACACCGTCTTCGATCCGGTACTTGGTCGCATCGCCAGTGACGTTGACCCAAGGGCCTACGATATCCTGGATGTTGATGTTCCAACTAACGGTGTAGACCTGGTAGTCCCAATCCTTGCTGACCGGTACGTCCTGGTTGGTGATGAGCATGTCCAACTCACGACCAGTCTCGCCCATGGTAAACTCCACCATGGCACAGGCCGGGTTGTTAGGCGAGTAGTACAGGATACCCGTCATGTTGCGCCATTCCAACAGCTTGCCGTCGGCATCGTGTTCCCAGGCAGTACAAGCCTCCTGGTAGGTCACTGGGACCTCGATACCCCGACTGCCCAGCAAGTAGGTGGCTCGGAGCGGTGTCTCGCTTAGAACGCGTGTGGCGGCGTTGTAGCCTACCGACATGATCGCATCATCACGCTTGACAGTCTTCCACTGCTTACGCAGCAACGACATCACCGGACCTTGTTCCAGTTCCTTGGCCGTCCACTCAGGCATGTTAGCCCGTGCATCCACCATGGCTCGCATGATGTCGATATCAGGCATCCGGTACAGGTAACGGATACGTTGATGTTCATGAGGCCACTGGAACTCCCACGCCGTCTCGCGAATCAACACCAGGATCTTTATGTCCAATGGATCAGACATTTCAGGATGGTAGTTGCTCGCAGCCTGGATCATGTCATCGGCGATGGCCACGTCCGCATGAGTCAGCTGACGAACCGCGGTCTCGTTGTTACGAGGGAAGTACAACCCATGACGATTAAGTCCGATCAGGAAGTAATCATTGTCATCGAAGTAGCGAATGGTGAAATCGCCTTTGATCTTCGGTGGGTGAACGATGACCTTGTGCTTCTGGTCCATCTCCGAGTAGAACGACTGGAGCGTGTTGTACGCATACAGCTCGGTGCGCAACACGGTAGGGTCGTGCCAGAACTCAATGACATCACCCGGAGCAATCGGATTGACATCAACAGGCCCGCCGTTAACCGCTACACCGTTATGGTACAACCCGGTATAACCAGGACGCGCCTTTACGGTGTTGTAACGACCCAGGAACGAGGCGTACTCACTCGGGTTCTCGTACACACACGTTTCGAAGATGAACGGGTTACCGACTTCGTTGATAACCGCACGACTCTTGTCCACCAGCACCGAAGGCGTGTAGCAACGGAAGTGCATGTCGTCGCCATCCATGACCGGAGTTTCCGCCAGCTTCTGAATAGCCAGCAACACCAGGCCGTCGTAGGTGACCATGATCCAGCAATGGCTACGGCTCTGCATGTAACCCTTGTTCGAATACACGTCGGTCAGCAAACCACGGGCTTTACACAACAAGCCCAAGTTAACCCAACGATCCAGTGGATTGCGACGCAGGGTGTTGTTCTTGAAGTTCCAGAACCCAGGATGCAGACCCCCTACCGAGAACACGTGGAAGAAGGTATCCTTCTTCGGCAGGGCTCGCCACTTGTTCATGTAACTGAAATTGGAACTGTAACCGTACTCTTCGGTAATGCGATTAAGCTTTACCTGGTACTGCTGGTTCTCTTCCGGATTAGACCAGAGATGATCGTCCGTGTATCGAACCAGCGGCGTATTGTCTTCCGGTCCACGAATACCCATGATGTTTACCCGTTGAGGTCGTAGGTGTAGTCGATGTGTTTAGTAAACGACTCCAATACACCCTTGTTGTATTTAGGATCCAACGCCATCCCCAACGGGGTCTTAGCGTACAGTTTGTAACGAGCTGCACCATACACCAATGCAGTAAACAGGGCTGGCGCTTCAGCAGCGGCAATGATCACCTTGCTACCCAGCGCCATGAAGGTGATACCACCCAGCAAGGCCATGAAGTCCTTGAACTCGACACCCTTCAGTTGATACAACACAGGGTTGGCGCGGATGGCATCGAACAGGTCTTGCAGAGTAGCCAACTTAGGCAGCCCTTCCACGATACCCAGGATGTAACCTTTCTCGCTGCCGTAGATCGAACGAATAACGTTCAACGACAACAACTCCAGATCAGCAGTCACTTCTTCTTGAGTGCAGATCATGAAGTAGGCCAACAGTACCTTGAGGGTCATGCCAGCGTTAAGGTCCAGACCAGCACGACGAGACAAACGACTACCAAAAGCTTCAGCAAATGCCTTGGTTGCCATCAGTCTGCAACTCTTTAATGGCACTACATCGCCTTCAGCTACGTCATGTTGCAGGAACGCAGCGAGACGCATGATGGTGATTTCGTTCTGGTTAACGATCGCGTTACTTTTGTTACGGAACGGACGTTCGTCATAGACGGTGATCAGTTGACGATTGAACCCTTCCATGGTGATAGGAAAGGCGAAAATAGGGATGGGGAGGTCGGTTTCATGGGTTACCACGAACACTCCCGGCTTCTTTGTCGGAGTCAGGTTACGGGTGACGTGAAGGGTCTTGATAGTACTCTCGACCTTGTCAGAAGCCCTGAAAGGTTTCCCGACCGTGGTGTCATAGGCGTTGATCAGCATGGGGTTGCCTCTAAAAATAACATGTTATGTGCCAGTGGTATAACACACTGTACGGCCCAGAAATGGCTAGCATACGATTGTTTTAGGACCCACAAACAGGACATCTACGAGGTTCTCCATGACTGTTCTTAACAGCATCATTCCGGGGAAAGTGAATAATCGTGGTATCAACGACAAGTCGATCCCCGATTACACCGTCTCCGAGCCGACATATCCGCTGCACCTTCCAGTGATTTCCATGGTGACCCCCGTGGGTGATCTGGCTGACGACAAAGGTACTCAGTGGATCGCCACAGCCGACTTCGCTAAGAAGTTCGGTAACGTTTTCGATCACACCACGCCGTTCTACAATCCGAACGCTGCGCTGATCACCGCTCTCAACAACGGCCAGCAAGCGGCTATTGGTGTGCGTCGTTTGTCTGCCAACAAAGAAATTGCCCGTGTGGCGATCTCTGCGTTCGTTCAGCTGGTAGAACTGCCAGACTACGAGCGTGACCTGGCCGGCAAATTCAAGCGTGACGCCCAGGGTGCGAAAATCCCAACCGGCGATACCTTCACCACTGCACTGAGCATCGAGATCAAACCTGATCCTGAAGCGAAGAAAGGCGTGGCTGTCGGTGCACTGCAACGCCGTACCATCGCTGCTATTCCAGCCAACGGTCCGACCCCGGCTGTGCCTGAGATCATCGTTTACCCGCTTTACGAAGCGGTAGCCGGCGTGGGCGATGCCTACAACAAAGGTGGCCTGGTCACTGGCGTTCTGGATAGCCAAGTCAACTGGCGTCAAATCTCGGACTTCGTGACGGCTACGGGCGTGTTCCCGTTCGACCTGAAGATGTTCACCGAAAGCGAAGTCGGCGCGCGTTCCTACGCCAAGACGCCTAAACGTCTCGAAACCGTTTCCTACACCTTGTTCAAGACTGAACTGAACAAGACCAAGTACGGCATCAAAGACGCCTTCGGTCAATTCACCGGCACGAATCTCAACCGTAAGGTTGTTCCGATTCAGCAGCCGTTCAACTCGGTGCATATCTACGAAGAGTCGATCACTGCACTGTGCCAGGCGATGTACGCGGTTGAAGAACCGAACAACACCACCCTGGTTGACGCAAGCCAGTTCCCGTATCAGCAGATGAACCCGTTCACCTGCCAGAACCACACGGGTGCTCCGTACTACGCTCTGGTTAACTCCGGCGCTGTGTCCTGGGACATGACTGGTTCGGTTAAAGCCAAGGGCGGCGTTTCGCCATTCCTGACGGCCGACGGCGAACTGCCTGAGTACGTCGACGTTCCTGTGGTCGATGACCCGTTCAACGTTTTGGCTAACGCCAAGTTCCCGATCACGACCGAACAAGCCTGGCAAGTGAACAACAAGCTGATGGCTTTGGACATGACCGAGTACCTCGCGGGCACCGAAACCAAGAACTACACCAAGAACCGTCAATCCTTCTACTGGGACGTTGGTTTCTCCCAAGAAGTGAAAGACCTCGCGGTGCAGTTGCTGGCTAGCCGTAAAGACATCATCGTGATTCCTGATGCGACCGTCTTTGTACCAGGGCAAACCAACAAGCTGGCAGACGTGTACTCGCGATTCACTTCGCTGTCCGCACAAGCCAAGCTGTTCCCGGAATCGACCTACTGGGGCACTCCGTCCTGCCGTTCGTCGATCAACCTCATCGAAGCTTACGTTATCGATGAAGCAAGTGGCGAAGCAATGTCGGGTAACCTCGACCTGGCTTACGCGTTTGCTCTGTTCGCCGGTAACTCGTCTGGCGTTATCCGCGCTGCTTTCAGCCCGGACAGCAAAGACAACCGTAACCTGCGTACCATGCACTCGCCTAACATCGAGTTCGAGGAAGACTTCGTAGCCGGTGATAACTTCACCAACGGTGGTATCACGCTGCGTCCGCGCAACGTTGAAACCCTGTTCCGTCCGTCCCTGATCACCCTGTACCCGAACGCGGATTCCGTGCTGAAGGACCTGGTGACCAACTTCCTCTGCGTGTGCATCGAAAAGATTGCACAAGACGAGTGGAACAACGTCTGCGGTGACACCTCGCTGTCGGCTTCCGACTACGTGGCGAACTTCAAAGACGGCGCGGAACGCAAATGCCGCGATCGCCTCGGTGGCCTGTGCAAGTCCATCACGTTCGTACCAAGCTACGACGAAACCCAACCGGGTGGTCGTGCTGTGATGAACACAATCGCCCATGCTTACTTCAACAAGGGTAAGTACATGATGAACCTGGACCTCTTCGCCTACAACGAAGAAGATCTGGCCACCAACTCGTAAGGAGTAAGTAGTTATGGCTTCTGATACTAACTACCCGCACCGTACAGACACGACGCTGATGCCAGCGAGTGACCCGTTTGTCGAGGCCTTGGACCTTGGCAACCGCCCCGTCATCGATGGCGACGCCGGTGGCATGTACGGCTGGGCAGGCAACATCTTCGAGTACATGTCGGCTCAGCCTCATGTGTCTCAACAGGGCTGGTGTATTGTTCTGAGCACCCCTGCGTTCTTCTCCCGCCTCCCAGGCGGCAACAAACTCCATTCCCTGTGCAAGGCGTTCTTCGAGAACCGTTCGCAGGAATGGAGCGGCATCCGTGACTCCACAGAAATCAACTTCGGTTCGATGGAGTGGACAGGTCACAAAATGTCCGTGGCAACAGGTGCTACCCGTTCTCTGGGTAGCGTGACCCACAAGGCCTACGACGTGGAAGGTGAAGTATTCACTCACATGTTGAAGACCTGGTCGCGTTGGGGTGTAATGGACCCTGAAATCCTGAACGCCAAAATGGTGATTCTGGACGATCCAGGAGACATGTTGCTCGACGACACCTCGTACTCGGCGATCTACTTCGAGCCAACCCGCAACATGAAGGACGTAGCTCACGCCGCGATCCTTGTTGCTGGTCAGCCGACCACGACCGTTCCGATCGAGATCAAGCGCAACAAAGCCGACGAAAACCAAATCCGTTCTATCGAAATGGAATTCACCGGCGTGATCGAAATGGACACCCTCGCGGTGAAACAGATCGCTCGCAAAATGCTGCAACTGCTTCCACTGTTCAACCCTGACGCGGTAACTGCGCCGGCGGGCTTCCAGGAACGTACTTCGGTTCTGGAAAACCTGGCCGCCGCTGGTACCATCGAACGCATGACCATGGCCAAGGCTACGGTTGCTGCCGAGAACGGGGACTACCTGGGTTAAACACCAGGCGTAAATATAAGCCCCTCTACCCTTTGCGGGGTAGAGGGGCTTATAGCTGCTTTTCAATAAAAGCCTTTACCGTCGCTATTGTCGAATGCAAAAATCTGACAATTAATGCTGATTAAGGCATTGTTGTTTCGATTAACCACCTCATTAAAGATCCAGAGGTCCTTAGAGTGCGGTTGCTTATCCGAACACTGAGGGGCGTACTCCCGAATGTAGGTGCACATCTCTTTGTTCGTATAACGGACAGGGAACCGACAACGCCAACCTAATACATTTCCGGTCAGCTGAGGTTCCTTTACGTCCATATCACGAATCATTGTTACCGTACCAGCATAGATTCCCAATCGATACCAGAACGTCAAACCGTCATCGGTTAGAGTCAAACCGTAGAGTAATCCACGGAGTTCCTTGTGCCTGACTACCAGTAAGACAATGGCAACCAACCAGACCAGCGTCACCACTAAATCTTCGATTAAGTGTGACATACTTTTTTACCTGTGAGCAAAAATGCGGTTATAGTTGTTCTTCACAAGCTCGCCAATGTAATTCTCGTCATCAGCAAGTAATTGGAAGTTTCTTAACTGCTCCTGCTTGTTGTTGAGGACCATAACGGGCAGCGTTTTCCACGCCGTTCCACGTCGGCCAAAGCGTTCGGCAAAACTATGCGCCAAAGCCTGACACCATTCATCTGGTTCCATGGGGGCAAGATTAGGCGTAGAATTGTTTCTAACGAGTTCCACCACCATCTTTGTAGGGTCAGGATATAGGACATCCGTTAACAACCTGACTTCGTTGGCAATTACAGCAATGGTGGTATCAACCGACGGACGCAGGTTCATGACACTAACCCTGCGACTCACCCGGTAAATAGTTTGTAACTCATCGTGACTGAAGAAGCCACCAGCGTGCTCACTCAGAAAGACTACAGCAAACGCCCCCGCCGCGTCTGTGGGTGTAGAACCGTCATAGGTCCTACCAGCCTCCATGAGCATCGTTACAGCGTACATTACGTGAAGAGCACCCTCAGGTAGGGAATGCAGCTGCGAGAGGTCCTTGGTAGCCCGCAGCGCGTTGTAGAGCCATGCATGGTCGTAACCTTCTGGGTTCTTCTTAATGTGGTTGAAAACACGGAAGATAAAGTCTAAAGGTAGGTAGTTACCTACAACGTTAAGAGTCCCCTGGAAGAGTTCAAAGTTCTGTCGGTCCGCCGCACGGAAGCGGTTCATAGTCTACCCCTGTTTTATGGCAAAAAAAAATAAAGAAAGAGCAAGGGGGAGGAAACCCTCCCCCTGCCTTAATCAACTTCGGTCATGTTTGCGAACTTCTCAGAGAAATCAAATGCACTGCTCACACTGCGGGCAGTACACTTGTCAGAGATTATTACCGTCACACCCGACTGTAACTTGTAATACGCCGAGATGACGCCTGCCTTATCCATGTAGCCCACGGTAGTGAACTCTTGACCATCCGCCGAGTAGATCTCTCGAGTGTCGGTTGCTTCCGACGCGGAGTGGTGGTAGGAGGTACCCATGTCATTACCCAGTTTGGCAATGACGTGTTCAGGCTGGATCAAATCCTTACCGTACAGGATCGTGAAGGTATCTGTTGCGGCATCACGCAGAACAAGCAGACTCTTGCCAGCCTCTGTGTCACAACTCAACAGAACTTCTTCTTGTTTGTCCTTTGGTATCCCAGCCATGATATCTGCATTGGCAGCAGCACAACCAACCGAAGCAAACACCGCCAATAACAGTGCAGTAAACACGCGCATAGCTAACTCCTTTGATAAAGGGGAATATTCCTAATCCCCCAAAAAATAAAAGACAGAGGAATTACCCCCTGTCTTTCACGATGGTTACTTACAGATATACAACACGTTCCAGAACACCCATGGACCATTGGTTGTGTTCTTGGTCGGCGTTGAACGCTTCCACTGCGGCTTGCAGGTTGGCGTGTTTACCGGTTTCGATCAGGCCACCCACCGAGTTGCGGGAGACACGAACTTCACCGTTTTCCAGGTACATGTGGTTCAGACAGAAACCCACCTTGCTGCTGCACAGAGGAACCACAATACCTTTCTGTACACCTGGCTTACGGAAGATACCCAGACCAGCAATGGTCATGGTGCGGGTACCGCAGTTGTGGTCGTCACCTATCACGCCGTTGTTAGCTTTAACAACTTCTACGATTTCGTCGAACTGGCCAGCGTTGAAATGAGACATGGTATTACTCCGGAGTATGAAAGACTTAATTGTCTTAATCACATGAGTAATATAGACTTGAAACGCGATGTATCTTAAATATAACCCCTCCTAGCCCAAACAGGCTAGGAGGGGTTATAGTGACGTCTAAACAACTTTCTTGCGGTGTTCACTACCAATGGTCAACTCAAACACTTCTTTAACCGGGATGATGCCCGTAGACGGATACAGCATGACATGCGGGACATTCGCTGCATACTTGTTGTATCCCCAATCGAAATCATCCCTAGCCTTGGCAGTCAGGTAACCGTATCGTGTAGTGTCACGCGGCAGGGTTTTCAGAAATGCCTTGAAGGCAGCTTTATTGAAACCGATCTCACCGTGCTTCTTCTGCATCTTGAACAGTTCTGCTTTCCACAGAGCAAGCTTCTTTGGGTCGTGACTTTCCCAATCATGCTCTTTGGAGAACTCATCCAGCAACGCAGTCTTACGTTCACTTTCTACGACACGGAAGTTGAACTCATCTTCCAGATCATCAACGTCGATCACATACTCGTAAAGCTTGTGACCCTTGTACCAGAACGGGTGCCCCTTATCAAAGATCTGAGGCATCAGCTTGGAAGGGATCGGATCGAAGAAGAACGAAATGTGATCGAGGTAGTCATCAGAAACCCGAACGCCCTCAGGAACTGGGAGCCCCGACACGCGACGACTTTGTAGCTGATCGTAATGCTTATCGGAGTAATGGTAGAGTTTCATACCGTTCCCTATTTCTTCGGTAGGTTCAGTTCCATGCCGTAACCAAACTGCTTAGGCGGTTCAGCACGCTTTACGAAGTTTGGATCTTCCTTAAGCCCCTGAGGACTCCAAGGTTGACGCTCTGGTGGTACAGTCGAATAGACCTTCCCCAGAGCATCCAGGTGTAGCCGTTGGCGCATTTCGTCATCAGGTGTCATAATCCTAATCTCTTGTGTTGGACTATAACATCCGGCCCGTCAGGCCTCAGCTTTAGGCCGTTGCTTTAACTGATTGAGTCGCTCCATCAGATGGGGGAGAACCTGAGCCCAGACCTGTTCTTCGCTCTGAGTCGCGTCAATCACCCGGTATACGTCCGGCTCAAGGCTGGCCCGATACTGGTAAACGTCGCGCATCTCATCAGCCTTTTCCAACTGGAGCTTATCCAGTTTATCCGGTTGTCCACGACCTACCATGCGCTCAGCGAATACCTTTGGATCGCCGTCCATCATGAAGACCATGTCAGGGTTGAATCCACAGACCAAGTCATGGATCGTTGTAAGCTTGGACGCGTTGATGCCGCCAGCACCACCCTGGTACGCAAAGGTGGAATCCTTGTAGCGATCACACAATACGATCTTGCCTTGAGCCATGTGCGGCTTGATCACCTTTTCGATGTGATCCACACGCGCTGCGTTAAACAGCATGGTCTGTGTCATGGGCGACAGTTCGTAATCCCCCAACCCGTGGAAACCGAACTTCAGGCCGTCACGCAACATCTCCGCAAACGGAGTACCGCCGGGTTCGCGTGACCAGATAAATGGAATACGGTGGACGGTAAGAAACGTCTTTATCCTGTCCATCAACCCGGTCTTGCCAGAACCGTCAAGACCGTCTACTACCCAGAATTCCCCTTTCATGCAACTACTTCCCCGTTAAGTTTTTCCGCTTCAGCCACCCATTTCCAGGTCGAGAGTTCCCCGACCATCTTGATGTGATCTTCCACGAAAAGTTTAAAGTTAGAAACGTTGTTACGTTCCCATTTATCGAAAGTGACGTCGTACTTCCAAGAGAACAACTTACTCAATTCGAGTACCAAGTGGTTCGCTTCATCTGGAAGACCCACATCAGATGGCAGCCCGTAACCACACATGATGCGAATGTGTGCAGGAATATCCGTCAGCTTTACTTCCCAATGCTCAGGCATCTCCATGTCCAACTGATGGGAGAGTTCCTTGAGCTTGTGCGGATAGGCGTTATACACAGCCTTGTTCTCATGGGCGTACACATGGGCCTTGCCGTTTACCAACACCAGGTCCTTTAACGCTTGTGGCAGCATGGCGTAGATTTCTTTCTTCTCCATGTCCCACAAAGGCATGCGGAAAGGAGTTTCCAGATTGTCCGCATTACCTAGACGACCGATCACACTCGGTACCAGATTGCACAGGTCGTGGTAATCCTGTTCGGAATGGTCCCACTCAATAAGCGACGACTCAGAAGCATCGGCTCTGTTCCAACCAATCCAGGTTCCAGGGCAATCGTCATAGTTCATACGACGAATATCAGCCATGCCGAACACAGTTGCCAGCTGCTGAGTGATGGAGTTGCAGATTGGGTTATCGGAACTACCGCTTTTCATACGGGCTGGGAAGGGCGTCGCCATGGCGTAAGAAACAGTGTTGATGCAGCCCGTCTTAAAGGTTATCTTCTTGACCTCTTCTACAATACGCCCCATCGTGTACATCTCGTACATCATGGTTTCAGGGATACCCGACACGTTGATCATGTGCAGGTTTACATCGAACCCTCTGCGTAATGCAAGCATAAGCAAAGCAGTAGAATCAATACCCGAGCTGAACGCAATGTTAACCTGTGACATTAATAAACCCCCCTTAGGACAAAAAAATAAACACCACCCTCCGAAGAGGGCAGTGTGTTGCACTATGTTGCTTAGTCGAAGTTCTTCAGGATGTACGCTTCGAGTGCGTCGATCTGATCAACGATCATTTGCGACCAAGGTTCGAAAGGAACGTCCTTATCGCCAAAGACACCCAGGTTGGAACGCAGGTCTTCAGCAGACGCCCATGCCACGGCGTCGTTCTGCGGCTCAGCCATGTCAAAGCTGTGCGCAGCGCTGGCGTCGATGGCGTACACCACACCGTAGTGGATGTTGCCGACGTAACCAGCTTCTGGTTTGCTGTCCATGACGAAACCGACTTTCTGGAAGAGGGCTTCTTTAGAATCGACGATGATTTCATCAGTGATGTCGGTACCGTCTTTTGCATACAGACGAACTTCTTCACAGCCTTCACGCTCGACGGAGTCGTCGGTGGTTTCGAGCATGTCGATCAGCGCAGTCGAACACAGCAGCTCGCCCAGAATTTCCTGGTGATACGAAACGTCGATGCCTTCGATATGACCACCGGCACCCAGACTGAGCTTGGAAGCCAGACGACCTTCGCCGTTGGACTTGTTACGACGGTAGACCAGGAACTGGACCGACTTCTTGCCTGCACCGTCGAGAACGATGCGGTAGAACAGGGTGTAACCGATGCCTTGACGCAACAGTTCGAACTTGGTGTTCAGCGCGCGTACAGAGCCCATGACAAAGGCGTCGATTTCACGCAGGTAGGTGTGGAGCTCGTCTTGCGGAACCAGCGTGAACGCGTTGTCAGGAACGATGGTGGCCAGCGATGGACCGTGAACACCGTAAGTGAATTCAGCGCCTTTAGGGATAGACTTCAACAGCATGTTTTATTGCTCCTGTTTACGACGATAGTATTTGATGCGTTCAAGGCCTACCTGGTGAATCTCTTCCCAGGACTTACGACCGAAGTTGTAGTACATAGAGATAACCCAGCCCAGTGTAAGATGACCGTCACATTCCAGCCCGTGGTCGTTGATCAGGCTGACGATAGTCAGAGGGCGATACGGTTCAGCTTCCAATACTGCACACAGCTGCTTGCGCAACTCATCACCCTTAAGACCCACCGGGGTGGAGAAGTGATTACGGCGCCAAGCAGTCCATGGATGCTCACAATCAAGAGGAGCTTCGCCAAAAGGACTAGGCTCACCCTTGGTCGGATTGTAGTGGTTGTTGTCTATGCGGAGCCGTTCACGATCGTCCAGCCCCTCGAGACATTCTTCATAGCTTTTAGGTGGCATTTTGGTATCTGCCTTATTGAGTTTAGCGTTCACATGGATCCCTCCAGAATAAGGGGTTAACGGCATACCCCAAGAATGGGCTTCCTCGAAAGGAAGTTTGAGTAAGTGCTCGTCCACAATTTTTCGTAGTTCACCGTACGGTAACAGCCTCGAGAGGGCTTCCATACGAGGATCAACTTCTACTGTCCTGATGTGACCTTTGAAATCAGGATCCAGGGTTAAGGCCTTGTCGATAAGCTCCAGGTAGGTACCAGGTTTAGTCACCATGTCCACGGCTGTAGCACTGTACCACTTGATGATAGCTGCGGATAACACCTGCCGCAGGACCTGGGCGTTAAGCACCTGAGTGTGGAAGCAATGGCCTTTGTGCTCACCATGGTCGTAGCTGTACCAGGGAATAAAACCACCAGTAAGTACCGGATGACGCTCGGACACTTCCAAACGGTTCCCATCGAAGTCCGGTACAGTAAACAGTGTTACCAGGTAGTCCTTTATTACAAACCTGTCCTTGCGGCCAAAGAAGACACCCATTTTGACAAGCAATTCAACCAGTTGATACGTGTCCATTATTAACTCTTACCTTGCGTTGTTCGATAAGACCTTCAATAGCCTGTACAGCACCATCTAGCTTACCAGGTTGAGCAATCCATGCAGTGCCATCAGAGTAGAACTCGACAACACGTACATTGGGAATGGTGGTCTTTCCCTTGCTACGGTTATAACCAGGAATCGCGCAGGTGACATGAATGCCATGAGGTACCATACCAAAGGTGAAATTACGATCAATACGGAAACCGTTTATTACCGCCTCGCATTTAAGATCGGTAAAGAACCCCACCTCCCTTAGCGCTGCATGAAGCTTCTTGTAGTCATGGCTCATGACAGTGACCCAAATAAAAAAAGGAAAATGCGTAATAGTGGATGACTAAGGATCTCTCCCTAGCCATCCGTACTACTGTGGTATTAGCCGAACAGCTTGGTAGCCATGGTGATGTGCTGGTCGCGGTGTTCTTGCAGCCAGTCGGTTTGTTCTTCGGCGTGGTAGTAATCAACCACAGTGGTCGATACGCCGTACAGGTGATCGTCGCCCACTTGCTGTTGCAGGTGGTGCTGGGAGTTGATGGTGAAACCGCCGAAGTCCAGGGTACCGTCGATGGTGGTCAGTTTGTTGTTGTCAGCGAATTGATCCCGCGCTACTTGTGCGGTAGCAACTTCAACCTGGCCAGACAGCTGATTGATGAAGGACACGTGAGCCTGCATCGATTCCGGGGTGATGTCTTCCGGCAGATCCAGTTTCGCAGCATCGAACGTAGCGTGGTTGGTGGCCTTGTTGTAAGTGACGTTTTCCACCAGTTCTTTAACGGCTGCGTCTTGTGCTGCAAAGTATTCTTTATTCAAGCTCATTGTAAACCTCGTGAGTACAGGTGTGTGAGAAATTAGGAAGCAAGAAGAGGTGGTGTCCACGTCCCCCCAGACGGTAAGTCTGTTGCTCAATCTAGTAATATAGACTTCAAATATTCTTGCTTGAGCAACAGACCTGACAGCACCTACTTAACCAATCAATGTGCTGCGGATACCGGCAGGGATGATTTCGTCGACACCCTTAACTTTGGTTTCAACCGTACCACCGGATTGAAGCGCCAGCTCACCCGCTACACCCAGATCCAGTTCGCCACTCGGGGTGACGATCTTCACGTTCTCGCCGAAGATCTTGCGGACTTCTGCGATAGTACCGACTGGATCTGCGTCATCCTTATCGAGGATAACAGTGTGAACACTAACACCCAACAGTGCATCAGCGCAGCTGAGCAGGTTGTCGTACTGGCTGTCAGTGGCCAGCGCGTCCAACAGATCGAGCGGGTTGTCTAGCAGGATCGTACCCTCAGTCACCGGAGCCTTATAGTAGGCGATCACTTGACCGATGGTTTTCAGGAAGTACTCAGGTGTGAAACCGGTGCCGTCGAACATAACTTCGAACATTTCAACTGCGCTGGCGTAACCTTCCAGTGCGGCGTTGCGGTCTTCTGCCAGATCAAAGCGCGTAGCCAGATAGGCGACCAGTGCTTCAGCCCGAGCGCGTGGACCGTCAGCCAGAGCGATGTCGATTACTGCATCGTCGTAGCCCATCAGACGACCGGCGACCATTTTGAACAGTTGCTGGTGGTTGTCGAAGTCAGCAGTGGCCACACGGTTGGACACAGCGACGTTGGTGTGGTTTTCGGAGGCAATGGTAGCCTTGGTCCAGGCCGTCAGACGATTGCCCACAGAGCGCATGTGCTGAGCCACCAGCTTAGCGATGTAAACGTGGATCGCGTCGGTCTTCTTGCTGTTAACGTGCACACCCTTAATCAGGTGAGTGTCGGTGTTAGCATCCTTGGAGTTCTCCCACTCCTTAGACGACGTTTCCAGCAAAGCGTGAAGAACGTTAACACCGCCGGTGGTTTCGCGCAGCGTGTTGACGAACGACAGTGTTTCCAACAGCTGGGTAGCTGCACGAGATTGAGTATCCATTACTTCTTCCTCTTGGTTTATGGCAAAATGCACTAATGGCTATAGGTATGGTTAACCCGTTAATAAATATAACCCCTACCAGCTTGAGGGCCGGTAGGGGTTAATGGCGTCTTATTTGAAAACAGACAAAGAGCTGCTGCGAACAATCTGAATCTTCTTGTCATGCTGACCACGAAGACGCTGTTCTACTTCACGGATCATCGAGGAAACCCGTTCCAGGCTTTCAGTACCAGCAAAGCGGGCCTTAGCTGCTTCGTTGTTTACTGTCTGCTTGCACATGAACAGGAACTCGTCAACCGTTGCCACTACTTCAGCTGGCGTCGAGTCGTAGAGCGCAGAAGACAAGAAGTCCTCCAGACCAGCGGAGCGATGTTTACAGGCGTTCAACATGCCCTGCTCCATCACTACGTCATAACCAGTGAAGTATTCCACCTCACGGTTACGGTCGCCCATCTGCTGCGGCTTGGTCACCGTGCGGATGGAGATCGCGGTGTTCATGTCTGGATCGTCGATGCTGTCCTGGAACACATCTTTGAGAGGACCGAAAGAACGGATCTCTACTTTGTTGTGTACCGGGTCTTTATCGCCGCCAGTCATGATCCAGTGAATCTTCCGGATCGCTGCACAGACGTTGGGTTCCAACACTGTACGCAAACGGTGAATCCACTGATACAGATCCGTGATAGGCGTTTGAATGATGCGACCGCCCTCACGAGTCCAGAAGTATTGCGGAGGATGCCCCAACTCACACCAGAGCTGGTTTTCCGCTGCACGACGGTTGAGGTCGCTGTCAGGGTGCATGCACTCTTTGATGTAATCGTTGAAGCGATAACCGACGCCACCACGATTCTGGATGTTGAAACCACCCGAGTTCATCAGGTAGTAATTACCACCGGGCTCCATCGGTTTGAGGATGCCCCGTTTACCACTACCTTCCAACACCGTGCTACCAAATGTAAGTATCTGGCTCATACTGGGACCCCTTTAATAATCTTCTCCAGGTCAGTAACACGGTCATCAGGGTTCACAATAGCCGCTACCGTGTTGTCGCGTTGGTAACCACCCATGATTTTCGGGAAAGTACCGTCGATCAAGAGCCCACTGTTGTTAAGACCCACAATAACTGGAGGTCGTCCTTCCAACATCGCCTTACTGTACCGGTACGGCTTCTCCAGGTTGTCTGGATCACGGAACATTAATGACATGTAAACACGCATTACCTGGGGACTGCTACCGACCGGATCGCCACTTTGAGTCGCCGCCAAGTCAAACATCGACGACAGCGCATTCTCGGTGACATACCAAGGACGTTTGGCGTAGTAGAGGAACTCCATGTAATACGCGTACGGTTGGTTGGGCTCTTGCAGCACGTTGGTGTTCTCGATTACCGTGTCGCCTTTGGTAAACTCCAACACCAGGTACTGAGTGCCCTTGATTGCAACTTCACGAATGCTCAACGGCACGAGGGTAATGTTCATCAATGACATCAGGGGAGCGTAACTATCCCCCGGTATCACCAACCCAAGCACCGCAGGCGTTGTGACTGTTTCCCCTACCTCTGCCATACCGCTGTCAACAAACCGCTTTGGAAGATGGACTTCGAAATCGCGTTTAGCAATAACGGAGCCATCCTCCAATTCAGTAAACAGACGGTCTGCAATCTTGGGGTCGTGCTTGAGATTGCCGACGTCCATCGATTATGCCTCGAGCAGGCGGTTCACGAGTTCAGTGATGACCGCAACGGTAAGACGCTCACGCTTGTCCATGACGTTGTCTTCTTTGCTCGTGTCCACGAAAGTGGATTCGATGATGTCAGCAGTCAACGAGGCACCGCAAGCACGCAGGAACGACGGGATCAGACGGGTTTCCAGCAGAGTGTCCAGACGAGGGTCACCACCGTCATCAGCGCCACCCACGATCTCACCAGCAACGTCATCGCAGTTGTGACGATCGGCCAGGATGTAGTGTGCCTTCTCCAGCTCGCCGGCGAACTTCTCCTGCACCCAGCTGATCAACATCTGGTTGTCGCCACGCAGACCGTTTACACGATCGAGCAGCACAGGGCTTTCATTGATGAAATCGTTGATCGCCTTGATACCGCTCTTGATGAACAGCTGGTTCGATTGAGTCGACAGCTTCTCGTGGATATGGCTGTAGTACGCCTTGGCCAGGTTCTGACCTTTGCTCACGTCAGCGATGAACTCGAGGATGGTCATCGGGCTACCAGTCAAGGCACCCCAGTAGTAACCCATGATCGCTTCAGTGAAGCCAACGTTGGCCGCCTGGATCTTGTCCAGGATACCGTTGGTGTAGAACACCTTCAGCTTGGCCTGCATGAAGCGAGTGTCGCCGTACTGAGCCTGGTTGTGAGCGGTCAGAACAGGTTGTTTCTCGGCCACGATCACCAGTTGACGCGCGCGGTAGGTCAGTACCACTTGCTTCAGCTTGATAAGGTACAGGGTCATGCCGTTCCACAGTTGGCTGACGTAGCTGCGATAAGTAGCCAGCTCGCCGGTCTTCAACCACGGTGCAGGATCTTCGGAGAAGTACATCTTGGTCAACAGGACGTACATCTTCAACAGCAGCACAAAGCGCACAGACTTGATCTGCGAGAAATCGTAGATGCCATCTTTGTTGACGAACAGACTGCTCAACTCATCCAGCTCGGAGATGAAGTTGGCCGCCTGGCTGATGCACTCGTCTTCGTCGTCGAGGATAGCCAGCAGGTCAGCGTGGTTAGCCCCGATGAAGTCGAGGATTTCCTTGCGATCAGGCCAGCTCCATTTCAGCGACTTGGCCATGCCCAGGTCAACACCGGTGTAGGTGATCGACTTGTCACGCACTTCAGTCGGGTACAGCGGGGACTCGAAGAAACCGTTGTCGACGTTAACGTACTGAACGTCAATCAACTGCTCGGTCAGGTCTTTCAGTTGTTTACGGGAGTACAGCAGACGGGTGTCTTTCAACACACGACGGGCCATAGGCACACCGTAGGTACGGATGTTCGTCAGCGAGTCACGGATGATCTCGCCCAGACGCTCAGAAGCACCCTCGACAGTTTCGGTGTGCATGTTACCTTGGCTGGCCTGGAGAATCTCCTCACGGAAATTGTCAGTAAAGGCCATGGCACCACCGGACTCACCGTTCAGACCGGCAATCACTTGACTTGGGCGGAAGTTACCGCCGCCGACCACGATCAGCTCAGCAAGTGCAACGCTGGATTCACGAATCATTTCGATACTCCTTTAACACGGGCGACGATGGCCTTGCTGATCTTCTCGTCCATGACGGATTCGCCCAGCGGAGCCAGGTATTGCAACCCTACTTTGGCGAGGGTCTTTTTAACCACTTCCACGGTATTGGCTACCGTGACAATGTTGGTGATGAGTTGCTCTTTATCAGTCATCGGACCGATCTCCTGGTAGGGGGGTTAGAGTGGAGAAGGACTGCTGGTACGGTTTGCAACCGCCATGCCTTGGTAATACATGTCGTAGAGCCGAGTACAGATCTCGCCGACGGTGATGTCGCCATCTTTGTCCACATCGAACCCGCTGTTTTGCAGGTAAGACTTGGCATTGATAGGCACCGGTGAATCCTTGGTGAACAGGACTTCGTCTGGACCCTTACCTACCGCAGCAGGATAGAAGATCGTCAGGTAGAAATCCTCGAGACGTTTGTAAACCTTACCGCGCTTCTGCCACATCTCGAAATACTTGAACACCAGGTCGAGCTGGTCAAGCTGACTCATCGCCTTGACGTCGTTCAGGGTGATCTTCAACCCGTACGTCTTGGCCAGGTCTTCCACTGCCGCAGTACCGAACTGAATCAGACCGAAGTAGTTACTGCCACCGTTGTTCTGTTTATCAGGACGGAAGGTACCGCCCGATTCGAAGCACATGCAGGCCATCAGTGCAGAGGCTGCGCCCGGGAACATGTTTTGCTTGGTGCACCAGTTACGAACCTTCATGGTGAAGGCCGCAGGAACACGAGTACTCCAACCCAGGTCGTAGAACGGCAGTTGCTTGCGCTTGCTGTAGCTGAACAATGCCTGACGCAAACCACCCAGGCTACCAGCACCTGTAATGCCGTCGACTGCACCAGTGTAGAGACCCACCAGTTTCAGGTTGCTCTGAATATCCTTGACACCCTGAACGGCAGCGTCGAAACCCTTAGCCGAGGTAACTGGGAGGGGCACAGAGCGCCCCCCATTCAGAAACAAATGGTAGTCCTGAAGAAGCGTCAGGACCCCATTCGCTGAACCAGCACCCCAGACACCGTCAATACCGCCGGAGTAGACCTGACCCTCTTGGAGGACCACTTGAATGTCTTTAACCCCGTTGACTGTCTGGAAGCTCATCTTTACTTACCTCTGTAAATGGCAATAGCCTGTTTGGTAACTCCAACCGCCAGTTCACTTGTGCCCAGACGGTCCCGTAAGCTCAGTACCATGCGGTTGAAGCCGCCTTTAAAGCTACACTTGACGTCAACCACTCGACCGTCCTGAGTCATCAACGGCTTCTTCATTACACCGTTGACTGTACCCTTCATCTGGTTACCGATAACGTATTTGTCCGAGGTGGTGGAACCATCCATGGATTCGACGTATACAGTAAACAATACCTTGCCTGGCGACAAAACAGGTTTAGCAACGTTAAGGTTGTTACCCACGCTACCTGTTGGAAAACTGCCGTCAATAGAGGACATGCGCTTGCGTTCTTTATCCGAGGTAGCGATCAGTTTACGCACACTGTCAGACATCTTTTCCACAGGTGAGTTGTAAGTCACCTCGATCTTCACCACCTCGCCGTGGTACTTGGAGCGGATCTGTTTGATACCCAAGCGGTTGATCTCGTCAACCTGAGTGGTCTCCTCTCCAGCCCCCGCTAGGTGGCTCTCTTCAATTTCGCATAAAATCGCGTCGTAGTCGATTTGGTCACCTTGTTTAACCTTAAAGGTCACAACCTTATCCACATCCACCGCGAAAGAGTTCTTCGTGAGGAACGGGGTAATCGATTCAGCCATGATCTCTTTCGAAACCGCAATGGAGTCCTCGTAGGTGTCTTGGTCTTCTACCAACGCAATGCGAACTTGACGACCGCTCTTCCAGACTACTTGACCTGGGCAGAAAGGGTCCCGTGCAAACCACTGCTGGTCCCAACCCAGAACCTCACCCTTAGTAAACTTGTCACCAACTTTCAGATCGGTAACGCGGGTGTGGCGATGGTACTCACCACTGGCTTCACCGATAACCAAGCCCAACGGATACTTTTCAACAGTCCCGTCGTTATAGGTGATTTCCAGATGGTCCTCTACGACTGCCGTTACCTTGCCTGCATCTTTAGCAACCTTGCTGTAGAGTTCGGAGGTCCGCTGAGCAATGATGTTGTCATAGCCTGTGCGGGTGATCGGCATGGTGTAGTTTTGGGCACTGACAGCTTGAGACGCCTGAGTCGAGGTAAACATGCCTCGCTTGGTGTCATCCTTGTTCATACCAAACGCCAAGTTACCCGTTACCGAATACAGCGAAGTCGGCGACGGCTTGCTCTTGGTGTCGATATTGCCACGGTAGTCGAGGACCAGTGGGTCAGAGGTGGTGTAGGTTACGAAGCCTACCTTACCGCTGTCCTTGTTCGCCTCAGAGACCTTGCCCTTGTAGCTCTTGAGCTGCACACGCGCTCGCTTAACTACAGTGATCTCACTACGCCCACCGGTACCACCAAAGGTCAGTTCCTCTTGATCCTTCAGTTGGTGGATCGGGTTTACTTCCTCGACTCGGTTAACCGAGGTGTCCTTGAGGATGCTCATGATCGCCGCTTCAGGGTTGATCTCAAGCTTCTGCTTACGACCCTTGCCCTTGTTGAAGTACTGACGCTGTGCGCCCACCATGACCTTGTAGAAGTGACCCGCAAAACGTTCGTAGCCGACGATCCGCTGTTCTTCCAATTCCACCTCGTGAGGGGTGTAGTCGGTTTCCAGCAACTTAGCCGCATCGATGAGCAAGTGATGGAACGACTCACTGTAACCCATGCGGTGCAGTTCTTTCTTGGTGATCGGGTCGACGAACATTTTGTAAAGCAGGTTCATCTCAAGGAACTGAGTAGGACGAACCTTCGGGTCTCCCATCAGTGGACCCCAGATACCTTTGTTGTTCAGGTCACTTCGGCTGAAGTTACTGATGTTGTTCAACTTAGGCATCCCACCAAAGATCAGGGTGGTGAGCTTCTCACGACGGTTGAAGATCAGGTACTCGTCGTTGAACTGAATGGCGTACTCGTCTTCTGCCAGTTTAGGGCGGGTACCCATAGGCACTGTCCGGGTAGTAGCCTTGATGACTTTCAACAGCTCATCAATCCCGAAGTAGTAGCACAGCACCACACCCAGTGGGAACAGGAAGCCGCTGATGTTAACCACGGCATGTTCGTTAGGTGCTTTGCTGAAGTTGATCCCCATCAACCCTTCAAAGGTGTTAAACTCAACACCGTCCAGGTAGAGGTTGCCGTAGCTGTCGATCGTGATTGGCTTCTTGTCCTTGACGCCCACCAGGAACATATCCGGCTTGGTGAACTTCTTGAACTCAGGGTGATCTTCCAACAGCTTCTCGATGCGGAAGTCCAGCATGTAGCCGCCCACATTGATCCACTGAAAGCGACTGGCCAGGATGGTGTAGATACGCGGACCTGTGTAGTCACGGTTACGACCGTTACCACGACTCAGCGTAATGTCCTTATTAGCCATAGCACGGAGCAGGATCTGCTTCTTCAGCCACACGCCCAAGTCATCAACCACCTTCTTGCTACGAGTCACCATCAACTGGCGGTCATAGTGACTGGTCAACAGCACGGTGCCCGAATCGATCTTGCGAATCGGTAACTCCATGCGTTGCAGTTGCAGGTGAGACTTCACACCATCGACGGTAAAGGAAGCATCGTCGTTACTGACCCGTGGGAAACGGATCGGGTGAGTCGACTGTTCGCCATCAACCGGGTGAACCTGAATGGTGATGACGTCGTAAGCACCTTCAACGCCTTCAACAACCTCATGCTTGTAGTCGTTAAGGGCGAAACCAGCGTTCTGAATCGCCACTGCCATCTGTGCCATGTCTTTGAGCAAGAACTTATCCACGTACCCCTGCTTCAAGACCTTGGCGCGGCTCTGGAGCATCGATTGATCCAGGATCGTGGGGAAGTTACCCTCGATCTTAGCGTCGCTCGTAAGCTCTTTCAGGGACTCAGGCTTGATCTCCATGTATTCAGCCAGACTCTGACCGTTTTCCATTTCGATGTGATAAACCTGAGTACCCTTGCGCATGAAGAACTGCTGTTCAGCAACTGTCAGGCTGCCTTCACGAGCACGCTCTTCCAGAGCAGCAGCGATACCGCTTTCAAACTTGGGAAACGGATCTTTCTTGACGGACGTTTCGGCGACAACCTTCTCTTGTTCGAGCAGTCGGTCGTCTACGTGTGATGTCCACTCTTCAGTGCTCGCAAGATCTGTTCCGTCTCCCTCTTGTCGTGTCCCTTCAGGAACTCCGTCGTCAGCTTCTTGACTGCCACCGAAAGCATCACGGAGAGGGTCAGGATGACTAGCAGTTCGCCCACCGTCATTTTTGCGAGGAAGCGTTCCTTCTCCGGATCCACCGGATGCTTTGCCTTGCCCTTTCGAAGCTCCCTTCTCTTCTGCAGCCAGACGCTCAGCCTTCTCGGCTTTTTCTCCTTCTCGTTCATTAGACTCTTCCTCTTTAACCACTTCCTCTTCCGTGACACCACCACGTGTAAGGTTAAGCAGTGCTAGGTAGACACGCTTAGACGCGTTAAGGCGCTTACCGTGTTTTTCTCGATCACTCTTTGGCAGCTTCTCTTCCTTGATAGCTACGTTCTTATCGAGTTCTGCATCCAGCCACCCTTTCAGTGTACCCAGGTGGATAACGAGCGCGCGGCTGTTAAACACGAAGATCAGGTGGAAATCTTCGATCGCCTTATCGGACAGTTTGTTAAGCAGGCTGTATTGATAGTCACCGAACAAGAATGCCATCCAGTCCATCAACCAGTAAGAACTCTCCTGCTTGGTGGTCCGTACAGTCTTGTTGCTAGGCAGCGGCAACCCATCACGGAAACTTTCGACGTAGTGATCATAATCGATCATCAGGTCGGAAAAGGATGGCAGGTGCAACGGCAGGTCAATACGGAAGAACTGCTTGCGTCGCCCCTTAACCGCTTCCTCGTTGGCACCTTCCATCAACAGGTTGAAGTGGTTGTAATACCGCTCGAAGTTGATGAACAAGGAAGCACGTGGATGCCAGAGCATATCGGCAAGACCGTAGCTCTTAACGACCAGTACCTTCTCCTTGTTGTAGACAGTGCCAATGTCTTTGGTCCAGTTGTACTTGTAGTGCGACCCACGATAACCCTGGATGACTTGACGAGCATTGATCGCCACAGCACGACCGCTACCAATCACCGGGGTGTATTTAGCCGGGAACTCAACAAAGACCTCATCGGGGTAGTTGCTGATAAAGGCTTCAGAGATAGACGGACCAATCTCTTGTGGGTTGTTAGGAAAGAAGTGGACGAGCGAGGCACGTGGCAAGATAATCTCGCCAATCCCGATAAAGACAGGGGCGATCAACTCTTGACGCTTACGCTGTACAAAGGCGCGGTAAAACTGTGGATACAGCGCCTCGTCCCCGGTTACGGCGTCCAGGGGACTGAGTGTAATCGCCGGTGGGAGATTCATACCTTTATTCCTCCATACCGCTTGTGGCGGCTTTAAGCATAAACAAGATGGGTTCGTTCACAGGGTCGTAGAGGAACCGACCGCTGCCACTGATGTAGTATTCGCGTTTGCCGAAAAGGTCGTTCACTTGAGCCTTACTGTCTTCGGCACAGACGCTGTTACTGTTGAGCATGTCACCGTCGTGGTCAGAGTCCAAACCCGCTTCACGAGAAGGGTCCACCGACATGGCGTCGAAGTAGTCCGGCTTCTCCAGGTTGTGCGGATAACGCATGCACTCTTCCAGCACTTCCCACTCAGTGTCACGAATGGTACGCGGCTTGGCGCCTTCAATACTCAAGAGGTTAACCTTGGCAGGGAAGATCGAACCGATACCGATTACTGGGTAACGAGTCTGCTGAGAGACCTGGTCGCCAATAACCTTGTGGCAGGAGAGGTAATAGAGTTGCATGTAAGTGATCGGCGTTACCAGCTTACGGTCTTTACCGGCAGGCAGGTCGTTGATGTCACTCAGGACACAAACATCGCTACCGTCGTCGTACACCAGCGCCAGATAGTGCCCAGAAAGGATGATGGGTTTTGATCTGAGGCGAGCATTTCCGAAACCGTTGAAGAGTTTGGAGATACCTGTTGCGGTTGACCACTTTTCGACAACGGCTGCTGAGACCTCAACATATTCATACTCCAGTGTCTTGGTATTGACCAATTTGACGTTTTGGGATCCCGGGCTGAAGATGGTGCCCAGGTACTTGGTGAGCAAAGCGTGAATGCAGACGTACTGGAAGTTCAGCAGCGCCTGATAGAGACCCATGTCCACCGAGTTGGGGCTTACCCCGTTCCCTCTGTGCAAATGCTCTCTGGAGACCTTACGTGCGGTAATAACGTTACGTGTGCCGGATACCACGCCACGCGTAGAGACCCGACGTTGAAACAGACCCGACTTGCCATCCATGAGATCAAAGATGTATTGGTCGATGTCGTTGTAGGAACTTTGAAGACCCCAGCGCACAGTATCGTACAGCGGGTTATCCCCATCCTCTTTACTACCGAGCGACACCACACGAGTGCGGAACAACAGCTTGCGGTAGAAGTCGGTAATCTCTGGCTCTACTACCGTACCGTCGGGTTGGAACTCGATGTCTCGCAAACCAGCCGGCGGAACAAGGACCTTAGCGGCCAAGGCAATTGGCTTGAAACGGTTAACCAACTCAACCTTTTGTTTACGCTTGTAACTCTCGGTTAACCCAGGGGTCAGTTCCTTGAAATGACTCGCAAAGAAACTGAAACCTGTCTCGCCTTCCAGCAGGTTGGATTTTATGAAATCTTTGGCCTGTGGGTCCCAGACTGCATATTCCGTGCCTTTGAGAATTCCGAGGTAAAGCGACTTTGTTTGAATCATCGCTTTAAAGTAAGTTGGGTTGAAAATTTCTAATTTGGTGTCAATGTACGCTTCGGTTTCGTCGCGCTCTTTGCTACCCAGCTTGCCAAAGATTTCCAGCGAATACAGACCCTCATCATTGAGGTTTTGGGTCATGCCTTCAAACGCGTCAGTGGACGTTACCGGCTTAAACACAGGCGGTCCGATTTTGTTAAAGTCCAGCAACGTTAGGTTTGTGGGTTTCATTTAAAAATTATCCCTTAGGAGTTAAAGATGGCCGATGATTTTGATTCGTGGGACGATGATCCCTTCGGTGGCGATCTAGACTTTGACGACGATTTTGATAAACCCAAAGCAGGTTTTATCAGAAGCTTTGCTACAGGCTTCCTATCGGGGGTCGTCGGCAAGACCATTGGTGACACAGACGCCAGGGTCAACACCCTCAAAATGGCTTTGCCCAATACTTGGCTCGGGGCCTTCAGTAACGTCGCTGATCTTAACCGCCGCCGTAAGGAGGTAATGGAGGAAGTTAAGGGGGATAGTTACCAGACGGTGCAGGATCTTCAGTACCTTGCAAAAAGGGCTGGATCCAAACTGGGTAAAGGGGGTCCTAATAAAATCTCCGATCAACTGATGAAGTTCAGTGATCATGACTTTTCGGACTGGGAAAAGGTCGACTATGAGGGGGGTGGTGACAAGACTCCTCAGATGGAAGGCGTCAACGAAGACGAGATCAGAATGGTCATGGAGGCAGGTGAAGCTAATTCCCTGCTAGAACGTTCGACGATGGAAACCATCGCTGACCGTACCATGGACATGATGTCTGAAGTTGGCGGTCGGACCATTGGGGGTATCAACACCCTTAACCGTTCGCTGGCACGTAACAACCAGCTCATGGAACAGTTGTTGGATCATCAGCGTCGAGTGAAAGCTCGTAGCGATGCCATGCAGCTGAACGTCATGACCCGGATGTACCTGACGAACGCCAAGTACTACAAGTTCCAGGAAGCTGCTCAGCATCGGGTTATCAACGAGCTGAAGAGCATCAGTGAATTCTCGAGGATGTCGGACTACGAGAAGACCTCTCACAGCCAGGCAATCCGTAAAGAAATCCGCTCGCAGTTCTTCAGTACCGTCAAGAGCAAGTTCGGCGGTATCGGTGAGTTCATTAACGACAAGTTCGGTAAGGATGCCAGGGGCAGTAGTATTCAGGGCGTGGGCGAAGTTGTAAGCTCTCTGCGCATGGCTTCCGAGATGACAGAGGGTATGAACCTCAATCTCGGTGACATCGCGGGTAACGCTGCTGCTGGTCTGTTCATCAGTAACCTACCGCGCCTCATGAAGTCTGGTAAGGCACGTGAGTACCTGGCCAAGTTCAAGAAGAACTATCCGAAGTTTGCGAAGTGGGCGGAAGATGCTTACAAGCGAATGGAGGATCTGGGTAACGTTGCGACTTATGCCACGGGTAACGCACCGGGCTTGGTCAACGCCATGCAACGCCACTACAGTGGTGGCATGGACGTAAACGCTCATGAAGACTACGACGAGTATCTGGATTCGTTGGGTCCTAACGAGAAGCCTATTCCGAAGATGGAATGGCAAGTTCTCCATGGGCTTAAGAAAGCAGCCAACAAAGGCTTGGGGACTCTGTACGAGAACTCCTGGTCTAACAGTGGCAGCCGGTACTCGCTGACCAACCGCACCTTGGCAGACAGCTTTGAACAAACTCAGTGGAGCCGTCGTAGTGACCGCACCCTGAACGAAATCATTCCGCAGTGGCTGAGCCAGATTCACCTGTCGTTGGAAAAGGTGCGTACTGGCGACGATAAGCTCAAGCCTGCGTCGTATGACTACGTGAAGGCTAAGTTCATCTCGCACGACCAGAAGGTTAACAACGCTGTCACCCAAGTACTGAACCGTAACAACTTCAGTGCTGCTGCAACCGCGTCTAACAACGTTACTGACACGATTGACCAAATGGGTATGGGTTCGCTCAGTCCTGAGGCTAAACGTGCCTTGTCGATGCAGCTGATTCAGGGCGCCGATAAGGAAGAAGCGTTCACGCCGTGGAACTTCATGAAGCTGGATCAACACGCAGGGGTCTCTCCGAAGATTGCTGCTGAGATCCGTCGTGCCATGAAGGCGGCTTTCGACATCACTGATAACCACATCAATGAGTTCGAACAAGGTAGCGATGCGGACCGTATTAAGAAGGCGACGTACCTGCCGACTGAAAAGGCCCGTAAGAATGTGGTGGGTGTTGCTGACGCTGTTAAAAGTCTCGGTGGTGTTGTTCCTGACATTACCAACCAACTGGATATCCTGAAAGGCACCGGTAGTTACGATGCGCTGAAGGAAGCCGGTCTGGTGACCACGGATGAGTATGGCCGTGATGACATCAACATGGAGATGCTCTGGGATCACCTGGCGAAGTTCATTGCTGACCCTAGCCGGAAGACTCGTGAACCTATCCCCGATCGTGCCCCTCTACCGACGCGCTCAGGCAGCTTTGGTGGCATGCCTTACAACGTGCCGCAGTTTGGTGGTAGAACGTCTGTAATCCCCGATCAGGAGCACGCAGACGGTATTAAAGTTCAAGGAATGGACAAGCTGACTGAATCCCTGGCAAGTATGGGTGATTTGAAGAACAGCATTGCTAGTTTCGGGCCTGGTCACCCGTTAGGGCAACTGCTGGATCTGACTCCGTTGAATGCCGGTATGGACACCCTCAACGAACAGGTTAAGCGTCTGGTGGAGATGGGTGGTGAGCGTAATGACCTCCTGACCCGAATCCTCAACAACCAGCCTGGCGGTAAAGGTGGTGGTGGGATTAGCGGTTCTTCCGAAACAGAACGTGACGTGGCAGCCGGCAAGCGGTCGATCATTGACCGTCTGAAATCTACCAACCTGAAAGGCATGTTCAACAAAGGCGTGGATAAGCTGCTGGATAACCAACCGCTGGTACTGGGTGGTCTTCTGGGTGGTTTGGCGACCTATGCATTCCACGACCCTAAAGCGGCTGCATTGCTGGGTGGTGGCGCTGCGGTAGCACTGGCCTACAGCAAGTTCCACAGCATGACTAAGGCCCGTGAAGCGCTGGACACGGAAGACTTGTACGAAGAAGGTTCGGATGTTCCGATTCTGGAAGCGAACAAGTTGGCCAACCGCAACTACTACGATGCGACGAAAGGATTCCTCATCACGTCGTGGAAGCAGATCAGCGGTAGCGTTAAGGACATGTCCACTGACACCATTATTGGTGCACGGCGTCTTGCGGCTAAACTCTTCACCAAAGAGAACAAGGAAGTCCTGCTCAGTGGTCTGAACAAGATCCGTGACTTCGCCATTAAAGCCTTTAAGTGGGTCGATCCATTCGGTCGTGCTGCTGGCTTGAAAGACCGTATCGTTAATCGCTTTCACCAGATGGACGTTTACAGAGAGGGTGAATCTTCTCCGGTCTTGGTGGGCAAACGGTTTGGTAAGGGCGAGTACTGGAAACGTGGTGAGGGTGGTGAAGCTGTTGAGCTGACAGGTTGGCATGAGATCGACGGTCCAGTGTTTGACAAGGACGGCGAGATCATCGTTACCCAAGAGGACTACGACCGTGGTCTGAAAACCTCGATGGGCATGAGCATCAACAAGTTGGGTGATGCGGGCAAGAAGTTCGGTGCGCTGACCCTGGACCTGTTCAACAAGGCGAAGGCTAAAGCAATCCCGGGCATGGTTAAGGCTAAGGATGCCACCATGAAGGCCCTCAAGGCCGACTACAGCCCGATCGTTAACGCGGTCGACCGTATCTACCACTTGTTGATGAGACACTGGAACTACGCTGAGGAGATGCCTTCTTCGCCGTACACACCTGAATCCGAAGAACACGTTAACATGCCTATCACGGATGTTAAGCCTCCGAAGTTGAAGGTCAAGCTTAAAAGCTCGGCTTACAAGACCTCTGCTGCTCAACAGGGCTTAGTGAGTCCAGAGGAATTGGAACGTCGTGAAGCGGAAGACGGCACACCTAAAGTGGGCGGGTTCATGGGTGACCTCAAGGAAGGGATCAACCAACGTCTGCGAGAACACCTGGGTGAACAACCTAATGAGAATAATCGTCTGAACTCCCGTGCCGACAAGTTGGAAAAGGCTAAGGAGAAGAAGTCTGAGGATGCTCAGGATGCTCTGATCAAGATGTCTCAGGGCATGGGGTTCTTTGGTGGGGGCGATAAGAAGTCCAAAGAGAAAGGTCAGGGTATCTTCGGTCTGTTGAAAGACGGTCTCGGCGCTATCGCTGGCGGTATCTTCGGCTTGACCAAGTTCTTCACTGGCTCCTGGTTGAACAGCTTCAAGATGTTGGGTAGCTTTGCCAAGGTCGGTATGAAGACCTTGCCGTTTATTGCCACAGGGATTGGGGCGATTGCGAAAGGCATGATCAGCTTTATGCGCCATGGCAGTGTTACAGGTGCAGGTACTGATGCCCTGGATCACATGCGTGGGAAGAAACGCACCAAGGGTGAGCGTGCTAAGCAGCTGGCGGGTCGTAAAGCTCCGAAGGGTCGCATGCTGAAGGGCGGTCTCAAGCTCGGCGCTGGCATGGCCGTAGGCATGGGTGTTGATGCCCTGGTTGACACAGGGTTTATCGACGAAGGCGGTGCGCTAGAGAAAGTGGGTGACACGGTTGAGACAGCAGCTAACGTAGTCGGTGCTTACCAGTTGGCAGCCGGTGCTGCGTCCATGGTCGGTATTGACATTGGTGTGGGCGCGATGACCGCTGCTGCTGCTCCGCTGCTGGCAGGTGCTTGGGGTGCGATTGCTCCTCTGCTGTTTAACCCATATGTCTTGGGTGCCCTGGCAGTTGGTGCGGTCGGTTACGGGATCTATCGTTATGTGACTCGTGGTTCGGGGAAACAGTTCGAACTCCGGATGACTCAGTACGGTGTGTCTGATTCCGATAGCGACCTTGCCGAGAAGATCTTGCAGATCGAGGATAAACTGAAGGACTTCGTTGTGATCGGTAACGGTCGTGCGTCGTTGTCCAAGGATGCTCCTCTTCAAGAGATCCTCCAGTCGTTCATCACTGACCGCAACAGCAAGCAACAATTGGGTAGCGTGTTCAGCTGGTTCAACGGTCGCTTCAAGCCGGTGTACCTGACTTACATGGCCTGCCTCGATGTGGTCAAGATGAAGTCGTTAAAGGACTACGACGACGCCAAGACCCAGGACGTATACAAAGTAGCCAAACAGGTACACCAGACCCTTGGGTCGGTAATGCCGTTCCCGTATTCGATTGTGGCTAAGATCGATCCGGATACCCCGATTCTGGGTGAGAAGGCTACAGTCGTCCGTTGCAACAACTTGCTGGAAGAACTGAAGAAGTACATCGATCGCAAGACCGATGGGGTTGATGATAATGCCGCAGTTCAAATGCCTCAAAGCGTTGACTCTCTGAAGAAGGAACAGGCGACCCTGCAAGCGCAGGTTAATGCCCCTCGCGGTTTCTTTGACAGCTCTGACAAGATGCAGTCGGTACAGAGAGCCGAGAACCGGTTGAACGAAGTGAACAGCCAGTTGGCTCAGCTGAACAACTCGTACAAAGTCTCCCCGGTAGCCTCTGCGGTGTTCATCAAAGACCTGCTGCCAGACAATCGTCCTGTGGATATGCTCACTGGCATTCGTTTGGCGTGCTACGGTAACGATCAAGACTTGACCTGGCGTGTGGAAGCGGTTCTGAAACTGGAACGCTACTGCGAATCCCTGATGGTTGTTGCTGAAGGGGGTGCTCAGTTTAAAGGTCAGGTGGGTGACATCTTCGGTCTGTTCAAGGACTCGTTCCGTGTCGACTCTGGTGATGCAGATAACTGGTGCAAGTGGTTTAAAGACCGTTTCATGCCAGTCCTCATCAACTACTTCAACCTGATGCAGAACTACCGCCGCGGTAACCCTGGGGTGGTGTGGAGAACTCTGTCGGTAACAGCTCGATATGAAATCGCCAAGGGGCTGGTAGAGACCAAGGTAGAAGTCAGTAAGTCGTTGCTGGTTCCGATTTGGGTCGTCAGGGCTGCACCGTTTAAAGACGCGGTATCACCAGATAAGCCAGATCGGGTTGATCGGATGCTGACAACTCTTGGTGAAGCCAGTACAACGGCTAAGTTGAAGGATCCAGAGAAAGAAGCGGGCAAGACCAACGCTCAAGCTTGGGCCACTGAAATCTCCCCTCACAAGACGGGCGGTGACTTTACGTCGAAACAGGCAAACGTCCAAGACGCAAGCCAGGCTAGAAATAGTCGCGACATTGGTCTGGGTGGACAGTTTGGTACGGGGACTAGCACTGGTTCTGGCACGGGCAACACCTACGGCCTGGGCGGTGTGTATCAGACTCCTGGAAACTCCTACGGTTATGCTCCTCTGACAGGCGACAGCGATACCAGTCACCTGGACCTCAGTGGGGTGCAATCAGCCGACGGGAAGGATAACGGGGTTAAAGTACCGAAGACGTTGGCAGAACAGCTGATCATGCGCGAGATGATGAAACAAGGGTTTACCGACCCACGTGCAATCGCTGAGATGCTGGCGCTCACCAACTACGAGACCGGTGGTTTTGGTCGTACCGTAGAAAACATGAACTACACCTCCCCTGAAAACCTGATGAAGACCTTCCGTGAGGTCACTAGTCTGGCACAGGCGCGTGCGCTTATTGCGGCAGGTCCTGTGGCTATTGCTAACACTGTTTACGGTGGTGGTAAAGGTCAGTCACTGGGTAACATCGCACCAGGGGATGGGTGGAAGTATCGTGGTCGTGGCTTGGTACAACTGACGGGTCGGGCACAGTACGCACGCATCGGACAACAGCTGGGTATTGACCTGGTGAATAATCCGGAGCTGGCGTCTAACGATCCAAACGTCATGGCGGCTATTGCGGTTAACTTCTACAAAAACAGCAAGCTGTTGCAAAGCATCACCCAAGACGGTAACTTCGGTCGTTCTGCCACTGGCTTGAATGGTGGTAATGAATTGCCGGGTATGCCTAAGCGCTTCCAGCTCTACACTGACTACCTGAAGCAATTACAAGGTGGTCAGCTGAAGGCGGATGATGCGAGTGCCCAAGGTACTAACGCTGCACCTACTCAAGGTGCTGGTGGGATGTACGGCGGCGGCCCAACCATTGGTGGGGGTAATACTCCGGCGATTGGTGTGGCTCCTGGTGGTGGCTCTCGTAACGCACAGGGTGCTGCAAGCGGTGGTGGTTCCTACGGGACTCCTCCAAGCCTGATGGCTCCTGGCGGCGGCGGTGGTGACTACAGCGGTGCTCCAACGAATGGCGGTGGTGAAGGTGGTTCTCTGGTAGGCGGCGGTACAGGTATTAACTCGAGTGGCTTGCGTCTTAAGTCAGGAGAGGCCATTGCGGGCGGTAACGCTCACCCTGGTATTACTCGTCTTGCTCAACTGATCCAGAGCCAGGTTCCTAACTTCCGTTACTTCTCGGCGCTGAATGATGCGTACCATCAACGTGCAAAACCTCAGTCCAAGCACGCTAAAGGACTGGCGTTGGACTTTACCTTGACCAACGGTCCAAGTGGCGCTAGTCAGGCCATGGGGATTGTAGCAGGGATTCTGCAGACCGCTAACTTGGGTCCGTCTGACTTCCTGTTGATTAACGAGTACGCTAAGGCTTCGGCTGGTGCTACTGGTGGTCATGTGCACGTAGGCTTCAAGTCCCAGGAAGCGGCAGACAAGTTTGCACAAGCTTCAGGTGCAGGTCAGTCAGCAGGTCAAGACACAACAGCGGGTGGAATGGTAACGGCTAAAGATCAGCAGTACGATCCAGGTCAAATGCCATCGACTCCGCCAGATACTTCGACCATGCCAACTCCGGCAATGCGAAACAACGACCCTGCTGGTGGAGAGGGTGGTGTTGCGCCGGGAGCAGGTGCAGGAGCAATTCCTGGGCCTTATACCTCCCTGCCATTGCCTGGTCAACGAGGTGGTTCAACTGCTAACCCTGCTGGTCCTGTTGCTGGTCCTGGTGCTGTTCCGCAGCCGAATGGTCAGCTCGCGCCCGAAGGGTACAAGCCGGTACCGCGTCAGCAACTCTCCGCTGAGGAGAAACCTGCTGATCCGAACGGCTTGATGGAGAAACTTACCACCACTACAGCGGAAGGTGTCAGTAAGCAACAAGACACCAACGCATTGCTGGCTGGTATCCATGGCTTCTTGGAGAAGATGTCTAAGAACTCAGAGCCTGCGCCTAACAGCGTAAACATCTGATGTTACAGGAGGTGGGGTAACTCCCACCTCTTCTTTTTTCTTTTCACAAACCGAGTATTTATCAATGACCGTAAGTGTTCGAGATCGCGACATTATCACCAAGTCGTTTCGTTTGCTTACACGTGGTGTTCAACCCAGCGACCTGTTGCAACAAATGGACTGGGATCGTTACTTCAACGTGTTTAGCAGCGCAACTGGTGATAACCGCTACGTTAACCCTATTCCGCAATCCAGCCCGGCTACTGACCCTCGCTACAGTCGATTCCTGAATTCGTCTGATGGTGGCATGGGGAGCATGTACAAAGAGGTATACGAGAACAACGTTACCTTGCTAACCCTGACACCGAGTGTTCCTCAGTTTGCGGGTCTGCTGAGTTTCATTACCAACATGTTCAGTCCTTCTGCTGCGATCATTGCTAACAAAGGTCGTGCTCCAGGATTGGCGTTCTACATGGGTCAGGCTGCTACGGCTATTGCCTTCTGGCCTATGCAGTTGATCAGTATCGGTATCCAGTTCCTGTCGTTCCTGACTGATTCTCCGAAGAACAACTTCTGGACCTGTAAGCCTGCGATGGGCGCGTACACCATGGCGGCCACGGGTATCCTCAACGACCTCATGGTTAAGCTGGGTTACATCGACCCAGTGCTGCCTAAGCGTAACCAGGAACAAACCGACAGCCTGTATGGCCGTAAGCCTGATTACGATAACAGCAAGGCCGTAGCAGACATGAGTCTGTTAATGCCCGACGTTATCAACTCCGACGGCACGATCGACTTAATGCGGTTGATCATGAAGGGTACTCGTAAACATCGGGTCATGTTGAATAAACTGGCGAAGATGGATAACGAGGCACTGACAACGCCTGAAGAGAAGTTCACCCGTGCTCAGCAGTTGATGGAAGAGGTTACCTTCGACGATACCGTGTGGGCAGGCGATCCCACTCAACAGTTCATCGAGAAGGAGTTCGGTTCGGTTGGTAAGTACCGTGGTGACGATGAAGGCAAGTTCGTTGAGCAGGACAGTGCCTATGCCAACGAGACCGCCTACGCCAACGTCAACAACGGCTTTAAAGAACAGGGTGACAGTCTAAGTGCTGGCGGTACTGGTCAATTGGGTACCGACGGTAACCCCGGTGCGCAGATGGAGAACTCCAGTGCAGGTGCTCCTGGTCCTGCGTTGAGCCCTAACCCTAACCAGCCGTCCACTCGTCCACAACCAGCCTCTTCGCAGACCGGCGGTAATGCGGCCATTGCAAGCGGCCAAACCATCTCGTATGAAGACAACCCGAACGACCGTACCTGGGCAGGCGACGTAGCCGACTTGGTACAGACAGCGTTTTCCGGTGGTCTTGATGCAATCACCTTCCGGGTAGATGGTGGCGTGGGTCCCGTAACAGACAGCTTCTCCAACAGTCACTCCCCGTCCCCTATGGCGGAGAAGTTCAACTCGGTAGTTAAGGCTTCGAACGACTTCCGTTTTGACGTGGCTGGTGGTGCAACGGGTATCGGTATCATTGACTCCGTTGTAAACACCCTTAAAGAAGGTGCGATCGGCGCGCTGTCTGGTACGGTAATCGGTAACATCCCGCTGGCGCTGGTTAACAACAGTTATGTGAAGATCGCTGATCACTGGGATGGTTCGACGACTAACCTGCACAAGGAAAGCTACTCGATCTCGTCCCACTGCAACTACGCTCACCCGTATGAGCAGATCATGAAGATCTGGGTATTGCTGGCACTGTTCCTGCCGATGGTGGCCCCTAACACTGCGGGTGGTTCTACCTACACCTCGCCGTTCATGTTGAAGGCTTTCTGTAAGTCCCGTTCGATCATTCGTACCGGCATGATGGAGAGTCTGAGCTTTACCATCGGTTCGGGTGATGGCGGTTGGACTATCGACCGTCGTCCATTGAACATCAAGATTGACTTCACCATTGTTGACCTTGAGCCGTTGATCACTGTTCCGGTAGACCGCTCCATCAGTCTGTTGGATGCGACCAACCCATCGCAGATCGCCAACCGTCTGTTTAACGATGACACCGCGTACAACAACTACCTGTCTCGTCTGACCGGTATCGATTACCTTGACACCGTAATGAAGTACGCCCGCCTCAACCGTAACCTGACAGGTATTACCCTCGACATGAAGCAAAGCATCCGGGCTGACAACATTGCAGCCAAGGTGAGTGATTCGATCGTGGGTGACCTGGCACGTATCTTTTCCCGTCCTATTTCACGATAAAAAACTCGGTAGTAACTATAACCCCTCCTACCCCGCAAAGGGTAGGAGGGGTTATAGCGTTGTTTAGAAAGCGTACTTAGCTGCACCAGGAAACTGTCCCCGGAGTTGTTGCAGCGCAGAACCGTCATGGAACAGACCAGCTGTACAGAGCAATGGAACCAGTTCGTCTACAGTCTGTAGCAAGGTGATCAGGTCCTTACTCGCAGCGTTCATCAACCCCATGTCCAACACTGGGCCAAAGTAGGTCTGCTTCAGGTACCAGTTAGGCCCAATCAAGTCTACCAGGATCGCCAACAACTTATCACGGATAGCGGGGTATTGTTCCGGGATAGCGGTCTTGTCAAACTTGAAGTTACTGAACAGCGTCGCAACGAACCGTGGGTATTTGCCCAACAACACGTTCTTGGTCTGTGTGTCGAACAGTTTAAGCATGGCATCCATGGATTCGATATCGCCATTGGTAATGACGTTTTCCATCGCTTCCAATGCAGCGTCTCGCTTGATCAGCTCAAACCCTTTCGGATAAGAATCCCAGATCTTGCGGTAGCTGTCCGACATACCGAAGATAGAGGCATTCTTCAGTACGCTGTTGTAGAACGCCCCCTTAACACTGGTGTCCAGCAAGTCATCGAAGCCTGCTGCCTTACCGAGCATGTTCAGGGTTTGTTTACCCAGTTGTCCACGCCAGTTGCCGTTAACTCGGAAGTCAGTACCCTGGGTAGTCAGGATGCTGCTGATGTTCAGACCAGTGATCTTCTTGAACTCGTTAGCCAAAGAAGCTGACAATGCCCGAGCTGCACCACTTTGACCGCCACTGACCTTGTAGCCTGCCGCACCTGTTACCGCAGCGATAATCGCGTTGTCACTGAAGGTTACCCCATCAGGACCCATCTTGATACTCTTGGTAAGGTCCTTGAGGTTTAGGAACCCGCCCGACAACGAACCAATAATACCGTTGAGTTGTTCTACAGCGGTGGAGCGGTACTCGGTGATAGTACCCATGACGCCGGTATCACGACTGGTCTTGAGTGCCACACCCTGCTTCTGGTTAGCTGTAGTAACGTCAGCCGGTGTCAACGAAGAGTCTTTAACCGACTTCATTGCGGTGTTGGTGTTGCTCTGGAACGCGGTAACAGATGGATTGAGATCCAGTCCGCTGAATAAATCCATGAGAATGTCTCCATCAAACAAAAAAATAAAGGAGGTTGAGGTGGGGAATGACCCCCACCTATACCGTACCGGTCAAGAACTTTCAGGTTCGTCATCACGTACCGGAGGTAGCTGAGCGCGGTCTTTACCCACGATTCGCTGGATCTCCGATACTTCATATACCTTGCCTTCGGTGTCAGTTATCCTGAAGATAATCTCTACCTTGGCCATCCTTAAAATTGAAAGCCCTTCCAGAAACTTGCTAAACGTTAAGCCAGGCTTCTGAAAGTACGTGTCCTTGATATTGCCGGTACGCGTGGTTCGCTCCTCTTTTGCCTTATCAGGATCAGCGGTAGTCACCCGCCAGTCCAGATAGTCCCGCAAGTAACTGATCCACTTACGTGGGTTCATGTCCATTTTGTGCAACAGCTTACGGTACAACCGTGCAGGTGTGTCCTGTAGCTGATCGTCATCGACATACTTGTGGGAGATACTGTCCAGCTGATTAGCCCTTAAGTGTTTCTTTGGCTTCTCCATTGAGCACCCTTTGCTGTGAACGCACCATTAAGCGAGCAAGCGATATTAAGTCTTCAGTTAACATTTTGAAGTGCTTGCTTACTAAGAATGCGTCGAGTGGTGGATTGTAAACACGCTTCTTCGTCTTAACCTGATCGGGTGTGAGTTGCTCAGCATGTTGCTCGCAATACACCTTAATCAGATTAACCCCATACGTAAAGAAGAGTGCTGTTGTATGACCACTACTGTACCAGTCCATGAAAGGTACCTTCCTACCCACATCGTAACTGCGGAAGCAATCTTCCACCTTTACAAGTTCCCCGCGCATCAGCGCTCCTAACAGCCTGTGAGCATCCCCAGAGGTGCGTGTGTAAACATTTAACTCTAGGGTATAGAACCACACAAAGTCGTCCTGTAACTCGAACGCACAGGCTTCCAGCAACGCATCGTATAGAAGTGTGACAGAGTCAATAAAACGGACCTTTGCGGAGCCGTATCCTCTCTGCACCTCATCCAATTGTTGCAACAACTGCTTGCAGTGTTCCAGTTGTGCCCATTTCCCTACAATAGGGAACTTGCTCAATAGCTGGAGCACAGACCGTTTAGTGAGTATCATGAAACCATGCTCCTTACTGTTATCTACCCTAGTAATATAGGTTTAAAAAATTATGGACACTACAGAACAGCCAGTAAAAGAGCTTTCCCCATTTGCAGACAAACTCTCGGACCTCGATAAGAAGCACCGGACCGAGGATGATGAAGTCGCTGAAGCCATGAACTCCCTGCGCAAGGCTTTGGTCTTGGACCTGGAAGACGAAGACCAGAATAAACTGGTAGACGCTATCCAACAGAACCGTGCCTTGCTCCTGAACTACGCGATGCAGCAATACCTGGCCAAGCCTACCAGTGCGTCTCTTCTGGAAGGTGTCAGCTCGCTGATCGGCCACATGGAAAAAACCGTACGGGATAACCGTAAGGAAAAAGCCAAGAAGAAAGAAGGTGAAACCAACGTACTCGCCTTTAACGAAATGCTCGAAGCCATGAAGACCATCAGCAGCGGTGTTATCTCGTTGCCAGTGTTCGACATGTCAGGGTATCTGTTGGACCCTACCAAGTCCCTGTTGGACCCAACCGCCGACATCGCCCCAATCAAACCGGGTGAACTTGTCCAGGGCATGCAATTGGTCGATATAGATGGTAACGCTGTTTAAAAATAACCCATGCATAAAGCTAGAGTGGAGGCAGTGCCTCCACTCTAGTGACAGGTTGTTTATGCTTCTGCGTAATCGAAGAACTTGTGTTTGATGGGAACCAGGGTAATGGCAGTACCCAGGGCCATACTGATGCTGAAGATCAGGTCAGAAACACTACCGGTAAAGGAATCGAGTTTCTTAGCCAGAATGTCAGGCACCACGAACGCCGTATTCGGGATCGGGTGTTTGCTCAAGGACTCAATCAGCAGTCTGGAGTCTTCACCGACCAGCGAATCGTATTTGAATACGTAACGGAATTGCTTGTAGTACCCAGCGTCCATCTTCGCAGGATTACTGCTGAACGTCTTGACCTTAACCAGCCCCTTGAACGCTCCCTGACAATGAAGGACAAACTCATCGATCATTGCCTGGTCGAACTCATAAGGGTAGAGGTTAACGTTCAGGTTAACTGTCTTGATCGCTACTGGCTTCTCGTCCAACTGCTCCAGCTGCACCACGGTGCGGATGAACTCGTTGTAGAAGTTAGACGGGTAGTACATGAGCCACGAGCTGACGGAACGCTTCTTCCAGGCTGCTTCATACTTTTCCCGATCAATGTTGAAGAACGGGTAACTGAAGTAGTCGAGTTCACGTGCCTTGTAGTTATCGGCCACGTGCAGGTCCCAGAGTGCATTACCCTGCTTAACACGTTCAGCGTCGTCCTCGATGTCAGGTGTCATCAACAGACTGAGTAGTCCACGACGAGGATCATAGATGCAATCAATCTCCGTGTAGATTTCCAACACCTTGTTCATCATTGGGCACCGCCTTTGTCAGCATCCTTATCAGGAGCCTCCAGACGCATGGCATCACCGTAGACGCGAGTAGCCAGCAACACGAGGTAAGACAGAGCCTTTCGGTCTTCATGGTTCTTGACGATTTCACCACCTGGGGTACCATTAATAACGCCACTCAGCAGCTTCTCGAAATCGTCGATGAGCTTTTCGCGGTTAGTACCCAGGTCGGTCAGCACCTGCATCTGGAAGTTGATCCAGGCGTCATAAGCGGCACCGGTAGCAGTGATCCCACGGTTGAAGGTGTCGTAGCCGTCACCAAAGCGCACCAGCGGCACCAGGAAGATGCCTGCCAACGGAAGCTTGAAGTCAGGACGGTCTTCTCCCTGGAGATCGATCAGGGCGTTGTTGATCACCACTTTAAGGTGCAACAGATCATTCATGTCTTCCATGGTACACCTTAGTTACGGGAGTTCATGTTGTTGTCGATACCACGAGCGCGCAGCAAGTAATACGCGGTCTTCAACACCTTGGCAATATCGCCTCGCTCCAAGCTGGAGTTGGTGTTGGTCTTACCCGTGGTGAGGATGTCGTTCTTGTACGCACGCAGGGCCTGCTGATCACCACCCTTGACGTTATACAGTTCGTTGGCCATGGTAGTCAGGCCGAGGTTACGAAGAACAGTAATCTCAGGTTGGCTAATACCGGTCGAACGGCTGTCACCCATGACCTGCCCAGTGAGGTCGTCGATTTTTGTATCGTCTTTGGCAGCGGAGAACTTTTTTACCCACATCTGACGTTGCTTACGCAATACATCGGTACCCACGATCGCGGTGTACGGTGTCATCGACTTGATGCCCGTCTCCTCATCGTAGATCACCAGACGCTGTTCCAGGGAGACGTTATACTCCTTGGCCAGCTTCTTGAGATTCTCCCAATCGATCATTTCGTTCGGGTCGTTGTTACTGCCCCAGATGGCCAGCACTTCGATTTCTTCCAGTTTGACCATGAACTCTTCAAACTGTTTGTCATTCATGGCTTTGAACAACCGTTCGTAAATAATCCGGTTGCCTCCACCCTTAGTGACCTTACCCATAAAGGTCAGGATAAAGTCTTCAAAACCTTTACGGTTCTTTGCCATGATTACTTCCTCTGATAACCGTACTTGGTGTAAGGCTTGTTGGCGTTGGTCACAACCTCACACGCCATCGAGAGGAAGGGATCGTTCGTAGCGATAGTGATGGTCACCAGTTGGTCGAACAACATGGTTACGTTTTCCAACGTTTGACCAAACACGGTCTTGTTCTTGTCGTCGACTGGAATCACCCCGATGGTGTTGTCAACGTTGCCCAGCCCGTACTTACCAGAAACAGTGTACATGGTAACGCCTTGGTCCGAGCGTTCAGCCAGCTTAGCTTTCAAGCTGGCCATGTAAGCAAAAGGGTCTACACAGAGATTGATAAAGTTACTGTCAGCTACTACCAACACGACATTTCCACATTGTTCAGTACTGTCCATTGTTTGCATTCCCCTAAAAGTGAATAGGGACTCGATGGATTGAGTCCCCTATACATATAGCCGCTTATTTCTTAGCGACTTCTTTTTCTAGCCAATATGGCTTACGCTCGCCGATGGCGATCTTCAACAGCTCCATAGTTGAGACGGTGTGTTTCTTGATCTCTGGGTTCGTGTGCCAGTAGTACACGGTGTTTTCCAGAATGTCGTCCCAGCTGTACCCCTGCTCCTTGATCTTGGTGTAAAGTTCTTGCGGGGTGAGGCGATAACGCTTCGGTGTATCGAGCCAGAAGGACTGCATGTGCAGCATCTGGTAGCAGATGGTCAACGCACGTTCCAGCTTTGCATCGGTCAGGGTTTTCTCCCAGACGGTGGTACGACCCAGTTTACATTCCGGATACAGGACACAGACGTGACTGATTGCCGAGCCTTCCAGACCGAACATGCCATTGGTTTTCATAGCATGATACATGGTCAAACCTTCTTGAATCCCTAGACTTTGGGAACCAATAAAGAAGAAACTGCCACCACTAGAACCACTCTTGTTACGATAAGCAGTGAATGGGTAAAATAGAAGATCAGGGTTTTCTTTGGCATCTGCATCGAGAACAATGTCACGTCCGAAAGGGTTAGGGTACAGCCATTCCTGGCCGCTCTTGAGTGCGGAACCTTTGATGATCTCCCAGCCTACTTGTGGGATACGCATCAGAGACTTAGGCCCCTTGAGTTTCTTCCCAGGACGGATGAAGACGGATTCCTTTTCCTGAGGACGGCCAGACATGTTGATAGTCTCAACAACCTGAGCGGTCCAGAACTGTACGCAACCGACTTCGCCACCGAGCACGTCAGCGTCTTCATAGACGATACGCTTCATGTTGCCGATAGCCATGTCGCGGGTACGCTTCTCGCCGCCTTCGTCGACGTCACCGTCTTGGAAGTGTGCCGATACCTTGTGGAAGTGCATCTCGGAGATCGAGTCCACAAAGGTAATGATCGGAGTGATCAGCTTGATTGGCAAGCCATCGTTACCGATATACGGCGTAGTGATGTAAATGTCTTTCTTGGCCTTGATGTCTTCTTTAACCTTAACGTTCAGGTCTTTGAAGAAGTTGTGTACCCAAGTACCGTCAACGCCAGAGATCTCAGCTTTAGGATCATGGCGACCGAATGGGTTAGCCTTGTGGTCGTTACGGTTGAAGTAGAACAGACGTTTGTTGAGAACGTGTTCCATGAAGTAGCCCGGAATCCCACATTCCCGGTCGTACATGTCAGCCATACGTTTGATCGACAAAGTGGCTTCGATGTCCATGATAAAGGAGATCGATGTTGGAATACGGAACAGCATGCGCACGATTTGCAGTACGGCTTCACCAGTCTTCTGTGTGTTGTTACCGCCACACACTGCGTTGTTACGGCATGCACCGCCGTTAAGGTAAGTCACACCGCCTGGACCGATGACGTGTTCACCGTTGACCATGTCGTTGATCGGCGATACGTTATATGCTGGAATCAGCGAATCCGAGGATTTGATCGCGTCAACAAAAGAAAACCCACTTGTCAGACTTGACATTGTTACCTTCCTGATAATTTTATGAATTCAATCCAGGGCCAATCTGCCCGATTATTACTGGGCAAGCTGCCCTCCCCCAAACTATAGCAATACAGAGGTCAGTAATGGAACAATCTACCGATATCCCGAACTACCTGGCGCTGGTCCAAAATCCAGAACCATTTACTGTCCAAGGCTTCGAAGCCCTGAGCATTGGTGAGAACTTTAAGTTGTTCTTTAAAGAGTTCACTTCCTCTATCGATAGCCGCATGGCGCTGCTGAGCAAGTCGATTCATAAGGTCGATGCCACGGCTGCGCAACACAACATCAGTGCCAACAAGGTGATGTACGTCAAGAACACCGGTGTTGAGATCCTGACCCCAGAAGGCTTCGCTGCTGGCATGGGCAACATGATGGCTCACACCAAAGCTGTTACCGACGGCATCTACATCGTGTGCAGTTTGAAAACAGAAGCATCGAGACTATATGATTGGCTGAAGCAAGTCATTCGTACAGGGCGTATCGATCGCAGCTTCAACTGGAGCATCCGCGACTTCGACAACGCTCTGAGCAAGACCGAAAACTTCGTTCGTCAACTGCCTAACGGTGCCCGCAAACTGAAGTTCAACCTCGGTCAAGTGTACTTCAACTTCGACGAGTTCTTTGCTTGCGTTGACACCTTCAATGACACCGTCCAGACCCTGGGTGCGCGTGACATTGAACTGTTGGCCAAAGAACTGAGCAACGTCTACGAGCTGGGTCAACTGCTGACGCACAAGATCCAGTCGAACGAACTGGTGATCAGTGAACAGGGTATCGACGACATCGAAACCATCGTCAACAAGTTCGTTGCGTTGACCAACCTGTCTGGTGCAGTCCTGGTGCTCCTGAACGACCTCACAGCGGTCTTTAACGAACAAGTTAAGACCTTGTCCAACCTGAAGTAAGAAGCAGCCATAAACCTAACTACAGGAGCCCGTAAGGCTCCTGTAGTTAGTAAGGTGCTTATGACTTTCTACCCAGTTCCGCTTCTGACAACACGCGAAGATTAGCCCCAGCCGCAGTCTGTACATAAATGAAGTCTTTAGTCTTCACCAGTGTGCAGTAACGCATGCCTTGCTCGTTACGGGAGTCAACAGCCACCCATACTTCCACATCGGGGTCTTCAACCGAGTTAAACGAGTTACGCGTCGGGATGTCATAACCAATCGACAACATGATCGGTACGGGCTTAACCGCATTGCGGTGCTCTACCGGTATCTTAAATGCCGTCTTGAGTTGGTTAAACTCGGGATGCAACTTCAACTTGACAACACCTTTGGTATTGGCTTCCTTAACGAAGATCTGATCCGTGATGTCATAGAACTTGGTTGCTCCGAAGACATTGTTGTCATCCTTTTTAAGGAACGACTCCAGCACAATGTCCATGGTGTCCAAGAACTCACGAATACGATACGACATCAATACAGGCGAGATCAGTTCGATCAGGACCGGTTTACCGTTGCCTTTAGTAACAGGTGATACCAGGTTGTTGTTTTCCTTAACAGCAGGAATCCCGTCCAACATACGCGCAACGTCTTTACCCGTGAGGTTGTTGAGCGTTCCCGCAGAAAGGTACCCATCTGGGTTCGCAATCTTTTTAGCGGTAAACTCATACATCTTGTCCAACAGGGTAATTGGTTCCAAGCTGTACAACTTCGAATACGTGACGTCAGGGGTGATTTTTCCGTAGTAGTTTTTGTCGGGCTCCACTTTACCAAAATTGTAGACCCGGTACCCATGCAGCAAGTCGTAAAACTTCGAACGATTACCTGTTTCGAAGTACCACCGAGTGGCGTCGACCATCTTGTTAAAATCCGACTCCGGGTTCTCATAGTCCTTACGAGACATCACCGAAACATCCGGCTTCTCCTCGTGACCCCAGACGCTGGCGATCTCAGCGATCTCCATTTGTTTGTGTGCTAGTCGGTTACCCAGACCACCTTCAGCGGAACCTGCGAGGTCAAAGAACAGTTTACGCTCTTTATCGGCCTTCAGGATTTCCAGCTGTTCATAGATCGCAAGGCCAGTCTTAACTTCTTCAGGCGTCAGGATGTGCTTACCCACCTTCACTTCCTGACCCGTTATAACTTTCCATGCGGGCTCTTGCAGCTTGCTGATGAGCTCGAGTTCCTTGTGGGGAGTAATGATCCACAAGTTCTTCTGCTTACGCTCATTAGCTACTTTAAGAACCTCCAAGAATCCTTTCATCAAGCTGTCGATCAAACTGTGCCCGTTCGGTACAGTCAGACTCACGATGTCTTGCACCACCACAACAGTGTTTGGCTTTTGTTTGTTACCGGTGTAATAGCCCGTGGAGGTGGCTACGTCCTTGGCAAGTTTCTTCTTGCCCTCTTCTTTGACATCGTAGGTATAACCATGCCCGCCCAAGTAGTAATGTTGCTTACGACGTCCTTCCTTGGGTTCTAAGGCATTTGCAATGAGATAAACGACCATGTTTATCGTTGGAATAATTTCGTCCATTGTGGCGCCCCTAAGAGGTGTAGTTACACATTAATGGGTGCCAGGGTGAAGAATCATTTCACCTGTTACGAAGGACTTTATCAACCAGCATTTTGTTGTTTCTACGCAGGAGTTCGTTCTCGTCCAGAGTCTGGAGCAGTTGCAAACGCAACCAGTGATTCTGTTCAAACAGACGGGCGTTAGTCCTGAGAAACAGGATGTTCTCTTGCTTTAGGGCGATGTTCTGCCCCGCCAACATGTCATTGATCCTGATGAACCCTTTAATAGGCCCACCGTTGTCCCCGTCGAACAAAAGGTTTACTTTAGAAATACCGACCTCTACATCCGAGAGTTCCGTTCGCATGTTCCAGTTCGCAATCGCAAGGCTGGTGGCTGTAAACATGAGGACAGTCACTAGGAAGATCGAAGTCTTCAAAGCTGATGTCAATTGCTCTTCAAGCGTTTCACCCTTTGTCAACGAGAGGACAAATTCTATAGATCTGTTGGTTAGCTCTCTAAAGACCGCTAACATGGGACCATCCTTACTGAAGAGGTGAGAGTTATGAGCGTTACAAGGTATTTGTCTTTCGGTAGTATATCACCACTTTATAACAACAATCCAGAAAATGCTGCCCCTTTGGGAGAGCTTTCCAATAAATCCAGAAGTTACCAACGTGACCCTGGGTCCTTTACTAAAACAGACGGTGCTTCTGTTACTGAACTGGTTAACTTCCTGACGACGACGGATGACGTTGAAGTTAAGATGCCAGTTGCGATTGCCACACGGCAAATCGAAATGGGTGACTGGCTTTATGCCCAAGCCAAACTGGGTAACATCACCAGTAGCCGCCCAAACATGCTGTTGCTGTTGCAAGCCAACTTCTCTAACGATATCGAGATTACTGATATCGGTGAAATGGTAACCGACAACATCATCTGGCTGCCGAGTTTCGTACACGGTAACCACCTTGTTGCCGGCGAAGAGCAAGAGTTCTACCTGTGGTTTGCCGACGCGTACTTCCAGGATCAGTTCCCGCGCGTTAAGTTCACCGCAGTACATCCACTGCCGTTGGCAGAGATGGACTTCCTGATGGAAGCTAACTTCCAACAGATCGCAGCTCGCTTGGATTTGGAAACGCCGAAGGTGATCGAAGATCGCCTGAAGACGCTGAACAACCAAAGCGCTTGGCCCTACACCGACCGTGATGTTCTTGAATTCCAGATCATGGACCTCATTAACACCCCGAGCTTCAACGTCGGTAGCTGGACCTACATCTGGTGGGGTAACGGCAAAGACGCCGAAGACCAACTGTTCGACCAACTGCAACAAGAGATCCTCGCTAATTCCGCCTTTCCTCGCCCACGCTGGGAAGAGAAGATCCCGGATCTGTTCAACCCGCTCGAGTTCTATGTTATCCCGAACTTCGACCGGTATGGTCTGCTGAACAAAACCAACGGCGCCAAGCAATACTCACCAATTACCGATCGTGAAACGATGATGGCGTTGGTGGATCGCTACTTGACTCCGAACATGACGACGGACCACGTCATAAAATCGATGCAGGAAGTTCCGTTCCTTTATAAGTCGCTCAACTGTGCCTTCGTGGCTAAGCTGAACAACCGTGTAGGCATGGAAAAGATCACTGCATTGTTCCCTGACTACTCGCTGATTTCGTCGGAAGATTCGGACTTCGGTCTGATGAGTGACACCACGATGGAATTCATCTTCCAGATGGAGAACCTGCTGGCTGCTGCTGAAACGGTAACTCCGATCAGTCTGCCACCTCAAGGTATCACCCGTGTGGAGCGGTTCGGTCAAACCTACGTCGCCCGTCGTATCGGGAAGGTCAAGATCCTGGTGCTGACGAAGTATCAAATGTTGCATGACGGTGTAGTGAGTGAATAACCATGGCTGACCAAAACATGATTCCGTCGATGAATGCGGCGGGTCGCTTCGAAGCAGCTGCTCCATTTGACCAGATTGTAAACCAGTCTACCTATTACACGGTAGAAGCTACCCGGACCATCCACGAGATGGAAGGGGCTAAGCTGGATCTCTACAGTTTGGTGTTTGCACCGGTGGGGGTCACTGCTGAAGACTTCCCAACAGTGCTTAAGCGCGCCAAAGATTCTGGTGCGATCATCTGTGCTTTGCTGGACCGTAACGGGCTTCCTGTTTACGTACCGACCACCTACCTGACTTCGTTCCCGTTGGTAGACGGTGTGTCGTACGAGCGCATGTGCATGATCGCTGATCTGGGTCCTGTACCGCCGTCGATGGCGTTGGCGATGCAACAGGTTCTGGATCACACCAAGCAGTACATCACCGCTACGCTGGGGGTTACTTCTACTGTACGACTGGGAACCATTCCAACCGTAGGGTACGTAAGCCAATCCCAAGCTGACGCGTATGAGAATACTCGCAAGGGTTTGATCACTGACGCTAGCAACGATGTAGCGAAAGTAAAGACTCTGACCGCTTCGCTTGCCAACAAGGATACGTACATCGCAAAATTGGAAGGGCAGTTGATCACCACCAAGGATGCGTTGTTGCTGGCTCAGGCCGATCTTACCGAAGCACAGGACAGTCTTACTGCAACCCAAGCAGCCCTCGTTGAAGCTAACGCGGCATTGGTAACAGCAGGCCTTCCTCCAATACCAGTACCCTGATGCAGCCATAACGCCTCTAACAGCCCCGCAAAGGGCTGTTAGAGGTAGTCGTGGTTTTTATACCTGACGGATGGTGCCTACTTCGATACCGTCATCGCCGGCCACTACTTCACGGTAGGTGTACGGTTTGATGTACGGGTTCTGCACGTCGAGCAGGTAACCGTAGAGGGCGTCTACGAAGCTCTGCGTGTAGCTGTTGAGGATCTGCTTCTTGAAGTCCAGCTCTTCGGTTTCAATCGGAGTCGGACGACCTTCTTCGTGGTACTCGTAAACGACCCACTCGTTTAGATCCAGGCCGATAGCGCCGCCATGTGCGTTCAGCTTGCCGATCACTTCGTTGGCCACTTCTTCCATGTACTTCACGCCGTAAGCAGCGGAGAAGCCATAGACACGGTTAAGGAAGTGACTGGACGCCATCAGTTGTTCTTTGAGGTTGGTATCAAAGATCTCCTGGATAGCTGGATGTGGATTGATCAACGCACGATACTTGTCGAACATGCGGTTGATCTGGCGAGTGCCGTGGCTGATACGCTTGATGTTGACTTGAACGACCTTGCTGTAGCCGGACCATTCGAAGATGTTGATAGGTTCGTCACCCAGAACGATCTCACCGGATTCAGGCAGCTTTGGATAGACACGATCCAGTGCCACGTTCATCTGCTTGAGACCGTTAACACCTTTGAAGCTCAGGTACAGGTCGTGGTCTTTCTGAACGATCAGATCAGCCAGTTTCATGGCGATACGGTTGAGCTCAGACAGACGGTCGAGGAGGTCTTCATTCAGACGTTCAACGATGTCGTGCGCTTGGGTGAAATCACCGTCGAACAGGTCATCCAGCGGACCTTTACTGAACTCCAATGGGAAGAAGCTCAGTGGCAACTCTATAGGCGCCTGGGTTACATTCATGTTCAGACCGCGGGCAGAAGGACGACGCTGGTAGGTCCACTCCAGTGGGTTCTCTTCGAACATCTTGTCCCTGAACAGATCAACATCTTTGAAACGCACCGCGTAGGTGTGCGACACCTCGCCGATCTGGAAACGGAACCAGTTAATTTCTTCTTCGCCATCCAGACCGCGATAGCAATAAATGTGCAGGTTGCTGACGTCAACGTCTTGCCCGTGGATGGCTTTGTAGAAGATGATCATCGCCTGGGCCCAATCAGGAATTGGATCCGAAGGCTGGGCGCGGTGCAGTGGGAAGATCAGCGGCAGGGAGTGACCCCACAGTTTTGGGATGTCTACCGTGTTGAGGTTAGCGTACTGTTCGGTAACAGTTGCACCGACAGCCCGGCCATCGTCGTTCACATGAACCGCCCAGCTAATTGCTTCGGGTTGGCTAGGATCACGGACGTGCTGGGCTGCTTCTTCCGGGGACATAAGGTGCTTGCCGATGCCTTCTTTTGGCGTAGTCATTTCTTTCAGCAGCTCCATGGAGCTTTCAGGTGTATGGGTTTCCACCTCGACGCCTTTATTTTCTTCGCTCATCACTTTCCCTCTTTTTAAAGTATTGCCACTGGAGGCAGTTCAATGTTCAACTTATTTTCAGTTGCTGTAAAGCAAACTGGGGTATACGTTCACATCACAGGGGTTTCATACGGCGCACTGGCACGAGACATTGAGAAGTTCTACAGCAGCTCCCTTATTACCAAATGGCAGATCCGCAGGGAAACCTGGGATACCATCAAGGTCCATAACTTCTTCTTGGTAGAACTGCATCTGGTTCTGGGAGAGTTGCTGAAGGTTCGTAACCTCCGTAGTCGTCGTAGAGAGCTGGCTGAATTAAAGCACCTGCTTGAAACAGAAACCTGGATTAAGGACACTGTTAACCCCATCGGCAAACAGTTTGATTTCAAACGACTGGAGCGGTTCAAGGTAGCACCGTTCCCCAAACAACGTGAGTTCCTGGAACAGTACCCCATCATTAAGCCCAGCTACCACCTTAAAGGATTGTTGCTCGATGCGGCAGTAGGTAGCGGTAAAGCAATGCCCCTGAACACCCAGGTTAAAGTACCGGGTGGCTGGAAGCGCCTTGGTGACCTTAAGATAGGTGACCAGGTGATAGGACCCAAGGGGAACGTTGCCAACATCACGGGTTACTTCCCCCAAGGTGTTACCGAGAGTTTCCGGTTTACCTTTGAGGATGGCCGTACTGCTGAATCACACCCGCTACATCTGTGGGAAGTGGCCGAGGCCGGTGTTGACGAACAAGGTAACATCGTCGCCCAGACCTACGTCACTACAACCAGGGACATCATCAATCACTTCGACCAGTTCAGTTACCACATCCCACTGGTGGGTAACGTGAATGAAGACACCTCATCTTCTCATCTGGATTTGCTCACGATTGCTACCGGTCTGCTGACTGCTGGTATACATATGGCTGACCCAGTGACAGAACTCTCCTACGGGGAAAGACACCAGATCGCTAAGCTCATGATCGAGCAGTCAGGGTGTCATCTGTCAGAGGCTGGCGTATCGGTGGTTGTGGACAACGTCTACGGTGCTACCAACTTCCAGAAGCTCATGTGGAGTCTTGGAGGGGTGGCTTCTCAGGAACTCTTCGGCACTTCGTTCAAGGTGACCTTTAAACACCGTGACATGGTCGGGTTAGTGGACAGCCTGGTAGGCGTTCCGTTAGGTGAGATTGTTGATCTACATCAATACGAGAACCTCAAACTCAAGTTGGTGGCTATCGAACAACAACCGCAGATCGAAACCGCCTGCATCAGTATTGACAGTGAAGACTGTTTGTACATTGTTGATAACTGGATCGTGACACACAACACCGTGACCTCGTTAATGTGGTCAACGTTGGTCAGTGATAACAAGTGCATCATCCTCTGCCCTCTGAACATCGTGGAAGAAGTCTGGCTCGGTAACATGCGCAAGCACTTCCATGAGATGCCACGCGTATGGACGTCTACATCCGGTCGTTTGTTGACCGATGACTACGACTACTACATCGTGCACTACGAGTTCCTCCAGGGTAACAACTACGACCACTTGCGCAAATGGTTTAATGAAGCCATGAAACGCAACAAGCAACAGTTTAGTCTGATCGTCGATGAGTCTCACAACTTTAACGACATGAAGTCTAAGCAAACGCGTCGATTGGTTGAGTTGGCGGATGACGGGTTGTTCCAGGATGCGCTACCGATGTCTGGGACGCCGCTGAAGGCACTTGGGAGTGAGATCTACCCTATCACCTGCCTTATCGATAAACACTTCGACAAGCCCGCTAGAGAGTTCTTCATGGCGAGCTATGGTCGTAACCGTCCTGCGCTTATCGCGTTGCTGGCGAATCGTATCGGTCGTGGCAAGTTCTCTATCCCTGAACTGGCTGGTATGGGTGATCCTCCTCCGTTCGAGATCATCAAGGTTAAAATCCCTAACGGGGAGAAGTACACCTTGGACGCTATTCGTTTGGAGATGCAGACCTACATTGTGGAGCGAGTTCGTTTCTACAATGCACACATGGCAGAATTCATCGTGTTCTATAACGATGTGGTTCAACGCTATGAGCACACGGTCCTGAAGCACCCAAAAGAGTTGGCCGAGCTACAGCGCTACAAGGCGGTCGTTAATCGGTTCCGCACCCAAGGGTACAACAACTTCACGGATGCAGCTGACAGTGCCTTCTGCAAGTCTGTAGAGGAGGATATCGAACGTGGTATCCGGGGTCCTGAGCTGGCTGAGTTCCGTAACGTGAAATCAGCGGTTAAGTACCTGGCTCTGAAGATCCGTGGTGAAGCCCTGGGCAACGTTTTGGGTCGTGCACGTATCAATGCCATTAAGGATCTAATCGCTCACGCTGAGTTGCCTAAGTACATTGACGACGTAGAGAAGAAGACTGTTATCTTTACCTCTTACGTTGAAGCCTTGAAACTCTCGGTTGATTACTTGACCGCTCAGGGTTACAAGCCTGTATCGGTGTATGGCGAGAACAGCAGCGACCGGGAACCCACCATCAAGAAGTTTGGTGAGGACCAGCGTACCAATCCTTTGGTGGCCGTGTACAACAGTCTGAAGGAAGGTTATCCGTTGTTGATGGCTAACCAGATCATCGGGTTGGATTCCCCATTCAGGGAACACGAGTTGCGGCAAGTGAAAGGCAGGATCTGGCGTACCGGACAAGATGCAGCTCAATGCTTCTTCCGGATGCTGGACATGGACACTGGGGATAAACTCAACATCACCACTCGCAGCTTGGACATCTTGGCCTGGAGTAAAGAACAGGTGGATGCTTTGATGGGGCGCATGGAAGGTCACGTGGCGTTTGCTAACGTAACTGGTGAAGAGACCCTGGATATCAGCGAAGAATTGAATGGCCGTCCGCTCAAGATGACCAACAGCGCACTAACCCTTTTCTAACCCTCTAGGAAGTTTGATCATGTTCGATACATTACCGGAAGTAAGCCACGTTGAAACCGTCATGGACGGCCTGCTGGATTCGCTGAATGGCTCTGAGAGCCTTGACCTCACGTATGCGCAGCGTTACATCATTGGTGTACTCGACGCCAACGATATCACCCGCTCGTCTGTAACGGGCACTGAAGGCCTCCTCAGCGACCTCGGTGATGGCATCGCCAAGATGTGGGAATACATCAAGAAGATGTTCACCTCCATCTGGGACTTCTTCTTTGGCAAAACGAACAAGGAAGATTCGACCGCGGCTAAAGAAGTCGTCAAGGAGACTGAAGCAGCTGTTAAGGAAGTTGAAGCTCCAAAGGTGACCGAGGAGAACGTCAAGGCAGTTGTTGCCAAGGTTGAGAAGAAGGTCGCAACACTTTCTGAAGCCTCTCCTAAAAAGAAGGAACTCACGAAGAAGGTTGAAGAGCTCAAGCAGGCCGAACCGGCCAAGGCTAAGCAGGCAGCTGCCCCACTCATCAAGGAAGTCTTCGAAGCTGAGTTGCTTGACAAGCCCAAGTTGAACGAGTGTGCCAAGAAGTTCAAGGCTCTTTACGAGGAGCTGACTGCGCGCAAGGAAGAGTACGCCAAGGGTAGCGGCGATCGTAAGGTACTGGGTCATGCTATCCAGACGTTCTTGAACGGCTTCACAGGGATGAAGGAGCCACGCAAAGGCTTGGCTGAAACCAAGGCATGGATCAGCTGGTCACACCGCTGTCTCGAAGCTACAGACAACAGTCTGGAAACTATCCGAGCAATGAAGAACGAGCATGAGCATGCTATCAAAGATACTCAAGCAAAGATCAACGGTCTGAGCAGTAGCCAGTACAGCAAAAAGGAACTGATCGAAGAGATCACCGAACTTAAGCGTGTAATGGCAAGTATCATGGTGATCATCAAGCTGGCAGAGCAAACGCGTGAATGCATTAGCCAAATGGCTAAGGGCATCGAAGCCTGCTGCGTAACAACAGCTGCCGCATAACAAAAAATAAAAGGATGGACAGGCTACCCTACCTAACCCAAATGGGTTAGGTAGGGTATAGCTGCTTACCAGTTATCGAGCGCACCGTACAGACCTGTAAATTCTGCCACGGCTTTATCGATGTCACGTTGAGTTTCTGCTGCCATCTGCCGTGCGGTGAAAGCATCCCGGGGATCTTCCAGAGTCCGCACCAGCGAAATAAACACGCTCTTCACGTGTTCCAGCCCCTCAATGCGATGATAGAGCTTAAGCTTATTATCCAGGTCAATAGCTTTTTGGCTACGGACATAGGTGGTAGCCTTCGGTGCGAACATCTGAACGACTTGTCCCATGATCTTACTCCTTTTAGGCGGCTTGTTCCATTTGAGCCAGGATCGACTCTTCTTCTTTGGCGAGCGCATCAATCTCACCCTGCTTGACTTCGATCTCCTCGTGAATGCGATCGAATTCTTCGTTATCATCAAATGCATTATGAGCCTGAGCAAACAGCGCATGGAGTTGCTCCCATGCCGCATCAGACTTTTGTTCCAGTTTCTTAAGCTGTGCCAACATGGATTCAAATTCCATTGTGTTACTCCTTAATGAATGACGTTTGTACTGCCGGCTTTCTTTAAAGCTGCGTTTACCAGGTTGTTACTCCACCCGGCATCTTCGTTCATGAGCTTCAGCAGGCTAGGGCTAGCCTTAACCAGCGAACTCATTTCAATCTCGAAACGCCCACCCTTACGAATGTGCAAGACACCCAACTGGTGCCCAAACTCTGTACTGACGAACTCAATGAAGTCGCCTTCATTGCAATACGAAATCGCCAGCTGCAACATCCGAGGAAGCGCCGTGTCGAAGTAGCTATAGTGTCTAGCCATGATCACGTCTTTGGACTTAGCACGGTGCATGGTAGCTACAACACGACGACGGCTTGGGGAGTTAAATTCAGTGCTCATAATAGAACCTTTTTACAAAGTGAAATTGGGGGAGTGGTAAAGCAGATCAGAACTTGGAGTGTTCGATCTGCTCTGGAGTCATCTCGAGGTAGAACTCATCAATAGTCTGATGAGCATTCTCCACGTGACCGTTGCGGTAGGTCTCCAACCAACGGACCTTGTGACGCACACCTGTCCAGCGTCCACCGTTAAGCTTGGAGAACGCAATGGCCAGAGGGCGCAGGTCATCCTTCGAGAGAGGATGAAAGGCCTTACGGTCATGACCGATCTCGACATCCACAACGAAGTCCAGCAGGAACGCTGGTACTTCCTCCACCTCGGTGTACTCGAGCTGCAACAAGTCCATGTACCAAGCTTCGGAACAGAACTTAATGCCCTCCAACTCCCCTACCACCTGACGGCCATAGTTGAGCTCAAAACCGTCTTCACATTTACGGATCAGAACTGGAATGTGATCGTAACTCTTTCTCATGGTATTACTCCGGAGTATGAAAGATCGAATGATCTTAATCACACTAGTAATATAGGCCTCAAAGAAAATGTATCTTAAATATTCCTACCTCCCCGTAAAGGGGAGGTAGGGGTACTTACACCCACCCGTAGGCAAGCATGATTTTCTCAGCAATCAGGTACCAACCCCAAGGGAAGAAGATCACAGCGAAGAACGTGCTGATGAACCCTTTGGCGAGTACCCACCCGACGACCCACATTACCAGGAAGATCATGGCCAGCAGGAATGCTTCCCAACTGCAAGAGGCCTTGAAAATCATAGGAGGTTTTACTTCTTCATCGTTTTCCACTACTCACCTTCCTTTTTCTGAAAGAGCATCACTCGCAACTTCTCGAGGTCGTCACGCGCCATCACGAACACCCTGTCCAGCTGCGCACGTTGTTCCTCGGGCATTTCAATCCCGGCGCTGCTGTTGACCAACGACATGAGAGTTTCGACGAAGGCGGTCTCGAGATTACCGCGTACATGCAAAACCTCGTTGACCTTCTCAGCGACTTCTGGTTCGAGGGTGTTCGTGGTCATAGCGATATCGTTAAAGAAGTCGTCCATCGTCACTGCTCCTGTGGTTGATTGGTGTAAAGACCTACGGAGTAAGTACCGTTAGGATGATTAGTAATTGCGATACCGTGCTTCTTTGCAAGGGCATGCGCTTTCATGGTGTAGTCCAGCGCATCAAGAACCGCCTTTTCACGAGCAGTTACGGTGGGGAGTTGCGGCATGTTCTTGTTAAGTACATACGCCCGGGACATCAGATTCTTGACTTCATTTACCATGTCGTTACTGGCTGCGTCGACATAGTCGAAACGCTTACTCTTCCAGTCTTTGATGTATACGACTTCGCCCATTACTGACCTCTTCTTTTATCGTAGTCCTGGATTAGGTTGTGTCGGTACAGAACAACCTCTTGCTTCTCTTTCAATAGAGCAAAGTCAATATAACCCGACCTAGCCTGGATAAGCTTATCCAACCGCTCAATCCGTGCATCCAACGACATCAGCTCCTTACGGAACCAATAGGTGTCCATCGTCTCCACATACTTCTTGAAGATATCAGGGCTGTCGGAATATGTTTTTGAAAGACAAGCCATTGCTTTCTTTAAGCGGAAGTCACTAAGTGAAACTACTTCTGCCACATGACCTCCTAGTAGACTTTCTTGCGAGCCGTATATTCCAACATCACCCGCACGTCTCTATTAATGTGTTTGAAATAAGCCACCAGCACTTTCTCACAACCCCGAGTTAACGCATAGATCGTCTGTTTCTCGAAACGCTTGTATTCGTGATGGCCCTTGTAAGGGCGGAAGTGCAACCGCATACCAATCAACAAATCTTGATCAGCAATAAAAGTTGCACCGTTGATGGTGGCAATACCTAGAAAGACATCACCCATCGTAGTTCCCCCTAGAACTTAGAAGCTTCGATTTCTTCTGGTGACATGCGGTGAACGAAGTGGTCGATCGTCTTGCGTTCACTGGCAGCTTTACCGTTAGCCCACACCTGCAAGAAGCAACCCATGTAAGTAGCCATTACCGCACAATCGTTCTTGGACAAAGCCAAGCCCAATGGAGCGAGGTCTTCCTTCTCCAAGGCGTAGAACGTGGCTTCACATTCAGTTCCGTTGTCGATCCACTTAACAACCAACGTAATGTCTTGGACGAACTTCGGAATACGCTCGACGTAGATGCAAGGGATACCCATGGTGATCAGGCTTTCTACCTGAGCAACAAAAGGAATGCCCTCCACATGACCTACCGCCAACCGACCGTAGTTGACCTCAACCCCGTTCTTGTCAGGGCGGATGACGTGTACACAACGACGATTAGCAGTTTCTGCGTTGGCGCTAACTACCAGTGCTTCAGTACCGGGAGAAGGACCAACGTTCAAACCGGCCAATGCTGCGTAGGCGGCTTTGTGGCTCGGGTTAACCATACCTACTACCGACGGTGCTTCTTCCAAACGAGTAGGTGTAATGACCTGATCTATCTTTTCTACTAGCGCTCGGTCCATCAGCCCACTTTCGCCAAAGGCTTTCAGCAAGCGGGTGATCAACTGTTTAGCGTCAGCAGGTTCGTACACCGCAAACAGTGTATCCTCATCCCATGGCCCTATACGACCAGGTTCACTCAGGTCGAGGTTAAACGACGTGAGGCCACCGACAGCCACGTCCAGGATCTTGATCATTTCACGACCGTCGTTACTGACCTCTAACAACTCCTGGAAAAAGAAGTTGTTAGGCCCTTCTTTCCAAGTGTCGTCTTTGATAGTCAGCGGTCCGAACTCATAGCTGTGCGGAATATAAGTCGCGAACAGGGTACCAGCAGGCATCTTGAGAAACTTCTGTAGGTTTACAATTTTCATTACAAAATCCTTAACAATTTGTTATTTAATAAATGGTGCCAGGAAGTATGCTATCCCGATGGCACCGAAAGGTCCGAGTATCTGAATCAAAAGAATAGCTACTGCTAGTTTGTTGGTGCGTCTCTTACGCATAAACCCCCCTCAATACAAATACAATAATGCGGGTTACGAGTAAATAATGTAGGTCTGAGTTTTATTATAAATTAATTTTCACTGCTTATTTTATTTATCAATTTTATGATCTACCACCCCTGACGCCACCGCGGAACTTAATATGGCCTTTCCAAACGAACAACTGTTTTTGGACAGGTTCATTGCTTATAACCAGGATCGATATAAGGATGAACCTGACTTTGTAACCGTGCTTGGAGCCCTGACGCTTAGCACCATTTTCTTTGCGAATTTCCGCAAGTCGGTAAACGCCGGCACCACCAGTTATTTGGTGGATGTAGACGCTCCTGACCAGTTCATCGGGTTCGATCAACATTACACCCCTGCGGACTACGTTATCAATGAAGTCGCAACACTCGTCGAACCTGATCCACTCGACCTGGTTGAGTTAAAAGCAAAGAGCACGCAGGGCATTTACCTCTTGTCAGGAGGGAGCGGTAGCAGTACTGGAGCAGTGTTAGTAAGCAATGGCCAAAAGACGAAGGCGGCTGTAAAGGCTCTCGTTAAGGCTAGCTGTCTGTACGACTTGCTCGATGCAGAAATCACCATTGATGCGGGTGTCACTACCGTGTCCATCGATTCACACACCGTTGTGGGCACGTTGACTGTTGTAGAGGCCAACGTAATCGGTCCGCCTAAATACGACGGTACGTACAAATACGACGGCACTATTACTTATTAAAGGTTGAGCCATGACTGATATCATTGAAAAACCGGATGCGTTTCCCAGCGTCCCACTTATGGCACGGGGGACAGACGTTGTAGGCGGCGATGAATCCGCTAACTCCAACCTCCAAGCTGTGGCGCTGGCGGCGCGTACCGCTTACCTGAAGGCTCAGATCGAAGCACTGATCGCTGGGGGCGTTAACGTCCTCGGTAACCTGAACACCAAAGCCGAGCTGGATGCACTCGATACTACCAACCTCGACGTTGGTTCGGCGTATTTCACCGAAGGCCAACTCTGGGTTTGGAACCTCGCCGAGTGGATTGGTTCCGGCTCCTTGCTGGGTCCACGCGGCATCAATGTACTGGGCAAGTGGCCTGATGCAACTCCGCTACCAGCTCCTGCTTCTAAGAAAGTAGGCGATGCGTACACTTGGAAAGGTGACGTGTGGTTGTTGATCCCTCAGCCAGATGGTTGGGTCAACATCGGCCTTAAAGGTGATGCGGGTAAATCGGCATACCAGTCCGCTGTAGATCTCGGTGAAACCGGTACTGAAGCTGAGTGGCTGGGTAAACTGGTTGGCAAGAGTGCTTACCAGTCTTGGCTGGATCAAGGCCACAGTGGCACTGAAGCAGAATTCGTCGGTGCCATGAAAGGCGACTCTGCCTATGACGTCTGGCTTGACGAAGGTCATACCGGTAACCAGGCAGCCTTCCTCGCTTACCTGAAAGGTGCACCAGGCGAAGCCAGTACGGTTAAGATTCTGGGTACCCTGGAAAACCTGACTGAACTCGACGCCATCGACACGACTAACCTGCCAGACGGCTCCGGCTACTTCTGTGAAGGTCAGTTGTGGGTATGGAACCTGACTGAATGGATCGGGTCTGGTTCGCTGTTGGGTCCTCGTGGCATTACCCTGCTGGGTACCTGGCCTGACAACCGCGCACTGCCTGACGTTAATGCTTCGGCTGTAGGTGATGCTTATATCTGGCGTCTTGACATCTGGTTGCTGGTTCCTGGCTTCAACGGCACCACGCTGCCTGAAGGCAGCCCTATACCTGATCCGGTGTGGGTGTCTATCGGTCTGGAAGGTCCGGAAGGTAAGTCTTCGTATCAAGTGTGGCTGGATGCTGGTCACACGGGTTCTCAGAGCGAGTTCCTGGCTGGCCTGGTTGGTAAGTCCGCTTATCAATCGTGGTTGTCTCTGGGCAACGCGGGTACTGAAGCACAGTTCGTTGCGTCGCTGGTATCGGTTGAACCCGGTCCTCAGGGTGACGAAGGCCCTGCCCGTGCTCCATTCGAAGTTATGGGTTCCAAGGCCACTGTTGGTGCGCTGCCTACTCCGGGTACTGCTACTGAAGCCTGGTACGTTGGTAGTCACCTGTACGTTTGGGTAACCACTCAAGCACAGTACGTTGACCTCGGCTCCGCTGGTGGTCTGTCGGCTTATGAGCTGGCTGTTGCGGATGGTTTCGGTGGTGATCTGCAAGCCTGGTTGGAATCACTGAAGTCGGTTGTTCCTGGTCCTAAAGGCGACCGTGGTCAGAACCTGAACGTCAAGGGTACTGTCACCAACCAAAACTCCCTGGGGAACATCCAAGGTGTAGTTGAGCAAGACGGTTACGTGACAGCTGATACAGGTCACCTGTGGGTCTACAATGACGGCACATGGCATGACATCGGTCGCTTCGAAGGCAAGTCGGCTTACCAAGTTTGGTTGGACGCGGGCTTTACCGGTGAAGCCAACGAGTTCCTGGCTTCGCTGCAAGGGGCTAACGGTACTAACGGTACCAACATCATCGTTAAAGGCTCGGTAGCTACTTACACCGCACTGCCTGCCACGCCTGCTGAACAGGACGTCTACTCGGCTCGTGATACCAACACCCTGTACGCCTTTGTTGGCGGTAACTGGATTGTGCTGGGTTCGTTCAAGGGTAATGACGGTCTCCCGGGTGCTGATGGTGCCAACGGTACATCCATCGACATCATCAAGGTTCTGACCCCTGGTGATCAAACCATCCCTGATGCCGCAAGCAACTCCGGTAAAGCCTACATCGACTTGAATAACCATATTCAGTTGGCGCATGGCGGCATCTGGTATGACGGCGGTCCAGTTGGTGCTAAGGGCGACCGTGGTGCTCAAGGTCACGGTGTAAACCTACGTGGTACGACTCCAGCTGTTCAGTACCTGCCTCGTCCTGATCAGGGCGCTGTAGACGGTGACGGTTACTTCATCGAAAGCAGTAAGCTGTTGTACGTAATGGTCGACGGTCTGTGGGAAGGTCCATTCGATATCATCGGTCCTGAGGGTCCTACTGGTAAAGACGGCGAGAAAGGTGATCCAGGTACGTCCATCCAGATCTTGGGTGCATACAACACTCTGGCTGACCTGGCTACCGCTCATCCGACGGGTAACCTGGGTGATGGCTATCTGGTTGGTAACAACCTGGCTATCTGGACTACTGCTGAAGGCGGCAAGTGGATCGACATCGGTCTGGTTCGCGGTCCTCAGGGTGTGCAAGGTGTCCCAGGTCCAATCGGTATCGGCAAGAAAGGCGACAAGGGTGATAAGGGTTCGTCCTGGATCACGCTGCCTGCTGGCGTTGATGCGCCGCCGTTGGGCTTCACTGGTAACCCTGGTGACTGGGCTGTATCGGATACCTTCAAGGTCTACTACAACTCGACTGTGGATGGTTGGGTGTATTGGGGTCGGCTGGTAGCGGGTGATGTTAACTCGCCTCTGCTGTCCTTCGGTAAAGCGGTACGTCTGGGTAATGACTGGATCGTCCTGCCAGTTGACGAAGCACCGAACATGGTTAACGGCAAGCTGTACGTCCGTTCCCTGAAGTCCGGTTCTTCCACCAACGAGGGTGAGTGGATTGAGTTGGTATTCCCGACCCAGATCGCTGAACCTCCGGCTGACGGTGCTCCGTACATGCGTGTGCGCGCCAATGGCCAGCCTATTGGTTCCTGGGCAACGTATAACGCTCCTACGCTGGCCTCTCTGGGCGGTGTGCCGACTTCGGCATTGGGCGTTACGGTTGCAACGCTTGTTGGTGGGGTTGTTCCAGCAGGTCAGCTTCCTAGCTACGTAGACGATGTCTTGGAATTCGCTAACCAAGCGGCGTTCCCTGGCACTGGTGAAACTGGCAAGATCTATATCGCCATGGACACCAACACTCAGTATCGCTGGTCGGGTACTGTTTACGTCGCACTGGTAGCTTCGCCTGGTACATCGGATGCAGTTGTAGAGGGTACTACCAATCTCTACTTCTCGGCTGCTCGTGTTCGTTCGTCACCTCTAACCGGGTTGAGCCTTGCCGCTAGCAGTGCTGTTTTGGGCACTGACACGGTGATCACAGCGTTCGGTAAGGTGCAGGCGCAGATCAACGCCTTCGTGCCTGGGTTTGCTGATACCCCGGTGGACTCCAACCTCTACCTGCGTAAGGGTGACCATACGTGGAGCGTCTACGCTGCTCCTACTCTGGCTAGCCTTGGTGGTGTGGCTACCGCGGATCTCGGCGTCACCGTTGCGACACTGGTAGCGGGTAAGATTCCTGCTGGTCAGTTGCCGAGTTATGTCGACGACGTGCTGGAGTTTGCTAACCAAGCGGCTTTCCCTGGAGTTGGTGAAACAGGGAAGATTTACATCTCCCTCGCAACCAACGGTCAGTTCCGCTGGACCGGTAGCGTGTACGTTGCACTGACGGCTTCTCCGGGTACTACTGACGCTGTTGTGGAAGGATCCACTAACCTTTACTTTACAGCAGCTCGGGTTCGGACGAATACACTGACTGGGTATGCCGTTGGGTCTAACGCTGCTATTGCAGCAGCCGACACGATCCTCGCGGCGTTCGGTAAAGCGCAAGGTCAGATCAACGCACGGCTTACCGACGCACCAAACGACGGTAAGCAGTACCTTCGTAAAGGTCTTGCCTGGGTATCGTTCGATCGTTATGACTTGGCAATCAGCAACATCAGTGCAACTGCAACGGTTGACCCTGCTACTGCTGAGTTCGTTAGAGTGGATAACTCCGCTGCAACGGCCAAAACCATTACGCTGGCCGATGGTCCGAAAGGAGCTAGTGCCCGTGGGTTGGTGGTGGTGTTCAAGATCACCGGTGCTGCTGGTGTGATCACCTTCGCTGCAACTGGCGCTACTGTTCTGGCCTGGCACGGTGGTAGTCCACCTCCGCTGACGGGTAGTCGTACACAATTAACCTTCACCTGGGATGGTGTCGAGTGGGTCGGTTCGCCTGGTGCTGTGGTTCCTTAACTGCTAATACATGGGAGCCTCCATCTTGGGGGCTTCTGTGCAGTTAGCTCTCACTTATGTGTTTGGATGGGTACTATGATCGAAGCACTTCTGTTTAAAGGGTCTGATGCGGGGGAAGAGGACGATCATGACCTGCCCTTTCCGGCAGGTACCCCGTTTAAGGGTGTGGTACGGTCTAAAGACTTTATCACCGGTACAAACCTGGCAGCTCAAATAGGGCTGACCGACGGTATCCCGGTCAACAACGAATCGGGTTGGTTACACTTCGTTGAGGATAATGGTTACAACATCTACATCGCTAAGAAGCCTATACGCTACGCGCTGCCGTGGAGTGCTGTCGATACGGCACAAACGGGTAAAGAAATCAACCTGTTAGGTAAAACGTTCATCGTTGATTTCATGACAGGGATGGCGGCTAACTTCCTCAACCCTGAAAACCCTGTCAACGCCGGGGGTCAGTGGAACCGCTACATGTACAACGTGTATGACGGAGAACGGGTAGACGAACTCCCAGCGAGTAAAGAAGTATGGGGTCATTACGATAGCCACATGCTGGGGATTCCACTAGGGTCTGAAGATAAGCTCACCACTTTGGGGGCTATGAGTCACGTGAAGAACCCAATCTCTGGCGGGCAAGGTGGTGGGCACGCGTTGCGTGGTGTTCAGTACCCTGGCACTTCACCGCCCAACATCATGGGTGTCTGGTATACCAACCCACCCGACATGGCGGACTTCGTCGGCTGGCGTCCTATGCTGTATGAGAAAGGCACCACTGCACCGATCCCAGTTACACCGTTTAAAGGGGAAGCTACTCTCATTACAGCTACCGATCTGGCAGCTGCGATTGGGTTGGTCGATGGGACTGTGCTGAACGACGACTCTACCTGGCTGAAGTTCGTTGATGCTGGTAAGACGTTCTACATCGCCAAGAAAACGCTGATGGTTAACATTACCCATGAGCAGTTAGACGCAGTGGGTGCGGTTTATGGATCGAAGACAATTGTTATCGGTGGGCTGACGTATAAGGTTCGACTGATGACAGGTCTCAACGCTGACCCTGGTGACGCGGCTGGTGGTGAGTACAGTAACTACCTGATGAGGGTGACTAACCTGTACACCCCTATTGGTGACGCTTGGGGTGCTTACGACCCCGGAACTGACCTGGGTTGGGGTGGCGGTGCTGGTTCGGGTGAGTTGTCTATCCTCCAAGAGATTTACACTCCTTACGGCGGTTGGGCTACTCGGGGTTACCCTGGCTTCGATGGTATCTGGTATCAGATCCCTAACACTACTCACGCCGGCTATGGTTGGAAGCCAGTACTAGAACTGGTTGGCTAATCCACTTTCAATTGATTTTGTTTACAAGGAATTATCATGACGACGGTTACGCGTTTGACCCGCCTGATCGATGTTGGATCTGGCACTTACCCCCTGTTCCTTACTGACATGCCCCTTTACGCCCCTAACACCCTGTTCGGTGCTACAGTGGACTCGGAGTTACTGGTCAGCTTCGGTATCGAAGTTGTACAGCCGACTTCAAAGCCTGCGGGTGATGTGGTTCTCGAAGGCCGTCCAGAACTGATCGACGGTGTGTGGCACCAGACCTGGACTGTGCGCTCGTTTGATCCGGGTGAAGCCTCCAGCAAGTTGGCTGAAAAGAAAGCCCTCCTGACGGCACAGGCGGCTACCCTGCAGCTGAATGCCTTTACCAAAGGGTTCCCTTATCAGTTCGACGAGAATACCATTTACCACGTTCAGGTTAGAACAACTGACCGCGGTAACATCTCTGACTTGCGTACCATCGCAAAAGAGCTGGTCGCTGCTGGTCAAGATATGGCCTTCGAATTCCGTGTCTGGGAAAACGTTTCGGTCGATCTGAACGCTGCACAAATGGTGGCGTTGGCCGATAAGACCTTTGTCCAAGTGCTGGTAGGTTACAAGACGGCCTGGAAGTACAAGGACGATATCGCTAAAGCAACTACCATGGAAGAGCTACCAGCACCTCCTGCTGAGTTCTTCACCTTGTAATCCACTTACCTCCCTCGAAAGGGGGAGGATTCCCAGCTTGCAGGAGTTTGAACGATGAGTACGTTTACACGGTTCAGCGCAGTCGAACAGCTTCAGTATGACAAACCTGCCAGTACGTATTACGGCAAGGATATCTGGGACACTATACCTGGGTTCCGCTATTACATCGGGGTTGAAGGATCGGACAAGTACGTTGATGTGGAAACGGGTTTTAAAACCGACGGTGCCACTATTCCTCGCCTGCTGTGGTGGTTGCTTCCACCGATGGGGGAATACAGTCAAGCATGCACCCTGCATGACAAGCTGTGTCAGACGTACAAGATCACCCAGGTCATTAACGGCGTTCCTACGGACGTTGCTGTTGACCGTAAAGAGATCGACCGCATCCTGAAGGAGTCCATGGAAGTGTTGGAAGTAACCCGGTGGAAACGCATGGTCATCATGACAGGCGTTAACCTCTACCGGATCGCTACCAATCCAACCACTCCGAAGACGCCAATGCGTAGCTTCGCAGCTTAGTGACAGTGACCTCCCTTCGGGGAGGCTTTCTTTTATAACAGGGAGACCGTGTTAGTAGGAGTAACACCATGCTTGAATCGTTACTAAGCGTCTTAAATGCACAGGTCGGTGGTGGGGACGATAGCGATCTCCCATTCCCACCAAGTACGCCCTTTAAAGGGGTGGCCCATTCATCTGATTTTGTTTACGGTGATGTGCTTGCTGCAAAAATGGGGTTGACCGCTGGTATTGCGTTTAACTCTGAATCCGGTTGGTTGCACTTCATCGAAGACAATGGCCTGGAGTTGTACATTGCCAAGAAACCGCTCAGATACAACGTCTGCTGGGAAGACCTTAACGCTCTCGGGTTATCTAGTGGGGGTGCAGAAACTACCATCGGCGGTGAGATTTATATTGTTCGGCTGATGACCGGTGCTATAAGTGCTACCGGTGGGATCGGTGCAGCAAACTCCGGCGGCGAATGGAACCGCTACATGTATAACGTGTATGACAGCTTGGACCGCGCTGGTTTCCCACCTAATGCTGAGTACTGGGGAGACTACACCGGTCCTATGCTGGGCGTAGCTACGTTTGATGGTTCCACTGAATTAGGTGTGGGGACTATTTGCTCGGCGGGTCACATTACCCGTGGTAGTGACTCTGGTGGTGGGACTCCCTATGCGCAAGTAACTGGCATGTGGTATGTCGACCCTAACAGTCCTCAGCTGTGGTATAGCTGGAGACCTATCCTTGTGAAGAAGTCTACCATTCCTCCTACCCCTTATAGGGGTGAGGTACTGGCGAGTAACTTCATTACTGGTTCTGCCTTAGCGGCGGCTGTAGGGTTGACAACGGCTACGCTTATCAATGACAACACGCCTTGGCTGAAGTTCGTTGATGCTGGCAAGACGTTCTACATGCCTAAGCTGATCACCCATAACGCGCTATCTTGGTCACAGCTTAACGCACTTAATTTGATCTACGGTGGTACGACTATCACCTTCGGGGGCCATACCTACAAAGTAAGGCTAATGACGGGTGGCGATGGTAACAACCCTACAGGTACACGCGGCGGGGACTACGATAACTATTTCCTCCGAGTTACTACCGAGTATCAAGGCGAAGCATGGGCAAGCAACAGCCCAACCGATATGGGGTGGTTAGGCGGAACCAGTAGCGGTGAGTTGATCATCTGTCAGGAGGCCAGTACAAGCGGTGGTACTTTGCTGCGGGGCTATCCTGGATTTGCAGGTGTGTGGTATGAACCCGATGATACACCTTATCCTGGCTACGGCTGGAGACCGGTGTTGGAATTGGTGTCGTAATAAAGCAAAAAAGAAACAGGTATATAACTACCCTCACCCTTTGCGGGGTGAGGGTAGTTATAGCTACTTAGAGTTCTAGCTCTGCTTCCAGTGCTTCCAGTACATCATCGAAGTCACCGGAGTGTTCTTCAGCTACCAGGCTACCCGCGATATGCCCGGTAAGGTCGTCCAGAGCACCATGCCACTGTCCGTCGGTAGGATCGAAGAACAACGTGATAGGTGTGCGATCGTAATTACAACGCTCAACCAGCCTTTCCAGACGCTCTTCAAGACTCTGCTTAACTACTGGCATGTTGTATCCCCCCTTATTGCTTTTCATTGGCCAAGATGTAAACGATCGGGTGAGACTCCAGAGAAACCAACATCTCTTTCTCGTGGACGTGGAAGAACATCAGCGATGCATCCAGACCAGGACGACGTTCCAGTTCTACGTGCAGGAACAGTTTGTGCCAACGGCTGGTCAGTGTTGCTTTGAAATTGTCGCGGTCTGCATTGCCGAAGTGCCCGATGAAGAAGCTACTTACCAGGTTGTAGTAGTTGATCGCGTGTTCACGATCGTCCATTACGAGGTGCTTGAACAACATCTCCACAGCCTCCTCGTAACTGTGAGAAGGCTTTTGAATCAGGTACATGGTACCGCCATACAGCTTGAGATCACCGCCGGACACAATGTAAGTGGTCTGGTGCTCGTAAGAGGTCACCTGAAGTTGTTGACCGTTGCCGTTGATGTTGGTGATGCTCAATACTGGTTTACGTTGTGCGTTTGTCATTTCATTTGCCTCTTAACTTATTTGCGCAGCAAGCCTACAAGCGGGTGATCCGCCAGGGGTACTGCAACGGGTTTATAACCAGCGATAGTTACCTGTACTGCTCTTTGTCCGATGTCAGGTAGCCATTCGAACAAGACTTCTTTCTTAACACCTCTCCATGAACCTTCTGTAGCCAGGTATGCCGGTTTAGGCTTGATCTGACTGAAATACCAAATGAAGAGGAAACTGATGCGACTGTACAAGGCAATGGATGTAGCACGACCATCCAAGACCAGTGCTTCGAACAAGTGTTCCCAGGCTTCTTCAAATGTAAACGAAGAGCCCTGTATCAAATACGTATCACGACGACCAGTTGAATTGATCCAGTAATAACGCGTTTGATGCCCATCACTCATGGCAATCAGATTACCGTGAGCAGTTTGTGTTACACCGTAGAACCGGATAGGTTCACGAAGACCGTGGCGAATAAGCACGGTCTCTTGTCGCAACCGCCAGTGTGTATTGGCTGTAACGATTTCACCTGTGTTGCGGTTAACTCTGAATTGCGCCTCTCCAACATCAGCCAATGGGAAGTTGTCGGTAAAGCTGAGTCCTTTAGTTATCATCCTGGTGTTTATCCTTGTTCTCTTTCATCAGGGGTAACCCTCCTTTTACGGATGTTCGAAATCTGAATAGCCAACGACACCAGCTTCATTGGCTCAGCACCAGGCACGACTGGTTCGTTAGGAGCAACAACGTTCTCCAGAACGTGCTTGGTCTCTACCAGAGCGATCAGTTCAGGCGCCAGCGAGAAAAGAACCTCTTGCGTCTGTTGCAGATGCAGCTTGTAGTTGTTCGTCCCACCCAGGCGATACGCTTCATCCAATGCCTTGGTAATCTTGTCGAGGATGGGTGGAACAAAATCATGACCGTTCATATTTACACCCACTTGCAGCGAATAGACGCAGGCCCTACACTTTCCCTGGGGTTGTGCAAATTGTTGTAGGGGTTAGTTTTCAAGAGAGGCGAACTGTTAGTGTTCATCACCTGAATCTCACCCACGACCTTCATGTGCACTGGATCGAGAATCCGATACTCATGCGTCACATGCGCATCCCACACCCAGCCGTCTTCCGTCAACGTCTTGGGAAGCACTACCCGTTCAACACCCACAAACATCGGGCTATAAACGTAGAAGTTAATGTGGGGGAGTTTATCCTTCTCAAAGAAATGAGCCACATTAGGGAAAACACCACGGAAACAATCTTCCACGGTTGGGCCAACTGAAATAGCTGTCATAGGCGCTTCAGGATACGCCCAGGAGCTGTCTTCAGCTTCACCCGGTACATCGAAGCCTGCTTGTTCCCCAGGCGTCCACAGACCCTCCAGAGCGCCGTTAAAGCTAATGTGGTAAAGTGGGAGCTGTCCTAGCAAACGACTCTTTACCGACTTGGGTACTTGTTCCATCATTCCTCCTACAGTTTTACGCGATGTGCATACGAGCCATGGCGTATTCCTTAGACAATCCCAACTTCTCACAGGCCTCAAGAATCGAAGCCTCGCCACCACACTCACCGTACGTATCGATGATGTAGTTCCAGATAGCGGTACGTTGGGTCCGTTGACGTTGCAGAGACAGTTCCAGGTGACGCGACAACCAGCGGATGCGTTCCTTACCACCCGTTACTGCGGCGATCTTCGAGTAGTACTGCTGACCGGACTGCATGGCGGCAATCGACAGGCGCATGTCGGTTTCTTTATCAACGTCACCCTGCATGAAGACCAGAGTCGCCATCTCATCATCAGACAGCTTGCCCAAACACAGACTTGCACGGTCCTGATTAACCAGCTCAGGGAAGTCGTCCTGCTCACCCTTGGCAAACCAGTTAGACGACGGAGTGCTACCGATACCGGAGTTGAGTTCGGTAAGACCGAGTTCTTTCATCAGGTTACCGCGAGCATTACGCTTGGCAAACTCCATGGCCTTAACCATGTCTTCTTCGGTGTACTTCAGCTTGTGGTTAACTGGAACCATGCTGCGACCCTTGTTAGGGTTAGGACGATCGCCCATTTTCTTTCTCCATGTTTTCAAAAGGTTCAATGATCAAGCCAGAAGGCAAGGTCTTGGATTGCATTACAACAGTGCCTATACCCGCTAACACCGCAAAGGAGTCACCAGGCTTAGGACCAAACTCCCTGTAAAGGGCGATGTTGTGTTCCATCTCTTGCTTTAAATCTTTAGCCATCCTTACGTTCCCATCTCAGTGCAGCCAACTGCTCAGGAGTGAATTGCTTCATACCCAACAGCTTGAACAGATCCTTGTCCTTCCAGTTACGCATTTCAATTGCCCACTGGATTGCACGCCGCGAAGGAATGATCGACTTACGGTCAGCCACGAGTAGCTGTTTGTTACCCTCTCGACGAATTAACTTTGTTTGGTTCGAGAGGTACCCGATCTCGGATTGCGCGATAAATTCATCCAATAGCAAGGACGACTTACTGGTGAGGTTACCGATGCCGTGAATACCACCTTTGCTCCCCCTCATGAACTGTGGAGGTTCGTCGTGGATGATACCCGGGTAGTCGAGAATGGTAAGGCCGTCGATAAGAGCACCCCTCCCGGAAGGGGTCTCTACCTCTGCGTAGATGTCCATGTCATGAACAACACGACCAGCTACATACAGCAACCCGTTGAAGCAGTTGATGAACTCCGGTGTGAACGGATTGTGGTAAACCTTTATGTGCGGTGTACTCCACGAGATGTCAGCCATATTTGGCTTGTACCCTCGCGGTCCTCTGTACTGCAACACACGACCGTGGTCAATGTGACCCACGGTTCCCACGTTTACATGTTTGATACTTTTCATTTACAGAAGTCCTTATAAGCGACCATGGTTGTGTACTTCTCAGAGGCGAACAGATACAACTCGGCTGGCTTCATCCACTGAGTACCTTTGTCACTAGACCACACGTTTATACGCCACCATTTGCCTTTAGGTGGTTTAGGCGCACCTTCCACTTCCACTTCGGCAGCCTTCAATGCCTTGTCTGCCAGTGCCATCTCTTCTTCGGTTGCAGCCTCATTGCGAGGAGACAAGCCAAAGATAGTGAACTCCTGACCGTTCTTGGTAACGTCGGTCTCTTCCCGTACAGTGCTTTCCAGAGTAAAGTGAACACCGAACAACGACTTGTAAGAGTAGTTGTAGTAACGCATACCCTGAATCAAACCGTTGCCGAAAGGAACGGAGCAAGTCTTCGGCACAGTGTAATGCCCGCTTACCACTTGGGTGGGCAACCACTTATACAGACCGTAAACCGCACCACCCACGATAGCCCAGAAGAGCAACCAACGCAGCCAGGTGTTACGACGCTTACGACGAAGATCGACCTTTACCTTCTTCAAGGCATCGAGTGCTTTGAAAGCAGCATCACTTTCTTCACCCTCAAGCTTCTGTAGAGCACCTTCCAGCAACGAAGACACGTCATCCAGAGATGGGTGTTCCTTGGCGTCTGCCAATATGTCCCGTTGATGGATCCGCATACGTTGCTCTTCCAGACGGCGTACGTATTCCAGGTGATCGGGGTCCTGTGCAGTGTAACCAGACGCACTACGCAGAACGGCATTGAGGTCGCCATTCTGAGAGCACCATTCCCCGTAGGTTCCGCCGTAACCAGCCCCGACGTCTAATGAGAAATGCTTTGCCAGGATCTCCTCGTTTGTCAGAGCAGTTTCGCGCACTGGTGCTATTGCAGAAGGAAGACCCTCGGTACCAGTAGCCTTTTTCAACAACCCACTGATGTCGTGGTTCTGTAGCTTCCACGCTTCAAACGTACCCTGGTAGTTAGCCCGTACGTCTGACATGTAGAGCTCGTGCAAGAAGTCGTCGGTTACCTTGGCTGGGTCAGTAGTGCTACCCTTGAGGTCTACCATAGGTCCGACCTTCCTGTAGCACGTATACATCTCGTCCCATGTGTAGACATGATCGATGAACCAGACTACACCGGTCCTGTCAGCAGCTGGCACCCACGCCTTCATTTCAGCTTCATGGAGCAGGTCAGCTTTGAGACCAGGACGATTGGCTTCGAGGATGTTGTGAGGATGAACACGCTCCCACTTATCCCCGATCTCACCACCACAGATCCAGAACCCCTGTTCGGCATCCCAGATGTAAAGCACGTTACCAACAACGTACGCTTCACCCGGTGCCCCGTCTTTAGGCGCAAAGGTATCAGCGATCTCGGCATCCCCATAACTGCCGATAACGTTTATCATCTCATCGGGTTGCCCGATCTTGCGAAAGAAAGCAGATGTCATACGAGCCCGTTTGATGTAGGTGGCTTCGTTTGCATTTAGTAATGACATGTGTTACTCCTTGTTTTAGTAGTACGTTACAAAGTTACAGCGGTATAAAAAAGAAAACATATTACCCTTACTAGCAATGTCGCTAGTAAGGGTAATAAGCGCTTAGACCCCGGTACGTGATCTAAGGAAAGGTAAATACACTTCCTTGCTTCGATCCGCGCTAATCAACTTGATCGCAGAGTGCGTTCTTAGTTTGTTGAAGCTACGGTTGAAAGTCAAGTTGTACCACACACCGTCGAGTGCGAAGGTGGCGAATGGAAGGCGAGATTTATCAAACAACTCACCGAACAAGCGTGGGTACTCGTAACTGAAAAACTCTTCAATGTACTCAGCGGTGTCAGCACTGACTTGGCATCCCAAGAAAGACTGATCACGCGTTAACCAACGTAACTCATTGAACTTGACCGCCGCCTTCTCAGTGATGTCGACGCTTTGCAGCATGCGACCAGAAGGAAATGAACTGCTCCGGCTAATTTCTGTCAAGCAGTCGATCGCGTAGACAAACTCCTGGAGCTTCCTGACGTCCGGTATGAACTTCAGAAAGGTGTCCACGAACTCTACGTTCAAGATGCGCTTGAAATACCCCAGACGTTTACTTTCAAGCGTAGGGGTAGAAATAGATCTCAGTCCATTGTAATCCTCCATCTTCAGTAGTGCTATACTCATAACTTATCCCTTCTAACTTCGTGAAAGACCCCAATGAAACTTATGTTATTCACCTAGGTAATATAGATCTGAACAGCGCCTTATCTTAAATAGGAAACTTCCAGCCGATCACAGCACCCACTACCAGAGCAATGAGGCACAATCCAGTGATCAGGAGAAACGTTTTGTCGCGACGTTTACGTTGTTGTTTACGAATAGGGTCCTCAACCATGCGAGCGATCCAGTCATCATCATCTTTGTCGGTCAGGTCTCTTGGATCAATCATTTCGTTTGACCTTTAAGGAGTGTTGTGTACGACGACGTCCAAACGGCAGGTTTACACTTTCCTTTGTATCCAGGTTAGTGAAGTGGAAGATGAACAGCTTGCTGTCAGGAATCAGTTCATTGAACTCAACCGAGAACCTGATCTTGTCCACCATGAACTCCAGCTCTTCAAGACCCAACCGCTCCATTATGAAGTGGAACGTTTCGATGTAACGTCTCTCGAAGAAGTCGGTGAGAGATTTCTTAACATCGGGAGTGGGCAGCTTGATCTTCCAGGTCTCGTTGTTAGTGGCCCGGAACAGTTGCTCAAACAGGAAGAATGATTCCAGTTTGTAGTGATCCAGGTCAACCGTTACCAGCGTCTTATTGGCAGGGCATTCAGGATGCTCGACCAGATCACGCAGGTGGTCGATCCCATACACCATTTCACGCAGTACGGTTTTCATAACCCCCAGGGTATGGAAATGGTCAACAAATGACGGGTCCAAAGCACGGCACACCAGTGCGTACTCGTCTTCGTCCATTACAGCCGTTGCCGTAATTGCAGCTTTTAGTTGTGCGGTCATGGATGAAACTCCTTAATACAGATGACCTTTTATCGGGTGTAGATAATAGTCGTGAGTGTGATATTAAATTTTAACTGGGCTGTATCAGCCATAAAGCCTACCGCGGGAAAATCCCAACGGTAGGCTTTACTTGTAGCCGCTCAACCCAATGGGTTAAACGATCGGTGCATCTGGGTCAACGCCCAGTACGCCGTAATCCGTAGGTGGAATCACGCGAATCCCAGACACACCTTTCACCCACTCCAAGTTACCGGTGTAGGTAAAGCCGATGAGTTGGACGAACGTATCACCATCAGTAGTGGTGATGGTCGGGATAGCGTATTTCAAACCTGCTGTAACGACAGCTGCAATAGCTGGTGCTTCACTGCCATCTGCGACATTGAAGCTGATCACAACACCCACAAGAGTGTCGACACCATCCATGTAAGAATACAAACCGGGAACAGACTGTGTTTCCAGTTCGCTGATGTCTGCCAGCGGTGTAGTGTTCCTCAGAGTGTACAACTCCAAGGTCTTAGAAGCATCCGACGGTGTCCACGATTGCAGTGGATCACAGCGGAAGTTCCGACCGGGCGAAGCGATCATCATGTTGCGGGTACCGTCACCTGGATCGTTAACAGTACCGAGCTGCAAATCGGATTCAGTCAGGCCTTCGAATAGTGCAAGATAAGCTGGGTCGTTGGCATAGCGACTCTTATTGAACTTAATGAAACGTTCAACGAACAACGCCATATGAGTCTTAACCGCCATAGTGGTTCTCCTGGAGAAAAGATAAACCTAACGTAAAGACGTCCGGCATAGTATCTCCTGGCATTATGGTCAGATAAGGCGACAAATAACCGGGATAACAATAGAGGCAATAAAGGCCAGTTGCGAGTTCGTCCTAAGTACCAGGATGAAAAACGACAACACTAATACACTGCCTAATAGTACTTCCCCGTTGATGATTATCCCAAAGATTAGCCACCCAAAGAAGATGAGTCCATTGGATCCGGTAAACAGTATTCTCATTTGTGGTGTCATTATTGCTCCTCAAAAGACAAAATAAAAGGGAGCCTAAGCTCCCCCTCATTTATTACGCTTTAAGACTGAACGTTTACCGCAGCCAGTTTGTCCCCGATCAAGATGCTATCGAGACTGGCCAAGGTTTTAGCAGTCGCCATACCACCACGCAATGCAGTGATCGAAGCATACGCCGTGTCGAAGATACCCAGCTCACGCGGAGACCCTCGGGTGTTATCACGCAGGTTGACCGCAGGAATTGGATTAGGGTGATCCATATCCATTACGTTACCAGCAATCTGCTTGCGAACCCGACGGAGGGCGTCCAGTCTTTTCGTAACAGGAATATCCACGGGTACCAGCATGTCGCCCATCAGTAAGATGTACTGGGAGAATACCACTTCTTCCATGACCTCAATGATCTGAGCGAACACTGGGTCTTTTTCATCTTCCTCAGACAGTTCGCTGATAGCAAACATACCAGCGGTTACCAGAGCACTCCCCACACCAGGCAGGATCCCGTTAACCAGCGCCGACTTGACTGCTTTCGACACGTCTTCGAAACGGTCGATACGTTCCTTGATCTCAGACTGAGTTTCGCCACCCACAAACACGGTAACCAGCTCACCCTTCAGATCACGCAAACGCTTCTCGTTGAAACGAGCACGCATGCTGAAACGCTCACCACGTTCGTAGCTGTTAAGCTCCTGTTCAATCGACTCTACCTGACGAGCAATGCGCTCGATGGTTGGCAGAATAGACGGAACGAAAACAGAACGCGTCGAACCGATGGTCAGATGATCCTGGCACTTGTTCAAATCAGCGAACACGATGTCAGACAACACTTTGACCATGTTTGCATTCAACTGCACCGAGAGATCCTGCATCAGCAAGGTACCCACGGAACCGCCGAAGTTGGTCTGTGCACAGATAAACGCTGGACGCTTCAGCTGGTTGTTGATTTGCAGGATCATGCTGTTGATAGCGTTATCGAAAGAACGAGCAATCAGCAGGAACGTTCCAGCGCTGTCTTCAGTACGATCCAACAGTTGCTTGAGCATAGGCCCCAGTACCTGAGGATCAACGTTACGGATGTTGTCGTCGATAACGATCGGGTAGAAGTCGGTGAACTCCGACGCAGTACCGTTACCGTTCTTGCTGAACGATGGGTTACTGTAGATCAGGTTCATCAGCAGGCCGTCTGTAGTGACGATCTGGTCCTCGCCACCCAGGCCTTCCTTGAGCTCGATCTCAGGGTACTTATCACCAGCAGCGTGATAGATATTGGTGATGACCGTAGCAAGCGCCTCGTCGCCGTTAGAGGACGTCAGGGCCAGATTGTACAGCTCTGGACTGTCGTTGGTTACGGTGATCGACATACGGCTGAGTTGATCAATGATCTTGTTACCCAGCATGTCGATGAACTTGCGTTCGCGATAGTTAGGGAACTGGCTGTACAGGCGATACAGCTCGGAGGTCAGCAGGATGGTGGTAGTGGTGCCGTCACCGCACTCGACGTCGGTTTTGACAGCAGGTTCAGTAATGATGCGGTTAACCGCTTCTTCGAACGGGTTAACAAACTTCAGGCTCTTCGCAACCGTAACGCCGTCTTTGGTTACCTTCACAGAAGTACCGACGGTGATAGCAGAGAGTTTGCCGTTTGGACCCATGGTGGCTACAACGGCGTCGCGGACATCCATCATTACGTCTTCGACGATGTCTTGTGTATTGCGACGAGTGGCGTCAGTATGACCGTTGTTAGAGAGTTGCATGTACATGGGTGAATCTCCATAGCTGGGTTTCGATATAAACAATGTAATTCACAGTAATAATGTAGGTTTTAAATCTTTTAGCTTGGGACTGCTTCCAGCTCTCTTGAGAAGAACTTGCGCAATTCTTGGATTGCCTTGCAAGCCTTACCCAGCCCACGAGCGAAGTCGTCAATAGACTTCAACGTATGGTCATAGGTCGAGTCGTAAACTGTCTTGCCTTTCTCATCTTCCCAGGCTTCTAACCACCAGTGGATCGTCTTGTGACAGTCCGCTACTGCAAGGTTGCCGCTGCCGTTCTTGTACATGGTCGAATGCACGTAACCGGAGTAAGGTGTCTCAGGACGATTGAGCCACTGCTTGTCATAGCGGTCACCTTTCGCGTTAACCTTACGTCGTTCTTTGCATTCCTTAACGAAGGCAACCATCTTCTCCCTCGCCAACTCCAGTTTCTTCTCCATCTCAAACAGCCCGTGGTCGTCCTTAACAGGATGCAGACGAATGCGGGTACTGTTGACCATCATGTTGAAATAACCTTCCCACTGATACGTGTACTTCTCAGGGGCATTCTTTTTCTTTTTGTTACTGGTCACAAACGGTTTGACATCAAAGGCGTAGTTGAACACCGCCAAGTCATCCTTGTAAGAACCCGTAACAAAGTCCCGCCCCAATACTGTAATACGGTCAAACGAAACAACACCGTCTTTATAGTTGTCCATTACAAATCCTCCCACTAGCAAACAAAAAATAAAGGGGTGAAACCTCTCCCTCAAGCCTGTTGGCCCGACCTGAAGGAGAGGGTGTTGCTCTTATGCCCCTTTGCGCACAAGATAGAAGACATCACCGAATTGCTGGAAACGCAGCTCTTCAGGTTTGAACGCACGATCTACGTCCAGGACGACTTCCATCTTCTTGCCGAGGTTAAACACTTGCTTGACCTTGCAGATCACGTTTTCTTGTGTGATCTTCCGGTCGGGTTGATCTTTACCATCACTGTGCACAAGATGCAGACCGGCTTCTTTCAGCTGGGAGTTCAGTTTCTTGAACGGGTCCATGCCGAGTTTTTGTTGGATCTTTACCGTGGTGCTCATTTCAATCAGATTCCTTTGGTTGTGTTGTGTGGCCAGGATAAAAGGGGACGGGTTCACCGGAACCATCGATATCCACGCTAACTCCGTTAAACGCCCTTGTTGGTAAAGGTACAGCAAGTTCATCGCCGACAAAATCCAGAGCCAGTTGGATGGCGTCCAGAACGTCTTCGAGATCAACAGGACGTTCAACAATGTATTCGATCTGCTCTTTGAAGATCACGGTACCGCAAGAGCAGGTCTTAATGTAGCAGGTCGGTTTAGTAGAGGTGATCGGGTACGTAAACACGTAGAGCGTCTTATCGTCGAAATGAACGATAGCGTTCCACTGACTGTTAGCGAAAGAACGCAGGTCGTTGTTTTCGTACAGACCGTGATCCACCAGGCGTTTGTACTTCTCCTGAATACGAGCGCTGCGCGCTTCATCTACGATGACCTCGTCGACCTTACTTGGATGAAGCATTATTCTTCTTCCTCGTCATCGTCATCAGCAGAGCGAACGTCCGGTTCTTCGCCTTCCTCGGGCTCGAGTGGTTCGAAGTGGACTTCGTCCTCGTAGACATCAATATCGTCGTCGTCGAGTTCGGGGTCTACACCGTCATCTTCGCGAGACAAATGGGAATCGTTGTTGTTCATTTCAGCCTCCCGTTGTTCGGCTTCCCTGTCCAGTTCATCCTGCGCCAGGCGATCCTGGTGAGCAGGGAGTTCTTTGCAGATGTTGCACACGAAAATGCGGTTGCTCTCTCGTGGCAGTTCTTCACAGATATGTGGGATGTAATGCGATCCCTCATTCCTGGGTACATCCATACAGCAGTCCTCGCAGTCTTCGGACTCCAACTCACGATCAATCAGAAACTGATCGTAGCAGGATTTGCAGTATAAATACGCTTCTGAACCATGGCTATCGTTTTCAGAAGACTCGCCATAAGCTGTATCCCCATCTTCTAAATGCGGACAACAACCACCTTCTGACACACTTCCGTCTTGGATAAATCCAACACTTCTGTTACTTTTAGAGTGAGTGAGCCAATTCACGTTTCTTTTCCTTTCTGGAAGGTGGTATTGCTGCCATCACTTCTGGCGGCAGCCCTCTCGACAAATATCTAATTTCTGCTTCGGTTGCAAAGGAGAACTTGCACCCGCGATAAGTTTTAGATTTACCCAAACAGCAATAGCCAACGGGAGTATAGTTAAACCCATTGTCTTTCATTTCTTTCTGCCCGATAAGAATAAACTCACGGCCATAGAACATACCTGGCCCGATAGTGACCTTTACCGGCTTAGACCCATGGTGGTTTAAACCAAGCCTTTTTACAGTCAAGCCCGTCTCCAGAGCGTGGACAACATTGCCGGAGCAGGTCACCCATTCAAGATTACTCAACTCGATGTTCAGCTTGTCTCCATCAATGTGGTTAACTTGAAGGTTTGCATACGACTCCCTAAAGAACTCATCGGGTTTGGCAATAAAAAGGCAGGCTAGCGCTCTATGAATCAGGAACCGCTCTTGTTTATCCAGATCTTTAAAAGAGGACGTGTAGTAACCACCTTGAATCCATTTACTGGCCAATCTCGGGCCGTTGCGGATCAAAGAGATTACGTTACCCCGATTACTAACTAGCACCTGCTCCGTTTTCAGGAACACGCGGTCCCCTTTGACGTTAGCGGGAAGATATCGGTAATAATGGAAGGGCACCCAGACTTCGTACCCAGGTTCGTTTTTCAACCTGGCCTTTAAAGCCTTCTCAAGAATAAAAACGTTTGACGGATACCCTAGCAACTTGTAGACCACCAAATCGGGGGCGGTTAACAAGTCTTTGGCGTAGTTCAGCTCGTTAACCTCGACCATTTAGTTATTCATCCTTAATAATGACGATAGGTGGAAACCCAAGTACCTCCACCGGATTGTTTTCCAGGAACCGCCTGATCTCATCAGTCGTGGGATCGCCTGGTTGCATGTTGCTCATCCAGCGGTAGTAGCTCTCCACCCATTCGCGAGGAACGTTGTTCAACACAGGTTGCTTCATCCGCTCTTCGTGTTCTTCGATGAGCGGTAGGAACAAAGCCTGTTGCCTGTCTTCAACAGGGTGGTCAATCCAGAACTGGATCAACGCAGGGAACTTGTGAGGCTCCCGGGCAATGAGTACGAAGGGAATACCACCACCCCATACCCACTGCCGGGCCATTACCCTGTGCTTGAACGGGTCGATCTCTTTTAGGAGATCTTCATGCAGAAGCGCATTAGCAATACCTTTCCCAAAGCGTTCTTCCAACTCACGTTCCAGATAATCCGGGAAGTGGTGGGAAAACACATCCCGTGCATCAATGGTCACATGCCGACGAATGCGCACCTGACCAATAGTGCTCCAGCCCAGATCATCCGAGTTAACAGGCGACACGGATACTTCGATCTGGTTCTCGTAGGTACCGCCCATGCGTTCCAACACACGAGCAACGTTACGCCAGTAACCGGACTTGACGAACCAATCTTTATTCCGACTGATCATCGGTTACTCCTTGCCTGGAACAATAATCTTTACGACAGCATCTTCCGATACTCGCTCAACAAGACGACGAGCTGTATCCGGACTTTCTAGAAACATCGTTACATTGCTTTTAACTATCACGTCCCAATTTTCCGGGAGGGGTTCACCGTGCTCAGCAAGAACTACTGCCCACTGTTCCTGCCCCAATTTCTGAACCTGTTCAGCGATTGCTTGGTTGAGGTACGCGTGTCCAAGGCTGTCTACTGAGCCCTCAGAGATAACTCCGGTATCCTTGAGATGCCGCCGAAGTGGCGACTCGTAGGTACCCGGTTTGAACCGATCGCGATCAATCACTGGCGCCGAAGGAACCAGATCATCTTTGGACGGGTTGTACAGTTCCACAATAACAACCGGGTCATTGGGTTGCATTGTGTACTGAAAGAGGGTAGGTACCCCGTTAATAACCGACGTACCCAGAAAAATACCGTTACCCATTGCTCTTTCCTCAGTGTAAGGTGTTAGAGGTATGGACAGAACCCTGCCCCCGCTTCTTCCTTATTTCAGCCAGCTCCCGTTCAGCCTGACCAGGACCATCACATGAACAGTCCAATGCACCGATCATTGGATAGTTGTTGAGCTTGGCTTGCTCAGCCCACAGTATCTGGACCACCCGGCAGAACTCTTTGACCCCGACGCTATCAGCAAACGCCAGAATTGCCGGGAGGTTACGTTTAGCAAACTCGTCGTACCCCTGACGGTCGAGTACTATCTGTTGGATCGCACCGTATGCAAACTGCTGGCACAAACTCTTGATAGCATCGACGTAGTCAAGACCTTCCAGAGAGGCCAGGTCTTTGTCTAAGTCACCTTGGTAATAAAGTGGCATTGCAATCTCCTCAAAAAGTGAACACCGGGAGAGCAGGATCTACTCTCCGGCTGTGCATGGTGAACGATGTCTTCAAAGCAACACCGCGTCGGCTTTCGTTAAAACCACATTGCGTAAACTCGTCCTTGTCCAGATAAAGATCATCCGAATCTTTGTTAAGGGCGCTTACCCCCACCTCAGTCTTGCCATTACTCTTGTAGATGTACAGCACTTGGTTAGCGTGACGGTTGTAGAAGGTCAATACATCCTTCTCGAAGCCAAAGTCTTCTGGTTCCGCCGCGTAGAACGCACGACCAACGGCTACCTGGATAACCTTATCTTTCTCAACCAGGAACTCGCTATGACGAGGTTGCTGATCAATCTTGTCCATGTCATCTGCCGAAGCAGCGTAACCACGGCTCTCACATTCCAGCATCTCGCCAGCAAAGGCGTGGAACGAAACGACGCACAACAGACCCAAAAATACCTTACGCATTATTTTGCTCCCTGCAAGAGTTTGTTCATTGGCAATTTTTCAATTGCGTTGAGGTGGTCACGAATAGAGTCGACCAAGGAATGGATCTTGTCGGTAAACATGCGCATGCCGGCTTCCTGGTTATAATCAACCCGGATGTCTGCGTCGTACAGGTTCTCACCGAACATGGAGAAAACCATATGCTTACGCAAACGCACAGCATGGAACATTAACGGTTTCTCTTCGCACAGCACCCGATTGAAGATGTTCTCAGGTGATGGGTTCAACAGATCAGCGGTGTTAGCCGCATCGGACTTGGTCACCCAATGCAGCATGTCTTCGAACATGCCGATGATTTCAAACAAGGTGTGCTCGTAAGCTTTGAGCGCCTTGGTAGAAAGCAACAGATCAGTTGGATCAATCTTGATCGTGGTATTACGAGCAAGACGACCATTAACGCCGAAGTCGATAACAAAACGAATCAACAGATCGTTCTTGCTGTTAACGATTGCGGCACTCTCCACAGTCACACTGCGACTAGGGAAAGATTCCAACAACTCACGGGTACGAAAAAGACTAGCCATGTTTACTACTCCAATAGTTTCAGAAGACCGAATGGTTTCTGGTAAGTGGGTACAGCGGTGAAAGGGGTAGTTAGACTACCCCAGGGTATAACGGGTTACTCGCCGTGGAGCTTAAGTGCCTTCTCTTTGGCGGCAGCAACATCTTCAGGCGTGATGTTGTTAAACACTTCGAACAATGCACTGATGCTGTCGTAATTGACCGTCTCAGGATCATGTTCAAACACCACGATCTGATCCGGTTGGTTTACGTACTCGGTGGCTTTAAGCGAGAACAGCTCGACCACTGCTCCGGTAGTTTTCTCCAGCACCAAAGTAAAGAAGCCATCGCCCTTCTCGAAGCGTGTTACGCCGTCTTCAGCCCATGGAGCCGCTACCGCGATCCGCATATATGCAAGTTTGAGGTCCACAAACTGCTCGTCGAAGGTTTCCAACTTCTTGAGCAGCGCAGACAGCATTGGGAAATCGTCGTCACCCGGCTCAAAGCAGTGAATACGAGTTCCGCCCACAATGGTCGTGCGATTGATTGCAGTACGGGCAGAAACTTCACCCGGCCATTCACCACGACGCAGACCGCCACCAACAATCTCCGCAGTCAGCTTCCCCTTTAAATCATCACCGGTAGAGCGACGAAGAGCTTTAGCAGCGGAGCCCGGATTTTCCAGAGCGTCACTCAGTAGGCCTGCCATCCCATCAACAAACTTCTCCTCGGTCGTCATGTAGGTGCGACCACGAGTTCCTTTCGGTTCCCGTGCAGCTTTAACCAGGTTACCTTGCTTGGTGCACTGATAGAAAGCCTGATCACCGTTACGGTCATACGCAATATGCAACACACAATCGTTACTAAGAATGTGAGTGCGGTGCAACACGTCACCGTCAGTCATTTCAGGTGGGGTAAGGTCGAAACCTTCCGGAGCCGGATGACTACTCAAAGAACACCAAACCGACCGAGGAGTGCCAGAAAGCCTGCCTAGCCCAACGGTCTCAGCATCCAGGTTGCGACTCAGCGCAGTTGGGTCGATTTCCATACCGGTTGGTACTTTACGTGTACTCGTCGCTCCGGCCAGGTAATCGATCGACTGGTTAGGGCGGTTCTTGTAGTGCTCTGTCAACGCAATACGCGCCGTACAGAGAGCAGCTGCAACTTCATCGGAACTGGAAGTGTCAGTAACCCCCAAGAGTTCCATGAAGCTTTTACGGTACAGTGGTTTAACCGCACTGTTGTCTTTAGGCAGACCGTTAGCATCCTGTTTAGGGAACACCATTGGGTCGTTGTTGCGGTACAAGTACAGGATCGCTTCCAGATCTTTAGGAGTGAAATAGCCTTCGATATGGAAAGACCCATTGACCGCCCGGCTGAGGTTCTGGCTGAGTATGCCGGATTCAGTCAGAGCAGCGTGAGCTTCAACAACAGAGTTGAACTGCTCGGCCATCGGAGAAGTCAGATGGGCGGACATACGTTGCTCGGTAATACCTACCGCGCGATCCGCATAACCGTCATGGGCTTCCTTTGGAAGATCAGCAAACGCTGAAGGTTTAGCTTTAGGGAACATGTACGCGCGATTTGACGATTCGGCTACAGGAGTAGCGAAGATCTGCGAGTCTACGTCCTTTGGTTCCAGTGACGGTTGCATAACCTGCATGAGCTGGTTAACGTCCAGTTTCTCGGTGTTGTTGCCAGCGGTGCCGAGGAAATCACCGAAGCGCTTCTTGGCTTTGCCGATCAGCTCTTCCGCACGATGGATGAAGAGGATAGCTTCCAGGTCCGTAACGCTGAAGTAGCCGTCGAACGTGAACACTTCTTCCTTGTGGTCGTAGTCCATCGCATGCTTGCCGATGAGGGTGAACGACTTGCGGGCTTCTTCGATCGAACGGTAACGGGTGCCGGGACTGTTAGGGTCGTCGGCTACCATTGCGTGGATCGCGCTCTTCATTGCTTCGCTGCGCTGAACGAAGAACTCGGAGAACGCGCCGTCGATCTGGTGCATGATCTCTTTGCCCTTGATGTAACCTTCACCAGCAGGCACGTTGAACACGAGTTCGTACCAATCACACCATTCAGGGTTAACCGTTACAACACCGCCATTGTCGCCCAACATTGCAAGCGTTGGCATTGCTGGTACGTTAGAAGTTTTCAAAGACATTAGTGTTCTCCCATTAAGAACAGTTGGTGTTAATCACTCTAATAATGTAGATGTGAAAAACCCTGTAAATCAATCTACCGCAAGCACACCTTTCATGATCAATTCGCTTTCTGTGAACACGAAGCCCAGACGCTCGTAGAAACTCAAAGCGCGAGTGTTTCCTTTATGACAGTTCACAGTGAGTTCGTTATTCGGGTGGTACTCACGCAACATGTTGACCAGCATTTCGCCGATACCCTGGCTACGGTGTTCCTCGGCCACAAACAGAGAGCCAACCGTGTAAGGTTCGCCTTTGTCGATCATCATGAAGGCTACAGGTTCCTCGTCGATGTAAGCCAACACACAGCGATCAACCATAAGCAAGATCTCGTCCATGGTCTGAGCCATAGCGAGAGGATCCTTGTGTATGTCCAGGTTAACCAGTGCGTCTTCAAAGCGAATAAGTTGTTGAAACAGGCTCAACAGGTCCTCCATGGTGTCGGCCATGATGACTTCCATTGGGAATTCGCGAATAACCAGCGCTGCAGCTGTTGACATCATTAATCCCTCAAACCGGTGTATTAGATAGGTGGTGCAGTGTTAATAAAAAGAAGTAAGCAACCATAAGCCGCAGACACCCTAAGGCATCTGCGGCTTATACAGGAAGTTACTGCTTACGTTGGCACTGCCCCAGAACAACGAGGTCTTTGATCGGTGAATCATCAGACGTAGTACGGGCCTTTGGATCTTTGTCGTTCACGAAGGTGTAAATCATGAAGTACAATGCCCCTGGAACGTCAGAGCGTTTCATGAGGATAGTGTGACTATCAGACCCCATGTTGCCACCGGCACCTAGCAACCCATTACTGAGCACCAGGTTTTCTTTGAAAGCAGCACCGGCCTTTACAGTAAACCCATCTTGATCTTCAAGTACGGTAGTGTTCGTGTACTTGGGGTTATTGTCGGTGAGCTTACCTTTAGCATCGACTGTGTTGCGAGTGAACGCGTCACAGACGTATTTCTTTTCCTTGTCGTTAACGTTGTACGTCGGGCTGTCGACATTTGTATTAGCCGTCGCAAACAGCGGAGCGAAAACAAACAACAGCACGATAAGAGTGATCAAACCAAACCCAATACGCTTAATTGCTTTCATGCAGTGCATCTCCTGGTTATAGAGGGGTTAAAACATTAACGTGAGTTTACCGTAAGGGTTACGCGACCTGTGTTCTTTAGGAGGTTGTACGACCTTAGGTTCAAGGCCTTCCTGTATTAGTCGTTTACCCTTGTTCAGTGCAACGTTACCCGATACCCCGCGTTTAGCACGGTACCAGGTTATCCAAGCAGGGTTTACTTTACCCTTCACTTCGAGAGCAGGCTCTCCACGACTCAAAATGCCTTCGATGTGAGCAATATGGTTCTTTTTAGCTTCGCTCATCATGGGAGAACCTCCTATCCTTATTTAGACGCAGAAGTACAGTTTCGTTGCTGTCTTCTTGTTGGTAGCTACGAGAATGTAGCCGTTAGTCGAAAACTTGCGGTCTTCATAAAAAGCCAGATCGAAGTCACTAACAGGTGGAGTCTTCTTAGCACGACGCCACAGATCCTTGTTACGCAGCAGACCGGCAGAGATGATAGTACCGAACGTGCTACCCTTCCACTGTGGCTCCAACATGAGCTCCTTAAGCGCCTTCTGATGCAGCGAAGGTATCGCGTGGCCCAGGTACTTGGTTTGCTTCTTATCGCCTTCCCATTCGGCTCTCAGAGCGTGCAGGCTGGTCCACGGGGTATAGATGTACGTCTCTACGCCCTGAGGCAGACTTGGCAGCATTTGGTGGAACAACGAGATGACGTTGGCCATGCCTACGAGCGCAGACATAGACCAGTTTTCGTAGTGCAGACGTTCGAACGGGTTGAGAACGTCTACGCCGAGGTTGATGGCCTCGTAGAACTCAACCTGAGGATAGACCTCGATAAGCGACTGCATCGCCACAGGGTCGTTCACAGCCTCTTTCAGCTTGTCTGCCAGACGTTCCCCGCCGGTGGTTTCGAGCATCAGCGTGCAGAGGGTCTTGAGTTCCTCGATGTCGTACTTGCCTTTCTTCGACAGTTCAACACCAGCCAGCAGGATCTTCTCTGCATGGGTAAGTTCACGCGGACGGTTGTGCTTGATTGCGTTAACACGACGAGCTTCTTGTTTGGTTACAAAGTTCATACCAATTCCCTTACTTAAAAAGTATTGCGTTATATTGCGAGTTAGTAATGTAGATCTGAGACGGGCTATAACTTAATCGCGTTCAGTGAGCTCTATTACTTGGTAGGTCAACTCTGAGACTTCTTCTTGTGCGTCAACCAAACGGTCGTGCATTTCGAGTGCTATGAGGTGGAAATCGTCGACCTCCAAGTCATAGTCTTCACGTCCCCCAGTCTCAGCGTTAACATGCATTGACGTCAATACCGTGGTGCCTTGCTGGGCGCAAAGAAAAAGCCCCTGAAGCATACCCAGAAGGTCTTGGGGCTTTCTTGTCTCCAACCACTCCCTTAATTCCCTTTGCCGCTCCTTTTCTGCTTCGGTTTTCCCGTCATCTTCTGTTTTCTCTTTCAGCATGACTTGCTCCTAGGCTTGGATAAAGCCGTTAGGGGTAGGTGGTTTGTAGAACGGGTCTACCAGGTTACCGGTTCGCTCTACGTAGTTCTTACGAGCGATGGTCAGCGCGTAGCCACCCTTTTCGTCTTCATTGATCACGTCGGTGCTCAGCAGCCTATCCCGATAGAGGTTCAGTGCGCTGTTAGCATGCACCCATTGTTCAGGTGTAAGGGTATGGTAAAGACCACCGTGATCCTGAGGATTC